CAGTGATAAAGAGTAATCTCCCTACCCTACCCTCTATGGGTAGGGTAGTTTCTACCTTCTTATTTTTTTTGGTGAATTATGAAAGTTAATCCTGAACAAGAGCTAGCGTACAACGTTGAACAATGTGAGGTCTGGAACGCCCTATATCCAACAGTAAACTTTAAACCTTACACTGGACCATTTAAGCATTTGGATTTAACCGAGACGTGGTTTTGTCCTCGTTGCAGGGATATCTCCAAACCGTTGGTATTAGGTTCTAGTAAGCTCACTTTATTTTGTCCTTCTAACGCTTATAAGTGTGAGTACAGTTATAGTAACTTTGAGGAACGTAAGAAAAGAAAATCGTTTTTATCGGAAGGTTATTCACTACCAATGAGTTTGAATGATGTGACAAAACACACCATCACTCAACTCCAAAAAGAGAAAGAAAGTAACCTTAAAAAGAAGCAAGACCTGGAAACCCGGAATGATGAAATTCATAACCATATTATAAAGTTAACCAAAACCTTGGTGTAAGTCTCAACTCCGAGGTAAATGATCTAGCACAATTAAAATATTTTACTTTGGAGTGATACAATGATACAACCGATGTTGTCTCCTTTTGTGGATCCGGATTATCATTCTGATAGAAACATCGTGAAGCATTACCACGATCAGATGATCACCTACGTACAGAAACGTTTTAAGGTGACCGTTGAGCAAGCAGAAAAAATTATAAAGAAACACTTTCGCCCGAATAAAGGTGAGTACCAAGATCGTAAGTTTAAGGTTTTGGAGAAAAACAAATTTGGTGACCGTGAACTCAAAGTCATGACCGCCAGTGAGTTCTTTAAAAACGTACACAGCAATAACTACCACTTAAGTCCATCATTGGTTGGTTACAAGAACTCAGAAGAAGAACAATCTGTTAACTCTATTGGTACAGAGCGTTTCCTTAAACTTCGTAAGCTTTACAAAAACAAACGACAGGACGCCAAAGACAGTGGTGATAAGTGGGCGGAGAAAACCTACGACGTTATCCAGAACGCACTGAAGATATTTAACAACGCCCAGTCTGGTGCGATGTCATCTAACGGCACACCTTTGGTTAACAAATCAGGTCACACTTCCATGACCTCCACGTGTCGTGGACTTACATCCACCGCGAACATTTGTAACGAGAAATTTCTAGCGGGTAACCGACTCTATAACACTTTCGAGAACACCTTACAAAACATCATAGCGACTGTTCAGTATACTGACTTAAAACGCATGCAAGAAGTGATGGATAAGTTGGGGATGCGTCACGCTACCGTAGATGAAGTCATGAACATGATTCGTCACTCTACAGGTCGATACTGGCGTAACGCCATTCGTATGCAAACCATCGAAGAGTTAATCAACACATTTCGTCCTGTGGAACTGACTGCGGTTCTTTGTGTGTTGGACTTGGAAGGTCTTCGTGTTACGAACCAGAAAACGTTATATGAGCTACTCGATGATTTCTCTAAGGTTCCAGAGATACCAGAGGGTGCTAAAGCGGAAGATTATCCTAAACCGGATACTGGTGACCGATACATCCTTTGTGTTTCAAAGATTGTTGGTAAAGCGAGTAAACTTCAAATCAACCACCTTAACGCTTGGCATTTAGAGTGTGAGAAAAAATGGTTTGATTTCATTGAAATCTTCCTTAAACAAGAAATCCCACCATCTGGTGTTTACAACATCAAAGATATGATTCGTGAAGTGGTATTGACTTCCGATACAGACTCTTCCATCTACACTGTAGATACTGTTGTGGACCAGTACACCAAAGACCGAGCGACGTCGTTAAGAACCAATGGGGTACTCACTTACTTCATCCGTATGATAGCGGTACACCAGCACGCTCAGTTCTCAGAAAACATGAACGTAGCGAAACGCTTCTTATATCGTTTGAATATGAAGAATGAGTATTTATTTGGTGCTTACGTTACAACGACTATGTCAAAACACTACTACGCTACCCAGTTGATGGTAGAGGGTGTGATGAACAAAGAAGTTGAAATGGAGATCAAAGGTGTACACCTACGTTCTGCTAAGATAGCCGCGAACATTAAGTCCTTCGCACACAAATTAATGCGGGAGGTATTGGACGCTATCCATGAACACCGTCAACTCGACGCCGCAGATGTTCTTTATCGAGCCGCTGAGCTAGAGCGAGAAATCATCAAAGACATCGAAGCTGGCGACTGGACTTGGTTAACCAAATCCACTATTAAGGATGCGGAAATCTATTCTAAACCCGAGTCGTCTGTTTACCAATACCATGTGTTGTGGGAAAAACTCTTTGCTAAGAAGTATGGTCGAGCACCAGAACTTCCATATACTGCGATCAAAGTAAACGCTAAAACGCTGAACAAGGCGGGCATTACAGATTGGATAGAAACACTTGAACCTGAAATGAGAACAGCAGCGGAAGACCACCTTAAAGATACCACTAAGTTAACCACCATTTACGTCCCAGAAGAATGTTTAGGTGCACAAGGTATCCCTAAGGAAATCATTCAAGCAGCTGATATTCGTTCTATCATCAAACAAAACTTGAAGTGTGTTTATGCAGTACTTGAGTCTTTAGGTCTCTTTATTGTTAACGAAAAAATCACTCGATTAATCAGTGATGAACACTAATAACTCCGTACGGGAAATCCCGTACGGAGTTACTTTTCTTTATACTCTTTTTTCAAGTTCGGTTCTCATCGCTAAGAAACGTTTTTCCAATAATGGATTTTTTATCTGCTGAGTAGTGAGACGAGTATCTTGTTGTAACCAGCGTTTGACATGACTCTGTAAATAACCGTTATTAGTGTTAGTCACACGGTTATAATGAAATAAAACCGTAAGGACTTTCATATACGAGAAATTCCAAACCCAGCGAGATTTCAAATAAAGTTCGTACTGTCCTGGATTTTTCCATACCACGGGATTATCCAACGGGGTAGGTAATGTATCGAAGACCTCCAGGTCGTAAACTAAAGCATCCAGATTACGTATAGGTTTACGATTTAAGAGTTCGTCGTATTTCTCTATAGTTCGTTCTAATAAACGCTCTACGGAATTGATAGCGTAAGTAGTGCGAGGCACACTTACTAAATCCTTAAACTCTTTACCAGTCACTATGTGTTCATAGAGACTATTGAGTACTACCAGTCGGTTGCCGAGTAACTGGGCGTTCATCAACGGAAACTTAGGTAACCATAAATGCGGCTTTGGATCAAACCCGTAGGTATTAGCATCTTTGAGGTAACGCCAATAAGCTACAGCTAAGGCACAGAAATCTATCCCAATGATAGCAAACTTACCATCTGGGTCGTTAGTCAGTTTATCTTTAACCGGGCGGAAGTCTAGCTCAGTTGAGTCACTGTACACCGGAATAAAGGGACACAAGTCCTCGGTGTTTGTAGCGAGGTAATCAGTAAAAGAGAACTGCGGTGGCAAAGATATTAGTAGCTCACGAAAGCCTTGCATATATAGTGCATTTTGGTGAAGTCGACCTGACCCGTAAACACCTACAGCTTTTGTTGAGCTAGCCCAACGTTCCCTTTTAAGACCAATAACTTGCTCTAATTCTTCGGAAGTCCAAGACGGGTCTATTTGCATAAACTCAACGAGTTGGACTAATGGATGTTCATTCGGTAAACGGTAACTGGTGTCTAACACCCGTTCCTTAAATTGTTCTTGGTTGAATCGACACATGCGAATTAAGTTACTTATATTAGTGTAGCTATAAGACGCATTACTCATCGAACTCAATCCCGTGAATAATGTTTGCATAAACTGAATACCTATTATATGTAAATAAAACTTTCTCCGACCTTGCGGTTGGAGTGGATAGGACCGGTATTGAAATATTTAAGACATAAAATCGAGAGGTTTTCTGCTTTCCTAAATATTTTCAGTCCTATATAACCTAGGTGTTAAGCAAGTGGTATTAACCAAATACCTAGATGTTTAATAACGTTATTAAATATTGAAACCCGTAATAAAGGATCGAATATGATCTCTGGTAAAAATGACTGGGATAACGTAGGCGACAATGATCAATCACCTGCAAACCCACAATCGCAAAATCCAACCAATCACAAAGCTGCACAACAAGGAGCAGAAAAAATGTCATCAAACAAAAACCAATCTCTACTAGACTTCGCTAACGTTCTTGGTATGAACTCAATGATGGCCGGCGGTCGTAGCGTTCCTGTTGTGAACGATATCGTTAAGAAGTTGAATGACTTCCGAGAAGAGAAAGATAAGTCATCTATCAACCCTGCACTACAGCAAATCATCCCGCAAGAAATCATTTCAATGGACACTAACTTGTCTCCAGTATTGCCGGGTATCATTCTTGCACGTCGTGTAGGTAACACACTGATCATCGCACCAGTGTTGTTCTCTAACCGTGAAATCGCTATCCAGCTGGAAGAGATTCACACTAACGGCACTATGGGTCAAAACGTACCTAGCAAAGTGCAAATCAAACAAGCACCTAACCGTTACATGAGTAAAGAAGTGGTTCGTAACATCATCGAATCAATGAAGCTTCGTTACGCTAATGAAGGTGTGAACGACGTACAACTAATCACGTCTCGCGTTATCGACCTAGAATCTTACCAAACTCCTGAAAACAAAGAGATTGGTATGGCAGATCTTCTATCTAACGTTATCCTAGAAGAGTGGGAACGTGGCATGAAGACTACTCTAGCGAAGACTATGGTTAAGACTGGTACGGAACTGAAAACTCCGTTCATCGACAACAAAGGTCAAATCGATAAAAACGCTTACGGTCCAACTAAGTGTGCGACTGCTCGTATCGAGTCTATCAAAACTCAATCTGGCGCTCCAATCACTATCGACGGTGTACCATCTGGTGCTAACATGTTGGTTCAGCTACAAACTGCACCAAAAGAAGGTCAACAGTACAACGCAGATGCAGCTCGCGGTATCGTGAATGCTTACTCTAACGTTCTACTAGTTGGTGTTCCTTTTGCAGTTTACACTGCCCAACTACAAAACCGCCAAGTTCAACCGTTGTTCAACCCAATGATGAACGCCAACGACGCGTACCCTCACGGTTACCACCCACTGCAAGCAGTTGTAGTAATGGAAACTTCTCGTGCTCAAGCACAGATGGGTAACAACTCTGGTATCGCATCTTGGTTGATGGCGCTATACGCTAACATGACAGTGAACCACAACCACTTGTTCACTGAACCTCTACGTATGGCTAAGATTGGTGCTCGTGGTAACCTGTCTCACATCGAACGTCGTATCGATGACATGATCGCAGGCGCTCTACCTAAACGTGACGATAAACTGAAGATCAACGAAGCTCGTCTAAAAGACATGGACTTCACTTCATCTTGGATTCGTCGTAACATCGCTGAGCGTGCATCGTACGCTATCGACCTAGTAGAGTTTGGTAACGAAGCTGCACTACACAACTTCCTACTAAACCTAAGCGGTAACAACGAAGCTGCGACTGAAAACAAACTGGTTATCGTTAAGATGATCGATGCAATCACTGGCGGTGAAGCGACTCGTCGCATTGCAGAGAACAAGCAATCTGGTAAAGGTTGGACTCCAGAGAAACAAGTTCTATGTCCATCTGCCATCATCAGCCCAGTTGGTACATTCAAGCACAACGGTCACCTACACTCTCTACAAGAAGTAGACGAGATGTTCCTAAGCCGTCTATGTCCAACTGACACTACCCCAATGGTTCAGTACCTACAAGCGGTATACGGTGACGGTGGTCAAACACCAGAAGCTGTACGTCGCTACCGCATGACTACCATGCTTCCTACACTTATCAACGATGATGTAAACATCACTGGTACTTCACGTCGTCACTACGTGTCTCCAGAGTTTGCAGTATTCCTAGGTCAATGTATGGATAAACTTGGTAACCTTAATGCATCTGGTACTATGGGTACGTTTGCTTCTAACGTTGCAATCTACGCTCCATCAGTTGAGTTTGCTGTACAAGCAGCAGCTGGCGCTTCTGGTGCGTACATGACCAACTCTGGTGGCATTGTAGGTAATAGCTCAGGCATTACTTACGCGTAATCTACCTCGGTAGTGAGTTCTAAGGGTGAGGGGCTACGGCTCCTCACTCCTTTATATCGTTTTTTAATTTTTTATTAAAGTAAGGAGTTTCTGTAATGTCGACCCCTGAACGTGATGTTGCAGTAGAGGCACTAGCCGCTGAGTCTTTTGAAGACCTTCTACCTATCAAGCAGTTCGAGCGTTATCAAGAACAGCTAGGGCAAAAAGTCTACGATGATCAGAGCTACTACGCTCCGCTATATCCCGATTTCCGAGATTTCAACTTTGCACATGATACTTCGAAATCACAACCTATTTACCTGAACGACTTTGACTTCTGTCTAGAAGAAGATCGAGAACGTTTAGAGAAACTCATCCGTATGGACTTTGATGCGGATACTTTTGAAACCATCGCTAGTTGTGGTTGTGACAAACCACTGAAAGGTAACCACTTAATTGGTTCAGGAAGAGTGTGTCGTAATTGTGGTAACCAAGTCGAACGCATAGTAGATACCGAGTTATCCACTAAGGTGTGGTTGCGATTACCCACTGGTGTACATTCATTTATTAACCCGGCCTTCTACAGAACCTTTTTGCAGAAGATCGCCACCGCTTCCCCAAAGATCGAAATCATTACTTACATCATTGATCCTGGGTATCGTCGTAAAATCAATTCAAATAGTTCTGAGAAACTGCGAGAGTTACAAAGTCACTTAAAACGCTTAATCACTCGTTTGGACCTAAACGAGTTTGTTGTTCACGCCGACACTATCATGGATCACTTCCTATTAGGTGAAGGTCGTACACTGACTGCTTTAAAGAATGCGGATGCCAAAGAAATCATGTTAGGTTATATGGATTTCAAAGAAACGGTATTCACCAACTACTTACCGGTCCCTAACAAACTTTCGACCGTAATCGAGAAGTCTGGTAAGGAACGTTACGCGTCGAGCAGTCAGTTAAAAATGGACTCTACGTACATGTCTATCGCAGACACCAAAGACAATACAGATTTGTATCAGGTGAATGAGTTCGACATACATGAATCCGTGGCAAGGGTAGGTAAAGGTATTGTTGCCTTAGCATCTCAAAACTCGCAACACCTAAAGGACTTTTTGTTCCCTAAGCCTGGTGCTGCGCGTAAGCTGGTTGCTTCTGGTTCTCTACCTATGACGGGTCGTTCAGTTATTACCTCTAAAACAGGTATCCATAACCCGGGGATGATCGAAGTTCCGTGGATTATGGCGTTGTCTCAATTAGAGAAACAAATCTTATCTCATCTGTATCGCAAGGGATATTCCCCAATGGCAGCACTGACTAAGATTTCTAAAGCTGCGCACTACCTCGATCCAGAGATCGATGAGTTCTTCCGTTATCATGAAGAACGAAACGACATAGTCTGTAAAGCCGGTCGTATGCCATCGATCCAGTACCTATCACGACGTACGTTCTTTGCCCGTATTAAAAGGGATCTAGGAGATCAATCTATTGGTCTACCGATACTGTCTGTGTCCAATTTTAATGCCGATAGCACTAACTTTAACGCTTACCCGTCATTAAAGTTAAAGATACTGTCCCATTAGGCGAGAAATCCCTAATGTGTATTTCCCTGAATTGCTGGAACACCCACAAAAGTTCACAACCTGTATGGTGAGGAAACTCAGAAACAATAGTGAACCTGTCCTAAGCTAACCAATAACGCTAAGGGATATTAACAAGGGGTAATCAGCAGCCAAGTCCTGCTTAAGTGGGAAAAGGTTCAACGACTATCCGGTAGCGCGGAGTACCTTAGGTAGAGATATCTAGGGGAAGTGGGGAAACTCCTAAGTCTGAGAAGATATGGAGATGATATAGTCTATCTACAGTGTGAGGGTCATCAAACTCACATGGGAGTTAATCGCTCCCCCCTTTGGTGTAGATGTTCGATGGTGACCAGATGACACTATTCTTCTTACCTGACTTAAGATCTAAGGCAGTAAGTTATGGTGCATTCGGTCACCAATCGGTATTTGATGAAAACAAACCGTTCTCAATCAGTCGACACTATAAACAACCGTCGACCAACTTGATGAACATCAACAACGTAATGCGTAAACTGGAGTTCAAATAATGAATGCATGTCAAGCTTTCTCTATCGGTACATCAGGGACTGTGCATGACAACCAGATACAGTCTTATGCGAACATGGTCCAGATGAACTTTGAACAAGTTCAAAACGTAGGAGGTTGGTTAGGTCAAGGAGCCGACAACTTCATGAACTCGTTTAAGAACTTTGTTAACTCGAGAGCTTGGGACTTAGCAAGTCGTATTCGTGGTGGCGCTGAAGATCACTATATCGGTTACTACGATATTGGTATCGCGACATCCATGGAATCACTGCAAGCTTCTCAAGGCTTTATGCGTGACTACATCATGGCTATGCCTAATGTGATGGAGTTGTATGACGAGGGAGAACTTAGTGGTTGGGAAGGTCAGTTTAGCGACTGGTGTTCCGGTACTGGTGAAGATAACATTTACTACCGTCGACAAATGCACGGTCTATTACAACTAGATCAAGTCGATGAGCGTAATGTTGCACGAACCAAACACTATTACGATTCGGTTGCGGGTACAGGTCTGAGCGTTCGTGAACGTTATGACTTAGCAACTACTCGTACCGCCGTTAACCACCATCTAGCAAACAGTCTGTTTGACTTCACTAGCAGTGATGGTTCTCTTCGTAAATCAGCGCAGGAAGAAGAAGACGCTAAAAAGGCAGGAGGGGAGTAATCCCCTCTTTTTCTTCTCAGGAGTATTATGAATTCTGTACGTATAGTTAATAGAAGACGTTTGGTTGTCTTTAGAAAAGATGAAATAGATCTGTCTGTGATAAAACTTCTCCGCAGTTTAAAGAAGCGCCCTGAAAAGAAGCGTTTCTTATTAGCGGAATTTGGTGAACCTTTGGACGACCATATTAACCCAAAACACGCGGTTCTCAAACTAACTAACTTTAGTTACGATAAGGAGGGAAATCTCACTTCCTTAATTTACCCGGCTGACACGGATAATCCCACCATCACTTTGGGTGGTTGTACAAAACGCATCAGCATAGGTCAACTATTGTTAACTTCTAAAATTCCCACGTTTGAATTTAAGTTTAAGCGAGTTAAACGACCTGTGTTAAATGACGGCAAGCAAGTGTTAGACGAGCACGGTCGTAAACAGTATTTCATGAACTGTTGTATTTATGTGGAATCTAAAGAAAGTCCAATTTTATCAGTAGGTAAGAATTAACATACAGTCTTTTACAGGTCTATATAGTCTAAGTGTAAAATGAATTAATAAATTTATATCGAGGACTCTCTGATGAAAGATTACGTAAACGTTCAACCTAAAAACATTGAAACTAAAGCACCTTGGTACCGTAGCAATGGCGTATTCACCATCTTAATGTTGGTGAGTGCTTACGTCAGTCTGACTTACGGCAACTGGTGATTTCCCCCTCCTACCTTCGGGTAGGAGGAACTCCAACGCTCTTTATTTTTTTAGGTTTTATTATGGCTAAAGACTATATCGTAGGAACGATGTCCACACTAGGACATATTACAGAAGCTCCAGAGATTGCTATGGATCGTCATATCACCTATTGGTTTGCAGCACGCCGCAGTCAAGGGATGACGATTCTCCACACTAATTCTTTCGAATGGATTCTTAAAGAAGCACAAGGTAACCAACAACGAGTTGCGGATGATGTCCAAGCGGCATTAAAGAACCATTTTGAAGAACTCTTTCAGCGTGTTGAAGTCCAAACTTCCACCAAAGGGTTTACAAACGATCGTGACGGTCGTTTCCATCTTTATGTGCAAGTTTCTGTTCACCATGAAGGACAGTGGTACGATCTAGGTACTTCCGTCCAAGTATCAGGTGAAACCTTTAAACTTATTAATGAAGGACGCTTAAATGCAAGAGCAAGAAATTAAAAAAGAAAATGAACCTGTTGCTGAAAACGTGGAACAGGTTGAAAGTACCGTAGTGGAAACGGATCAAACTTCTAGTGAAGTTGAAGAACTGGAAGACGACATCGTAGAGATCGCTGAGAATGACGAGTATCGTTATATTGAGCGTGTCGAAGTCAGCAACGATAAGCACAAAGCTCGTCTAAAAGAAGACTTCGGTTGGATCGGTGAACTTAAACTCATTAACATCGATGGTCAGATGACTCTCCAAGATCCTAACGGAAGTTACATTATCTCGGATACTCGTATCAAAGAGAGTGCTTTTGTACACCGTTGGTTGGATCAGTTTGCCTTAGGTTATGTGGGTAAAACTAACTATTTCGATGCCAGCGCTTGGGGTAAGATCACACACGGACATCAACGTGGTGTAGTGGTCACTGACGACGAAGGCGAACCTATCTTCGTCATCCCACCTCTGTCACGCGCCCAATTCACCGCAGAAGAACAGTACGTGTTAGACTTGGCACATAAGTCTTACACAAACGCGTCTTCGGCAGAGGAAACTGGTGATTCACACCGTGCGCAAGAAATCATCACTAATACGTCTAAGTTGATTAAAGACTACGTATCGGAAGATTCGATTACTCTGACAGATCTAATCCCTGAATGGTTCTACGCTAAGTACGGAGTTATCCCTTACGTAAAACGTTCTATGGTTTATTGTCGTGACGTTTACGGACTCAACCCAGCCATTAAACTTGACTGGGAGATGGCCGAAAGCATCTTCACTGCTATCCATAACAAGCACAAGTTGACCGACCATCAGTTGACATTCATGGAAATTCTTACCGATGGTGAGTTCACCCCACCAGAGTACGAGCCGGTTGAAGACACAGGTAAACCGTCACTAGAGGGACCATCTAACAGCGAGGACTTTGATCCGTTTGAAAACTAATTACCTGGACTATTAATATCATGCAAAATAACCACTTATTCGGGTTATGGTTTAGTGATCAACACACTTTACATAGTAAAACCCCGACCAACCATATACTGTACAACGCCTCTCAATTTTTGACGCGGAGTCATAATTTAGAAGAAGTGGATATCGTTGTATTCGGTGGAGACTTTTATGAGCGTTTGGTCGACGCTTCTCACCCAGACATGCGCTTAACCCAACATTGGATACGGAACTTCTTATTGGACTGTTTGAAGCACAACGTGATTGTGAGGGTGCTTGAAGGTACATCTTCCCATGACCGTGAACAGCCTGAGAACTTCGTTGTACAATGCCCTGATGGTTTGGACTTGAAATGGGTGAAAGAACTCTCTTACGAATACATCGAAGCATTAGGTATTGACGTCTTTTATGTTCCAGACAATATGGGTAGTTTATCCCCTGATGTTATCTGGGATAAGACCTTGGAGATTCTGAGTGCCAATGGAAAGAAAGAAGTGGATTACGTCTTCTTCCACGGTGCTTTTGAATACCAAATTCCCCTTAAGTTTAGTAAACACTCACATTCCGAAACCCGGTGGCAGTCTATCGTGAGGCGTCATTTGTTTGCGGGGCACGTTCATAAACCTTCCGAATACGGAAAGATTCGAGTCAGTGGTTCTTTTGACCGACTCAATCATGGTGAGGAGCATGCCAAAGGCGGTTACGAATTCTGGTGGGATCCGGAAAGTGATTGGTGTGAAACTAAGTTTTGGGAGAATAAAAACGCCCTACCTTACTATCGTGTGTTACAGCATCCGGATGACACTAACGAAGATTTGTTGGATAAAGTCAATCGCTTGATAAAGTTGAAGAATCCCATCCCTAAAAGTAGGATTCAAATACGTGGTAAGAATGGGGCGTTAATCAAAGGTGTGGCAGAGTACCTCAAAGGCACCTATGCAGATTACTTCTTTGACGTTGATACGTCATCACAAATGGAGAAAATGATTTCTCCTGATACTGTGAACGATTTAACCTACGAAGGGGTATCCTTAACTAAAGATAACTTCTCCGAACACCTCCGTCAGTACATGATCGAAGAAATGACCGATCAAAACCTAATAGAGGGTTCGTTGGAATTATTGGAGGAATTCTTATGAGAGATTTAGGTGAAGTGTATGCGATGTCGATAGGCACCGCACAAGCCTTTGAGGGTGAGGAGGGTAAACACGCCATTCCCAACGCTGACTCATTTTTGATTAACTTACGTACCTTAGTTCGGAATGCTCATGGTGCGTATAGTAAAGACGACCCACAAATCAATGATGTGGATGCATTAAAGAAAGCGGTACTGGAGGACATCAAAGAGATCGCGAGAGCGCTTACGGTGATCTCCCCGCGTTCTACAATGAACATAGAAATTTATTACCCGACGTATAAGTCATTGGGACAAAAGTTTCCTAAAGCGTCCATTTGGGAACCTAAGACTGAGAAACAAAAAGCTCTACATGGTCTGCATGAAAAAGTGGCAAAAGCTTTTATTAAAGACCATAAAGAGTTGGTTACCAACACCGACTGTGGGATGCCTGCCTTTAAAGGTAAGGGTTTGGTTATCACACACCACCCGGTGGATTTGACTTTAACGGATGGTTGGGGGCGTTTATCTTTATTGGAGACCCACTCAGGGGTAGTGAAACCATATCTGTTATGGAACACAAAACTCACTGGTGGTGAAACCGCTAATTACAACATCCCCCTTAACCGAATGACTATACAAGTCTTCGGAGATAAATCAGTCAACTTCCTAGGACAAAACCAAGCGATTAAGAAGTTGGTTCGTGATCTTGCTGTCAAAGCAGGATGGACATCAGCGACCACCCCTCAACGATGTCGTAGTTCTATCAATACTTATTTAACGGGTGTTGATAAAGACGGACTGTTACTTTTCTGGTAAGTCCTAACCTTGGTGTACTATTATTAGTACAAAAGACACTTTTTAACTAATTCAAATTTTTAAGGCAGGAACCTTTATGTCTCAATCAAACGGCAACGCACGTGTAAAAACTCCACTGAACGATTTCTACGCAGTACATCCAACAACAGCACAACCAGTGGAAGGTGCGAAGTTCCCAGGTCAAATGCTTTGGGAAATTGCTAACAACGGCAAGATTCTTTTTAAAGCGGATGATAAACGTTACAACCCTAACGATCAGCAAGCGTACAAAAAGAAAGAATGTGAAATGGATCCTTCTGACCGTAACATGATCTTCGAATTGCTACTAGAAGCAGCTAACGACGAGAACTTCACTAAAGGTCAGTACGCGGTTAAGAAGTACGCCTTCGTTCGTCAAAACGGTCAGTCTAAGCTTTCAGACCAACCTATCACTCAAGGTCAGTTCACAGTTATTCGTGATCAGAACGGTGTTATCTCGATGGGTTACACTCGTGGCGACTACAAAGTTCTATTTACGTTTACTGCTCCGGGTCACTCTGAACTACGTTTCTTTGAAAACGGTGAGTGGGTAACTCGTGAAGGCAAGATGTCTCAAATGTGGGTTCGTTCTTACGTGAAGCGTATGGGTGGTATTCTTAACACCAAAGATATGGAAGTATATCAGCCACCTAAACCTAAGAACGGCGGTAGCTGGAACAACAACGGCGGTGGTAACAAAGGCGGTAACGGCGGCGGTAACGGCGGTTGGGGTGACAACAACTCTGGCGGCGGCGATAACTTTGACGACATCGAATTCTAATAAGTAATTCCGAAGAGGGGCTTCGGCTCCTCTTCCTCTTATGCTGCCGTTAAATTATTTCAAACCTACATTATCTTAGGGTAATCCATAGGAGATAAATCATGGAATTCCACATTACCAATAAGACCCGTTCCCAGTTTAAAGGGATTGCGGTAATCCATAAAGGGGAGACGATTAATTTCGCAGCCCACAGTAAGATCCATTGCGGTGATTCTGAAGGTGACCTCTTTATTCATGTGAATGAATATTTCCAGTCGGTACCTGAATCACGTCTGGATAAGATATTTGATGTATTCAAGCGTGCCAAAGCAATATTGGAACCAGATTACGGAGAAACTCTAGGAAAAGATGATGAACTGTTACGTAACCATCGAGACTATCGTTACATAGTAGATCGTTTGATTCCTTTGGTGCGTGAATTATACAAACATGTCGACTTGCGTAACTACACTTACTACTTGAAGCAGTCTGGTGTTTGCGCTCCACCTCCAGGTTTACGAGAAACCGTAGCTCGTGGTGAGTATCACGCTGAGCAAACCATTAACCCTACCGAGTATGAACAAGTCGCCGAGCTCGCTTTATTAATGCGTCCTAGTTTTCCGATCATTTCGGGCATGATGCAAAAAGCCAAAGAGATCACAGGTGATGAGTACAAAGAAGTAGTGACTTCTGGTTTGTTTAAGGACTTCGACGTGTTCACCAACCATCACGGTTGGATTAAGATTCGTAATTACATGAATTACTTCTATTCAACAAATGGTGTGAACTCGCTCCAGTTGTCGTTGATCTCAGAAGACTCATATGTGAACCACGCGTTTTATTCAGCACTGTTCAGTCGCTTGGGGTCTACCCACATCCCTTCACTGGACAATAGTAAGAACATCGCCAAATCGCTGTATTCGGTGGCTAAGCAGTTCTCCGCACCTTCGTCTCGTATTCGTGAGAAGAAACTCACTACAAAAGACGAGATGAATGAAAAGCGCAGTCTTTACGAAATCTACTTCCTAAAAGAAGAAGTCAGTTCTGCGGATGAAGAAGCGCACGCTGAATTTTTCTCAATGGGATTATTTGATTGCCAAGATAACCCTAAAACTAAAGATCGTTTTGACTGTCCTTGTTTAGGTCTTCGTATCCAACGTCCTGATTTAGTAGAATGGGTGTATGACCAAATTCCAAGTAACTGGGAGTTTGAGTTACAACCACACATCTATACACTACTTCAGCTTACGTTCCAAGAAGATATTTCTTACAACATCTATTTGTCACTGGACCACTATCAATTGATGGCGGCAATGTCACTAGCCACAGTAAAACTCCACGAGATGGGGTATTCTAAGTTAGCAACTTTGGTTTGTACAGTTTACGACGAGTCACAACCTCGTAGTTTAACTGATGAGATCTTCTCATTAGACACCAGTGAAAAAGAAATGTTGGAATCGATTTGTGCAGTCTACCGTGGTCAGTCAGGTCTAAGCACTGATAACGAAGCGGTAATCGCTGCTAACGACTTCTTACGTGGGCTCGGTAATGGGCAATGGTCTTCTATCATTGAACCGGGTATGTTGGGGGATCCAGAAATCATGCGTAACGCTGACCAAGGTGACCTATTTGAAGTCGAATTGGATCGCAGTCTCAAGACTGAGTTCCTCAACCTAGTTAAAGAAGTGAGTTCTTAATCACTTCACCTTTTTTATTATCATTAAACGTTTAAACGAATTAAGGAAACCCATCCATGGCTACACTAACTCTTACTCAAGCAACTATCGGTCTTTCCAGCATGTACCAAGACCACTACTTGCGTGCTCACTCTTTGAACCTATCGGCTGGTGATGCAAACCAATTACTTGCTGGTCGTCTAGGTAACACTAACCGTGTTGCACCAACTGATTTGCATGACATTGCGTCTCGCTCTGGCGGCGTTGCAACCCAAGCCGGAGGTGTGGCTAACGTTGAAGATGGTTGGGCTACAGCACGTGGACTAGCGAGCCTAGAGTTTGCTATTGAAGGAGCTTCACCAATCATGCAACAAAGCCTCACCGTCTACGGTTACATGTACGGTGGCTCACCTGCGCACACTGGCGGAGCTTTACCAGAAGACGCGATGTTTGTCCCTGTTCGCATGTGGATGGTAGAAACAAGCATCGCAACAGATCACACCGGCTTCCCAATGGAGACTCGTCAAATGAGTCAATCCGGCACTTACTTGATGAACGATCCTAACTCTGTCGGTGGTGTTGACGGACTACACACCATTCGACCAATGGACGTAATCAACTCGGCGTCAGCTCTAGCTGCGTTTGACGAAGATGATCAACCTGCGGGTATGCTTGATGGTTTCGGTGGTTCTTCTGGTGGCATGCTAGCAACAGCGGGCATGAACATCTCTAAAGCGAATAACTCCTCTACTGTGGATTACGCGGCTAAGATTCTGGGTGCAGCTACCATGGCTTCATTTGAGAATGAAATGCGTGGTGACCGATTTGAAGCTATCTCATCTGCCACCGGCATGAGTACTATCAAAGAAGTATCTCTAGAAGACAACCCATTCATCCGTGTAATGCGTCGTCAACTAGGTCACGTAAACATGTGTAACTTCCGTGGCTTCACTATGACTGAAATCGCGACAGTGTTTGAAAACTTCGGGCAAGTAACAAACGTTACTTTGACAGACCAAAGTGCGTTCAACGTAGTTGACCACCGTTATGACAAAGACACGATGGGTGGTGCTAACTTCCAAACACTTATCGCGTCTGAACTAAACAACATCGGTAACGCGGTGATGGATGCTCATCGTCTTTCTTACATCCACATTCGTGCAACCAATGACGTTCAACAAAACGGCGGTCAAGTGTTAGTTAATGACTTACCGGTTATGTACCAATTAGGTCAGTCAGCACCATTGGTTAACAAAGACCCAGATTGGCAGTACAATGCTACCGCAGCAGTAGAGAACCTTATTTACCAATTCTACTCTAAGTACAACGCACCAGTTATCCATGACCGCATGATTGTGGATATTGAACTACAACTGTCACTGTTTGGTGAATCACATGTCACAGTAACCATCAATGGTGAACGTGATAAACCACACTCAGAAGTGTTCGGTACTATGGCGGGTAACCGCTTTGACCCTACGCTAGTAAGCAACCAAGGACTGAATCAATCCGTTACCGGTTTCTACAGCAACTTGAAAGAATACATGAACTTCCAATAAACTCCGTACCGTGGGGGAGAAGTGCACGTCAAACCCACGGTTAAACTCACTATCAATATTGATCAATATTAAAGGAAATTTCCTGATGAATGAATTAAATAAATTGTACGTAGCTATCACTCGTACTTGGAATGCAAACCATGATGACATGGGTAAGTTGCAACTGGAACTTGACGGTAACTCGTACCCTATCACTTTGGACGGAATGGATGTTTACCTGCCATTCAACGAAGCACTAGAAGGCGATACTTCCGATAAAGTGTTCTTCCACCCTGGTTGTGAATCAATCATTTCTAAAGAAACGGAAATCTTCCGTATCATTCGTAAACTTGCAGGTCTCCAACTGCTGACTCACTTTAAGAAGTTTGCACCAGTGTTGTTCGACATTGCAAACAAGAAAGCTAAACGCGGTCTACGTAATGATTTGTTAGAACGCATTGAAGTGATTAAAGCAGCTAAAGCAGCCCACCGCAAAGAAGTAGCGGTACTGTTTGATCACATGGCTGTGGAGATGGAAGACGATAACTTAGATCGTCGCTTTGTACACTTCGACATCAAACGCGGTGGTCGTAGTAAGTTGACAGGTGACAAGATCTATTACAGCTGTAAACCTATCTTCCCGTTCTACAATGAGTTGGTGCGTCGTCTAACTCGTACTGAAGGTGAAGCGGCTAATAAACCAGTTAAGATTCTTGGTAAAGAGTTTTCTCGTGGTGCGTTAGTAGTGGCTGAAGAAATCTTCCGCTTCGTGCTTCCTGGTGTAGAAGACCCGTTGGCGTATGAGCAAGAGCAAACATCAGCAGAAGCTGCTCGTTTCTCTGTATTGGTGAATACTTACGTGTCAATGATCAGTGACATGAACAACCTACAAAACACGTTCCGTGCGGAGTTTGATAAAGTAGGGGTTTATGAGATCGATACATCATTCACTACTATGTTGGAAGACATTGATGTTATCTATAAGCAAGTTCCTCCAATGCCATACAACTCTCAATCTAGTGGTTCAGAAACAGTTAAAGCAGAGATTCAAAATCAACAGATGGTTAGCGGCCTAATGAACCAAACGTCAACCACAACCGGAACTACTGCAAACGTTAACCCTACTAACCACGTAGGTGCGACCACAACCGAGCAAACCATGGGTGATGTAAGCAACGGTTACGCGGCGTTGGTGCAAGCTTCCCTATTACCGGGTGAAACTTGGGTAGGTGTAACACAGGACCCAGCTACTGGTCATTATGTTCACACCATTCAATCCCCTAATGGACCAGCTCAAATCCGTTACACGCGCCAAGGTAACTTCTTGAGCCGAGAGTCAAGCATGGCACCTAACATGGGTATGATGAACGGCATGATGAACTACGGCTACGGCATGAACCAAGCACAATACGCAGCGATGCTAAGTGGTCATATGAACCCTGCTATTCAACAACAACCTACTAGCTACGACACAGTTACTCCTAGCTACCACCCAGTAACTGAATCAGCAACAACTTGGTAAACATTATCCGGGGGTCTTAGGGCTCCCGGACTTTTATTTAATTAACTTTTCGGAGATCAAAACATGTTTAGAAAGCTGAGTTCAGAAGAACTGCAACATATGAGTCCCAAGGACTTAGAGCGATACCAACTGGAATTAATGAAACACGAGAAATTCGATGTTGGTGAATATTTGGAACGCAACAAAGCTACCGACCGCACTCCTACCAAACCTCTTTATAGACCGTCTTTAGTCGATGAAGAAGTCCCAGAAAAAGGTTGGACAACATATGGCGTCGTGGCGTCTGAATTTACCAGCTTCAAAGATGTGACCATCGACGAAATAGTTAGTAAGGTAAAGGAGGAGTTAGCTCAAGGCGAGGTCTTAGGTGAAGTGGGTGCGAGACCTCCTTTAGAGTTCCACATGTATAAAGCGACACTCGAAGGTGTAAAGGGATACAAACAACTTATCCGTGGTCACTTCTCTTTAAAAGAGTCTCGTATCGGTTTCCGCATCACTAATGTTAGACTAGGCCGCTCTGGAATTCACGTTGACTTTGTACCTCATGGACCACAAGCCGAACTCGTCCAACGTTGGATTGACGACCCTAAGGTTTCTTTCCGCTTTTATCCACGCCTGGGTTACAACACAGAACTTAAAGAAACGTTCATCTGTTTCGATTTGGATAAAGAAAACCTGATGCCTTAATAAACGCACCCACTCCCAATTAAGGGAGTGGGTACGAATTACTTTTTAATTTTTAACGTTTAATGTTCATGCGTTGCACTAACTTATTCACCACGGCGGTGTCAATAATTAGTACCTCCTTCATGTCGCCTACAAACTGTGACGGATCCTCTACGTCATTAAGGAACGCCACAGTCCAGTGCAGATGTTGTGGGACATTGAAACTCTCCCATAACACGCGATAGAAATCATAACGATGAGCGTGAAGGAAGCTTAGATCTTGAATAGGGTACTTGCCTGCTATCGATAACAAGTACTCTTTATTGGAACGGATCATTGTTTTATATTCGTCAGTAAAAAACTGATCCATAGCCGGTGGTAGATCAATCGCCATTTGTCTATCCTAATTGAGTTCTATATTACCTGAGTGTGAACCAACCTAAGTGACATCAAAGGTAGTCCAATGAAAATCCATAAAATTGATAACCAAATTTTACCAGAAGTGGGATCCATAGCCATCAACCTAGGTGTGGGTACCCATAACGTGTCGGCTGCACGTAAGTATATGTCTGGTAACATGATTCCTAAGTCATGTCGTGCTAAGGGAATTACCAACCGTCGCATCACATCTGGTTTCGAGCGCCAGTATGGAGAGCATGCTCGAAAAATCGTTGCGCCTTGTAACATGGAAGTGGAGTTGGTTGTTTATCGTAAGTCCATTAATTCCAATGACGCCAAGACGGATGATTGGGGAACAATCCACGTCGTTTATTTTGATGCGGACATGCAGCGTTACGACGTACTCCATTTACCTAAATATCACACCCATAACTTCTATGTGGGTTTTGAGTACACCTACGATAAACAAATGCTAAATCGTTTACGTAAAGGTGCGACTTACGCTAAAGGTGAGGTCTTTGCCAAATCCCCGGGGATCAGTGAAACTGGTGAGTGGAAGTTTGGTTTAGAAACCATGGTCGCAGGTATGACATTACCAGCAACCGAAGAAGATGGCATCATGGTGCGTGAAGATTACCTAGAGCGACTCATGGTGATGTTCGAACACGTTCGTAAATTCAGTTGGAATGAAGCGGAATACATTCCTGTGAACCTCTACGGGACTTTAGACAACCCTAAAGCGTTCCCAGAAAATGGTGAACAAGTTCGTGAAGACGGTCTTGTAATGGCGTTCCGTCGTCGAGATGGTAATTCTGCACTTTCTTCTTTAACTAAGAAAGCGTTGATGAAACCAGACCTACTTTACGATGTGAAGTTCTACGCGCCACCTGGTTCTGTCGTTAAGAACATTGAGGTGCGCTCAGAGCGTCTTAAAGACCGCTCCAACAATCGTCGTGTGGAAAAGCCTAGCTATGCTCATACCAAGCTCCTAGAGCGTTATGAGACCGAAGATAACAACATGTGGTATTCCTTGAAGATCTGGTACTTCCAACAAGTCAAGAAATACAACAGCGAAGAAAAACTTCCGTTTACTCGTGAGTTGTTAGCCTTCATCTATCAAGCCTTCGGCAACGTTACTAAAGATTACGCGGTTAATAAACCTAACTTCACTAAACGCACACACCGTAATAAGTCTTTATTGGACTGGAACGTGAAAGTGACATTAAAAGAAGATGTCCCTGGTAAAGTCCGCTTTAAGTTGTCAGACTTGAATGGTGGTAAGTCAGTAATCGTTAAAACGTTTAAATTGGAAGATGCACCGGTGGATGAATACGGTCGTAAAGCCGAGATCATCATTAACAACACACCTGCGTTCCGTCGTCAAATTTACGCGTCTTTAATGGAAGCCTCTATTAACTTCATTAACTTGAACGTTTACGATAAAGTAATGGCTCTTCGCGAGCAAGGCGATTATCGTCAGGCTTACAAAGAATTACTGAACTTCTATGAAACAACGTCACCAGAATTCCACAAAATTGTAGAACGTGTAGGTAAAACTGATGACCAGTTTATCTTTGAACACGTAGACTACATTAAGAAAGAAGGAATGATTTCCATCCAACGTCGAAGTGATTCGGAAGTTGTGGGTGTGGAGGTAATCCGTCGTCTTTCTGAGAAGTATGGTGATTGGAAACCAACTCGTGTCACTTACACTAATGAATTGGGTGAACGTGAGACAACATTGGAACCAGTGATCATCAGTAGCATGTATTATCTGTTGTTGGATAAGTTCGGTACAGAGATGTCCTCTGAGTCTTTCCCTAAACGTAACTTATATGGTTTACCTGCTAAGCTTAATGCTAACGATAAGTACAACAAATACTATCGCAGTAAGGTGGACCGTAACACGGGTGAAACTGAAGGACGTATCGCAGTATCCCATGAGGGTGGTGAAGAAACTGCTCGCATGCTGGCTTTAGCTAACTCACCAGAAGCTTCCCGTATGGCTATCAAACGTATCATTCGAAGTGATGATCCATTTGGTGTACCTGAAGTGATAAAACGTGAAGAGTATAAAGCTAACCGTGCACTCCAACTAAGTATGAACATGTTAACTGACGCTGGTTATGAATTAAGGGCTGAAAATGAAAACGATCTCTCTTCGTGAATTCGCTAATTTATCGGAACACCAAGTTATCGGATGGCGCAAAGATCTCAGTAAAGTCACTGTGACTGATGATAATGGTGAGACTCTAGTTAGTAATACCTACGATCTCATCATGACTTGGTATGGTCTGGAATTACATCGTCGATACGAGCATTTGAACATCCCTTACACTACTAAGGAGATCATTCATTGTAAAGTTTATAATGATGCGACATTGCAACGCCCGTTGCAGTATATGTTAGACATTTTGATGTCCCATGTTAACGATCCCGTGGAAGCGGACCTAATCAAACAAATCGTTTATGTGTGGCATTTTAAGATTAATAACATCCTAGTTTACCTCGGTTCCCCCGGGGTAATCTCTGCTACCGCAGAAGACGTTATGGAAGTCTTCAATCACCCTAAGATCGCTGATATTCGTAAGCGACTAAGGGCTGGTGAATTGACTTACGATGAGGCTGAAGAAGAATTCAAGCAAACGGTATTGCGTGAATCGACTTTGGACTTCTCAACGTTCATTATGCAGGCTCGAACGGGCGCAGTGTCAATTAACCAGGGTTTCCAGACCTTCATTTCACGTGGTGCGTGTTTTGACTTGAACAACCGTATCATGCCAAACCCTATCGAACCATCGTTTGCTGAAGGCATTACCAATTTGGCAGACATCTTAGCGGAGTCCCGTTCAGCGGGCAAGGCGTTGGTATCTAACGGTAAGGCGCTGGAAGATTCGGAATGGTTCCACCGTAAACTGCACTTAACCACATCCCCAGTAAAAGACATTGATCATTACACCGACTGTGGTACCAACACAGTAATTCCTATTGAGTTAAAGTCTAAGGAATTGATCAATTCCCTTCAAGGTAAATACTATCATGATGAGGATGGTAGTGTTCACCTTATCACAAGGGAACGTGTCAAAAAGCTAAAGGTAGGTGAAACCATTCACGTGCGTTCAATTCAATTCTGTCGTAACGAGAAAGCACCATGTGCGGTGTGTTACGGTCAAATGCGAATGTCCGTTCCTTATAACGTGATCATGCGTAAATCAGCCAACCCAGGGATGTTAAGTGGAACGGCGGTAGCGGAACCTATCGGTCAGGGGATGTTGTCGACTAAACACTTTATGCGACATGTGCAAGCGGTGCCGTTTACGGTAATGGCGGGTGACCACGAATACATTACCACCAACGGTGATGATATTTTCTTGAAACCCGAGATGGTTAAATGTTCTACTCGTATCCAACTCCCTGTTTCTATGGTGAGTGAGTTAACTGACTTACGTTCTATGGAAAACTTGGATGAGGTGCAAGATGATCAATTAACTTGTTTCCCAACATTAACCTTGACGTATGAAATGGAAGACCCTATGTTACCGGGTACCAAGACGGAAACCACCGTCCACTTGGATACACAGGTCAGCTCTAGACAAGCTCGTATGTCCAAAGAGTTCATTGAATACACCATGATCAAGGGTTGGGAAAAGACCAAGAAGTACATCGAAATAGATGTCACAGACTTTGATCCAGATTACCCACTACTTAGCCTGCCTTACGTTTATGAGGACTTGGATAAGTACCGTAGTGAAATCGAGTCTTTCTTGGCTCTGTCTCGTCGTAATAAAGCTTGGCGTGATACTCAGGTAACACCAGAGTTCTTTGGTCAGGTTATGGTCGACTTTTGGTTGCTCATTAACCGTAAGTTCAAAAACATCAACATGGTCCACATTGAAACCCTACTGCACAGCACCACCGCAGTGGCTCCTAACGAGGGATTGTATAGGTTGCCGGTGGGGGATGAACCTCGTTACTTTATTCCGTTTAAGAACGCAATAGAGAATCGTGGTTTCGGTTCTTTGTTGATCTACCAAGGTCAAAACAAAGTGATTGAGTCCCCGTCTACGTTCTATGTGAAAGAACGTCAGGCAACGGCAATGGAGTGTTTCTTTACTAATTCTGTTAACTAGGAGGTAACATGCGCTCTACTGTGACAGTGTGGAAGGGCGGGACTTACCTAAGAATAACAGACTACAAAGCGCCGTTCGTGCAAGACGTCATCATGCCGTTTTGTCGTCGGCGTTTATATCGTTTAGGTCAAGTACCCATTCCGGGGACAAGACAAAAGCGAACTGTAGTTACTCATTCTTTTGCTCGTTTGAATAATGACCGTAGTGAGTTTCGTATCTCCGCGGGTTTGCTTGATGACTTCATCCAGTTTATGGAAGGGGTTGGATATAAGCAGTCTCGTGTTAAGATTAAAGACGAACCGGTCATAAAAGGAAAGGACGTTGGGTTTAAATGGAAAGAGGGATGGGGAGCTCCTAGAGCGCATCAGGAAGACTGGTGTGAGTATCAGCTAGCCGAAGGTCCAGTAAAGGTTAACAACGCCCAAACAGGTGATGGGAAAACGTTTATGGCGACCCACACCATGGTGAACACCGGTAAGCGGACACTCATTACGTGTCTGCCTCGCTACGTGTCCATTTGGTTTGAGTCGTTAGGTAACTCGGTGGAGTTGAACCCTGAGGATATCATGTTGGTGGGTAATGGTAAGATCGAAGAAGCTGCCGAGACTATTAAAGAAGGTCGAGCGGATCCAAAGATCGTTATTCTTCCACTAACCCGTTATGATACCTACCTCAAGCGTGAGCGTGAAGAAGATATCCCGTGTTTAGATGAAGTTTTCTCTGACATGGAGATTGGCCTTCGTATCATGGATGAAGCACACGAAGATATTTATCGTGTCTATATGTCCATGTTGTTCGGTAACTTCGAGAAAACCATCGCGCTTTCTGCGACATTAAAGGCAGACGATCCATTCGTTAACGATATCTATCGTTACGTTTATCCGCCCGCTATGCGACTCAAAGAACCTGAGTACAAAAAGTTCATCGACGTAATTGCTTACCATCATTACATCGACATGCAGAAATACCGTATCAACACCAAAGGTTTTGGTGGGTACTCTCATGTTAAGTATGAACAAGCCATACTCAAATCACCTAAGTTGTATTCCCAGTACTTAGACTTGTGTAAACAAGCCTTTGAAGAATTCTACGTGAATGATCATAAAGAAGGTCAGAAGTGTTTGTGGTTCTTTAGTACTGTGGAAATGGCAACTCGGATGAAGGAAGACTTTGAGGAAGCGTACCCAGATATGGATATCTGGAAGTTCACTAACACGGAGTCTAAGAACAAAGAAACGGAAATGTCCTACATGGAACACCAAGTTGTCTTTACTACACCTCAGTCTTGTGGTACCGGTAAGGATATACCAGACTTGGCAGTAGCGTTCAGTCCGTATGCTTGCTCGTCTAGACAACGTAATGACCAGATGTTAGGTCGTACACGTCCGTTGAAGAACTACCCGGGCGATAATCCTAAATTTGTGTACTTTGTGTGCAGCTCTATTCCTAAACAAAAAGAGTACCACCAAAAACGCAAACAGTTATTTGCTGTGAAATCCAAATCTCACCGCAACATCAATTCCTTCCACCACATTACTTAGACTACTAATATCGACCTGAAATTACTTCAGGTCGATATTATCTAAGTGTTTACAGGAGAATAGACATGTCAGAACAGAATAGAAACATTAACTTAAACCTTTCAATCAACGTAACGTATTATTCGTTATTCAAGGAAGATAACTCATTAAAGCTTCTTGCTAACTTATTCCTTGAAGATCATCCAAACGCGGTAGAACCTAAAATCGTACATGATGTAGTTCCTGACTGGAAAGCAGAGTTATTGGAAAGTCTCCATACTTTGCTTAAGACTGAAGAAGAAGGTCGTTTGTTTGGAGAACAATTAATTCGTAACTATTCGGAAGGTTACGTGCTAAATAACGTAAAGGTCGCTAAGCAATACGTCATGTTAACCTTTCAACCTCAATAGGAAACCTCAATGACGTCCAAGGATAATACCACCAAAAGTATTTTTGTAAACATTGATAATCAATGGGGTTACCCCGACGATGCTTTCGATGCTGTTTTAGATCATCTTTGTTCGTTATTAATTTCCACCAAAATGAACCCGGAAGAGATCCATGAAGATCTAGGAATAGCAGTGGATTCGGTCTTGGAACTCTACGACCCAAGATATCACGAGGACATAAGTGATTATGCCGTCTTAGCAGATATAGAGAATCGATATTTTGAAACCCTAGATAACGCTAAGAATCTACTTGACATCGTGTTGGGGGACCATCAAGAACTTCGCTCTGTTTATATGTGTAATATAAAGGATGTTGAAGTCGTAAAAATTTCAGATCAATGGGGGTTGGTAAGAATTGTGATCAACCCGCCTGGAGCTGCCCTATGGAATCAACCAACAACCCAAGGTACTTAACGGTACCTTTCTTTTATTTGTTACCCAATAACGAACACATCTCACATGAGTGTTATCTGCGAGCGATAGAAGTTGCTTTACATGATATCTTTGTGTTCGGTTCATACCAACCAACCATTTTATCCGGTGTTGTCAGTACCGTGATGGACGAATACGAAGGCATGCACGGACCTGTGTCCTACAGCAATGCTTTTGATGAAACCTACGGTGGGTTAAATGCTTTCTTGGAGGACTTCATCACCAGTCCCCAGAACTATGACTCTATCAACACTTTAACTACTTTACACGGTATGGGGGAAATCCACACCATCCAAACTTCGCAAAACTACGCTAACATTATATTGTTAGTAAATTCCCCACTATCGTTAATCAACTCATAATTAAAAAAGGAACCATCCCATGCAATACAACCTAATGGGCGAACCATCAGCACTAGCTAAAGTTAACGAAATTCTAACTTACGACACTCAAACTGCTTTCTTCCTTATGGTGTTAGAAGAGCTGGCTAACAAACATCGTACTGATCTAGCTGGTCCACCGCCTATTGAAGAAGGTGAAGATTACGACCCAGAGCAAGACAATGAAACTCGAATTGAAGAGTTCGCTGAACGTGTGCTGGGCGAGTGTCCGGAAGATCGTACTGAAGAAGAACATCAGTCAATGTTAAAGTCACTGACAGCAGACATTCTAGACTTGTTCGAATTAGTTACGGATGCTTTCCTAAGCAACCCGGATAACTCAGATCAGATCAACGTTCTAGCTAACCAAGACTTTGCAGTGCCTCGTGACTTCACTTGGACTACTGGTCAGAATGGTGGCTTCGTGTTTATCTTTAAATAACGAACGCATATATAACTCCGTACTCCCTAGGGAGTACGGAGTTATAACTGTTCTTGTTTTTTTTTCTATCTAAAAAAGAGGGGGCGCTGCCTGCCCCCAAACATCCCTACCAAACATTAGGTTAAGGAACCATCAGAAAGAAAAAGACACCAAAGTGCCATATAATCGTTATCTGGTTTATTCAAAGAGTTCTTGGAGAGTATATGTCTTGACAGACATCGAACTCGTATGCATGCCTTTCATTCTTTGTAGCATGAAACCTGTAGCAATGTCCGAACATTCCATTGATAGTGCGTCAGCTGCGTCTGAGAGTGCGTCACCCACACATACCTTACAGTAGTTACCTTCTGGTGTTACACAGGTGTTAGGGGTTCGGAACTTAATGTCACGACCAATTAAGTTTTTCTCCGTACCAGTCCAACGTTTCAACGAACCACCTTCTCCTAATATGTAGTAAGAACCTGTCCACATTTTAACCTGATCTTCGGTAATGTGAACTGACTCATAAACCTTAGACTTACAATCATCTTCAGGAATAGTAATACGGGATGTCAAACGTTGGATGTCCTTAACCGCTGCACCACCTTCACCAGTTGCTTTACCGCGGTCATAAGAACCCGCAATCGCTGTGTTGATGTATTGGTGTAGGTGATCCATATCCCAACCATCATCGAGCGATTTATGCAAGAATGTCCATTCACCAGTGTTCCAGTCTTGTTCAGCACCGAAAGCAATGAACATACGTTTACGGGCGTTATCAATAAACTTCTTATTGATAAAGAAGTCTTTAGAATCACCCTTGAGCTGGATCTCCATGTCCTTAGCAACCAGCTGGTCGATAATCCACGCTGCTTTAATCGGGTCATGAATAGCGTCAGGGTTCTCTTTAAGGAGTTTGGCTTTCAGTTCCAACAGTTCTTTATCAACAGTCAATGCTTGGATAGATGCCGCTTTACAGAAGACGTTGTTTAAACCCATCAGGTAATTGAACTGCTTAGTCACCTTATGACAATCATCAACACTACACTTACCCGGAGGAACTGTTTCACCTTCTTCAGGGTTATCTACCATCACCTCACTAATGATGCGCTTAACGTCACCCGCATTCATTACTTTATTGTGGTAAGGTACAGTATCCTTTAATGCCTCATAAAACACCACACGGTTTACCAACAACAACCCCATGGTGGTTTCTAGCTCTCCTTCGACTCTAGGATCAAAGTTAGAGTCTATGGTGATGCGTTCGTCCTTATAACAAAAAGGTGCGCTTAAATCGCCTTCTACGCGCTCTGTCGTGCCATCGTCTTTATAGAAGTAAAACCCTTCCCCGTCTCGGTAAAGTGCGTACTTGATCTTACTCAGAATACGGGCAGTTTCCTCGTCATCTGATAACTTCGTAAAGACGCTAAGCAACCATGCTTTTTTCTGATAACAGCGAGATTGAAAACAGAGTTTAAGGTACTCATGCTTCGTAATCATCTTTCACTCCTTCGGGTAACATGATTTCTTCCGCTAAACGTTCCGCTCGGTAAAGTAATGTGACTTCCTCTACGTTTTCTTCGATCACTTGTTTGATCTGGTCCCAGAACTTATCATTAGGAGTTTCACTGATCAAAGAGAAACCAAACAGTTCTTTAATGTAATGTTCTGGAGAAGTCTTCATAGCCGCGTCTAATTCCAAAGCATAGAAGCCCAGGAGTGTTAAGAACCCCATTCCTAGTTGACCGTTGTTACGAACGTGTTTAGCTGCGACAGTCCCTTCTAGGAACGCTACGTTGGTCTTAATGCGTAGCTTAACGAATTCAGGAACATCCGGAACACCATCTGACACAATTAAACTAATGCGTAAGGTTTCCATCAAATACTCACTGCATTCTAAAATTAAGTATTCCAGGTCCTCAATAATAGGGGTAGTCGGTTCGTAATCGTAAAGCTTGCGGAAGACTTCAATGAAACGATCTTTAGGAGAAAGATCTCGTTGTTCCAAAATCTCACTTAAGCTTTGCAAATCTTCGTAACCGTTAAGTAAGTAAATCACATCTGTAATTTGATACAGCGTGTCCAACTTATTAGCTTCAACGTATTCTAAATCGATCGTGATGCCAAACTTAACCAGTTGTTCAATTATATTGTTTAACAGGAGCTCAAGTATGACTGCTTTTTGTTCAACGACTGCTGAGTCGTCATCACTCAAAATGTTGGCAATGGTTGAGACTAATACGTTCTCTTCATCAGCCAAAACCAGCAGAGTGTAGACTCGTTGAATAAGCTCCGCGTTTTCTGGGGTAATCGCTTTAGTGAAATTGATCCATGGTTCACCCAGATCTTTAGTTAGTAAATCCACGTTGGTTAAGTCCACCGCAGGGATAGTATCGTTCATAATAACCTCTTAATCAGAAGGAACATAAAATGCCAAAAATTAGTAAGCATAAGCAGGCAAAACGTAAACAACGTCAACGTAATGTGCAGGCTTCTAAATCTAAACAACGCTTACAAGAAGCAAGAGAAAAACGTCAGTCAAAGGACCGACAACTTCTACAACAGCTCAATGACACTCTTGGTGGCGAACACGCCATGAGTGATGAAATGAAGAAAGAAGCAAAAGAAAAATTCTGGAAAGTGTTCAGTACATTACCTCCTCAGTTACAAAAAGACGCTATGGAGTCTTTTGAAAAAGAAGGCGGTACAGTAACACCAATGGACTTGGATGGTATGACTAACCTGCTTTGTGAAGGTCTGAACCACTACATCCGTCCACACGCTCTCGTTGCGACCCTACACTCTTTGGTAGATCAAGAGAAACTTGTATTAACTGAAGAGCTTACTGCTAAGATGGATGCGCTAGACGCAGCCGTACTAAAATACATTGGTAACGCGACGGCTATACTGGAAGCTTTCGATACCATCCGCGGGCTCGACGAAGAGTTACAACACCAAGCTATTCTGGATAACGAAGTCCTGGGCGAACTGTTAATCCCGACTCTGTTAAGTTATCAAGAAGACAGCGAAGAGATCATCTCTCCGTTGATTGAGTTGTCAGAACCACACACAGAACTTATCAACGACGATATCAAGTTCGTCGGTGAAATCCTAGGTAAAACTAACCTCTATGAAGTTTCTCGTGAAATCCACTTGGAGCGTGTAGAAGAACTGGTGAAAGTAAAAGGTGAATAAGATGACTGAAGAGTCAAAAGAAATTAAACGCCCTTCTTTGCGTGAAAAGCATACAGCAGAGAACACCACTATGAAGGAGTCGGTAAATCCGGCTCTTCCAAAGACCGTGGAATTAGAAGAAGGCGACGTTACTTTCAACATTTTGTTGGGTACGAGTAAAGCTAACTTCGAACCTACTATGCGTCTTGCATTATCTTGGGCGCGCTACCAGTCTGCGTTAACTGAAGGTAAAGCGACTAAAGCTGAAATCACTCGTTATAAGAATCAGTACGAGGAATTAGCCAAGGAACAACACCCTGGTAAAACGGAAGAAGAATTAGAAGTGATGATGTCTAACTTCTTAAGTTTCCACCGTAACCTAGTGGAGCTACCTTACTTCCGAAACCCGATGTTGAAAGATCGTCCGTGGGAGAACCTTTCTATCTTTGCAGATGGTAAAGAGGAAGGTGACATTGTACCACGTTTCCCTGGGGCTAAAAACGAAGCCACAGCGCTAGCTGAACGCATGCAACGCTCTTCACAACGCAAAAGTCGTACACCAAATGGTTATGACGTACTCATGCGTGATTCGTTTATCCAAATCCGTTTAGAACCTAGCTCCATTATCGAACTAGGTCAGGTGATTGACAAAATCAACAAAGAAATCCACGGTTACGTTTCTAGCTTCAATGGTAACTCCATGACCTTGATTCGTGCTTCGATTTATCGTGTGTTCTGGAATTACATCAGTGAGAAAATCACGAGTCATTCCGTGTCGGATGTCGACGACCCACGTGACTTGACCCGCTTAGTAAAACTATCTGACATTCGTTCGCTGTTTGTTGACATGATGGCGGAACTAGCAGAAGATGGTTTACCTATTCAACTCTACTGCAATCAAAATGGTTGTGACTGGGTTGATTACGTTAAAGCGGATCCTGTCACTATGCTTTGGCATGACAAAACGTTGCTCAGCGACGAGCAAGCCGCGGCACTAGGTAGTCTAAAGAACTTTGCTGTGAAACACACTTTTGAAGAAGTGTTGGCTTTACAAGACCAGTCCAAGTTCGTCGAAAAAGATCACATTGATTTCTATGAAGACACACACCGCTTAGAATTCGCCCAGCCTTCACTGAGTGAGTATTTCTGTGCTTTTGACGTGTTCATGGATTACATCCAACCAACGCTTCGTGAGATCCGTACGGACACCATGAACGATCAAGAGTACGAAAAGAAACTAACCGTACTGATTGATACGGTCCGTGGTCTGGAATACATGCACTGGGCTTCGAAACTCACTATCTTCCCTGAAGCAGGTTCAGATGAAGAACCTGAGGTCTTTACTCGACGTGAAGACCCGGTTGGATTCTTTAATGGGTTATTACCTATCATTGATGAGTCAGACGATGTAACTCGTAAGTTGATTCATTGGTGTGTAGAACATGGTCCAGAGATGAGTTCCACTGTAGTGGGTATGAGTAACTCTGTGTGTCCTAAGTGTGGTAAAGACACTCATGGTGGATTGACGTCACATGGCATCACTCCTATTGACCCATTCATGAGTTTTTTCATCCTGACCCGCCAAACGATTTCCGACCGAGCGGTGAGCCGCGGGATAATCGCACCAGACACCCTTTAATACCAGGGGTCTTAACCGACAACTTATATCACCTATACCGTGAACGGATTTCTAACATTGATCCTGATGGCATAGGTGATGTGCAACATCAAACCATAGCACTGATGTTGTACCGTGCAGGCTACGGACAGTTGTCAAAAGTTCCAGAGCCAGGAGACGATATCAAGCTCTATGACGATAGTTATGAATTTGAACATCCATGGTCAATTCAAGCTAGAGCGAGAACCTATGCGTTTTACGAGTTAAAGGAAATCTTTGGCGATCTTAATACGTATTTGAACATGTCCCCTAAAGTTGCTTCAGAGATTGTTAAGGGTATGAGAAAAGGCGCTGAGGAGTTAAACCAACTCAGACAGCGACAAGCCAAAGCTCAACCTAAGTCTGGAGAACAATACGATTTGGAACAACAATTAGCTGAACTCGGAAGAGTAGATCTATCCAGCGGGTAATAAGAATAACGTCTGTCCTACGGGGCAGGCGTTATTTCCACAATTCTATGCTAATCGTAAACAACCACGAGGTATTATCATGGGTAAGTACACACCCCCAGTAGAAGAACAGGTTTTCGAAGAAGTTGAAAAAGAAGAAGTTACTACTGTTGAAGAAGAGCTTCCTAAAGCAACGGAATCCGAGAAGTTTAAATCGGTTGAAGAACCAGGCACTAAAATCCTACTAGAGAAAGTAGATAAGTTTATCACTTTACTAGCAGGTCGTCGTAACGTACCTTCTGAGAAGTACGGTGAAGAACAACTTAACTTCATGCAAGCCTTAGACGATACGTTAAAAGAAGACTATGGTGTCTTTACCGCGGTAATGGACTACATGGTTAACTCAGTTCGTCGTGAACCTAAAGCGTTTGCTATGGATCGTTTGTTTGTCCATACCCAACACCCAGAAGTGAAACGTGCTAAGAAAGAACAATACCTTCAAAAACACATGGCCCTACTTTCTGCCATTGTTACATTAGGTCGTAACTTAAAAGATCGTCATCGTGTGGGGCGTCAAGTAGATATCGTCATGTTAACCAAGGGTTATCATCCTAAGGTTGCACAAAACCTACAAAACTACTTTACTCGCACGTACAGTTAATAACAGCGTCAGTAAGCTAAACTCCATCACCCGTTAAGGTGATGGAGTTTATTTGTCTATTTTTTAACATACAGTTATTTTCAGATCTATATAGTCTAGGTGTATAAGCATAGGTATATACATTGCACTTAATTTAATTAACCTTTAATAAGGAACACTATCATGGAAATTTCTAAAACTAACAAAGCACGTATCGCATCTGGTCTAGCTACAGTAGCTAACACAGTTATCGCTGAGAAAGTATTTGACTCTCACGCTATTGCTGGTTACCACGCAGTAACAGGTGGTCTACATACTGCTACAGTACAAGTTGATGAAGAACAAGATTTCAGCACTACTGATGCTGTTATCTACGGTGCGGGAATGGTCGCAGGTGGTACAATCGCATCTGCTGTATTTAAAGGTATTGGCCGTTTGTTCTCAGGTGATTCAACAGAATCAGAAGAAGACACTGACGAGATCAACCAAGTGATCACTGAAGTAACTGGCCTACAAAACCCAGACGCATAATAATTAGTACCTACCTCCCACTTGGGAGGTAGGTACTAAACTCTCTTTATTTTTTTGTTTAAGCAGCAAGTGGGAGTGGTTCACCATACTCCGCTTCATATAGCTCAGGGAAGATCTCATCCATTTCCTCGTAACCAGGGAAACGATGTATAGTCGCACATAGAGACACAGCATTAGCTTTAGGAGAAGAAGCATAGTTAACGCCAACTTCACGGAATTGAATTGGATTCAATCCTTGTATCGCACAAGCTTCTATCTTAGTCGTCTTATTAGAGATGTTCAATGCTACGGTCGCTGTCGGGTACGCCCCCTCCACGTCAATGTCATCCGTGAGACCACGACCTCGAGATCGTATCCCCGGCATCCCGATAAAGACTGCTTTACCATTGTCTGCGTTTTTCTCTGTTTCTAATAACGCAATCCAATCTCCTAAGGTCGGTTTGTGTTGGTCTAATTCATCTTTCTTACCACCACGTCCTTTGGTTCCCCAAATGTAACCATGTTCTTCCGCAATAAACGAAAGTTCATTAGAAATACATTTAGGTTGAGATGGGTAATCAAAGAACTCTGTTGACTTCAACAGCAAAGGTAGGTTCAGTGCGATGTCGTTAGTTTTCTCATCCATTTCCTCAATAACCAAGTTATCGGAAATGTTGTACATACAGTATTCGAACTTAGCGTAACGCTGCATCCATCGGTGCCACGCTCCCTTACCCTGTGTTAAGTGAGAACCTTTGTCTGTGTAGAGCTTACCCTCGATACCGTTGTCTTGTGCGGTGAACTCCAATGAGTAAGATTCTTTCTTACCTTTAGGAGCGTTTTTAATTGCATAGAAACTCGCACCATCCAACCATTGCCATTTGGCCGCCGCACGAACCGTCGGATAACGTTCTTGCCACTCAAGTGGTTGAGAGTCACCGTTTTCTTTACGTTTATGAGTACGCCCTTCGTGGTATTGGTAATAACGGAATTCACGAGGAATAGAAGGGTCGGTATAGACTTCTTCTAAATCACGTCCACCTACGTTAAGCGCGTGTTCGTTCCTAACCATATCGTAGGAGGCGTTCCAAGATGAAATGAAATCAGGTTCCCACATGTGCCAAACTTTAATGTTGTTTTCCACACACTGAGTTTGGTTATCCACTATTTCGTAAACAACTGTTGCGTTGCGTTTACGTAGGCGTTCACCAATTAATTCTTCTTCTGCTTTCTTAAGTCCGTCCAGGATCTCTTCATCCGACATCCCTTCAAAGAAACTCCGAACGACTGCAAAGTAGATATTCTTTTTCATGGTAGTCGAAGCCATGATGACGTCTTCACCATCACCGTTAACCATATCAGTTTCAACGTCGTATGCTGCCAACGTAGCTGCTTCGGTTTCTTGGTGTTCAGGATAACGTTCAAAGTAACGACGCTTAATCAATACGGGAACTGAAGTCTCGCAACCGAAAACATACGGGTTTGCCTTTACAGCCATCAGGTCAGCATTACGGTCATTGATTCCGTATAAGACTCGTTTAATGTTCATCGCTAATCTGGCTTGAGTAGACTTATATTGTTTGACCAGTCGCTTATCGATGTAATCTTTCTTTTGTTCAAATTTACGGTATTTTTCTTTAACGATGTAGAAAGGACGAACGTAGTCTGGGACTTTAAGAAATTGGTTAGTACGGTCACCATTTTCGTGTATGGTAGTTTGTTTGATGAACGTCATGTCTTTAAGCTTATCCCGCTTAGACGGAACATACACAGCGTGTTTACACACTTTCCCTACAACTGGGGATTCGCTCGAAGGCGGCGTGTAACTATAATTCATTTCAGCCTTCCTCATTTTATGACTGGATTTAATTAGGTCTAGTATAATGCGCATTGTAGTAAATTTAAAAAGGTAATCCAAATGATCAACAACAAATTCCTAAACCCGCAACTAAAGGTGGCGGGACTAGAGTTTATGGATTTCCAATCCCGTGATTTCTTTAATGAAATGGTGGCTTTATTCAAACCCGTTGTTCAGGATGCTCAATTGACTGAACTTCCTATGGGTGTTCACGAAGTCATTAAAAAGTACACTGGGTTTGAGAACCTCAACTTCAACCTTATTGATTACGGTAACTTAGCCATCGACGCAGGTTACGTATCTCCTGGAAACATCTTAAATTCCAAAGACATCGAGTATTTCCTACCTAAAGGTCAAACTAACCTTTATCGTTGGTTTACTCAAAATCAATCTAACTTGATGCGTGGCAGCATTGATTTCAAAACGGGTAAAGTGGGTGGTGCTTACGCTACCATGCCTTTTGAAATTTACATCAACCATGATCTGACTGAATTCATGCCTAAGAAATCAGACTTAGACATGACTGAACAATTAGTTGGGTTCATCACACATGAACTGGGTCATGCGTTCTCGGGCATATTCTCCATCCACCGTTTCTTGATGGACTCTTACGCTATTACTTCGGCGGTTCATTTCATGAGTAACCAAAGTCATGGTCAAACAGAAGTTGCGATCTATAAAGATGCTTTGCGTTTAATGGAGATCGACGAGAAGCAAGTTAAAGATCTGAAGAAAATCGCAGAGTGTGGTGATACTGAAGTTATCGTCACGAGCTTAACTAAGTTGTCGCAACAACGTACCCAGATGAACTCCCGCTCCCTTGGCGTGGATCTGATGAACGCTGAAGTTCTTGCTGACGTATACGCCATCCGGATGGGTTGTGATAAGGCACTGATTGAAGGTACCAAAGGGCTTAACGAAGTCTCTGGGATGGAACTCCTTATGGGTACCCTCATGGGGGGTGTCATCACGGCGGTAGTAACTGCAAGTTGCATCCCTATTTTGGGTTTTATAGCTGGCGCTTTTGTCATGGGTATGGCGTTCACTAGTTTAATGTATTTCACCACGACCATGGTGGCGGATATCTATGACACCCCGTACCGTCGAATCCTAAACATGTTCCAAGAACAAATCCAACGTCTTAAGCAAGCTAAGAACTTGTCTGATAGTGACAAACGTAAAGCAATTCGTGACCTAGAGAAAAACCTCAAAGTTGTTCAAGAAGCTAAGCCGTTCTTTGAAGACACTGGCATGCAGCGTTTAATGACTTGGATGTTCAGCGAAGGTTCCCCACGCTACGACGCTTTGGAACACTACACAAAAATCATGTTGAACAATGAGATGTCATTGGTCAATAGCAAAATTCAACTTTTAGGTAAGGGAGCTTAAAATGTCACACCTAAACCATATCTTAAAACTCAACGCTAAGTTGGTTGAAGATGATATCACAACCAACCCTGAACATCAAGCTAAGATTGTAGATTCCGCAATCACTCGTGCGATCATTTCTTACGCATACATCACCGGTGGCGTGGAAGGTCCTAATCTAACCGACCATGCTAGCGAAGCCATGCGTAATACAGTGGAATACTGGAATGAAGTTTCTCCTGTTAACCATCGTAAGATTTTTGAAGACGTAAGAGCGATCTTGCAACGTCTTTACAACCAAGCGGTGGCAGGCGGTAACTTTCAACCTATTGAAGTTGAAATTGAAGGTCTGGAAGTCGACTTATTAAAGATTCCTGAGTTCACAGCTCTGCACCGTGCGTTGCTAAACGAAATCATTGCCCATAACAAATAAGGAGTCGATCATGAGTAAAACTCCTAACTTTGTTTCTATGGGGACAGCTTCGGGTTCTGGTGTTAAGCTAAGTGATGGTGAACAACTCATTGACTTAGACGAACACTACGACGACAAGACCAGTCATGAAGAAACAGAAGCAATTGCGGAATACTTACGCAACGGTAAGTTAAGTAAACGTGCTTTGGAACAACAAAAAGTTTCTGGCACTGAGCGCTTTGAACCAGGTTGTACTGAACTTAATGGCATCTTGGGTGGTGAGTCTTTCCTAAACAGCATCAAAGAAGGCGCTAAGAAATTTGTAGCTTGGGCGATTAAAATGATTTCGGGAGCACTCAAATGGATTTTGGTTAAAGCTCGTGAGTTCACTAACTATTTCAGTGACAACCGTGAGATTCAAAAGTCCGAAGAGATGCTTCGTGACATCGAAGGTAAACTGATGGAGTTAGGTGGTCCATCCTTTAACGTCATTGACGTTAAAGAGTTAACCGAAAGTCACCGTCCAGTAGTACGTCGTCTAGAAATGGTACGATTGCTGAAGGCAAGAAACGTTAAAGTTCTGGAAGCGGCTAAACGTCTCACAGAGAACTCTTTCCATATCAAGAAATTGATTTCTGAACTGTCGCGTCACAAAGCAAGCGTTAACAAAACCAAAGACACTTTTGATAAGAGTGTTAAACACCTTCGTAAACGCGCTAATGAAAAGTCTTTGACTATGGAAGACTTAGGGCTTTGGGAAGCACAAATCACGGACTTAGTTGCCCAGCACTTACAAACGCATACTTTGAAAGCAGCGTATGTTAAGTTGGCGGCGGCAACCACGGTCGATGAGAAAGATCAAAACATCATCGATGTGGACAAACAATTCCGTGAATTCTCCGATATGATGAAGCGTACCCAGGAAGCCACCAAAGATAATGTTTCGGTAGAAGAGTTCGCTCAATTGTCAGACTTCGGTAATCTACTCCGTAAGCAGATCAGTGAGAACCCTGGAGAGTGGGATATCGAAGTTGATATGTCTGATCTTAAAGACTTCGATAAACTGGTATCTATGAGTGACTTGGAGTTCTTCGAAACACTTGCACAGGAAACTGGTAACCCTCGCCCGGTAGCTGTGTACCGAGAGTTTGTGGCTCGTTGTGCTAACTACGCAACTACGTTACAGATGTGTATCGAAGCCTCTGTGCGCTACAGTAACGAAGCACGTTACTTGGCAGAGTGGTCTCAACGTTATGATACTATCTTAGGTATCTACTCCTTAGAAACTGTCAAGCAACGTAAAGACGCCCGTCAAGCTCACTATGATGCAACTGGTGAACAAATCGACACGGCTAACTTAAGGGATGTTCCTGAACATGCTCTTGACCCTGCTGAACGTCAGTGGCGTGCATTGTACGACCGTCTGTTGCCTGGGATGAAGAAGACGATGAACACGTTGTCTCGTAAACTCAATGCAGGAGTGACCGTAAAATGATTCGTGAGATTAATAACGAATACAAAAGCATTCGTCAAGAAGTTCGTAAGTGGGGAGATAGTGTCGAAGAGTTTAACGTGAAAGTCGTGGAACTCAAGGAAGCACTAGACAGACCGTTTGACAAAGCGACCCTAATGGAAATGGCTAAGTTCGCTGAAGCTCTTCCATCTGAGATCCGTGAGTTACAACTGTACGCCACACACGGTCCTTCACACGTTAACGGGGATGCTTTCCGTCAATGCGTTTGCATTCGTAGTAATAATGGTTATATTGAATTAAGTCCTTTAAACAAAGGTCGCGAGTTAATTCACCGTTATTACGAGTTAGCAACAAAAATGATTAAGTACACTTTAGAAGAATTAAACCGAGAAAGAACCGAGGTCAATTCTCATAAAGCGGTATGTTTAAGTCGTGACGTTGCTCGCTTCCATGCTTACATTAACCGTGGGATCTATGAGCCAATTGAATGGGCTAAGTTAGAACCAGAAGGCGATTACCTTACTGACATGTACTCTTTGGAGTCGACTAAAGAAGCGCTGTATAATGTTTCTGCTCGCTCTAGTCAAAAGGGTGTTTATTTCTGGAGTCTAAGTTGGGACGCTGAGCGATTGATGTATGCTGTCAACGCACTACAGTCTCTGGTAGAACGAATCACCGAATTTGGTATCGCTCGACTAGAACTTACGCCAGAACAACTGGATGCTTTAGAAAACAAGTAAACAATATATACTCCCTCTCCCGACTAGGGAGAGGGAGTATAGTTACTTTATTTATTTTTGTAGTGTGGAAGGAACGCGAAAGAAATTGCCTCTTTAACACTCGCTACACCATCGCCCGTGTTTTCTAAACGCTTACGAACCGAGAAAGAAGTCGTAGTGTCCATATTAGATACTACGTCAATTTCTTGATCATCAGCAAGCGCATTGAGTCGAACGTCTACCACGTCGGTAGGTAGTACGTCTTTTAGCGCTCTTAAGATGTCGTTATTAGAAACTGTGGTGTTCTTTAACGCTTCATTAATAACGTTAGAGGTTAACGTTTTAAGCGCTGGACGGATGGTGTCACTACGCATACCAGCCGGCGTTAAGTAGTAGACTACGTTGAATGATAAGTCCGCTCGAACTTTAGTCTCAAACTGAGAGTTGATCACTACGTTAATCAAACCAAGTTTCACTTTAGGTGAGAACATCAATTCAGTTTTGTCACGCATTTGGCTATCAAAGTTAGCCATGTCTTGCATTACCACGTCACTGATATATGCTTTGGTCTGTTTGGCGAAGTTAAGATCATACTGGTCATTAGAGAACCAGAAGTTACCGTCAAAACAAACGAAGTCCATGTAGTACTTAAGTTCACCACCACCTAACTTCACTGGGTTACTGTTGTCATCGTAAACCAAAGAGTTTTTGTAATGCAAGATGACCGGCTCACCATTCTCGTTATACATTGGATCTCCGGCTCGATGTTCGATTACCATCTTACCATCTTCAAATACGTAACGATTATTTTCGTCTCGTTTGAAAGTGTCTTCAGGCCACACCTCAGGGACATCTTCTGCGTAACGCTGATATTGCTCTTCACCCAATACTGGATGAGCGCGGTGGTATAGGTTATTTAGTGTCTTACCAAAGATCACATCATAACCTACCTCAATCAAACACGTCATTCCAGAACCAAATAGAACTGCGTCAATACGTAAATCTTGTTCCGTTGGTTTCTCGCCTTCAGAGGCACCTACTAAGAACATGACTTTAATGTCAGTCTTAAGTTCCGCGTTAACACTCTTTGCAGGACGACCAAACATATTAAGGTTTGTGAAACTCAACATGTCACGAACGTCAACATCGAAGTTCGTCTCTAGGATGAACTCCCAAATACGGTTGTTGTCTTGATCACGCCCTAATACCTTACCTTTCATAGTGGCGATCTCACTAGAGTCCGCTGGAGTAAAGTAAAGTTGGGCTGCTACTTTGTCGTCTGGCATCGAGTTGTAAATTTCATCGCCACGAGTACGCATCACAATACGGTAGCCGTTTTCTAAATGCTCGACTAAAATAGACTCAACACTCAACTCTACACCCAGAGTTTCTTTCTCGTAAAGGAAGTTTTGGTTGTCGTATTTAGGTACGTCTAACAAATAAGGACGTATCTTAACGGTACCGCTGGTTGTGTCCAACACATTATGAAAAGGTGTGTAAACCAACATGCGACCATTTACATAGTCCAGCAACTCATCCGTGGTCATCAAACCAATCGAATCAACTTGGGTCTTAGGTAATAACCGTGTACCTGTATCCGTAACTTCAAACACAGTGCCTGGTGGTATGGTAACACGTCGGTCATTATCGTAAACCACACCAGAATCACGTAGTTCGTCTAATGAATACATCACGCTAGCAATATAAGCATTAACTGACACTGAACGTTTCTCGGCGTCAGAGTACGTTGGCAGGTCCCGAGTTAATTGATACAATCGATTAGTGTACATGTCAATCAACTTAGTCGCACTGTAACCGTAAGCATTAAGGTAATTACTTATCTGGTTTTCCGAAATAGGAATGGATTGACGACGACTGTTGTTGATCGCTTCATGCTTCATTTGCAAGAAGTTACGAGGGTTGGCACCACCGCTTACTTCAGCTTGGATTTCCCACGCTGAGTTGTTAACTTCCCGCATTGGCGCTTCGTAACGACCCAACTGGTTGGTACCGTAATCGAAGTCTAAGTACGTTGCGGTGTGGGTCTGAGTACGTAAAGTTTTCAAATCCTGTTCGTACGCACCTTTGGTCGTATAAACAACTAAAGTAAGAGTACCAACGCCACGTTTGTTGTTGATATAGACTTCAGGGATGGCGTAAACGAATTGTTGATTGTTTTGATCAACATCCACGGTTAGCGTTACTTCGTTTTGATTGAAGACTTGGTTGTTGTAAGCGATACGAATTTCACGTGTCGGTTCACCATTAGCCGGACTTAAGAAAGCACGCACACCAAAAAGCTTGTCTTTGAAATCGTAAGTCTCACGGAGACCTGCTGTCGGAGTAATAGCGATCTTACGTTTGGTCTCACCCTTAAGTTGCTTGACTGGAATATCGACGTAAAGATATTCTTCACCCAGCATGTTAACTGTACGACGATCTAAGGAGTTAGTCGTGATGTTGTAAAAAGGATGATTGCTCTTACTATCGTAAACTACCTGCACGTGACCCGCTTCCATTAAACGGAACTCGATGGCATGTACGATGCTAAAGGGAACTCCGTAAACTTCCACGATGGTGTCTTTTGGCATGACTAACTTACGGTAGTTATTGATCACGGTACCTGACTGTTCTTCGTAAGGCACTGCTAAGCGACGTATCTCATTCATAGGAAGGGAGAAACGCATTGTGGTTTCACTAGGATACCCAAACAGACCAAAGAACTCATAATCACTCATGTGGCGGAATAAGTCCGATGGCTTACGAGCATGTTCACGGTAGAGACGAGACTCCACATCCCCTATGCGGTTAATTAGACCCGCTGACTCAGAAACGATCGTATCTAAGGCACGGACAAAAGGATGACTTGTGCTTTCGAAGGCTACCCGTTTACCTTCAAAGGCTTCTGCTGTTCGGTCAAGTACCAAAGAGATAGCGCGACCCGGGTTGTTAGCGATGCGGTTTAGTTCATCGAAGGTTAATTCACCACTCATTATTTCGTTACCCACCATTCTAGTTCCATGGTATTAATGTTAATCCACGGATAAGCTTTAAAGTTATGATCTAGGAATTCTGACGGATCTAGTCTACGGTAGACTTTCTCGCGACGACCGTCTTTCATGTCAGAATTAAAGAACGTAGTAGAGCCATTGAAGGCATCGATGCATTCAAAGGTATCGGCACGAGCACCAATTGATTTGAACTGAATATCGTATGTGTCCTGCCCCGGTCCGCGTCGACTATTTTGTTCATAGTCGATAGAAGCCAAACTACCCTGAGGGTGCGTGGAAGGAACAGATTGAATCGTCATGTAGATAGATTCAATGTTTACCATATTTGGGTTCATGAACAGATGGAAAATACGAGTGTCGAAATCCCAATAATTCTGGTACTGGGCTTCGAAGTAAGGTTCCATGCCATGGTCACCCAAACGGACCTCGGGAATGTAATGTTCCCAAACCGAAAATAAATAAGGGAGGATACCACCCTTAACATTTTTATAGGTTTGGTTAATGGTCAGTAGTCCGTTGGTTTCCAACAAACCTTCTATCCATTGGTACGTTTCTTGACGGATACCAGGTTGACCGGCAACAGATTCTAATTCTAGATCCGGGAACCCGTCTGATTTTCTTAGTAAGTTGGTTAGCAAAGGTAGCCATGCATTTTTGTTGTCCAATGCAGGATGTGAGTAAGTTCTTCCTACTCGATAATCCAATAGCCCACGAATGTATCCACCTAACGTGTTGGCGTCTGCTTTAAACAGTTTAGCGAAACGAGGTGACTTCGACACGTTCTCGTCGCTGAGGTTCAGTACCGGTCGAGTTATGAACATTAATCCTATGGTGTCATCAGCCAAAGGTGCTAGTTGTATACCGTTACCCAATATTTTTATGCCATGAAGAATATTACCTAACGGGCTAAGGTAACTACCGCCACCATTTTCTTTAAAAATGTCATTCAACCAAACCTTCAAATTTGGATCGACTTCCCCAGTAAATGGGTTGAGCGGCTTTTGCTGTTTGTCAATTTCATCCATTTTTTATTTCCTAATAACTTAACTTGAAGAGAATTTATTATGAGCACAATGATCAATCTTGGCTCTGCCCTTCTGAACGCACTTAGTCCAGAATGGGTTGCCAATTTGACAGAGACTGTCACTACGCAGGGTGGTGCGGTATACGATACCCATAAGGGCAACAGTCTGGTTGCTTCAGCACAAAAAACGATGATCCGACCTATGGTCGTCATCGAACAATCTGTAGTGCATCAGGACTACGCGACTGACCTGATGACGATCATACAATTGCGAGATATTCAGGCAACTTTAAGTCATTTACGCCTCCAAGGTACGATCGGTGGTGTACAGATTGACAAGTACATTGACCCTATTCGTCCTACCCGTAACATGGGTCGTCGACTAGGTAGTTTTGGTGGACTGGAGTCATTCGGTGGCACCGATATCATGAAGCCGGTCGAAGGTGAAGTAGCGGGTCAGGAATCACATTCAGTATCAGTAGACAGCAAGTCTGCACAAACTGTGTTAACCGAGTACGCTCCATTGGCACTAGGTCGTACAGTAGAAGCACAAGTCAATATTGACGATAAGCCGGTCAACTTCCCTCTAACGTTCCGTCAGATTCCTGTTCCTATGGACGTGAAAGACTTGGAGCGTGTATTTAGCAATGCTAAAGGTGATGATACTTGGAAGACACGTTTTGATAAACTAAGCGTGAACATGATCACGGTACCTGAACTACTGACCGGCAGTGATGTTGTTAAGGAGAAGTTCCGTGTTCGTTTGGACGACCTTAAGTCTAAAACGAAATACATCAACGACTCTATCGCTAACCAACGCAACCATATCAAGAAAGCGTTTGCGACTGGTGAGATGTCCATGAACAACATGGCGAATACGTTCGTTATTACTGACAGCACAGCGCGTCAGATCGAACTAGTTACAGGTAAGCGTTTTGATAATGTAAGTCAACGTGAATCTTTGTGGCAAGGTCTTAAAGCTAACACTATCGTGATTTGTAATGAATCTCGCGGTCTGTTCACTTTCTACACTATGGGTGAGAAACTCCCTGAACAGTACACTCGTAACGACATCAAGCAAAAAGCGGCTAAAGAGTCTAGTGTGGGTTCTTTAACAGATATCATGAAACTTCTTAATGGCGGTATGTAATGGAAATCTTAGAATTTAAAAATAACCTAAAGCCGGTAAAGAAAGCCGACATTGTTAAGGTAATTAAAGGTCACCGTGATTACATCGAAGGTGCACACGACAACCTGCGCTTACTACAAAGTGAAGGCATTCCCTTGAGTAAAGCAATGGAAGGATGGAAACTGGCTCCTGCTCTTTTCAAAGAAATGCGTGGATCAGTTAACAAGTCGATCTCCATGGAGAGTATTGTAGAAGGCGCTATCCGTAACGCACTGTCTATTCTTGAAACATTGGAAAAAGACTTCAATGCAGGTCCTGGGGTGATTGGTAAAGAGACGGCGACTATTCGTGAACTCAATGCCTTGATGTTAGATACTTACATCGCTTTCTGGGTGGACTACTTGTCTCGTCTGATGAACATGTTCACTTCAATGATGGTTAAAGGTAAGACGGCAGAACAAGTCACTCAAAAACCTGATCTGAAGTTCTTGATCGACAACATGGCGAAGTTCGGTGAGTTAACTTACTTGTTGTTTGAACGTGGTGGCATCATTCATAAACGTTACCGTTCGGCTCCAAAGATTGTTGCGGACGAACAGACGGTTGACGTGCTAACTGAAACTAAGGGTAAAGATTCAGTCCTAGTTTTACAAACACGTAACTTTGGCCCTCACTCACTTAACCCAGGTTACTGGTACTCGCTACTAAAAATGGAATTTGCTTTGGTTCAATACGAATCTCAGCAAAACTCTATCGAGTCGAATGCCCAGAAGATCAGCTACTATCAAGATCTTCAAAACCAAGAGCCTTCTCCTGCTAACGAGAAAATGATCGAGTTGCTTGAAGAACGCATCATCAAGGCGCAAGCTAAGATGGAAGAAATCGAACAACGCTACGCTTAAGGGGTAAGTAATGAGTGACTTTCGTAAAGTTGCATACGGTTATGTAGATAGCCGTTTACTGGACCCGACGCTAACAGTGATTAACGGTATTCTTCGTGCTTACGTACACAGTTCGCAAGACATGGAGATGATGATTGATCCGGCGTCGATCCAAGAAGTCTTAGAGATGGGTGATAAGGTCACCGGCAAAGACTTCAAACATTGGGTGATGGCTAACTACGAGCGCGGCGCGGGTCGTCGTGCTAAGTTGATGCGCAATATCGTGTTCTTCCTCAATGGTAAGATTTCAGCTCGTACTTTAGAACAAGCGATTACTGCTGACGAACAACTGGTAACGACCACGGAACTAAAATACATCAAAGCTGCCATCCCTAATGTGGATCGTCGCAACTTGGATGAAATAGAAGACGTGATTCGTTATTTGAAACACGAAGATATTTATCGTTTAATCGAAGGTATCGGTCCTCAAATGTTCGCTCGCATGTTGATCACCTTTAATGGAGAATCAGCGTATGCCTAGTGGAGATGTAAACAACGAATTAGCGGCACTAAGTGTAGTTAGTTCATCTGAGTTAGCTGAACAAGCTCGTGAAGGTCGTGACCTAGTTAAACTCCAAGACGAGATTACGAATGCGATTGATCGTGTAGAAGCTGTTAAGACGGTATTGGGTGAAACTGAACCTAAAGACGTGACACAGTTGTTTGGTAACGTTATTGACCGTCAGCTGGAACGTGTAGGTGTTCGTAGCTTTGGTGATAAAGATGAAGTAGCAGGTGTTGAGTCACTGGGCTTAGGGTTAACTCCTAGTCGTTATTTAGAAACTCGTATTGCTGCGTGTGAGTCTTTCCTGACTGAATTTATGGACTGGAGCCGTAACATCACTAAACGTTTCTATAACGAAGTGTTGGAACAGCTCGTTCTAATGAAGGACGGTCACGACACACTCACTAAGCGTGCCAAACTGTTACAAACTTTGATGAACGATAACAAGACCGTTTTCAAAGAAGGTGACATTACGTTAGGTGGCGCTAATCGAGTTCTGTTGTTAAACAACAAAGTCCCGGAAGATCTTCAAAACCAGATCACACGTTTTGTTGCTACTACTCGTGCTATTACCAGTAACTTCTATCGAGCTAACCAAGCTAACACCAACGAGATGATTTCTTACTTTGGTGGATTTGCAGGGCTGGATGAAGAAGCAGCAATTAAACGCCTCCTGAAGCTCCCTGGTGCGTTATCTAAGTATCAGTTTAAAGAAGCTATGTTCAACATCCGTGAGCAGTCTAACGACGTCTACCAGACTCGTGGGAGCGTTAAGCTATTAGGTGACCGCCAGTACATCAATACTTTCTTAGTAGATCGTAAAGTCCGCATTGATTTAGAAGGTGTTAAGTCATGGATCGAACTCTATCGTAAACACGAAAGCGTCAAGTTGGAAATCCAAACTCGACAAGACGGTGACGTGACTTTACCGGCATTCGATCAAGCACAAACCGATAAAGCCATCCGTAGTGTGTTCTCTACATTGAAGGACGTGGAAGGTTTATTCAAAGAAGGTGATCGCTACTTAGTGGACGGCAATGAGTACAAGAAAATGCTCGCTATGCTAAGTGACGTCACTTGGTCTGAATCGGTGAAAGCCTCGGTCGGTGATGCATTCATCGCTTTGATTCTGACACGCAATAATGAACAGGTTCGTATGCGTTCAGATGTGGTAAAATACACTACGCTGGTAATGAACGCCATCTTGAACGTTTGTGAGCAATCGATGGAGCGACCATAATGGATGAAGCTGAGTACACACCAGAACAACTGCAATTAGCGTTTCGCGGACTAGCAGGTGAAGAGTCGTTATTCAGTGACATCCGAGACGCCATTGGTTTGGGTGGTTCTAAAGCAGAACAAGTAAACGAACTATCTGACGGTAAACTCGCCAACCGTTTCATGTTGGGCGCTAATACCGTGGCACGCTTAACGGCTAAAGCCTTGGGATCTAACGACGGGGTGATCAGCTCACTTATGTCTCGCGCTAAGTCAGTTGAACTCCATGAGGTTAAAGTCTCGGGAAAACTGATTGCAGACCTTACTATTGACAACGAGCTCTCTCATCTGCTGAGTGATCAAAAAACACTGAGTGATACAATCTCGACGGTCATGCGTTATCAAAGCGAACTGGAAAGTTACGGGGGTGAAATCAATACCCTTTTGAAGGCTGCTAAGTCCGCTAAGGATAATGCGAAGTTAACTGAGATCACAACTAAACTTGGGATGGTTAAATTCCCCGTTTTAAAACTCCAAGCTAAAGACGAGGACGGTTACCATTCTGAACTACTCCCGGGTGGTAAACGTATTCGCTGCACTGAGGACCCGGTAAAGTTCATCTTGGATGGAACGGGTGACTCCGGAGCCGAACAAACCTTTGAGTTTAGTAAAGACCAGCTGAACAAATTCTTGACTCAAATGCGCTGGGTGAATACTCAGCAGAAATCATTGAGCGAGATGATCAACCGTTACGCTAAGTTCTTGAAAGAATGGAGTGCGACGGTAAAAGATGTTCAAGGTCATCTGGACAAAACCGAGGGCGTGAGTAAATCGGTTAACAACCAATTAGTGAGTCATATGGCACTCAATTCATCTCAGGTGGAATTTTATACGACGTTCCTTCCTCGACTGATTGCCTATTTAAATCATTACGTAAATCAAGGTAACGATTTAGTGACCGTTGTCCTGAAATAAATTTAATATTAGGGAGTCAACCGACTCCCCTACTTTCATAAATAAAGGAAACATTAGTATGTCTCTTCGAATCAAAGAAATGTTAGCGCTTCAAGCGGGAATGGAAACCCTAGGTACGCCGACTCCAGTTGAAATGACTGCGGAAGAAGCTCACGAGCTAGCTAACGAAATCGCACACAAGCAGATGGAAGCAGAGATCAATGAAAACTCGAAAGAGATCAATGAGATCGCTGAAGTCGTTGAAGATGTTCAAGACGAAGTTGAAGAACTGGAAGAAGTAGTAGAAGGTCTAGAAGCGCTTGCTAAACTACCTGAACTAAACCGTCCTACTATCAACGTTCTTTACCGCCGTGCACAACGTCTGAACGCCGGTCTTGGTGGTAATGAACCTGAGCAAGTTGCAGGTAACGAAAGCCTTAGCGATGACGCGTACCGTGCGGCTGTTGTTACAGGCTGTGAAGGTTTCATGGAAACCATGAAGAAAGCTTACGAGTCAACTTCATCTTTCATCAAGAACATTTTCTATGCGCTAGTTGACGCAGTGAAGAAACTCTTCAGTTTTGCAACGGATCAATCTGAAAAAGCCAAGAAACTTAAAGCCGAAGTGGATGGTAAAGAACTTCGCACACCAATCAAACTAGGTGGTTGGAACCGTTGGTTCAATGGTAAGGTCGATAGCATGGATAAGGTAATCGCTGATGTCAGTGGTGTTATCCCTGAGTTTGGTAACTTACTAAAAGAAATGACAGACGTCACATCTGTTTCGGCTGAAGATAACGATAAACTACTTGGTAAAGTAACGAGTCTAGCAGACAAATTCGAAGCAGCTATCAAGAAGTCTGGCTCCCCTTGGACTGCTGGTAAGGGTCGTACTACAAACGGTACTAACTTCGTTCAGTGGATTGTACCTAATAAAGATGACTTCAAAGGCGAGACTGTTGATAAAGCAATCGCAGCGTTCCAATTTAACGTGGAAGCAGGTTCTCACATGAACACCCTTGAAGGCACTAAGTTATCAGGTGAAGCTCCCGCTATGTTCTCTAAATCTGACGTAGGTGGCATTCTTGATACAGTGACTAAGAACGCTGAAACTATCAAGAAAATGAAAGCTGACGTCGACGGTCTTAAGTCTACTGTTGATGAAGTGATCAACAAGCTTAAGAAAGGTCCTAAAGGTGATGACGACAAAGCAGCGAAAGTTCGCATTGCTGCACTAAAACGTTTCATCGGTAAATACAGTCAGCTAGTTAACAACTACTGTCGTATCGTTTCTAATATCGACAACGGCAAGCTAGCAGCAGTTAAAGCTCACTTCTAATCTCTTCTATTAAACTGTGGTTCCTAGAACCACAGTTTATTTTTTATTTGTAAAGTCATTAAGGTTTGATAATGAAATTTGATAAGGCGGCTCGCCTAAGAGCACAAGTAATGGGTACTGAAGCACTGGACATGACTAAAGAAGAGATTGTCGATCTGGTTGAAGAAGTGGCGGAACAAACCGTTGAAAACGAAACTAAAGAAATCGTAAAAGACATCGAAGAGATGGGAGAGCGCGCGATAGTTGAAGATGAACTTCGTCAAGAACTCTCAGAGCACGTTGAAGGTTTGGAGTTCCTTAAACAACACCCGAACCCTCAAGCTATGGTCTTACTCTACAATCTTGCGGACCGCATTCATGTTAAGTTAGGCGGGACATCTACCCAACCTCGAGCAGGAATGGAGTCAGTGGACGCTCGCACTTTAGAAGCCCACATGATCGTTGGATGTGAATCATTCATGGACACCTTAAAGAAAGGTGCGGATGATACTTGGAAATTTTTAAAGGCTTTGTGGGAGCGTCTGGTTGCTTTCTTTATTGAGAAGACTAACTCAGCTAAACGACTAAGCACTCGCATGGATAAATTGGTTAGAAAGCTAGAGGCTGACGAAACTGAAATCAAAGAAGAAGTTAAATACGGTTCGTGGACAGGTTACATGACTATGTTCTCTAATGGTCGCACCACTCCTATTCAAGAAATCAGTAAAAGGCTGGTTTCTTCCATCGTCCCAAAAGAAACAGAGGACGGTCTAGTCGCAAACGCCAAACACATTCATGATACTCTTACGAGTTTCACTTCTAAACTGTCCGAAACCACCAAGACTGAAAAAGGTAAGATGGTTCGTGTCTTCTCTAAAGAAGGTTTGGATTTGGAGTACCTAAGCGCAAGACCAGAGACCGTAAAGGAAGCCCTGGAATTCTACCGTAGCTTCCGAAAACACGACTTCAAAGTGGACTACGCTTCTAACCAAGAAACGTTCCGCCCGGCCATGCCAAAATCAGGTTTCTTATCGCTAGCCAAACATGTTAAAAGCATCACTGAAGAGGTTTTCGAGCAAGAGTCTATTGCTAAAAAAGGTGAACGTGAAGTTGCTAAGACTTCAAAAGACCTAGAACCTAACATACGTGATCTTTTGCGAGCACAGTCAAGATTTGTGACAACCATTCTGACTTACGTTACCGGTCAGCGTTTAAAATACGCCAAAGCGGCGGCGGACTACATTTCCGCTTGCATTAAGTAAGTGTACTCTAAGGTAGGTGTTCTCACCTACCTTATCTTAGGATGTTTACGAATGTTCTAAGATAAGGTCAGACGTGATCTTAGTAAACTTCATGAAGGAAACTATAATGAACACACGTTTTAAATTAGCAGCTCTGGCTGGACTAGAATCCATGTCTGCTGAGGAGATGACCACTGATCTCCAAAACCACATCATTGAAAACGTCTTTACTGGTGACTCTGAATTAACTCCAGATGAAGCAGTCGTTGGACAAAAAATTAATCAAGCATTAGCTGAAGCAACCAGTGATGTTGAAGAGTCTTCTAAACTCGCTGAAACTTACATCGAGCAAGAAGAAAAGCAAGAACAAGCGTTAACCGACCTAGGTGAAGCTGTGGCGGGTGTTGAAGCTTTATTCGAAGGTGAGTTCTCTCAAACTGCTTATAACCACCTCATGCGTCATGCAGAGCGTTGTGCAAAACGTGCGGGCGTTGAGTTGCCGGTTAAGCTCGATGGTATGGAATCGATGACTACAGCGTCGATCTACCTCGAGACTCGTAATGGTCTAGAAGGTTTCATGGATTCTGTGAAAGAAGCCAGTACCAAAGCCAAGGATGTGGTTATCTCTGTCTTCCGTTACCTGATGGAGTTGGTAACAGGTTGGATTGGTCAGTTCAGTAGCCTGTCAGAAAAAATCAAACACGCTATCGTTAAAGCTGATAAAGCAACTGATCTTAAAGATGAGATTAAGTTGGGTAAATGGGACCGTTGGTTAGACGTTGCTAACAAACCGGTTTTTGATACGGTGTCGTTATTCCGTCTGTTGGGTGTGGCATTAAATGTTGCACCTGTCTCACTTGTTGATGTTGTAATGGAACAAGACCCTAACGCTAAAACCATCGACCTAGGCAGTGTTAAAGCGTTAACTGAGGCAATCACTCAATTACCTATGAAGAAGCTTAGTCCTGATGCATCTAAACAGATCGAATCTTACCAGTTTGATATTGCTAACGTCAAAGTGACTTACACAGTCCCTCATGCTCAGAATGAATCGTTAGATGTCTTCAAAGCCTTTGGTATGTACTCTGAACAAAATGCCGACGGTAAAGAAACTACGACTAAAGCGATTTACAAAGATCCTCGTAATTTGGTCACCGAATTACGCTCCCTTCTTAAGTTTGTTGAAAACACCAAAAACAATTTCGAGAAAATGCATTCCGGCCTACGCAGTGAACGTGACCGTTTAATCGGTGTCATTAACTCGGGCACAGGTGGTATGAACAAAACTAAGTTAACGAGTGCACTTTCTACGAAGCGTAAAATCATCACTCATACAGAGCGTTTAATTTTCAATTTAGTTGAAGCTAAGTGTGATTTATTGAAAGCGCATATCTAAGTATTGTATGTGAGCTCGTCTCTTCTAACGTGGTATTGCCGTAATTATATGTAGAATACTATAGTACTGTAGTGCTACACCTTTCGGGATTGCATGCTGCGGTCCCGTTTAGAAAATTTAATTAAATCTTCTAGTCAAAACGACTAAATATATTAAAGGAACATTGTTATGTCTCACATTCGTAATATGCTTATGTCTCAAGTAGCTGGCATGGAATCTCTTAGCGCAGCTGACGCGTCACAGGTTGAAGAAATCGCTGAAAAGACAGCAGAAGAAGTTGCTGAACTGGTCGCGGACAAAGCAGCGGAAGAAGTAAAAGAAGAAGTCAACGATCTAGCTGACGAAGTTGAAGAAGTGTCTGAAGCGGTTGAAGAAATCGAAGAAGACGTTGAAGAACTAGAAGAGTGCGTTGAAGGTCTTGAATCTCTACTTCAAGCTGGTGCTTACAACGCAGCAGCGTTCGGTATCCTTTACCACCGTGCTGAAAAGCTTCACACTAAACTTGGTGGCGCAGACACTGGTGCGGTAGTTGGTGCTGAAGCTCTAGGCGATGCAACGTCAGCAGGTCTTGCAGCTCGTTCAGGTCTTGAAGGCTTCGCAGAAACAATGAAGCAATACAAAGACTCAGCAGTTAAGTTCATCATGAGTATGTACGAAGCAGCTAAGAACTTTGTTAAAGGTCTACTCGACAAATCTGTAGCGATCAACAACCAAGTTAAAGCGACTCGTGCTCGTCTACAGAAAGCAGACGAACTGAAGAAAGACGTGAAACCTGGCAAGTGGGCTTCTCTAGCTAAGATTCACGATACTTCTAAGATCGAACGCCTAATCACTTCAGCTGACGCAGTAGTGAGTGCGGCTCAGAAACTGTCTACTAACGACGTTGCTGGCTACGCTTCAGCTTACGGTAACCTTAAGTCAGCAGTTGAAGGTCTAGCTTCTACAGGCGATTCTACTAAAGCTAAATCTGGTGACAAAGAAACTCACCAAATCAAAGTTGGCGCAGTGATGATTACTGCTAGCGTTTACACTGGCGATATCAAAGAACAAGCTGACGTATCTAAAGCAGCTAAAGCTACATCACTAAGCTTCTCTGCTGATAAATCTGGTGACGTTAAGTTTGAAGCTCTAGACAAGTCTAAAGCAGGCAACTACCTAACTGATGCTGAGAAAGCGGCTAAACGTCTATCAGAACTTAAAGAATCTAAGTCTGGTAACGAGAAAGGTCGTGACGAGCTAGTTGCGGCTATTAAGAAACTTGACGGTAAAGAAGAAGAGTGGGTGAAACCTGCGATCTCTGCTGTTAAAGCTTCTACAGCGATGACTAACAAGATCTTCACAGTTGGTGCTCGCATCCTAGGTAACGTAGCTGACGCTAAACTAGCAGCAGTTAAAGCTTACCTATAATCCAACTCCCGAGTGGGTTAGATACTGATAATCGGGGAGGGCTTAGGCTCTCCCCGATTACTTCACGTTCCCCTTAATTTAGAGGTTAACATAATGAACAAAACCAGTGAAGCTCCAGCCCAGTTATCCACAGTCAAATCTAAATATGATGAGACCAAGAGTGGTACGGATGCAGCTTTAAGGGAAGCGGACAAACCGTTGGATCCTAAAGACCAAGGTACTTTAGAACCAGATCTTCCAGTAAGTGGGGAGGACCTAGAGAAAAGTCTAAACAAAGTAAAGGCTTTTCATACTTTATCTGGCATGAATAGTTTCGAACTTCCTATGGAAGGTCTAGAGAACTTCATGGATTCTGTAAAGGCTGGTGTCCAGTGGTTACTTCGTAAAGCCATGGATATATTTAACTGGATTGCAGACTACGTCTTTAACCGAGTAACTACGCTCCGACGTCGAATCACCAGAATGAAGTATTCCTTCAATGACAACGGAATTAAACTGAAGGACTGTCGTTACCCACGCAGTGTGGTGAGACTCGCCACGAGACCTAATATTCCAAGTTCTCCGGATTTCGCAGTTAAGTCAGTAGAAGCGGCACAGAAGTTTTATAACTCTATGATGTCTCAACAGACTCAAATTGCCAGCTTAACCCGTGCTTTCCCATCGGACGTTACTCGAGCCCAGCTGTTAAACTTCTCTGATTCTTTAGTGACCAGTTACGTGTCAGGCATGGGTGGTAAGCGTGTAAAGGATAATGTTTACGAAATTGCTTTCCCATCAGGTTTCCAAACTATGAAAGCAGTGAGTAATCCTGCTCGCGGGTTTAATGGATTTACTTTAACGGAATACTTCCAAACTAAAGTCAATCCAATCATTCCGGAATCGTTTGTTCCTAGTGCGGATACCGTGCAGCGACTCATCCTCAAAATGGATGTGTGTTTAATGGACGTTGAGAAAGCACATAAGTCACAGCGAAGCTTTGCTAATAACTTTAAACGTTCTATCCAGCCTTTGGCGGACGGCGTAAAGTTATACCCAGAGAAGTCTAAGGAAGAAATTCTGAAGTACTATCGTTGGTTAGTGAACTATCAACACAAGTCAGTCACTATTCCGCTGAACTATTATCTGAGTGTACTATCAGCGGCTGTGGATTTGGTAGGTTCACAGATCCACCCTGCTACTAACAAATAAGGGATAAGTAATGATTACTCCTTTGAAACACATGTTGTTCCTAGTCCGTGCTTACCGAGTTGTGGAAAAGGACTCAATGATTAAAGATCACCGTGACGTGATCATGCTGGAAAAGGTTGCTAAAGACCTTGGCATCGATAAAGATGTCGTTTCTGCTTTCACCATCAATGAACCTTGGGGATTGCTCGGTGCCATTCGTCAGGAACTAATCCAAAAAGTTCATGAACTACACGCTTTCATGGATGGGGTGGACACTCTGGTCCCTGAGAAGTTCGAAGCTCTGTTGAACGACTTCAACTATCACGACATGCGTGACTACTGCCCAGATGCTAAGTTTGATCACGCAGGTTTCTTACATCGCATTACTCCAAAGGAACCAAGTGATAACTTGGTGGACTCAGGGATGATGAAACTCCACCTTGCTAACTTCCAGATCAACTTGGAAGTATTGGAAGAGGAGATCAGCAAAGAGTACTCTAAAGACTTTGATTTGATCGAACGCTGTACTCGTGAGATGATGTTTGTATTTGCCATCTTTGAACACGTTCAAAGTAAAGGGTTGGATTTATTCTTAGAAGACAAAACGCCTGAAGACATCTGGTACAAAAAGTTCCGCGATGGCGTTAGCGCGATGGACCAAGTCCTTGACAGTGATCTGTTGGAGTCTCCTGAGTCGATGACTAAAGAACAGCGTGAATCTGTGGATAAAAACATGGAGACGTTGGAAGTGGACGGCATGGAAGGTTTCTGGAAGGAACTGGATCAATCTCAATCACTTCTCTTACTTAAGTTAACTGGCAATGAAGACTTTAAAGAAGACGTAAAACGCATGGCAGGTAAAGCGGCAGAAATGTTAACCGCTGCTATGAAGTCTTTGAAGGCTCGTTTTGAAGAACGTAAGAAAGAAGGTTCTAAGGAAGCTGAGACCGTCAAGAAAGCTATCGATGAATCTATTGATAAGCTAAAAGGTATGGCGGGTGAACCTGATTCAGGTCATGTTAAGCAATTGCAACAACGTTTAGAGAAAGCTGGGTTTAAAGACCAAGCAAGTAAACTGAACGGTGTTACGACTTACACTCAGTTGAGTCAAGCATTGTCTACCATCTCAGGTGAATTCGGTTCCATGATTTCAGAGATGAAAGAAGCGGAAGCCAAACTGCGTGAAGCAGAAGCAAAAGTTAAAGAAGCTTCTACTCCTCCAGCCGGTACAAGTGACGATGCCGATGAGAACACTAAGGGTCAAATTAAGACTCAAATGTCCGAAGCTCAGAAAACCGCTAAAGAGCTAATGAAAGCAGCGTCTGACTCGATCGGTGAATCCATGAAGTCGATGGCAATGCTACGTGGGATCAAAGCAACACTTGATCGTGTTACCGAATCCAACAAAGAAAAAGAAAAAGTCGACGGTCAAGAATCGTGGATGCTCTAAACTGAACGGGTGGGTCCTTCGGGATCCACCTCTTTATTCGATTTTATGATTATTCACTGAAGGGGGAGTTTATGCTCACTGCTCTTTTTGATGCAGGTGAGACGTATCGTAATGCGACACGTCCCGCTATTCTCGACAGCATCTACTCTGTATTGGAGTACTACCAAGTTCGAGAAAAAGACCTGACGGTGTACCTGAATGGCGAAGCACAAGACGCTCGACCTATGTACTCCAGCCCGGAAGACGGACCAAGGTCAGGTCAGTACACTGATTTCATATTTCGTAATAAACTGTTTGCCGTAGCAGAAGTGGTCACCACGGAGTTCAACTCAGGTTACGGTAACATGGGGAGACAACTAAACAACTTCCCGTTATGGTACAATTCTTTTGTTCGTACTAATATGGTTCCTATCTTTGAGGGTCGTAAAGTGAACGTCGATTGTAACGTTCATTTCAATACCCGACAACAAGCTAAGAACTTCCGCAACCGACTTCAACGTATCTACGACTTACAAGGAGCACAACCTTGGTTCCGTGCTCATATTCATTACCCTGTCCCTTACGAGTTCATGTTACTAACCAGTCACTTGAAACAACTTAGTGAAGCGGCAGGACTTAGTTCTACAGAAGAAGAGTACCCAGATTGGTTTATTCGTCACTGTACAGCACCCACAAGCATTTTAACTAACGCAGCGGGCGAACATCCTATCTTTGGGATTAAACGTCGTATAGAGAACTCTGAGTTGATATTAGAAGAGCCTACGATTGCATTGGTACAACGTAACCAAGAAGTCTTAGGTAAATACGAAGTCAGCTTCCGCTACTCTTTCTATTGGCAAGAACTCACTAACTGGAAGGTCACTTATCCATTGATGGTTAATCAGCTTCCGATTAGTTCGGACTTCGTTAATTCCCCATTAGTTGAACCAGGGAATCCGCACAGTCCATTTAAGTTCTTTGAATTGCAGGCTGGTGATTCTATCAAAGGCTTTGACGGGACTAAGCATTACTACCATGCTCGCTATCCGTTGTATGACCCTTGGTTCCCACCACCGAACTATGATCGTGTAGAACCTAAGGTTATCGTTAACTTTACAGTTAAGAATGAAACAGACAAGCAGTTCTTGTTCAACATCAAAGAAATCCCAGGCATGCAATGGAATCCCATCATTCTCCAGTTTATCCTGAAGTACCATGATTTGATTACCGTTAGAAACAATCTAGTCCTTTGGATACAGCTTTATTCTGATGACCTCCCAGTACTACAGGAAGACATCGAACTGGATGAAGAAGGTAACCTGTTTTTATTGAGAGATCCGGTAATAGAGAACAACTACCGCTTTGTACTGAACATCGATGGTATGTTAGGTCTACTTACTGATCAAGGTAAACGTCTCATTATCGAAGATGACAACTACCGCCTCAAAGTACTTCCTGAAGTGTTCCCTTGGTGGAACTGGAACACGCTTAAAGAAGTAGAAGAAGCAGGACCGTGGGGATCGACCGGAACACCCGTCCCCGGGTGGGAGACAGGTGGTAAGGATTATTACGACGATCACGTTGTGGTGACCTTGGAAGAATTGGAAAAGGCAATCGATATGATCGCGGCTTTACCAGAGTTCCCTGACACTCCTTCATTCATGCTAGACATGTCCTTAGTAGTGAGGTGACAAAATGTCTTTTTTAGAACAAGCTCCGGGAATCAATGATAAACCGGATTTAAATAAACCTACGGTATATGCTAAAGAGTACCGTCACTCTATTGTGGACTCTGAGTACATTCCACACACGAGTTTGTTACACAACGTTAGTGGTCAACCTATTCGTTGCGATTACTACCGTCAGTACTTAGGGCAAGACGAAGAAGTCGTCGGTTTACAGTTAAACGATATCGTAACGTATCAGTCGTACACCGAGATCAAGAGTCTGGTCTACAAGCGAGATGGTGACCCTTCTCGTAACTGGAATGAGGAACGCTACGAAGTTAACCAAACTTGGGTAGGGTATTTTGTCTTTGACCTACAGCCTTTGAAAGCGGACATCTTTGTTCAAGATATAGGTGATGGACGCGCAGGTTTAATCCAGCTCACTAAAACTCCAGAGCCTATGTCGATTGCCAAAGACAAAGTTTACATGTGTGAGTGCACTTTGTTGGCGGAGATGAATGAAACGATCGAAGCGAACATTCGCAGTAAGGTGGTGGAAACTTCATGGTTCTCGGCAGAATCAGCACTTAAGGGTGGTCAAGCGATCATCACTGAGGAAAACCGTCAGCTAAACCAAAAACTAGATCGTTGGGCTTACATGATCTCACAACACCTGTTGACGAATCATTACTGGAACCCAGAACGTACAATCGCTATTGTGGAAGATGATAAGTTGTATTATTACGACGCCTTCTTGGTCCGTTACTTACAACGTGTTATCCCCCACAAATACATCCCGGGTGCGTCTCCGATCGAATCGCTTAACTTTAAGGTGGGTCGTAATTTCAATTACGATAAAGAGCTCACCATTTGGGATTGTTTCATTCAAGGTTCGTTTGACTTCTTACCAATGGTGAGTAAAGAACTCTATAAGTATAACCGGACTTCGATGATGTCGTCCCGAGGCTATACTGGTTTCCTTGCCACCAAGTTTGACTACATCTTGCTCCCTAGTAAACTGGAGTTCAATGAACTCAACTCTCTTTACATTTCAAGAGACAACGGGTTTGCTCCTCGCCCTCCTATGGAAGAAGGTGTCAAGGTCCCTAACTATTTCTCCGAAGAGTTTTACAACGGGGGATACAAAGGTGAGTTTGAGCAATGGTGTAAGGAGTTCTTTGGTGATCGCACGGTCGATCGAGAGAAGATTTTAAAATTCTGTGAAGCGTATAACACGTGGTCGCCGAAAGATCAAATCTACCGAGCAGGTATATTGGTCTCAGCGATCATGACATCTAAACGCGTATTTGGAGGTTAATGTGGACATCGTCCGTTACACTTATGTTCGTAAACGTTTGATTGATTTATGGCGAGAACTTTCTTATGAAGGATTCCGCATGTTTGTTCCAGCTCAAATGTTCATGACAAAAGATCAAATACAAAACCACGAACACGTCAGCTACCAAGATTCCTTTGGCTGGGGAGATAGCATTCGTACCCATCAACCGTTCTTGATTACGGTCCCAATGCTTAAGGACTTAATCAAAGGTATTAACAAAGAGTCAAGTATTGGGTTTTATGACGCGGACGATTCCATAAGACTTTTCACTCACATCACTGAATACTTAGACTTGTGGATGGAAATTGCAAATGACGCCCCTCAATACTACATTCCGCATGTGCCGGAGCTTTATGAGTTAGAAGACGTCGCCTTGTGGGTGTTCCACACTTATCGTCCCGTCATGATCCATAGAGCTAATATGAAGCTCGCTAAGCGCCGTGCAGAAGGGGAAGACCTAACTATGAATCCATTCTTGCTCTTATTGAGAATGGGTGCTTCTGAGTCCGTAGACGAGATTCCAGAAGAAGTTAGCTTCAGCAGTATACTTGATGATCGCCTCCCTGCTCGATTGAGAGACTACTACACTCAAAGTAAACGTGCGGCAGCTTCAATGGACGTGGAAGAAGAATGGCGTATTAACATGGCTGATATCGCCGACCTCATTGCTTAGGAGTTACTATGATACCTTTAGAACTCAGTAACCTCATGGAACAAGCTCAGCTCAACGCAACCAAACCTGCTCCGATTGTTTACGAGTTGGAAGGGATGTTTGTGCTTCCGGAAGGTTACGTGAGCATTATTGGTGTGGAGCGCATCACTGGTTTAGCCAATTACGTTGGCGCAAGGAGTGACGACATCCGGGTGAGGGTTCGCATTCAACCCGGTGTTTATCAGCGTGAAGTATTGCCCTACAAAGACGATCTACAATTCGAACTTATTACGACCACTGATGCTGGTTCTGAAGTTCGTTATTATCGTTGCATTCCATTATCGGTGAACGATACGGAATCCTTAGGCAATACGACTAAGGAAATGGACCTCGGCCTTTACGATGACCAAAACTTTATTAGTCTAGACTTCCAGCTAATGGACTTAGGGTTTTCTAAACTGCGGACCATACCTTACTCCGACGTGTTCTTATCAGCAAATGTAAAAGATGTTATCCACTACGCATTAAGTTCTGAAACGATCGACCTTGGGTTAAGCGGTCAAGATAAATTCAAAGGTGTCTTTATAGAAGAACCTGTGGACAACACGGTAGTCTACCGACAAATCACTTTCCCTCAAGGTAAGACAAACTTAATCAACGTCGTACAGTTCCTGCAAGAAACCGACTACGGGGTTTACTCTCGAGGAGTAGGTTCGTACTACGCTAAAGGAGAGTGGCGTGTCTACACGTTATGGGATACTGTAAAATATGACCGCAGTGACTATACGTTGGATATTATCCGTGTGCCTGAAGATGTCATGCCGACCATTGAAGCTTCCTACTACCTGAACGACACTAACTTAAGTATCGTTTCCAGTGGACGTGGTGAGTTGCGTAACTCTGTCGATATACAACTTCAGAACAAAGGCACTGGTCAACAGATCATCTCGAGTAAAACCGCTAACGGCATGGTAGGTAGTCACTATGAGAAAGGGCAAGTCTTGCTGACACGTCAAGACTCATTAACTCAATACCGTACCGTAGAGCGTAAGTCTGGAGAAGAGCGCATTAACGTTAATCCCGTTCCCACCAACAACGTCGCCCGTGAACTGTCTAAGTCTCGAGTGAACAATGGTGAGATTCTCACTATTCCTTGGAAGAACGCGGACCCTCGTTTGGTGCGCCCTGGTATGCCTTTCCGTTATTACTACTTAACGTCGGAAGGTTTGGTGAAACAACGTACGGGAACCGTCATTGGTATGGCGTTCGATTACGTGCCTAAAGACGCGTCTCCTCAGTACATGTTTTATTGCAACGTAAACTTAACTCTGTTTATGGGTCTGGAAGAACAATACGTTTAATAACTACGGTGGACAGAGTCCACCGTAGTTACTTTTGCATTCATATTTTTTCAAATCTATATCACCTACATGAAACTAAGAACAGTTTCATTTTCATTAACCTTAATAGGAAACCAACTATGTCTGATAATAACGAATACCAAACACGTAAAAATGCAATGTTAGGTCTTATTGAAGAAAACCAACATGACGCTTTGAAATCCCTGGTGGTGACAGTTCACAAACCTTGTCCAGAAGGTCAAGGAGAAGTCCGACTTACTTCTCCTATCGAGATCCAACCCTTCATCAAAGATAAGGATCCTGAAAACATTTATTGTCTCATCGATGGTCGTCCCACCACCCCTGAAACACTAAAAGAAATGAGTATGCCGGGGGACTTACTTCGAGTGGATTTAAAAGAAGATTCGGTCACAATGGAGTTGATCAAATGCTTAGGTCGCTGCAACTACGCCATAGTTGGTGATCCGACCGGACTGATAGAAACCCTGAGAACTCAATTAAAACCCAAAGAAGTGCGCTTCTATCAAGGCAACCATGAAACGGACTTAATTACTATTTCTGAACAAATAGAAGTAGAAGATAGCTTCATGGTGGAAGTGTTTGGTGGACGCATTAACATCACATTACTGGATGGTGAGAAACAACCTAAGCTAAATCCTCACATGCAGTCGGATGCATTCGTTTGTTTAAAATCTTTGTGGTTAGGAACCATAAAAGATATCGACGAAACTAAGCCGGATTTTTCTATACGGAGAATGGGTTTACATGGTCGCAGTGATACGCAGTTTCTATCAAGACAAGTGATTCATCGACCTCACATCGAGTTCTCCACTCGTATTGTGGAAGGATTCATGACCGAGGAGCGAGCCGATCAACTTCGTGAACTGGCTGAAAGTCTAGAGTGTTACGTTGGGAACACTAAGTGTGACGTGGAAGAGTTTCTTCACATCATGGACCCAGATGATATTTTACTGTTACAGATCTTCAGTGATAAGCTTCGTCTGGTCGTTAACCAAGCGGTTGGGGTCTTTCAGCATCAAATTAAAGACAGCACGGACGGAACCAAATTAGCTGTACTGAAGCGAGCAAAGTCTATGTTGACTAATTCGACATTTGGTGCTTACGGAACTCCGTACACACTAAGTGCTCCTAAGACCTACCTTGGTCCCAAAGCTGTGCCACCTTCTGTGTTCATTAACTACTTAAAGAAAGGCGACACCCTAGTTTCACATTCACTGGGAGTGTCGTCGGCAATAAGTTGTGAACGCGCAGACAAACAAGATTACTCGGAATCTAAATTGTTTGTAGATTGTACGATTCACTCTCCTCAGTTGGATGGTGAGGGATCCACATTATTAGAAGACGGGTTTGTTAAAGAAATAACAGACGCGTTAGTGGATCAAGATCTGATTCTACCTAATTGGGAGTCAAAAGCAACTTTAGTATGTCCTACGGCGTTTTCTAAACTACCTGTCAAAGGTGTGAAACTTAAACAGTCTCGTAAAGAGATGTCGCCATTAATGAAGCGCATGATGAAGCGCCTTTAATTCATCAACCGATAACAACTGATTTTACCAATGCATCAATTAAGGATTTATACCATGACTATCAAGAAAGACGGCTCACTAAACCAAATTCGTATCTTCGCACTAGTTCAGCTAAGCAGCTGGATTTATCGTCACCATAAAGTGAAGAGTATCAAAGCGATGGCGGAGGTGGCTGAAGTGAGTCCTTCAACGTTGAGCTCCATTAAGAACGGTAGCGTTAAAAGCATCTCACTTAATCGCATCTTTGCTATTATGGATAACTTGAACATCAACTACACTTTTCAAATGGTACGTCGTAGAGGGATCACCAGCTATTCGTTCCAGATGGACGTGTATAACGTTCGTAAGTCCGATACAAGAGAACTAGAAGTTAGCTACCAAGAAGAGTACAACCAACTTCGTAGTCACCATCAGTTAAACGAAACTAGTTTCAATAACGTCGTACACCTTTAATCCACCTAAATACTCAGGGGTCCTTCGGGGTCCCTGAGTATAGGAGTTTATTATGTTTTTAAAAGTTAATCCTATCTCACCTTATTTTGGTCATCACTCTAAACCAATCATCCAGAGTCAAACAAAACGCCGTAAAACGAACAGAGACAGCGATAAAGACTTTCAGGCTGTATTGGTCCGAGAATTAAACAAAACGGTAAACAGAGGGCGTTGAGATGCGTTTATTTAACTGTTTCAAAAAGAAACCCAAAGACTTTCCTTATGAGAATGTCGCAAGACTGTTAATAAGAACCAGTCCAGAAGAAGAACTCACTTTGAGAGTGACTCGATACAAGGACTTGTATTTCGTTAACGCTTACGATATTTTCCGATGGAGTAATGGGACTTGGTATAATCAGTACGTTGATCAAGCATCGGACGAATTCCTGATCTCTGCTCTAAGGTCATTAAAGTGTGAGTTCGTAGTATCTGAATTTAATAACTTAATTCACGGAACTCTATTACTTGATCATTTCGAATCTAAGTAAAATATTTTCTTACTGTGAAAGTTATCCTAATGGGGGAGGGGGCAAAGACTTGAAAACATCGAAGATAATTTAATTAATATATTAAGTTAAATATACCTTAGAGTATATACGACATTACGAAGTGATGGGAGTATATACGGTGAGTATTACGAAGTAATACGGATAAAGGTTATTTAACGTATACTGCATTAAAGACCGTTAGGTCACGATAACAATTGATAACAAAGAGAATACATTATGACTAAGCTAACTTACACTCAGCGTTTCGCTACTCGTTTTGAAAAGAAAATCATGTCTCAACAGCCTGAACTGTTAAAGCTATACCAGCGTATTTGTGGTCACGACTACTGGTATGATTTTTGTGACGCGTTACCGGGCTGGCGTGCAGGTCTAGAGAGTGAACGAGATATCATTCGACAGTTAGATGAAAATAAAGAACACAAATACTATCCTATCTTGCAATGCCTCTGGAGTAACAAAGGGGATAAGGAATCGATCGATAGTGGGAACGTGTTCGAGGAGTGGTTAGAAAAATACCGAGATGAGTCCATGGATATGTATCGTTTCTTAGAGACACTAGATCGTCTTCAAATGGATGATGAGAAAATTGCTAGAGCGGTTAGAGCAATGCGTCAAGTAAGTAAGTTCTTGATTGAAGAATCCGAGGTAGAATCTAAAGTCGTTGACTACTTCCCTAAGTTGGTTTACACGAAACACTTGGGTCCTAAGTCGATCGGTAAGTGTTACGTAGATAAAGTTCAACTTCCTAGAAAACTCCAGCGTTTCACAGAGGTGATGGTAACACGTGCCGAAATGTATGACTTTGATTGTTTAGGATTACTTACCCCTCATGTCGGTACGTTTGATACGGTCCGTTTTGATCCTGAGTCAGAGAACGAAGAACACTTGGCTTACATCAAGGGATATCACTTCAAGTCAGTATACATCCTTAAAGGCAAACTACTGGCTAAAATTCGTCGTATTGAACTGCGTGATCTGAAAGATCTAACCGAGGTGTTAAGAGGAAAGGGATCAGTTCAATCTCTTTACACTCCTAAAGACCTGGAGCGCGTATGAGTGATCTAAGAAACCATTACGTTCGAGATTGGCTAACCAACGATGAAGGAGCGCTATGTTGCGCCGAATTCTTTATTAGTGAGTCTTACAAAGGGAGGTTCATTAATGTAGGTTACTCCATCAAAAACCGAAATGTCGCCTCCGTATTTTGTATGTTGGATGTTGACAACACACTGAATCAAGAACTCAACCGCCACATCCAACATGTCACCGAACTCATTGGTGTACTAGATAAAGTTCATGAGTTCATCACCACTTCGAGTAGTGAAGGGAGTCGACAACGATCTTGGGCGGTCCCACATCGAGATATCCACGATCAAGTGACTATTTCTATCCAACACCATTTTAAGAACTCTTTTAAAATGATCATACAAATAGGGACTTCTACCACGTATTTTTCTATGGAAGATGAAGAGATGGTGGATGTACTTTTAACATTGACAGACTTGGCGAAACAACATAACAAGGCATTGGGTAAATTGGTGGCGTCATGAAAAAGATCGGAAGAAGAGAGTTCTTGAGCGACAAAGGGTTGAGTATGGTCGCCTACAGTTGTTCGGTCAATGACAACAATTTGTTGAAGATGTATTTTACCATCTATCTAAATAAAACGGACGTCACTTTACATCGTGAAGTGTCATTGAAAGAATACCCGCTTCGAGAACTCAACATCGAGTCGGCGTTCAACAAAATAGAGCGCCTCATCAAAACTTTACAGGAGTACGTAAAACACTTACAAGACGGTGGAGTTGTAAATGATCACCGCCCGGTCGGGTTATTAGTTGAACCTGATACCGGAGACTACGTAGGAGAAACCAGTACAGTTCATTTATGGGCTAATGGGGAACAGGTCGTTTTTAGCTTAACTAGTTGTGAAAAGAAACTAAGGACTACCTTGGATCGAGAACCTACGATAGAACTACTGACAACACTCATCGGACACTTATGGTGTCACTTAAACGATGCGAAAACGATAACACAGAATGCACTAAAATAAACAAGGATTCCACCATGACTAAATATCGCACTCTCATAGACCATTACCGAGGCGTGTTAGGTTTAAGTCAAAAACTTAAACCTGTTGACATTAACCGCACCTCCCTCCACATCACCAACTTGGGCATCAAAGACCAAGAGACGAAAGCGTTGTTTACCGTCGCTTATTTCCACCTCAAAATTCACACCCGTTTCGATGACAGAAAATCTCAAGTCACCGCATACACTTTATCCGAAGGCGTGCGATTATTGGGAGCGGGTTACGACAAAGAAACCGTCACAATGGAAATGATCGCTATGCCGAGTAAGTTCTACGACAATGAAGAGATCATCGTCAACGTAGCGGATGTGGCATTAGACTACCTGGAACGCATGATAGGTTCTGTGGAAGAAGCATTAAAAGAGCGAGTCATGGCATGAAGATCTTGAATAAGACTTATCTGTACTTCGTTAGTTTGTTTTACAATATCTTCTATCGTATCAACCCAGAACAAGAAGTGTTTGTTGGTTATCTAACTCACTATCTCTCTAGACTTGGTTTTGACAATGTCCACTTGTTTTTAAACAACGAACGAGTCCAGCGTCAAACCGAGTTTTTAAACTACCATAACTATAAACAGAATTACCAGGGAGCTGTGTTCATTGCTGGATGTTGTTATGCCGAGTTTAACCTCGGTTTTAAACACCATCATCAGTGCTTGGCATTTGGTCAAACGTTGTCGGACGTTTTTAAACATCGTCATCAATTTGAAGAAAAGCCAAGGAGCGTGGTGATTGCCGAATCCTTAGAGCGAATGGGGGTAACTGAAACCGTTGAACTCTCAAGAGCACTCAATAAGGCTATCGACAAAATCTTAACTTACTGAACAGGAACTATTATGCTGAAGGAAATCATTCAAGCTTTCTCTGACAAAATGGAAGAGAACGGACCTATTGATCCGAACCAACACCAAGACGACACTATCCTTGTTTTAGGACTTCAGACCACATTACCGCACGAGTGCTTACACCCCAACGGCCATTTCCTTAACTTGATGGCTTGTGCGTTATCTGGACAACTGCTTGCTCTCAAAGCACTTACTAAGAGTGAAACCAATATCCTCAACGTTCTGCATTACATCGACTACTTGCACGAGACAACGCTTTACGGATACGTGGATGTATCTGAGATAGAAGAGTTGAAAGATCAAATCATCTCGGTTACTTTTTAACATTTAAAATAACTTACACCCATATTACTTGGGTGTAAGTTCACTCTTAATATTTAATAAACCTTTATAGAGGAAACATCATGAAAGACGTTAACCACCTACTAGCTGCGCTTGACATCAACCTTAACTTCAATCTACCTGAAACTAATGTCCAAGAGATCATGTGCAAAGTTTGTCCTAACCTAGCCTTACAGCTACTTAAGAAAAGAAATGAAATTCTTAAAGAGTCTCTGCAACTACACTGTATCTTTAGAGTTGGAAATGGTTGACGCACTTAACTTGTTGCAAAACAGTACCGGCTTCTTCAATAGAAATTTCAACCACAACATCATCTCTGCACCACTTGCGTTTGGCGAGACTTACTACAACAAGTGTGTTCGTACTTTATCCACTTTAACCCAGGTACCACCGCCGGTATCAGAAACCTTCATGCATTGGTTGGTGTTAGGTGAAACAGTTAACAAAACGTTGCCGAGCAACGTCTACTCTAATTTTGAGTATGCATGTTCATCCATTGGGTTAGGGGAAAGTTTCAAAGCTGTCTTCACTCCTGATGTTACTAATTCATCATTTGATGCGAAGAAAATTACAGCACTTGACCTCACTAATTGTCTCAATCAAACGTCAGTGAGTCATGGTTCCGTGCAAGCTGCTCAATTAGCTGAATTTGGAATGAGAGTCACGAACTTAATAAGTGCCCCAATTCCATTTGGGACTCGTGCTTTGGACTTAAGTGATCCAACACCGTTGTACGAATTGGTTCTAAAGCATCTAGGTAAATTAAGTGGAGTTAAGTACGAACCTAAGTTGATTAGTTTAACCAACTTATTGTTGCTTGGCGAAATACCTAAAGAACCTATCCTCCTAGAACCGAAAAATTACCAAAAGTTACTTTCTAATTTTGGTGCGCAGTATTCGAACATGGAGACTTACGCTTTAATCCAAACCTACGTAAGACCGGCTAGTACTTCTCCAAACATCGCTCAGCTATTAGGATGTGCGGGAACGTCAAATAGACCGTCGTTCTGTTTGCAAAGTATAGAACATGCTTTCAACACAGTTGCGGAGGAAAAGTTCTCTCGTAAGGAAGCAAGACTGTTGTCAAGACTTTACTCCGACTTCCACACTCGTGAACCAGAGTACATCGTTACTCATTACGAATTGGAAGATTTCATGAAGCTAGACTGTTACATCCGTTCTCTGCTCCAAAAATACCACGGTACATTTGGTGGTGTGTTGAAAGGGGTGACTGCTTGGCACGAGATTCGTGGGAAGTTAAACGAAAAGGCTGATATGGAAATGAAAGAGAAAACCGATACACCTTTAGCTAAGTTGATGACCAAGTCTCGCTTACAAGCAGAGGCAGTCATCGCCGAAACAACACCTTTCTTATTTGAAGATCGTCAACTTACTTCAGAAGAAATTAATGAAGTTCTTAGTCAAGCGGAACACGAGACTTATCTCCTAGCATTGTTAGCGTTAGAAAACCAAATCGACTTAGAAGGTGTTTTTGATAACCCTGATGAAATCACATCTCTAACCGTTAATAAAACTCAGTCATCGCAAACCTCCCTACCGGAACCGGAAATAACGGACACACCGCTTCAAATCAAATTGGAAAAACCTTCCGATGAAGTAAAGGTTGTGAAGTATGTTTTGGACCGACTAAACGATAAACTCAAATATCAAGGGGGTGATCTGGATAATGTGCTCCAACAGTACTTCGCAACTCGTCCGGTCTCCATCGATACGGTTATTCGTTGTTTGGCCCTGCTTCCTAAATCCGTTGACACCTCAGGGTTAAGTGAGGAGATCAAAACCACTTACGAAGGACTGATCGCAGGTAAAGGTACAATGCAAATAGAAAGCTTCCCATCCCTGGGTCAATCTATTGCAGAAGCTATTTACTTAGCGTTAAACCCTTTGGAATTTGCTGGATGGTAAGATGTCTCTTGTAGATGAAATACAATCTCCCTTCTTTAGGGAGTTGTGTCAATACCTTAACCAACTCACTTACACGTTGGATGATTTTGAAGATCCTTATCTTTATCAAAACCTCCAACAAGAATTAACGCGTGAACTCTTTCGTATATTGAAACCACACGTTATATCTCGTCCAGACATTCGGGAGAAATACCGGCAAGCTGATTTAAGGGTACATCTCTTCCTAACGCCCCATGAGGTTCGCTACTGCGTAAAACCAGTAGTAGTTGACCTAGCGTGGGACTTAATGGAAGAAACCTTACCAGAGCCCGTAGAGAACCCGATGCCGTCGGACAAACTACCATTTTAACATTTAACTAAAAACACTACCTGGTCGTAAGACTGGGTAGTGTAATTATAAGGAGGGTAATTTGAACGTACCTGCTGTCTTAGGTGCTATGTTTGGTACCGCTATTACTGGGGCTACAACAGAAGACCTGAAAATGACTTTACTAGGTGCGGCTACGGGAGCAATCACCGTGGGTATATTGGACTCTACTCGTGATGAAGACAAACCTTCATTAGGGACTAGAGATTTTTGTACATCAGCATGTGCTTCTATTTGGCCTGTGCTGATCTACGAAAAACCTCAGGAATATATTCCTTACTACTTTGAAGAAGATGAACAATTTACGGGTGACGATATCTTAGATATGCCATTAACATTTGATCATTAGCAATTATAACTCCTACCTCCCATTTGGGAGGTAGGAGTTACTCACTCATTTATTTTTTTTGTTATGCATCGAAATCGTCGAACTCATTACCGTCATCATCGAGTTGGACTTTAAACGAACGGCGACACTGGTTCTTACCATTTATGTCATGAACTAAGCCTTTGGTCGGGTCGAGGTCATAAATGCCGAAGCGATCACTCATTGGAGAACCTTCACCACCTCGCGCTTTACCTAAGGACCATGTGAAGTACGCTCTATCTCCACCCGGTTTAGCAACGTGGAATGTGAACTCGTAATCTACTTCGTTGGTAATCTTCGTAGAAGTCTCGGTCATGGATTTGCCACCGACTTCACGGGCGAAGTAAAGTTCAGATTCATCATCTGCTTCACGGAGATGTTTCTTTGCTTCTGGTGATAACTGGTGGGGAGTCACAAAAGCGATACCCCGGTTTACCATAAAGGCACGAGTCCGACGATATAAGTCTTGTAACTTATCGCCTTTAGTTTCACCCGTCATCCCCTTTAAGTCAGCCATCGCCAAATAGTCGTAAGCATAGAAAATGATCTCATGACCTTTCATCTCTAACTTACGGATACGGTCTGTGATGTTGTAGTAGTTATCTTCCGTTGGGTTAACACGGTTGATTTTCAACACCCAACCGTTCTCAGCAAAAGCGTCGATGATAACTTTAGCGATATCCGCAGCCGGTGTAGAAGTGAAGTCCCCAACTTCACCAGTCTTGTTTACCATGATCAGTTTGTAGATACGTTCAATGATAACGTCCAACGCATCTTCTGCTGAATCCAATAATACGGTCGGTATACGACTTCGGTCACGCAACATCGGTTTGTTGTATAAACCAACAGACGCCACTACATGACCTAGACCAAATGACTTACCACGGTTAGTCAGGGCGTTAATCAAGTAGAACTTACCACGACGTAATCCACAGTCCGGATACAACGCACGGTTCATACCTTGCAAGCCTAATTTAAGTACACCCTCTGCGGAGGATTCTTCTTTGGCTCGTTCAATGATTTTAGTGAAAGAGTCTGGGTCATCAGTATCAACGGACTCCACCAGTGAAGGGTCTTTATCCCCTAACATCTTTTGAGTCAATTGATCTTCAATCATGTCGGCTAATGCTGCCCACTTCTCTTTGGTCATCTTAGATGGATCACCGAAGAAAGGTTCTTTGATTGCTTCTTTAAAATCCAGACCAAACTTTTCGTCTGCTCGTGCTTTACGGATTTCTTTGATGTGCTGGTAGATGACCTGTCGGGTGCGTTCTTCTGATGGGTAATCTTCCAGACCGTATTCGATACTGGATTTTAATTCTGGAGCTTCTTTAGAGAAATCAAGCACACGCTGCATTAAGTTTGATTTTATGACCGGTTCGTCTTTTGGCTGGTCCAGAACCCACTTAATGGTGTCCCTGATTGAAACCTCTATCTTTTTGTCTTGGGTAAAAACGTCGCCCTTTGCTTCTGGTATGAGCGCCAAGGTATCGAGTAATTCTTGTGTCAAAGATTCGTCGGTCAGCTTACTCGCTTGATAGAGAGACGTTAGTATCTTGACTAATTGTAACAGCGGACTCATAAATGCTCCAATTTAATGTATATCTTTAAAGGTTAAAGGTTGAATATGAAATTTGTGAATAGTGGTCTGTCCGCACCTAAAAAGGTTTGGGTGTTAACCGACCAACAGTTACTAAGTTTAGATGCAGCAGGTATAGGATTTGACCGTTTGTCAGAACTTCCTACTTTACTTGATAAGTTGCCTGAGCAAGATGTTATCGACATTGCATTAACTCAATACCGAGTCGGTTTGAAGTTTGGTGTGGACGTTGGAAACGTGTTCGAACAATTTAATGATGACTATAAAGATATCCTGCTCAGTAAAATTAAAACCGAACAGAAACGTCTTTCTAAGGTACAACATCTTACGGAATTGAAGAACTACAGTAAATTCTATGTACATAACACTAATGAATTATTGGTGTTGGTCATCACAGACGCTGAAGTGTCTATGAATTATATTAGTGGACTATGTGCTTCGTTCACTGAGCTACATGTGCAGTCGTTTACCGAAAGCATGTTGAAAGCATTGTATCAAACTTACGGTTACACCTACCTTCATCATAAAGAGTGTTGCCGCAATTTGATAGATGGAGAGTTCAACTTGGCTAAGGTTTACCAAGCATTGGTCTAGTGTGTTGTAACATTCTATGTGCAACAGAAAAGCACAAACAAATATTTGTTTATGTTTATCATTAAAATTAATACATTTTTTCGATAAAGGAAAAGAGTAATGAAAAGAAATATCGTAGCTCAGCTGACCCCTAGTTCTGCTGGCGTTTACACAGCTATCAAAGCGGGTCTTAACCAAGGCGCTTTCCAGTCGTTTGCTGGTGTTGAATCTCTACAAACAGCGAGCGAGCAATTAGGCTTGGTTACTGGTAACGAATCATTCAGTGGTTCTGCGCGTGAAACACTTAAAGCCCTAACTGGTGAACAGCAATTCGCTGTAATCAACTCTGTGCAGCGTGCACTAGAGAAAAACTCTGTTGACGGCATGGAATCTCTACTAAGCGAAGAAAAGAAAGTCGCTGGTATGGAAGGTTTCTCTTGGGCTCAGTCTCCTGGTCATTCTGTTGAAGGCAAAGCGGCTTCTATCACACTTAACGCTCTAGCTCACCGTCAAACTGACGCAGCTGAAGCGATGTTCAAGACGGTTTCTGTTCCTTACGAATCAGAGCAACTTGAATACACAGTTCGTACTTCAGGTCTAGGTCGTTACATCTACGGTGCATCTGCATTTGATTCAGCGTCTCAACTACAACCTGTTACAAGCCTACTGCGTCAGTCTAAATACTTCCTAGACGACACACTAGAGCTAACTCCGGTTTACCCAGCGGCATCTGATTCTCCAGTTCGCAAGCTATTCGTTGACGAAGCAGACTTCACTCCTTGGGAAAAGTCTTACTCTAACGCGGACGCACTACGTCGCTCAAACCACCTAACGTCTTTCATTAAGACTGGTAAAACAATTACCAACCTACTAGGTATCGCTGAAGTACCTGGACAGACTCCTTTCGATAACTCAACTGACGAAATCGAAGCGAACTCTATCACTGTTCAGAAAGTTCTATTCAAAGTAACTATCGGTGGCACTGACCACGTTCTAGTACTTCCAACGAACAACTTCACAAACTCTTCTTTCGGTGTGACTTCTAACGGCCACAGCTCTGACGACCGTCTACTAAACATGGTTGTAAAAGCTCTACCTGTTACTGCGTTCCAAGCAAAAGACGGCACTGAAACAACAGCATTCGATCCAGTACAAGCTGGCGGCGCTAAAGCTTACTTCAGCTTTACACTTGGTGGTACTTACCAACGTCAAACTAACTCGATCACGACTAACGCGTCTGATCTAAACCTTGACTACATCGAACTAGATGACGTTAAGCACAACCAGGCTACTAAGTCTACTACTGTGAAAGCGCTATTCAGCAAGTTCGAAAACGGTCAAGTGATCGGTTGGTTGCCTTCGTACAACCACAACAACGTTAACCGTACTAACTTCGGTTACCGTGTTGAAGTGTTCGACGCACACAAAGTGATGAACGTTCGTCGCGAAACTCCTATCTCTGTGAAATACCCAGTTGATAAGAACGACGTGAACGAAGAGTCTCTAAGCTTCGCTATCGAAGAGATGAACACAATCCTACAAGCGCAAACTACAGCTAAAGCTTACCAAGCTGCTGAAGGTCACATTGCACGCGTAGCATCTCTAAACGGTCACGCGATCGTAGGTAACGAACAGTCTGCTTCTGTAATGGCTGGTATGCACTTCGTTAACGCTTCTTACCTAAACCGTAAGATGAAGCTAGCGGACGCTGTATCTGCTCTTGACTCTACTACAGTTCTAGAAGCTGTAGAGAAAACGCTAACTATGAACATCACTGAGCTATGTGCAGCACTAAGCACAGTGTCTGGTCTAGCGGCGATTTCTGAGTACCGTCGTATCGACAAGAAGTGGGTAATCGTTGGTCACCAAAACCTAGCACGCTACATGATCCGTCAAGGTGATGCACGTACTATCGGTGCTGGTATCTCGTTCCAAGCGATCGAGTCTAACCTAGACGACATGATCGGTAAGTTCTACATCTTCCCAGAATCTGACACTAACGGCGAAAACATCGACGTTATCGGTGGCATGGGTGTGATGGTTTCTAAAGAACACCAAGTGATCCAAGCGAACCTAACTCGTAACAACGCGGACTTCGGTATCGTAATCACTCAACCAGCATACAAACACCACTCTGTATGTCCTATCATCGGTGTACTAGAAATCGAAGATGCGAAACACGCAATCGACGAAGAAGGTCTAATCCGTTACCTAAACGCTCAGCGCGTAAAAGTAACTAACGCCGACGAGTTCCCTGAAGCTGGTGGTGCTGCTGGTGCATCAGCTGACGCTGACGCTGGTAAACTACCATAGAGCGAACTAGTTAACTAAACCGTTAACTTACTTTAATACTCCTCCCTGCTTTCGGGCAGGGAGGAGTATTATGTTTCTGTTAAATTTTTACAAACCTATATTATCTTCCTGATGCATGACGATGTATCGTTTAATTACTTAATTAAGTTTTGTTGTACATTACCTCATGAGGAAATATATTATGTCTGTAAAGATCCCTTCTAACTTTCTTGAACGTCCGCAAATCTATGGACGTGAGAAACCAGCACATCGCGAACATATAAACGTCGAAGTCTTAAACTACACAACGGAAGACTTGTTCATAAAACGCAGTTCATACAACACCGTGTGTCAACCGCTTACTATTATGGACGAGCCAAGATGTTGTGTAGAAGTCATTGTTACTTATTCTTTTAACTTCGAAAACATTCCTTCTTTCTTTGAACCGGAAACTCCACTGGACTTATACATCATGTTTAAGATCAGAGAAGCGTACCGCAATAAGTCGGAGGAGGAATTAATCGCATTTGGTGGTCAAATCAATGGACGATTGGTAATCGGGATATCCCGTACCAACTTAGGGGAATACGTAGGAAGCGATGGTGGTGTACACTCTCGGCTTTTAAGTATGTCTTTTTATCCCTTCCAAAAACTTGAAAAGGACTTTGTTAAGATTCCGTCTCCGTTTTATTCTGGTATCACTGTTGATCCCAGTGGTAATCGAGTAGATCGTAATTCTCCAACACAAGTTCTTTATGAGTACGTAAATAACACCAACCCGGACGCAGTCATTTATACGCCTGTAAACGGTCAGGTGTTGAAACTCGTCCCTAAGCAAGATCCAAATCAAGAAGATGGATTAAAACTTACCGTAACTTCTATATTAGGTATGAAAGAAATATTTTCACCAATACCTGATCCGGTTGTTAATCGGGAAAAGTTCTTTAAAGCATTAGAAGATAACAATCTTTATTTGTCGTCCTCTGAAGCCTTAGAGTCCATTAATAGTAAATCTTTACAGCAAGCCACATCTATGGTGTCCTCACTGCAAACTAAAGTGAAGGCGCTAGAGAAGGAAACCCTTACACTGAGGGAAGCACATGGTAAGCTTAAAGAAACGAATAGCAAGCAACAACTCAAACATGAACAAACTTCGGTTTGGAGTAAATTATTTGAATCGGTAATCAAAGTGCCATTCAACATAATCGGACACTTGCTAGAAGCTAAATTAACCCAGGTCTTAGCACCCAAGTTAATGTCAGCTATTTTGTAATCTTACCTATGTGTTACCTCGCTAAAATAATAAGAGGAAACACAAATGGACCCGAGGTTACTTGATGCTATCGACGAAACCATGCCCCGTATGAATACGGAGTTAACAAAGGGATTCCATGCACGTCAGTTCGAAGATATCGAAAAATGGTACGAGCGGCAATTACGCATGATCCTAAAGTCGTTAGAATCCAAAGGGGTGAAGTTTCATGGGTTAAGACCCGTACGCCCCGATGAGATGTTCAAGGTTATTAGCGAAACGACTCAGAACAAAACCTTTGAGACCAATAAAGAATCACTTTATCCAACACGGCTAGACATCACATACACCGATAATCAAGGTGTGGAGCGTGTCTTCCCTAACATCTACGTTATGCTCCCGTTTACCGACGAGTATGGCGATATGTATTTACGTGACTCTTTATACTCATTGCAGATCGTTCTCGCAGACCGTGGTCTGAGTGTTACCAAAGATGAACAGATCTTTGTGAGAATTCTTGGTTACAAGTTCAAAATAGGCACGGAGAACATCGGTTTCGATCGATTGTATCCGAGCTTAAATGGCAACCGTACTGCACCCATGCAGCTTAACTTGCCCGCCAACCGCTTCTATACACCAAAAGAAGCGTGGCGAGTTAACCCGAAGAAAGTACCTGAACCTTTATTGGCTTGGTACATGTTCGCGGAATACGGTGTAACCAAAACGATGGAAAAATATGGTGAATGCGAAATTGCCGTAGGGGAAAGTGATGTCATTAGTGACAGCTACCCTGAAAGCGAAGGTTGGGAGATCTACGCAAATAGTGGTCGACGTTCAGAGAGACAGTTGACGAAGACTTCTATTTTCAACTCCTTTGCGATTGCGGTTCGTCCGTTAAATCGTAAACGGGGAGAGATTCCAACAGTGACATTACAATACGTAGCAAGTTTAATATTCTTGTTTGATTGCGGTTCCACGCTAGTTGATTTAGATCGACTAGATGACCGAATGTTCTGGCGTTTGATTATTGGTATGTCGTCCATGTCCTCTCGAGGCGGTGCGGATAACATATTGCGTCAAATGAAAGACCATTTTCAAAGCATCTATGAATACATGGATGAGAGTTCAATCAAGCGCTTTGCAGCGCAACGAATTGTTGTGAATGATATGTTCGATTTGTTCAACTACATCATCGCAAACCGTACTGAAATCGTTAAAACTGTCGACCGAGCTGATATGCTCCATAAAGAAGTCTGTTCACTAGAATACACGATGGACCGTCTCATCGTCCGAGCTAATCGTTTTAAACACGATATTAAAAATATCACTGATCTGAACACGAGCAAGGTAGGTCACACTATCGTCCGCTGGTTTGGTCTAAGAGATATAGAACCCGCCGCCCGAGAATCTAACTTGATCCAAGAGTCAACACCAACCGATTGCCCATTGGCAGATTATGTGTTAGGTGTCATGACTCAGGCTAAGGTTTGTTCAACACGAGGCAGCAAACGAGCTGGCTTTAACGTCAGCGACCCGGCTAACGGTATTCATCCGTCGTTACCATTCACTATGTCTCCTGAGCGCATTACTAAACCGGATCCAGATGGTCGTGGGTATCTTAGCCCAACCGTTCATTTGAATCTGTCTAATTGTATCGTGCTTGATCCAAAACTTCGGGATTTGTATAACGCCACTACTGCTCGTTTGACGACACGTCAGCCGAGAGACAACCAAAAATGAGTCATCAAAACCCAAACTTTCCACTGTGAAAATCAGTTGAGAAGTATTAGAGCTAACCACAAGACAAATTATTTTGCTGAACTCAATGTTAAATTCAATGGCGGACCTATCCAACCTGAAGAACCAACACAAAGCGTCAGCACGTCACCTGACACCCAGTCAGAGTGGGTGGCTAAAAAGGTTCCTCAACTTCTCTTACTTAAAGAGATCAACGCCCTTCGTGACAAATTAGAAATGCCACGATTAAAAGCTCGTTGGTCCCCTAACGGTGATATCATTGATATCGAGGAAGAACCATGCAAGTAAAATTAAGTGAATTGTCGTCACAACAATTAACGGAAACCATGATTGAGAGGCAGCACTTCGATGAAAAGTTGCTACGTGATTGGCTGAGTGTAAAATCGGAGATGGGTGAATTAGATTCACTACCTATGACTCTGAACATCGAAATCGACGGTAAATTCTATAACGTCATTGTACCAATGAATACCCCGGAATACGCTTGTATCTCGAACCTTCCGTTTTATCCGGTGGCGGTGGCTAAGACTAAGTTAGAATACCACGAAATAGCCGACTCCATAATCCTGAGTGATTACAAGTCACATGGTGTGGTTTCGAGCGCTATGCGTGAATTCCTGGTCATGGCTCAAAACAAGCAGAACTCTTATCCCTTCATTTATGAGATAGTGACGGAGGATGAAAAGCTTACTTTGAGCATGTTGACTGAGAACGCACTTCATATGAATCCTTCGGAGTGGACTGCTCGTTATGTCGATTACCAAGACTTAACTGTTTATAACCGTAAATCACTCAATGAGCGCGTTGAGGGTGGTCCCACTAATTCATCCGACGAGATGTTCAAAGAAGTTGGTAACTCTTTACAGGAAGCCATACAGGAAGTTAAAGAGTCACCCCTGGGTGAGCACATCGAAGGTGGTATGGGTGAAGACGGTCGTTACGTAGTTAAAACCTTCCGTCAGTTCCATACCCGTGAAGAGTACTTGGATTACATGCGTAAAGTCATGGACCTATAATAAAGACCTAACCCTACCTCCCGTAAAGGAGGTAGGGTTATCTTTACTTTCTTATTTTTTTAACATACAGTTTGTTTCAAACCTATATAACCTAAGTGTATAAACATGAGTATATACGAAACTTAATCATTAACCTTAAGAAGGAACACACCATGACTAACACTAACAAATCTCAAGAAACTAAAGCTACTCAAACTCAACCTATCATCACTGACGATTTCGATAAACCAGTGATCGGTAAGAATGAAGCAGTAGTTAATCCAACACCAGAACATGTTGACGATAAACCAAAAACTGAAGAAGAAGTTAGAGAAGAAGTTAAATCTAACATCAACATTTACACTTTGGCGGGTGGTCTTATCGGCGCAGGCATAGGTGCGGCACGTACTAAATCCGTTGCTGGCTTTTGCACCGGGGTGGGTGCGTCAGCGGCAGCTAGCTGGATGACGGCTAAAGGTGAAGCTGAGCCACTTAAAGATGCGGCTAAAGGTCTACTTGCCGGGTTTGCCTCTAGTGTGCTTGTGAGCGAAGCACTCGCTTATACTAACATTGGGTCGGATTCATCACATGATTCTGACGAAGTAATCAAGACTGTAACTGAAACAGTAACTGAGAGTGAAGAGTAACATGGAAGAAATAACCAAAGAGTTTTCAAAAACATACTACATTAACACCTCAACATTAGGTGGTGGGTTAATTGGTTCAGCGTTAGGAGGTTTAATTACTAACTCCTGTACTGGTGTGGTGAGCGGTGCTATTAACTCTGTCATCTACGCTACGTCTTCTGAACCTCGTCCGGAAGATGAAGAACCAGCTCCTTTACGAGATACTGTTAAAGGTCTTCTCATGGGAGCGGCGACGGCGACGATTACCGGATCCCTCGCTAACTCCATCTTTGGATCCAAAGACGATTCAGATGAAGTAGAGAAATAAATAGATTAAGATGTTATGGGTGAAAGCCCGTAACATCTTACTAACTAATTTTTTTGTCTATTCTAATAAGGTCGAGTCCAATGAGCATTGAAGTCGCACCACACCCAGTACCGTTTCTTAAAGAAGCGTTTACACTGGGTGACATTCAAGACTTTAAACCCCGACTAAATAAGTTGTTGGTTGAGGAAAACATTCCTGACGATTATTGTCATCCTTCGTTAGTGATGTGTAAAAACGTGCTTTACGATAAAGGCTGGTACCGTGGGGACGCGGAACTCACTCATAACGTCAGCGTGGTTTTTCTATGGTGGTATCATAAGTGTGGTAATCGAGAACGGTTACTAAAGCACGCTTACGACCACTTCCATTTATTAGGTGATCATAACTTCAAATTCTTTGGTCACTTAGATGCGTTATACGACGCTTACGTTTCAATGAAAAAGTAAATAATACCTACCATCCCTTTGGGGATGGTAGGTATTTAAGTTATCTTTATTTTTTAGTCTTTCGGTTCTTCCAGTTCGTCAGGTTCTTCTTCCTCTTCCGTCTCTTCTTCGAGATCTTCAGATTCTTCTAAACCTTCTTCTTCATCTGAAAGTTCTTCTGACTCTTCATCTAGTTCAGTTTCTTCAGATTCTTCCGACGCTTCATCATCAAATGATTCTTCTTCAAAATCGTCACTGAACTCATCGGCACCGGAGTTTTCTTCTAACTCCTCACCTTCACCTTCACTTCCTTCTGGGAGCGCTAGTGGATCGTCCCCTTCCCCTTCTTGGAATTCACTTTCAGGTTGAGGCATCGCTTTCATTAGACGTTCGATGCGGTCATCAAATTGTTTCATGTATTCAATCATGAAGTGACCCAAGTTCTCGTTAAAGTAATCGAGTTCATTGAGCAATGAATACATACCACCTTCTTTACCTTTGTTCATGATGTCATCGAACGGAGTAGGAACGTTAAACAACTTGAAAGCACGGAAACGAATAACTGCTGCAAACTGAGCTTCCAACTCGTCTGGTGCTAAGCGTTCGGTGTCAATGTTCATGCGGGATAGTAAAGGACCCATGATACCTTTAGCCGCAGACATCTCAACAACTTTCAAAGACCACTCTTCAGCTAGCTCCATTTTCTCTTTGATCTTAGTCACCGACTCCATGGTCGTAGGACGAGGAAGTTCTACGTAGAAGTTCTGAATAAAGTCATTCAGAATAATCATCGCTTTCTCTTTCTCGTTACCCTTGATTTGTTCTTTGGAATCAGGTGTCCAGATCTTACGAGGAGCTTCTAGGATAACATCAATCAAACGGTTCATGACTTGTTCGTTCACCATAAGGTTCTTACGAATAACGTCACTCAACATCTTCGCTAATTGAGACTGATACATGATCGTTTGGTTACATAACGTTTCTTGTTCAGCCAAAGCTTCTATCTGGAAGTTGTTACCATTCTCGTCTCGTTCATCCAGCCAACTACGAGGTAAACCAAATGTATTAGCAATAGACGCTAACAAGTACTGGCGTGAATCTTCATCCACACGTTTAAACCCGGTACGATCGATTTGGTTTAACTGCATTTGTGGTGCAGTGACGAATTTGTTGTCCCCTGCCTCCACACGAATAAGAAGAGACTGTTCTTTAAGAGCATCCACGATCATCGGCATGGAGAGTGTGCCGGTGGAGATCAAGTTGTGCACTGTAGGGTTGGACTTAAAGAACTCATAACGAGCCATAGAGATCGTTAGATCAGGGTCTGTATCCTGAGACTCTAACGCTACCACCAACTCATTACGTGTCTGAGCATTATCGAGCTGAGCTAGTGCGTCCGCTACATCCAAAGCTGCCAAGCGAGCGATAAAGTCTTTAGCTTGTGTAGTCAAAGACTCACCGATACCTAGGCGGTTATGTTGGAATGCCATGTAAGTGAAGTAACATTCGGGAATGTACAATACACGTGTGCGTTGTTGTTGGAAAGCACGCTCTAAGAACAGCTTTAACACGTCTTCTTCTAAATCAATAGAAAGGTCTTCACCATCCCCACCGGACCACACCGCTTGATACAGTTCCTTTTCGATTTGGTTTTTCGCAATCATAGCGAATTGACTCATATCGAAATCACACTCACCACCTTGTTGAACTTTACGCAAGTTAGCAATCAAAGTATTAGTGTCTGTACCAGAAGGTTTATCGTCGATCTTATTGGCTTGCGCACTTAGTGACTGGTAGAACTGATAATCCTTACTCATTTTCAGGAATTCACCGTTCTCATCAATCAGAGCATAACCACCACGAAGGCGCTTTACATCACCGTGAACATGGATTGGGATAAAACACTCACTTGGCAAGTGATAACCCAACGGTGTTCCCCAAGGTGCCTGAGAATAAACTCTAGGGTTACGAATAGACTGAGCGCTCTTAGTTGGATAACTACGTTCACCCGGCATGACTTGTTGCAATGCTTCTTGCTGAGCCAAGTTAAGATTCTTAGTCTTAGCGCCTGGATTAGGTTGTTTAGTTTTACTCTTAGCCTTACCCTTAGAGTTTAGTTCGTCGGTTTTGTTGAGTCGGTTGTTGATGTAGTTGCTGATCGACTCATTACCTTCGATGTTACTCAAACGCTCCTTTATACGTTGACGCATATTTTGCATCGCCAACACACTAACGTTATCGGTTACAGTAATCCCGAACTCCGGAGAGACGATGGGGAATTCGTATTCGTCATTCTTCTCCTCACCCCAGACTGACTCTAAGCCACCTACGTCTTTCTTACTTGGATCTGAAACGTAACCGATGTTGCGTGCCAGACGCATCTTACGATTACCTACAGTAGTCTCTTTAAAGACCTTACTCATCTCCGATTCGATTTCTTGACGGTAAGTTTGTTTAGAGAAAGATTCATTACCTTCAACCAACTGGTTGCCGTTAATAATGTTATCAAGCGCAGGGCGTGTAATGTTAAGCTTAACATAACTGCCGCTACCAACGAGCAAGTCCGAAACCATTTGAGGTAATTCGTCCTCGATTTTATAGTCGTTGGTGTAGTACTCACTTAAGACTTTTAACAAACTTTCATGAAGTTTGGTGTTCTTAAATTGACTCGAGTTGGAATCGTAAGTGAGGATGTTTTTGGTTGCACCGTTAGGATGCAATATCAACGTTTTCCAAATCACCTCAGCTTTAGTGATGTACGGTGTGATTTTCTTTAAATCCACCGTAGCGTTGATCGTATTAGCGATAATGTCGCCTAAGCTCTTTAACTTACGACCTTCTACACGACGTAATTGTTCTTCTTCTGTCCCGGTACCAGTAGATCTTGTTTCCGCTACTCGAACGTTAAGAATAGCTTCTAAAGGTTTAGGGACGTGCGTTAGCGATTTACGAAGTTTCGTAAGATCGGTTCGAGTATTACCTCTCGTTCCTGTCATAACACCCTCTTGGATAAACTATGGAAAATATTGAATTTAACGCCCACGTGGAGAGCGTACTCAGTTTAATGCGTACCTTGGTTATCAAATGTGAAGCCATCGGCGTCACCGATAACCGTCTCCTCGCAGAAGCGGGGTACCCGGTGTCCGAAGATAAACGCAAGTGGCGTTACTATCTAAATATGACCGGGGAATACCATGAGACTGATGAACCCATGTACGTGGCTTCCATTGATAATGGAGACCAAATACTGTTTAGTAAGAACAGCTTGGATATACACTTAGCAACACGCCGAGCTTACCAACCTGGAACTTACTGGTATAAACGATTGACCGAACAGTTTCCTGGTCAAATCGATCTAATCAACGGGATTATGGACCCCATTGATATGGAAACCGCCATCACAGCCGAAGACTATAAGATCTTACGATACAACAAAGATCTTATCGAATCTAACGAAGATCAGTTGATTCCCGGGTTGCAAAGATGGATTAACGCCTACACACAGCGTCACTTTAAAAGTGATTACATCTATACGGAAAACTTACAACTCCCTATAGATTTAGCAACGATGTACGGACTTATGATTCCCTTGGTATTAATACTAAGGTTAGAAGCTTTTGGTACTCGCAATGTATCAGACTATCATGTCTGGAACCGTTTAAACTCTTATGGTGACTTCCGTACCTATCGTGCAGGGTTGGGTGATAAACAAAAGATGTGGTTGTACCGTAATATTGAATATTTACGTAATAACTTGGGTAAGAACTTCACCTTAGAACAACTCATTGATAACTTGTTGACTCCCGAATCTATCCCTATCTTCCACTACCGTTCTCTCATTAATACGGAGAAAATGGAAGAACAACAAGGTCAACCTGAAGGTCTGTTCACCAAAGAGCGTCTCAACTTCAAAGAACTTGAATACGACACCGGGGAACGATTCACCAATAAACAACTCTTGACCTTAGAAGAACCTATGGCAAGAGATAACTCCACACTCCGTGCTTACCATGAAGTACTGGTGGAACCTGAGTCCAAAGAAGCGACCTTTAATGACCTCAGTACTAAAGTCCTAGATTCCACCATGGAAGACTACACCAACCGTCATGATGACACGTTGATGAAGACATTATTCCATGAATGGATTTACATGTCTAAGCATAACCTGTACGAATCCATTGTAGACTTTGTGGATCCACTTAACGGCAACCATGTCCGACTCAATACCACCGACGCTTTAATATACTGGCAGTTATTGTTGCGTTCGTACTTAGGTACTCCGGTAGAGGTCATTGATCCATTTTGGTTCCAATGGGTGATGACCAAAAAGCTTCGTGATTGGGAAACTTTCCGTGCAGCCGGACCTTCCCCGCAATTGCATGATTTTGTGGTGACGGATATTCGTAAACAGTGGGTACCTACACTTAAGGTGATCTCCCCTGATACTTTCTTTGATCAATGTTTTGAAATACATCAAGCAAAGTGGAAGGCTAGGAAGATTTACTCACAACACGATGAGCTATACCAACACGCTTACACTAAAGAGTGTGTGCGTCGTTTGTACGATCACGGTGTCTACTGGTTACACGACCCTGAAACTTATCCTTCGGCACAATCTTGGTTGGACGATAAAGAACTCCATTTGGCGCATTACTCGAAATCTGAACTAATTGAGTTGTGTTGGGAGATCTTTACTAAGGCAACTGGTTGGGATGTCAAAGGCGTGGTGTCTCTACGACAAATCCAATCCAACTTAGTTTCTTTGATGACCGACCTAAGTTCATACACCATTCAGATATTGAAAGATATTGACGATGGCAACACTACGGCTGAAAACAAAGACGCAGTGCACCTCGGTTTGACTGGTGACAACTACATGAGTAACGTAGGGGATTACTTAGTTAATCCAATCATTCCGGTAGATATCCATGCAGTCCCTTTAGCTGGACTTAATGAATACCTTATCCAGATTGATAACCGTAACCATCACGAAACCCTAGTAGCTAGTTGTTCAGACTATGTTAAGGGTGAGGTCGACATTAACATCCAAGAAATCCCACGCGATAACGTTGCTAACCTCAAGATCCCTCATCATGTTGGAATTAGAGAAGCAACCTGGGCGTACTAATTTACTAAATCCCTAATGGTATGATAACCATTACAATTTGATCAAAAAGGATCTCTACACATGGCTAACCAAAACGACCTGATCCGAGAATCAGATAACTCTCGAGTTCCGGCACAGATGGTGTCTACCCAACCGATGGGTACGAATATCATGATCGCTAAAGCGACTAACAAATCGCTTAACATCCCACCTAACACCACATTGAACGAACACCACGAAATCGAAGTGAACAACTCACTAGGTGTAAAGAACGGTCAAGACTTCGTGTTAGGTTATTTTGGTGTGGGTATCAAAGGTTATCAAGTTGTCGGTAACCACCCCGTTACTAACGTGCCGGTGAACTACACTAACCAACACCAACCGTTTGACCAAAACTTGTTCTATTCGATTCCTTTATGTGCTCGTCCACTGGATGATGACCTAACAGAGCAAGAACGTGATAAGTACCGTATGCGTACGGTACAGATCCTAGACGGTATCCCAACAGCACTATACTGGTTGATGAAGACCGGCATGAGTGAGTTCAACCCTAAGACCAAACGTGCGTACCGTAATCCTTCTACTGGTAACGAAGTCCCAATTGATTATGTTTACCGCCCAGAGTCTTTGAACCCAGAACCAATCACACTGTCTTCAGATGGTACCGTTCCATTAGCTAACACGTACTTAATGTCGTCTGGCCTTATGGACTTGTCACTGAATGGTACTGCGTTAGAAGAACTTCGTAATGTGTGTCGTTTGATGTTCGGCGATCCTTCACTGGCTGCGGTATCAGAATACCAAATCGTTTGGGGCATTGAGTCAACTACAGAAGGTCAGGGACCTGGTGGTACAACATTCCGTCACAAAGAGTTGATCTCGGCAGTAACTCAATACGTAGTGTCTGAGCGACACGCTCGAGACGCAAACTCGAACGGCGACATCGTCCTTAAATATGACTTGGGTGCCGCTTACCCAATGTTACTTGAGGAATAATGGAAACACTTCCCCTCCCCGACGGGTGGATTCGTTCCATAGCGATAGACCCATCCACCTTACGGATGGGTATGTCTATTATCGACGTCAACCTTCAACAACCTGAACGCTTCAAGTTACAATGGGTGGAAACCATCCATGGTGACAAAATGGGGCATTTCAGTTCAACGAACTATGACGATGACGGTGCAGCACAATCCCGTATACTGGGACTGTCTAAAGCGTACCGCAAACTATTAGACTTCTTTAACCCTACAGTAGCGGCGTGTGAAGATAACTTCTTAGGGGCGTCTCCAGACACCTTTAAGAGACTTGTCGAAGCGGTCTCATTGCTGCGTACTGAAACTGAGAATTATGGGAACGGACTCTACATGGTGAACGTCCCACCTCGGGCGGCTAAGGAAACCGTTGGGGCCAACTTTAAAGGTGCTCAAAAAGAAGACGTGACCAAAGGCATTAAGAAATACGAGAACATTGACCTTAATGGACACGACTTGGATGTGTTAGATGAACACTCGATCGATGCTATAGCGATAAACTTAAATGTGTGTGAGCGAATCGCTAAAGATCGAGGTAAATTCCATGACACAAAAAATACCTGAACGCAATGATCATTTAGACACGGCAGAAGGCGTAGTTTTAGGTAAGTGGGGGACTCGGTTCCGAACGTTCTGTGGTATCGTCGCGGTACTAACGACGTGTTGGGTTTCGTACTCTGGTATGAGCTCAGTAGTAGAGTCTGTGAAAGCAGGCAAAGGTTGGCCTAGTGAGATGACGCTGTTTTTGTTCGTCTTTGGTCCGGTCGCTATTGCTTGGCAATACATGAGTGTGAACAAACTTTTATCATTACTTTTCTCGTCCGATACTCAAGGTGCGGTTAGCATCAAAGATCGGTTACGTGGGTTCTTGATCCATCACCCTCACAAAAACCATAAGTAAATATAACTCCCTACCCGCTGAGGGTAGGGAGTTATTATTGCTTTATTCTTCTACACTGTCTGGTGGAGGAGGTTGTAGTATTGCATAAATACGATCAAGCGTTTTAAGCAATGACTGAATAGTAACCTTGGCTCCATAGAGTTCTTCAGATCTTGTGTCTGCACGATTGGCGAGTTCAATAGCATAGATCACACTAGCATAATGACATCGTTTCTCGACCAACTCACCTTCGCATTTGTTTGAACTCAAATACGTTTGCAACATTCCCAGTTCACTTGGGGAGAGCTTAGGTGGACTTTCTTTTAGGTAAGGAGGGATGTCTAGAACACTACTCCTTAACGCACCTATGTTGGCACGAACTACATCCATCTTTGCTATTTCAGCATTGACTCGTAGTTGCGCGCTTCCTTCTTCAAAAGAAGGTTTACTTGAACACCCAGATAAAAGTAAGACCGCAATTACGACTACGGTCACTAGACCTATATTAACCTTCAGGCCCAGGCTCTTCAATATCTGGATCCATTTGAACACTTTCATCAATAGACCCACTAGGTATCACTCCTTTCATTTCTTGTTGATATTCATCCATCATCGATTGATATGTCTCACGACGCACGCCTTTCTTTTCTTCCAAGAATCGAGATAACTCGAGATTACTTTTACGGTTCTCTTCTAGGATGAGACGAGATTCCTTATTGATCTGTTTAAAGGTCTCCAGGATGTTTTCCAGTTGAGCAATGCTCTCTTTTGACATCCCATCGTTTCTACTAGAGAAAGTTTCCATCAAACTAATGACGATCAGTAGTAGCAATAATCCAACGATCGTGCCGAACTGAATCGTCCTCGACGTCATTCTTTTATCTGCGTCAGGCATAATTTACATGTCCTTAAATATCGAATAAATTTTGAAGTGGTAAGCTTCAACACTACGGTGGGGATCATACTGATTAATCTTATCATGAAATAACCCACCCCCATTTTCAGAGCCAGTAGAGTAATCTGTCGAGATATCGATATATCTTACATCAAAGTCAAGCAACCGTCTGCCCGCACCTAATCGGTGTCGGTAGGTAGGAAAGCGTCCATCCGATAACATAACTGGATGGTGGAACTTATCCTCGGTAGCAAACGTGGTAGGGAAGGTGTATTTTTCCAGAGGAACTACTTCCACTCCCATGTACGGATTTGACATATAGATAATGAAACTATTAATGTTGGTTAACAATCCCTTTATCACGTCAGGTCGCTCTAAGAGCTCCGCTTCGACAACACCGCTACGGCAATTTGCGATATTGTCCAAGTCGATATGCTTAGCACCTTTAACTAGTAAACGTCCTAAGTCTAAAACACGTAAATCCAATCGCAGGCTGTTATGACCCACTTTAGTTATAGCGGGGCTACCACACACCAGCTTACCTGCAATCACAAACCAGACAGTCTGTTCTAGAATTTCTCGGTCCACGGTAACCAGTACCGATCGTCCTTTCTCATCCACGTCCAGTTGTTCGATTTCAAAAGGTTCCGTTTCTACTGAAGTAATACCTTTAAAATCGATGGCACCCACATGACCCGTATCATCTATGTGGAAGTTGCGACCCCCACCCAATAGGTAGAATCCATCCGGTCTCCCAATGGATCGAATGAAGTAACCATTGTAGGTGAATAACGTCGTCTTGTTAAACCCACGGTAATCCGGTGAACTCGCAGTGCGATGTTTCACTAACAAGTCTACTGCACCGGAAGAAGTTATTTTTTCTTGTCTACCAGCGGCAAAGTCTGCACGACCTGGTAATAAAGAATAACCTGCCATCTGCATGTCTTCCATGCGAGCATAGTGATAGGTCTCACCCATCTTACCTAAGTAGACTTCCAAAGGTTGTCGTTCCTTGGTATCTAACCAGTCCTGAATAGTTCCGGTAAAGTAAAGGGCTTCGGAACGATAAACACTCATGTCGATGGTAATTTCTCTGAGTAACAGACCATCCCACACAGTAATAAACAACGCTCGTGTTTTTTCCATAACCGAGCTTAACTTGGCGTTCTCTATTTTAAGCGGTTGTAGACCAGCCAGACTTCCCTTATAAGCCCCGATAGAGCGTCGGTAAAGATACATTATGCGAATCTCCTTGGTGAATTCTATAGAATCGTTACGATACTTGTGCGATTTGACACTAACATAAGGCCCTTTGTTATGAGTTACATTATCCACCCTTGGAACCCCTTTGGGGACAACGAAAAGAGTGTGGTATATAACGAATCGATCAGTGCGTTAGGTGAAGAGCGGAGTCTATTAGTCCCTCGTTACGGCCCGTTCTTTGAGAAGGATTTAATTCTCAAAGATGCGCAAACGGGTGTCGAACTAAAGCCGGGTCGAGATTTCGTTTTCAGCTACCCATTCGATGATTTCATTAAGTACTACAGTCGTACGATTTACGGTGGCATCACTCTGTTAGAGAGTGGTCGCAACCGCCAGCTGGTATTAGAACAATACAAAACAATCGGTGAACCGTTCACTCAGAACGACCAAGACTTTATTCGTCTTTGTTCTACGATTATTCACTCCGAACGCATTGCGGACTGGAGTCAGGTAGTTAACCTACCTATGGAGGGGTTCCCTTCCGATCCCCACGAACATGAACCGGACTTGACTTATAACTATCATAAATTCATCGAAGTGATGAAGGCGATAGACCAAGGTCAACGTACCGAGTTCAACAACCCGACGGTCGCTTCCCAATTAGTGGAACACGTCACCCAAGCCTTTAAACTCGCTCACCCTAATGCGACTGCCGATGATTTTAATCTCGGTAACGTAGAAGACTTTGGTGTTGCAACTGAGGCCGATCTTCAGGGTAACTCAGATCAACTTTATTTGACCTTAGCTAAAGGTCGTAAATTGACTGAGATCATCTTGAAAGAGCTAGGCATCTACCCTGATGACGAACCTACCGCTCCTGGTTCCGACGATGAGCTTGATAAACCACTTACCTTGCGAGAAGCCTTAAAACTATTTACAGGTAAAGACAGTGATTTAGCTGAGATCGACGGACGAGGTAAAATAGCTCGTCGTAATGCCCGCAATAACCTAGGGTTAGGGGATGCGGCAACCGCTACGATCGAACAAACTGTAGGTCAAGGTCTTAAAGCTCTGATGTCGCAAAAAGCGATAACCGATGCTTTAAACTTATTGGTACCTCAGACGCGTACCATTAATGGCATGCCGTTGACTAAAGACATTACTATTGATGTTAATGACAATGACTCTTACTCTCGCGATGAAACCGATAACTTACTTAATAAGAAGTTTGATAAGTCATCAGTGTCTCAGAGTACGGGCTCCAGCACATCAGCAGTTATGTCGCAGAAAGCGACCACAGACGCTCTTAACGCCAAGGTTCCTAATACCCGTAAGGTGAATGGGAAGCCGTTAAGTTCTGATGTTAGTCTGTCTCCTGGGGATGTCGGTGCGTACACCAAGACTCAAGTTAACGACTTGGTTAATGGTCGTGTACCGAATGGTCGAACCGTCAACGGTAAACCGTTAAGTGCAAATATCTCTTTGAGTGCGGGTGATGTCGGTGCTTACACTAAGTCTGAAGTTAACAGTAAGTTAGGTGGGAAGTTTGATAAGTCAAATATCACCAATTATTCAGGTTCTAGCGAAGTTCACGTTATTTCGCAAAAAGGTGTGACTAACTACCTTAACGGTAAAGTCCCTACCAGTCGTACCATTAACGGCAAACCTTTGACTTCCAACATCAGTTTATCGGCATCTAACGTTGGTGCTTACACCAAATCTGAAACTGACTCCCGTTTAAATAACAAGTTCGACAAAGCCTACATCTCTCAAGGTACGGGTAATAACTCGCTTTATGTGATGTCCCAAAAAGCAGTGACGGATAACCTTAATAAAAAGGTGCCAACTACTCGTACTGTTAACGGTAAGGCGTTGAGTTCTAACATAACCTTAAACGCTACTGACATCGGATTAAGTCGTGTTGAAAACAAACGTTGGGTCAAGGTGAAGGATGCATCGGTGAGTTTCAACCTACGTAATGGTTACCGTGTTTACACGGGTGAAGTCGATACCGGGTTACGTCTACCTTATGAAGACGGACGTCGTTTCGATAAAGGTCGCTTCCGTGTTATCCCAGAAACCTTAGGCAATATTACGTCCAGCAATGCTAACGCTTGTTGGTGGGGTGTTGACTATGAGGTGGTCCTGAAACAGTACTGGAACAAAGGACATCAAATCTGGATCAAGTTCTACGGCTCGGGTGCGTATATCTCTTCCGGTAAGATCAGTAACTACGAGTTGTACGAATGGAAATAACACTTCCTTAACTATAATCCAGGGGTCCTATCGGGCTCCTGGATTATATTACTGTGTGAAGAATTTTATGATTCATTAACTTCTAGGGTGAATGCCCGGAACTTATTAAAGGACGGATTATGAACCTCCCCGAGATTAAACAATATCGGTTCGATGTATCAGGTACAGCAAAAGAAAACCTAATACCTCGTGAACTGATCCCTGCAAGCGACGAACGTAATGCAAAGATCGTGGTCCCTAGACACGCACCTTTCTTTATTGAGTCGGTTCACGTCTATCGTGCAGGACACACTATTCCACTGACTTTAGGTGAACACTACGACTTCGTGAGCATTGATCATGACTTGTCAGAATACTGCGGTAATCGCGTATCCTGGGTCATTCGTAAATTAAAGAATGACTTACCTGATCTAGAAATCACCTATCAAACACTAGGTACTATCCCGGCATTAACAGAGACCACTAAATATTGGTACGAAGCTGCTGCGTTAGACCAACGACCAGTGTGGTTCGATCAATTACTGAATAAGCCAAAGCATTTCATTCCCATGTTACACGGTCATGACTTAGCTCAAGGTTTCTTCAACTTCCAACGATTAATCGAAATCTACGAAGATCGTTACGAGACGTTATTTGGTGATCAAGCATTAATCCCTTATCGTGAATGGTTCTTAGGTCAACTTAATAACCTTAAAACCTACGTAGAGCCTTTCAGACTGTTTTTAGATCGTTACACCGACAATCACATCAATCACGACCAAGATCCTCACAGAACACGTTCTAGAGACATTCCTGGGTTGGATCAAATTGATGAAGTGCAGACGGCTAGCAACGACGAAGCCCAATTAGGGTTAAGTAAACGACTACGAACAGTAAGTGCGCAAGCACATAATCACATCCAGCAACAAGGTCCTGATCACGAAGGACATATTCCCAACATCTTTCTGAACGAAGACGGAACGCGTACCGCTAGTGTCATCGATAACAAAAAGATTTCCCCGGTCACCGAACTGACTGTAGGAATTAAAGATTTGCTCGTTAATGCTTACGTTGATCGTAGCGGTGTCGGGCGAGGTGAGATCACACTAACGGGTTCTAATGGGAATAAGGTGTTGAGTTTTACCAACCCTAACCCAGTCGGACAGTCTCGTAACCCAGAGCCAAACATTTGGTATTGTGATCAACAACCTACTGGTTATGACATCATGATCGCTGGCGGCAATTCGGATGCTAGAGTCTTTTATAAAGACCGTTGGTACTTGGTTATCGATAATGCGGAGCTTACCGAATACGACCAACTCCCAAGTCAGCGTATAGCGATTTCAGGTGACATGTCCGACGTTCTGGCGAATCACCGTGATTATCGTTTGATTCATACCGAGGAAGCAGTACATTTAATTCGAACCACAGATCATGCTTCCAAACCAACGGTGATATGGAAAACGATCAAGTACGATAAAGCGGCAGGTACCGCAGAACCTGTGACTGAATACACGTTTAAATACAACACCATCAATGATGGTACTTCTTATAACGAGAAGGGACGTGTTATTATGTTCCACCGTGGCTTCAGTTCAGGTAAGTACTCTAACGGTGACCTGGTGTTCTCTGAACCAGTGGAATTAGTCAAACGTGACGCCCAAGTCTTGGTACTCCCTACGGTCTTTAAAGGCAAGCTTTATTTTGAGTTCTTACTCCCAGAGTCGTTCAGCTATAAAGGTGAAGAACGAAATTACGTTCACTCTCACATGGCCGAAGCCAACATGAACCATGTTAATAAGACTGTGTCTTTAACCTGGACTGACGCTCGAGCAAGACCGTATATTGTTACGGAGCGTTTGTTCTCGGCTAACCCGGAAGCAAACAACTACTTTGAACAAGTCGCTGTCCCATTCCCATTCGAACTAACAAGTCGTCGGGCTTCTTTAGTCGCTATGTCCCAAGAAGGATTCTTTGGATTTGGGTTTAAAACAGAAGGTCACGGTGAAATGTTTGTTGTTCGTTTTACCCCGGGCGATTACACTTTAAATGAACTTGGTCGATTATGGCACCTGGCGGATACGGAAGAATGGGTGGTGACTCGAGCAGGTGGTTGCACTCCTAAAACCTATAATCGAGTTGACGTGGGACATATCAGTCCTATGAACCCTTACATGGGTGTATGGGCGGAATCTAATGAACGTAACCGTTACGGGTTAGTTAAAGGCATACATTCTGAACACGGTATGGGTTTCTTTTATAAGAACCTTTACGGGGGAGTGAATGAAATCAAGATTGGTGGAACTAAAGTTCATACTAGTTTGCCACTCGACAACATTGATTTTGTCAAACACTTAACTCCTGAACACTGGATTGGGACCTCCCTAGATGTGGAAGAACAAGAAAGTGAGTTCGTGTGGTCTGTGGGTGGGTCAGATTCCCCTTCCAGACTTATCCCTAACCGAGTTGGATTTGGTGGTAGTAGCTTTAATCCACTAAGCTACGTGGAAGTCACTGACGAGTTCTTGACCGCCATGGGGGTGGACCTTAACGGGCATTGGGTGCTGGTCCTAGGTGGACGTTACGGACTCCCTGATTTCATTTATAACACTTATGTGGAAAATGGTAGTCTGAAAACGAAAGTTCAAGTATTTCGTTTAAACTCTTCGGTACTGACAAGAGTGGATGGCGTGAAATCACGCATTCCAACTACTAAGTTAACCGCAGCTGATAAAGCCACCCTAAGTGGGGGACGTGTAGTGACCCACGACACACCCGCTCATTTGGATCTGACTAAAGTAGAGAACCCAGAGCCAACATTGGACACTAACGTAATCAACGTGTTAATTAGTGACTCCGGTCGCACTACGGTTTTACTGTGTCCTAACAACCGATTTGGTAATGACTCCTACAGTCAAACGTTCCCCACTGTATTAAACTTCAATCAAGCTGATGACAGCATTGTATTATTTGATGAAGATCAGTTCGAAGGATGCATCGGTCTCTCTCCCGACCTTGGTTGGGTTAGAACCAACTTTAGTGATCAAACTGATTTTGGTGGTCTGGTCAACGCCGGGGAACAATTAAACTCAGGTTACCAAGCTCGACCTTCTTATATCCCTAGCTATAGTGGTTTAGTAGGTATGTTCAACATGGTGCCTGAAAATGAACACCAAGTTTACTTCCCTGTGCCTTTGTTGGTATTAGAAGGTAACACTCTGCATCGACTTGATGCAACGGCGTTTAACACCAAGCATTTGATTACTCCTGGTTCCACTGCAAGCTACACACTCAATTTGGTCAACGGACTTACCGGGCCTTACTTTGATGTGGATTCGCACCATGCACTGGACGAAGGTTGGTATATTGATGTCGAAGAAACCGGTGTGAAATTAAATTAAATTAAAGGGAGTAACCTCCCTTTACTTTCATAACGAGGACTTATGGAAATTGTTAAGGTTTTACCCTTAGACTTACGTGCTGAGTTAGAGTCCAACTATTTGGATGAGACTCAGCCTGTAACCATTTTGTCAAGAGACTGGTATCGCCCAGATTACAGTCCCTTCTTTATCGATGACTTTGAGTTGTTTGACGGCGACGGAATGTTACTGAAGCGTAACAAGCATTATACCTTGGAATCTATGAATTCGGAGTTAGTTAAAAAGACTGGACGACCAGTCTACCACTTTTTCCGTATTTTGGATACAACATTAAACTACAAAAAGTCTTACCGCATCAAATATCGTAGTGTGGGTAATACGGGCTTCCCGCGCTCACTAATCTCCAAGATGGTGAACGATTTGATCAACAGTGATTACTGGGTTGATTGGGACACACAGGTGTTAGGTAAACCGCCTACATTCCCTGCATACCAACATTGGCACGATATCGAAACAGAAGTTGCGAACTGGGATCAGTTTACTCGCTTTGCCACTCAGCACTTGAACTACGTAATGGAAACTAAACGCGCGCATTACGATCGTGTCATGGCAATGATCAATAAAGTGGAGGGTTTGTTCAGCAAAGAACACCGTGATTATCGTGCTCGATTAAAGGCCCACGATCAAGATTACAATAACCCACACAAGTTAAAGCGGGAACACTTTGAGTTAGATCATATACCTAACTTACCGCTCTCGACTATTTCAGAAGACCACCAGGGTAATCGTAACAACCGCTTCACCACCCCTAAAGGTTTAATGTGTGCGGTCAACTATCAACAGCGGTTATCTCCGAACATGGTTCGGTCTGGTGAGATTAAACTGAACGCGTTCCATGAACTGGGTGGGTTAAGTACCCTGGCTCCGGGACGCACTTTCCAGACCGACCAAATGACCAAAGCTTCTGTGGTCCGAGATCGTGATGGTGGGGTTAACTTATACGTTGGTGACGCTACGGGGCAAGTGAGTACCTCACTATACGGTAAATCCGGGGAACTCACTTTAACCGGAAAGTACAATACGTTGAAGAACGACGTCCCTAAGTTTGATGTGGTTTTAAGAACCGCGGGTCAAGGAGTGGTGTTAAAACAATCTACCACTCAAATGGGTCGTTACTATCCCAACCCTAATGATTTCTTAGATCCAAATAACACCGATTATTGTCAGTTGGATTTTGAGGACCTAGAAGCCCAATTAGGTTCGGGGTGGGAAGAACGTTCTTGGTTTATCCCTACCCCAGAAGGGTTGATGGTCACCCACCGCACTACGGTAAACCCAGGTCGTCCTTTTACGTTTGAATTCCGTATGTTTGAAATGACTTATGGTGTGGGTCCCTTCCCGGTATTATCACCAAGTTATTTCACCTTTGATTACGACACGATAACTGGAGTTAGTTTGAAGGACGCTAATAAGTTATCTATGGTCGATATGGTGGAAGGAACGATAAGTGGCACTTACGATCGTTTTCATCATACCTTCACTGATCCTATCAAAGTATTTGATTTAAACGGCTACGGAATCTCATTGGTTTCAGACATTGACGTCAACGGTGGGAATAAAGTGATGATTAAACTTTTAACCACAGCGACCTTAGATGGGAAACCATACCCGATTGAAACGGCTTGGGAGTTTGATTACACTAATCGAGTTTTCACTCGTTTGCTGTCTGGATCAAATAGTCGTTCAGTAGACAATTTGTCTGGAGACGTTGTTTTTGGCGAACCACTGGTTAAATTAACTAGAGGTAGCACCCAATACCCAACCCTGGGATTAGGTCATAAAGGTGAAGTGTTTAACTACTTTGGCGGGACTAAATACAACGTGGGTAAAATAGAGTTGGATAACTTAATTGAGTTCTACCGTACCTCTATTGAAAATCGATTAAACGATAGCGTAACATCTAAGGAAGTTAACGTGGGGTTAATCGTTGATCCACAACCTGACAGCTTTAACTGGATGTTAGTGGTTCCTAATGACTGTTCTATTATCTACCGCGGACGACCTATGACACTCAAGCGCGGGATGGTGGACGTCAGAACTAACCCTATGGTATCACCTGGGTTTGCTGGAACCATTACTGTTGGTGTTTACTCCACACCAAGTGGTTTACGTTTAACCGCAGACGCTAACAGTCACCCATTGAAAAACGTCTTTGCTATTGCTAGGGTGGAAATCGACTCTTCAGGTATAGTAAAGGTTACCAAACTCACCGAGGTTTAATATGAAAGTAATAAGTGGAGGTATTCCTGGAGTACCGCAACACACGACTAAAGTTGGGGACGTTTATGCACAACTGCATCGTATTGCCTTTGCTCGCGGTGAACAACTCAACGAAACCGAACGTCTAACCAAAGCTCTTGGTAACGAGATCACTGACACTCTTAATGTTAATTACGAGTCACTTAATCTTAAGTTATCCGAACATATGGCTAAAGAAGGTCCTCAACACGGTGAGGACTTAAAGACGTTAGGCTTAAGCATGGTCGGGGATTTCCCTCTAACCCACGCACAACATATCCTGGAAGGTGGGGTTTACAACGAGTATGTTACTCCCCGTGCGTTAAGTGATGCGTTACATCAAACTATCCACACACCTACACCAGAACTCATGTCTGTCGGACGTACTCATTTTTGTATGGTCGACTTGGCACCGGAGTTGAGCGGATGGACTCGTGCCACCGGAGAGAGTGGGGGAACACAACAGTGGGAACGAGGTGGGTCGATTTATCACTTAGATGGACATGCGTACGTAGGCTTCCCAATTCGTGGTAAGTCCACTTCTATGCTAGTAGACGAAACCCCGGGTGCTAAACAAATCCATGGGTTGCGTCAAGTCGGCGTACGATCTGGTGCTGGAACGGGTGATGTGTTAGGCTGGAACGCAATTGCTTTAAGGGAATATCGTGCCTCCCACCCCCTTACGTTCTTGGGAACAAACGGGTTTGCCTACGACGCTCTCTACGCCCCAATTGGGCATGATCTGTCTAACACCCAACTTACTGCCAATCACGTGACCTGGCTTGACACAGACAACGTGAACAACCATTTTGGTGGAACCATCTCCGCTAATTCAAACGGAGTTCGTTTCGGTCTCATTCATTGTGAGAAAGCCGTCTCTGGTTTCCACAACGGGATTAACGGTGGTTCGTTCTTTGGTTGGGGTAGTAACGTTATTACTGATAGTTCTGTCTTCCAATACACTTTCGAAGGTCAGCAATCTACTGATTCGTTGATTGACATAGATTGGGAAACATTGACAGGTAAAACTGGAATTGTCTTCGATCATGAAAGTGAGGTTCATGGTGGGTTTGAGTGGATCGAGTACAATCGAGATTTGTTTATTTTCTTGAGTGCGAATTTAACGGATGCCGATGGAAATAAATACACAGCGTTCTTTGGTTGGATTGCGAATGTAAGAGATCCGTCGTCAGTGACGATCACAAGACTACGTACCCCGTTTGATTGGAGCGACTCAGCTACCCCTCAATTGAACGTCACGCATCCTTTCCACCCTTACCATGGATCGGGCGCAATGCGTCCCCGTGGTGGTCATGCTTCGGTTTACACTTACAACCTCAAATGCATGGTTCGAGATCATGTTCATGAAATCCGTAGTTTAAAGGAACTCTTTGATCGTTGTAAAGAAATTCCTTCTATCCCTGTTAGTACGAATTTAAAGTTACACTTCGGCACGTCTCCGTCTGTACTAGGAAGTAGTCAAGGTCGTTTCTTCCTCCAGAACGACCACACGCTGATCAACGGACAATTCAAGGCTAACGGTGAATGGGATTTCTATCGACAAGAATTCCAAGACGGAATGCTAGATGACGGTGGGTTTGGTGGACTCTCTTGGAACACTAGTACTTCTAGTCGACTGATTTCTGAACTAGAGGACTTTAACCAAGAATGTGTTAACACCATTGCTGATGATGGAACGATCACCTTAACCGGAATGGTTTGGTCTACTGACAACCTGCACCGTGCCAGAGGAACTATTCGAGGTGTTGTTGGTAAAGGGATGTTATCTAAACCTGTACACTTAACCGACGAGTCGTTGACTGCTATTGAGAAAGAGCACCAATCTTACTTAATAGCTAACGATCACGATGCATATGCGTGTGTCATGGTTTATCCTGTTGGGGACTTATACGAAGGCTTAGGTATGCGTTGTGATTCACAAGGCAATGTGGAAGTGGTTAAGTATGACGTAGCTAAGTCCGGGGAACGTTTCCAAGTTACTCGAAAAGGGGATTACCAAAACGTCTACCAAAGTGAAGGTCCTGTAACAGGCGCGCCTGATAACTTACGTCGTTTCCTCAAGCGCGACTTTTTCGTCTACCTGGTGAATGGTGAAACACCTAAGGTCACTATCAAGCATCCTTTGATGGATCGAACTCTGATTCTGAGATTGGATATTGGTGAAACCATTACCGTGGAAGAGACCTTGGCACCGGAACCTAATGAAGTCGGACTCACGTTGTTCTACTTCCCATTCCCAACTATTCATGGTGTCTTCATGCCGGTATTAGGTGGTCTAGATGGTTTCTATCGTTTAGGCGATAAGAGTATGACTGGTGGTAATGTTGTTTACAGTGACGACGTTTACGCGAACGACAGTGACCGTGTCGTTATCAAAGGACGTCCTTACTCTATCCCACCTGGTTTCAAGTGGCTAGATCCGTACGGTAAAGAAATCAGTTTCAACATAAAAGACGGGGAACTCAACCCAGAGACCTCGGATAATGTGATTGATTCTAATTTGTCTTACCCGAATTAATAAGTGTTATAACTCCTACTCCCTTGCCGGGAGTAGGAGTTATATTTAGTTTATATTGGTGGGGAAGTTGGAGATCCCTTATTACCAGTGTGCTTATGGTTCTTTAACGATACACCCGCAGCAACAACGTCTACATCGGACTCTACTACATCCTGGGCTTTAATCCCCCCGGAAGTCGCCAATGTGCCACCGCTACCACCTGGTCCCGCTGAACAACTCATGCCTCCTGCAACACCCAGATTACCTTGAATACCGACGTTACCTTTAATAGAAGTCGTAGGGCACACAATGTTAATGGAATCACCTTTCCAATCGGTTTTCTTGGCTTCCATAGTTAAGGAATCAGTAGTGACTTTCATTGTCCCTGCGTTCATGACGAAATCATTACACTTCACAAAGAATTTGTCCGTCTTCATGTTGATCGATTTAGCGGCATCAAACAGTTGAGTCCCTTTATTAATCAAAGAAATATCTTTACGGTTAATGTTGAAGATAGATCCTTCACGGTTACGCATCACCCAGGAGTGTTTCAGTGAATCCAATGCAAAGGCATTTTTCTCAGTGTCGGTCAATGCCCACGTCCCATTTCGGGTATTGAAGCCAAGCCGATAAGCAACAGGTTCTTTATTCGCTTGGGTGGTCTTGAACACCACTTCCTGGTGACGAGTAGAGAAAACTAAGGTGTAGTAATCTTCGAAACTAAACGGAGCATTGCGATCAGTGTGAGGATTAGCGTTCCAAGCATACAGTACGTGTTCTAACCGGAAGCTCTCGTTTCCTATCCCCCATGTAGTCCAATAAAGCTGATCGTCATCGTTAAACTTATAGAGTGCGACCTTAGACCCTACTCGAACATCAGGGGCGGTTAATCGGTTTGGGGTGAACGGCATCCACTTGGCGGTGTAAAAGTTAGCACGTAAACCCTTGCTGGTCTGGTAACCACTTTCACCTGTGGGATTGGAACTACTGACAGCTTCGGCGTTTGCTATCCCGGCTCCGTCACTTTGTGGAAATTCAGCTTTGTTAGTGACCTTAATGAAATATGAATTCTCAGGCTTATTTTCTAAAACTGTCCCCACCCCGATGAAATTAAGTAAATTCATACATGGTGTCCTATAGATAAGTAGGGTAAATTAATTGAGTCAATTATGATCACAGAATTACGTTTAAAGAATAATACAGGGTTGCTGACCAAAGGCACGCGTTCTGTCGAGTTAGTGTTCAGCGACCTTGTAAATATCTTCATGGGAAGAAATGGTTTTGGTAAGACCAGTATATTGAAGGAATGTCACCCATTACCACCAGATAACGCAGACTACGCCAAAGGTGGTTACAAATACGTTAAGTGGGTAGTCAGTGAACAAGAGTTTTACATCTTGGAGTCCCACACTGGTTCCAGTTCCAAACACTCCTTTAAAAAGAATGGGGTAGAGGAACTCAATACTGGTGGTACGTTAACCGTACAAAAAGATTTATGTAAAGAGTATTTCGGTCTTACTCCATCTTTGGTTAAATACCTTACAGGTCTTAAAGTCAATGATTTATTCACTGCATTATCGACTGCTGCAAGAAAACAAATCATCATGGACATGTACCCTAACGATACCCGTTATGCGGTCGGTGTCTACAATAAAATCAAAAGCGAGTTGCGTAACTGTACCGGTGCAATTAAAAACCAACACCATCGATTAGCTGAAGAAAATCAGCGCAAAGAACAATTGATGGGTAAAAGTGTTGAACAGCTCGAACAAGAAATTGAACAACTAGACGGACGTATTAAAGAAGCCATGGTGTTGTCTGGCGCACTTGCTAACGTTGTTCCAATGGATGAAGAATTAAACCGAGACATCCGTCGTTTCGTTAAAACCACCAAAGAACTCGTGGTGGGTTCAGTCACCTCTATACAAACTCCAGAGGAATTAGAGCAACAAGCCTTACAGTATAAACGTATCATGACTAAGATGAATACGCAGATTACTGTACGTCGTTCTAAGATCACTGACTTAATGGAAACACTCAGCGGGGTTAATTACATTACTGAAACTCCAGAAGTGTTAGAGGAACAACGACTAAGACTACAGTCGCTACATCAACAAGATAGTGTTAGTGCTGCTGACGCTCAGCGTATCGTTTATCAAACCTTTGGTGAGATCAGTGACGATACCGTAGATCTAATAGCTCGCAGTTCTGGTCAACTAGTGAGCGTGTTAGACCAAGTCACTTTGGCGAGTAGCCCACAAGTCACATTGATGGATTATCGTCTTTGGGAAGAACGTTTAGAGGAAGTTAACTCTCAAGGTCGTAATCTCAAATATCAAGTTGAAGAACTTCGTCATGCTTTGAAACACTTTGATATGACCGAGGACATGAAGTGTCCTGAATGTGAACACGAGTTTAAGCCGGGATTTGATCTAAAGGATGTCGAGCACAAACGTGCGGAGTTAACTCGATTAACAGAACAACTAAAGCGCGTTGTAGAAGAGCGCAATCGGTTAAAACAAAAACTTTCTTTAGACGAGGAATTCTACAGTTCTTTGTCCAAGGTAGTTTCCACTACCCGTTACTTGGATGATGACAACCGCACCCTGTTAAACATCCTTAAAGAACACAAAGTAGGTTACGTCGATGCGGACCCAGTCATTAACGGTATTAAGATGACAGTCCTATATCGTGAGAAACGTGACCTTATTAAACAACATGAATCTGAGATTCAATCGTTGTCTATTCGAATAGACACTCTAAGAAGAAATGATATTTCCGAACTGGGGCGTCAATTAACAGAGCATGAATCGTTGTTGGCAAGTGAACAAGAATCGCTACGTCGCTTCAACGAAAAGCTCGAGCAAGTTGAATATAAACTAGAGGAGATGCGAACTAGAGACACCAAAATAGATTTACTAAGTGCGTTGGGTGAACACATCATGGATGCGTTCAGAGAACAAGGTAAGTTTATTTTACAGCAAGCTACTAATAATGCGATCAATGAGTGGGTTCCCGCTAAAGACCAACACATGCAGATGTTGATTAGGGGTCGTAGTACAGAGTCTGTGATTGAATCCATCGAGCAAGATATTGTGCGTTTGGAAAACCGTCGCGAGAAACTCCAATTATTACAAGATACGATTTGTCCTAACAAGGGCATGATCGCTAAATTGATGGAAGACTTTATTAAGGCATTAGTGGGAAATATGAATGCCGTTATACGTGAGGTATTTACCACCCCACTTTATGTATTGCCGTGTGTCAATAACAAAGGGGAGTTGTCTTACCGTTTCCCAGTCATTAACTCCATAGATGGAAAACCTTCTAAGGATGTCAGTGATTGCTCGGGTGGGGAACAAGACATCATCAACCTCGCTTTCCGTATGGTGTTGATGCGTTATCAGTCTCGCAACCGATTCCCGTTAGTTTTGGATGAAGTTGGGGTGAAACTTGATACGTACCACCAACAACGTTTGTTTGACTACATCTTAAGCATATCAACGAACGGTGACGTGAACCAGATTCTCATGGTATCACACTTCTTCACCCACATTAGTATGTTTAAAGGTGCGAACGTCGTGGCGTTAAATTCAGAAGGCATTACTGTTCCGGAAGACGCGAATCGTAATGCCAAGTTCAAATAAATTTAAATCTATATTATCTGGGTGTCCTTAGTGATTCGTAACAACTAATGCACTTTTATAGACACTCAGTTTTTAAAGGAAGTTTAATCATGTCGAACACGAGAGAACCAGTGTGTCTGACCGGCACATACGACGCTAATGGCGTCATCCATTGTGATCCTAACGGTAATGAAAATATCCGTGTGGAGTTCACTAAAACACATAACCATTTGCAAGCATCGGTGTACGTTAACGAAATCAACCAAGGATTCGTAACCTTTGGGCTGAGTAACGAACGTGCCATCAGTACCTTTGCTCAAGGTGGATGTTGGAACGAGAACCAAGTGGCAGAATCGATCCACAACATCATCTCGGTTATACACTAATTAAGTAACGGTCTGTGGGGTGGTTGTCCATCTCACAGATCTGCTTTATTTAAGAGAAAGTCCATGAATAATAAAGAAGTAATAGGGAACACCATCCCTTTATTAGACACTGAAGGGTTTTTCTCCGACGAAGGCTATCGACTTAAATCTAAGCTTTCTTTACGTTATGAACCTTACGAAGCAGTATTGGTAATCGGTAATGAATTTGAATTTGCTTTAGATGGTTGTATATTTAACCAAGGACTTATTCAAATCACCCGAGAAACGAACTGGGATGAGACCCTCCCTGAATCTCCGGTCGATTACGCCATCGATGAAATGTTAACCACGATACAAAAACCCTGTGTGGAAATAGAGGACTTGGACCCTAGTTACCGAGAAAAGTTCAATGAGATGAGTAAAGAATTACTCGAGGCTTTTAGGGCGCAGGGTGAACAAGGCGGCAACTCATGGTTACGTGGAGATCTTTACCGTTTCAACAATGACATACAACATTTAAAACAAACCAACTAGGAACATCACCAATGCATAAACACATCACTTTTGATATGGATGACACACTCACAGCAACACATGCTTATATTCGAGAGAACTTAAAGCCGACGACTGAAGCCAACCTCCAAGCGATGATTGAATGTGATCGTGCCGGACATGCTTACATCAATGCATCCAGCGAGTTACAAGATGACATTCATGACCAGATCCTAACGAGTCAAGAGTTCATGTTAAAGTCTGGCGTGGCAGAGTGGGTCGCTAACCACTATGAAGAATTTTGTGCATTGATTATGTCCTTAAAGGCTCAAGGGCACACGTTCAGTATTTGTACACACCGTGGCTGGTCAGAACAAGGTAAACCTTTAACCTCAGAATGGTTGAATGCTAAAGCGCTAGATCTGTTTGAGGAGATTCATTGTTTGGACTCTAAAGAGCATCCTTGCAAGCTAACTTATTTAGAAGACCTATATGGGCGTGACTTTATCATAGTGGATGATAACCCGTATCATGGTATCGACCGCTCCAAGGAATTGAGTTACAACCAGAACGTCATTCAGTGTATTGGGGAACATACTGTTCCGGAGTACGTCCACTTCCGTACCTTTGCTAGTTTCCCTGAGTTCAAAGAACATTTATTAACCTTATTGTTAGGAGTCAAGCATGAGTCTATTTAAAACTAGACTGGAAACCCTAGTAAAACAAATCCGCTACCATGCTGGTGTGTATTACCGGGAAGACCGCAGTGAGATCAGTGATGCTGATTACGACCTCTTGGTCCAGGAATACAACCAGATCATAAACGAACACCCCGAGTTACTCACCACAGACACGGATGTGTTTAAAGGTAAAGCGGTTCCCATAGACACAACCGGGGCAGAATTCCAGAAAGTGAATCATGATCCCGCAATGTTGTCACTGGACAACGTCTTTACGCCAGAAGCCTACGAGGAATGGAAGGCTAAACTCCCAGAACAAGACCAGAGCGACATTGCTTTGGAATGGAAGTTTGATGGTATCGCTTTACGTCTGATTTACGAAGATGGTAAATTACAACAACTACTGACTCGTGGGACTGGATTGATTGGTGAGGACGTGACGGAGAACGTCGATCATTATACTAATATCCCTGAAGAACTGCCTGAAGACTTCACTGCTGGTAAGAAAATTATCATTGACGGGGAAGGGGTGATAGACACCAAGCTATTTGAGGAATTGAATGACTTGGTCCCTACTCCTTATGTCACTCCGCGTCATGCCGCTTCAGGAATCACCCGTAACCGAAGTATGAAGGAATTGGTTAAAGGTTCCTTAACGTTCATTGCACACTCTTTTCCACGTGCTATTAAGAGTGGTTATAATGACACTATGATGGCGTTACGTAAGCTAGGATTCAGTACTAGTCAGGACTATCGCGTGGATGGTATTACTGTAGATCGTCCCACACATATTCCTTTTGCGGTTGATGGGATAGTCGCTAAGGTGCGTGACCATGAGCGACGTAAGGCGTTGGGAGAAACCAACCACCATCCCCGTTGGGCTACGGCTTACAAATTCCCTACGTTATTTGAATCCCCTAAGTTGGAAGATGTGATTTGGGAAACTGGTCGTACGGGAACCATCACTCCGGTGGCTACGTTTTCCCCTGTCATGATAGCTGGTGTAACCGTGCGACGAGCGACACTACATAACTTCCGTACGTTCCAACGAGAATCAGAAGGACTTCGTGTAGGTTCGGTGATTAAGGTTGGTATGGCAGGTGATATCATCCCTCAGTTCTTTGAAGTAGAAAAAGTAGGAAAGGGTCGTCAATGTAAGCCACCCAAGAACTGTCCTGCTTGTGAAGAACCGTTGCGTTACGAAGGTGCGGATCAAGAACAAATCTTCTTGACTTGTACCAACCACGCAAAGTGTCCAGCACAGACCCTAGGTCGCTTGTACAACTTCGGTAGCACCCATGCGATGAACATCCGTGGATTAGGTCCAGCTTCCATTAGTCGCTTCAATCAACTGGGTTTGTTAAATAACTTTGTGGACTTCTTCCATCTCCGTGATTTAACTCAAAACACCCCGTTGTCTAAGAATGAATTAAAACTCTTAGATGAGATTGACAAGTGTCGTAAGACCAGCTTTGCCCGATTCATTACCGCTTTAGGTATCAACGGTGTCGGTAAAGGAACCGCTCGCGACTTGGCGTCACACATTAAGTCTAAGGAAGACTTCATCTCGTTCTTGGAAGATACCGAGGGATTAATGGAAATCCCCGATATTGGTTGGGGTATCGCCATGAATGTCTCGAGTTACATTAAGGAGAATCGTACTACTATTGAAACCCTATTAGAACTGATGGAGTTTGAAGTTACGGAAGTACCGGACTCCTTAATACCAATCGTGGTGACGGGTAAGTTCCCTATCCGTCGTAAAGCAATCGAAGAAGGGCTTTTGGCTCACGGTTATGATGTTGGTGATCGTGTGACTTCCAAGACCAAAGCAGTGGTCTTAGGTGACTTCCCTACTAAACATAAAGAGGTCACCGCAAACGAACTGGGGATCCCTGTGTTGAACATTAGCGTTCATCCGGAACTTACGGTCAGTGATATCTTAAAAGAGCTACAAGGGCGTTTATAGCGCCCTCCTTACCATCAAGAGGAAAACATAATGGAACAAATTTACTTAGTGACTGTTCACATTGGTGAATTAACTGGGAAGGAGATCGAGGATAAGTTAAAAGCTTTTCCTAAATCCCGTATCCACTCCGTTGAAAAGTATCAGGTGACTTATTACACTAAGTTGAATAATGAAAATGTCATACTGTCTGAGTTGGAAGATGTGACGTCTATTTCAACAAGTGGCACTGACATGATGAAACTAAGTGACCACCATTTTGTTGTTTGTCTAAAACCAAACGGTGACATCAATTTTAATAAGAAAGATCATCAACTTGCTGGTCATCTTTTTAACAATTAATCCCTCCATCTAAAGAAAAAGGAACCCCATAATGGCTAACACTAAGAAAGCTGTAAAAGTAGAAACTCCTGAAGTTCCAGCGGCGGCAGAAGCTCCGGTAGTAAAAGAAGAAACAAAAATGCACATCAGTGCCCTTAAAGGTGGTGTTGTGGATAAGAAGGGTAACGTCATCATGATTGACGAATCCGGCCCTTCAAAGAAATTATCCGACCTACTAATGAGTCGTGGCTCATACCGTTACAGCGACTTAAAACGCAAGTTAAATGGTACCTCACAAAGTCGTGGGTTCTTTGACCATGACTTACCTGAACCTAAGTTAGAAGAGGTTGATTTTTATCCGATTGAAATGGGTGACGGTCTTACCATCTGGATGGACAAATCTTCTAGTGTGAAATTTGAGATCGAACGTCATCGTCCGGCATTTCTAAGAGCCAATGAAGACCCTAAAGATACCAGACCGTGTACCTTGATCGTATACAACTCAGAGGTAGAATTAGATATTGTTTCTTATTCTGACATGTTTGATAACGGCACTTCCCTCCTATTTTCAGTTGAAGGTAAAGTGGATCATATCCGAAACTCCGTCCTAGTCGGACCTGACTCCCGTCGCGGAGCGGTGGAACTAAATGCGATTCTGGATTCTGAAGTTTACTTTAACGGGTTTAAGTTCGAAGCACATCGTGTCACCAAGTCTAACGTTGAAAACTCCTACGTTCGACTATCTGGTAGCATCGAAGATTCCTTTATCACGGATTCTCATATCAGTTCTGAGAAATACTCTCATATTTCCAACTCAACAATCAAAAATAGTCACCTGGTTTGTAAATCAATAAGAGTCGGACGCCTTACACCATCAGACGGTGGTTACTACATCCCACGATTACATATCACGGACTTCCATTTCTACCAGTCCGATGAAGGCATTGAGATCTTCCGTGGATTCGAATTTGACACCATCGGTTCTGGTTATATGTACAACACTCTGGCGTTTGTTCCTCTGGACCGCGTTAGTGATAAAGTTGAGTTCTTGTTGTTCGCACCTAAGAAAGAAGGTGAAGACTACGCCACACCAACTACCCGTGTGACGTGGGATATGAATAAACAAGAACTTCGTAAACACGTCAGTGCGTTGTTGTTCCCTAAACAAAGCACTGAAGACGTTCTGGGTACCATCGGTACTATTGAAGGTTCGGTAATCAACGAAGCAGTATCGGTCCTATACAACCGCCTACGCATCATTAAACAAGTTCGCACAGCTTCTATGCTGTAAGTCGTAATTAGTCCTCAGAGAGCCTTACCGGGCCTCTGAGGGTTATTAGGAGTCCCTATGGATAATTTACCAACTACTGAAGTTCCCATCACCATCAATGGGGTGGAAGAAACCGTAACGGTCACCATTAGCAATAAACCTTTATTGGTCCCTATGGCGGTTAATGCAGTAATGAATGATGACCCGTTCATCAAATTAGCAATAAACGAGTGGGTAGCTAGCTTTCCTGAAGATGGTGTTATTTACACCTATGTGAGCGATGACGAGCTGATTACGATTGAGTTCCAACCAGAGTGTCACCTGGACATAGAAGTCACTCCTGGACAGCATGTGGCGTTCTGGACATTCAACAGTTCTTGGCAAGGCCGATTGCGTGTCGAAGGTGTGTGCGGTATGTTCAACTCCCATATCCCGGCGGCAGGTGTTGTAATGAAAGATTCGTTCTTGTTTAACCAGTACGCACTTAGTCCCGGTATTACGTTGTACAACACCACACTCATTAAGTTAGAAGGTAACACTCGTAACGTACATATTACTTAAAAGGCATCCCTCTTCCTTTATCGGGAAGAGGGATTATTAATTATTTTTTAACTACTATCCCCATCTTTTTGGGGAGGGGGAGAAAGAAAAAAGAAAAAACGTTGTCTATTTATTATTTTTAATATATTTATATACTTAATATAACAGCAAATGTATTAAGTTCCTTTAATCTATACACCAGCAAATAATTAACCTTTACTAAGGAATAACATGGAACAAGCAAACAACAAAACCCTAGATCATCTTTCCAATAAAGAAAAAGAATTATGGGAAAGGATTAACCAAGAGGTCCAGGGTAAAGCACACAGAGTCACTTTAAAACACTTATCTCAACTTTTCGGCATAGATAAGTCCATCATCTCTAAATTGATTGTTAAAGCGACAGACATGGGCTCTGTCCAATGGTTTGTGATCCAAAGAGAAAAAGCAGTACTCGACTTACTCAGAGACCCCAACTTTGATCTGAATCAGTTGCATGTGAAGATGGGTTATGGGGACCCACGCAACCTTTGTGTTTATTTCCGTGAGAAATTCAAGTTCACCGTTTCCGAGATAACATACTTGCGCTCACTTGGTCTTTCTAAGGATTACCTAGAAAGCGAATTTGATAATGTTGATGAGTACTTAGCGTTTGAGATGATACGAATGATACAACGTGCTAAGGGAAAGATCAAAGTTAAAGAAGACCTACTAAATTTCTTTAGGTGCAGTCACACTTGGTTTTATCGAATTTGGAATAGTTACAACGGACCAGAAAGTCCTTCTGAATTTATCTCCTTTACCCGAATTTCATGCATTAGAAAAGATTTCTTAAAAAGTAAGATGACTCCCAAGGAGTACTTCTTAAAGAACGATCTTCCTTCTCATAACGTGGACTATATTCATAAAGTCCATTACGGAGTCACTTTCCGTTCTTGGGCAGGCAAGCAAGTTAAAGGGATCCCTAGACGCCGTAATAAAGGTTACGATGAACTTCTAGGTGAAGAGTGGTTGGAAGTTATAAAGCAACACATTACCGACTGGGAGATACGTATCGAAACGATAGCCAAAGAGATCAATTTACCTCCGCAAGCTATACGCAGCATTATCACTTATTATCGTAAACAAACTTATTTGGAATTCAAATATGATGTACTTGGTTCCAAACAATCAAACTTAACTGTCGGGTCGTATGTATGACGATAATTCAAAAGGAAACTTATCATGCTTATTATCAACACCGATGGCTCCTGTGTGGGGGAATCCGGTGCCGGCCCTGCTGGGTACGGAATAGTAATACGTGAGGGAGAAGTAACCATAGAGTTGAGTGCGGGGTATCGACGCTCCACTAACAACCGTATGGAAATGCTTGCTACGATTGTGGCTCTGGAAGGTTTACCAAATAGGAGAAAAGTTAGCGTAACAACTGATTCTCAATATGTTAAACAAGGAATCGAACAATGGATTCATGGTTGGCGTAGACGAGGATGGAAACGTGCGGACGGTGGTCCTGTTAAAAACGTGGACCTTTGGAAACGACTTTATGACATGACTCGTTATCATGACGTGACGTGGAATTGGGTTAAAGGTCACTCTGGGGATCCAGATAACGAACGTTGTGATACGTTAGCTCAAGAAGCAGCGCGTAACAATGCCACATTGGAAGATGAAGGGTATTTCACCTACAACGAGAACCTCCCTAAATTCACACCAGATAAATCCAGACAATGGTGGAGACACAAGCGATGATCGACATGACCGAATCCAAAGAGATTCTGAAAAAGATTAAGGAAGCCTCAGAAAAAACATACAAAGACATGACGCCTTTGGAGGTGAGTGAATTTAATACTAACATTTCACAAAACCCTTTGGTCAACAGCATTGTACGTCACAACCTCATGACGAGACCCAACTATTCGCCGTACTGTGGTGGGATAGACGAGTGTGACCAAATGCCGAGAACTAACTACGTGAACGGACAGTTCGAATGCCCGACGTGTGGTTGGCGTAGTAGCTTCCCAGAACCTTTCATGAAGATCTATCGAACCCATTGGGGGCTCGACTAACAGTAGGAGCTTCGGCTCCTCTTTTATTTGCTTATTGAATATTTAACCGAGAGTTATAACCATGACTAAAGAAGTAAGAAAGGAAAAAGGTTACGTTAGTGTTGATTTAGCTTACCACCAATGTGGGGTTATCCGTGACATGTTGGTCAGTCAGAACATCACACCTATTGACCAAGGGAAGTTTCATTGTACTATCGCATTTGATAAGGATTTGATTGACAATGCCTTAGAGCCTAAACTTGATCCAAGTAAAGTTTTTGAAGCGAAAGTGATTGGTGTGGAACTTATGGGGAAAGTGAAGGAAGGTTTGCAAAGTGCGGTAGCACTTACCTTAGAATCCAGCGATTTGACCGAAGAGCATTATAACTGGATGTCTCTGGGTTATGAGCACAACTGGCCCGACTACATCCCGCACATGAGTGTGGCTTACGATGTCCCGGTAGAAGAAGCAGAGCGTTTAGTGGATATCCTGCAACCTTTTGTGGGTCAAACTTTCTACTTTAACAATCTAACCGAAGAACCAATCAAGTAAAAGTGGGAACAGAACAAAATCATGAGTAAGAAAAACAAAGGCACACGCAGAGGTGTCCAAATTAAAGGTCGCCAGCAACGTCTGACCAAGCTAAACCAATACACTATCGCTAATACGGTAAAAGAGATCAGCGATCATTTCTATTTCTTTGGTAGTCATGCTCATCAGCTCAGTACTATGGACTGGGCTCCTAAGCTATTGAAGTTAAAACAATCCAAAGATCGTCAAGTTGCAATAAAGGCGCTGATCACGTTGTTGAGTGAACCTTCTCCTTGGCAACTGTTTTTATTCGTCGGTGTGGATACCGGAGAAACTGTAGAAGTATTTTCTTACTTACAAGAATTCAAGAATGAGACACATGTTAAAATAGCTACTCCTTGTGGTGAATTCATTACCGAGTGTTTAAATGGAGTTAAGCGCAATATTCTTAACGAAAAAGAATACAAAGGTACACAGTTAAAGTCAACTCACAAGGTATGCGGGTTTGGGTATTATCTGTTTAACTCCGATGAATATAACCTCGACGCAGCGGAAGACTCCATAGCAGACTCGCTGTACGAGACAGGTGTCTTCGATCATCCGTTTGATGAGAACGATTACGTCACCATCAAACCATCTCATTTCACTGAGCTGTTCACAAGACAAGAACTCAAAACTATTAAGGGTTAATTATGAAACATTTTATCGACGCACTAGAACAAGTGGTAATTGCAGGCAATGAAAGCAATGGAGATCATTATGCGTTGCATTGGCATCATAAGTTCGATATTAACAAAGAAGGTTACTTACCACAGTGGTCAGCAATCGCCAAGACTCCTGGGGTGGACGTTGCCATTAAAGAACTGGAGTGGGTGTTGAGTCAAGATAGCTCATTGGACATTTTACATGACGCTGGCTTGAACCACCGTGATTACATGGCTGTGGAAGAAGATGTCATGTATCTCCGTAATTATACTTTCGATGAGCGTGTGGAAAAAGCCAAACAACGTTTCTTTGAAGCTGGTGTGATTTTGGAGGACACCGATGCACTCAAGTCAGCTTTCCTAGATAACGGTATGATGGATAAACATCTTACTTTGGGTGGATGTATGGCTGCGATGGGACTACCTGAAGCAGCAGAAGAAGTGGTGGTCAAGAAAGGTGAGATCGGATTAAGTCAAGGTAAGGCATTCCAGACACCAACCAGTACCGGTGTAATTTTGTTCCACGCACCTGAGTTACTTCCAGAACCAACACACTCCATAGCAGAGGCCGCTGGAGAAGGTCGCTACATTAATACACCTAAACAAATCCAGATGAGCTTCTTGCAAAATGAAATCCCGGTAGATCGTCGCATTGAGATCATGCATTCTCGCGGGGAGAATCAAGCAACAAAACTCATCACTGGTATCGTTAATGACCTGCCTTACAAAGATTTGGTGGAGTTGGGTCTGGATATGAGCGAAGAAGATTACGACTTGGTAGACCGTGGTAATGTCATCACCGACATGTTAACCACGATACACGTTCCGCGCTTTGAACTCCATACCCGTTTGATGTTATCAACACTATCTCCCCTAAAAGAGTATTCAACCGAAGTACTGCCTTACATGCTTTATGCGGAACAGGTAGCACTTAAAACTAACATGATCAACACGTCCTTTACGTTGGATGTCGATTACTTGTTGTTGGATAAAGAAACTCTGGGTATGCTGATTAAAATCAAAGAGTCCGAGTTAGACTACACTAAAGTAGGTAAAGTGCAACTACAGCGTCCCGGCAACCTAAGTATTGTCGACGTCCCTTTGACTAAAGAAGAAGTCAAGACCTTCGATTACATCGGTCTCTAAAAGAATACAACTCTATATTACTTGAGTGTACTAACCACCTATTAATAAAACCTTTCATGAGGAATTAAAACATGTTATACCAAGCTTCTGAAACTACCACTATCAAAGATGAAGTTGTTAGAAAAGTTACCGGAACCGTTATCTCCACGATGGGTCCCGATGGTAAATTTGTGTTATGTGACAAAAGCGGTATCCCACATCCCACTAAAGATGGTGTGACCGCAGCGAAAGCCATGCGCTTCGATGAACCACCAAAGGACTTGATCGCGTCGATGATCGCCGAGTGCTGTCTGCGCACCGACAAGATTTGTGGTGACGGAACCACCACTACTGCTTTCTTATTGCGTGAGATTTACAATCGCTTCAAGTTTAAATGTGATTTCCGTAATAAGAAGTTGATCAATAAGTACTCTCAAGAAATCGTAGGCATTTTAAAACAATTGTCTGTCCAAGTTAACATCGATTCAGATTTACTGCGTCAAGTTATGATGACTACCAGTAATAACGACGAACGTATCGTTGACAAAGTTCTAGAGATCTACGCCGAGCATCCACACTTGCCGGATTTAGATTTACGTGAAGCAAATGACGACAAGGACCAAATTCAATCCAACACGGGTTGTAGTTGGCCGGGTGGTTTTGGGTCTCCTGAGTTCTCTAACCTAGGTACTGGTGCGCCAGAACACTTTGACCAAAAAGACCAATATCGACCAATCTTACTTTCAGGTGAATTGAACGGGTTGGCTGATAAAGCAAGTTTGGATAAGTTTATTGGTTACACCAAAGAGTATGTTGCAGCTGGCGGTACGTACTTAATCTTTTGTCGTAGCACCGAGGGTGTGAGCGAAAATGCCATTAAAGCGATGAACTCACATGTAGGTCGTATCGCGTACAAAGTGGTGACTATCCGTGCAGCTGGTTCTTCTGGTGTTTCACTAATGAATGACATTGCAACAGTCATGGGTGCTAAGATGTACACTGAGTTGGTAGCTGACCATCCTGAGTACCGTGTGGCTAAAGAGTACCCTATTGTCCATATCTCCAGTGCGGCGGTTACGATTGTAGGGTTTTCTGAAGAACATGACAAACAACTGGATGCGGCGATCAAAGAGGTGAACCGTACCTTAGCTGATCTAAACGTGGATCAACGTCATTCAGCATTAGGTCGCATCGTTGAATCTCGCTTGCGTATTTTATCTGGCGGTTCCGTAACACTTTATGTGGGTGGTTTGACTGAGTCTGACATTCGTGAACGTAAAGACCGTTTTGAAGACGTTGGTCGCGTTTGTAAATCTGCGCTCCGTAATGGTGTATTGCAAGGTTGTGGTTACTCATTGGTAATGGCATCTAAAATCTTAGAAGCTAAATACCCTAAGTGTGACATCGCTCAAGACTTTGTTTCTATTCTGAAGCAGCAAACACAATATCTGATGAAAACAGATTACGTGGATGGTATGACTTTCGTTAACCTAGCAACAGGGGAAGAAGGTAAAGAGCCAGGTGAGATCGGTATCTGGGATGCGGCGTTAGCGACGATCACTGCATTAGAAGCAGCGGTTTCTATGGCTATTATGTTGATCGACACTGACTCTATGATTCTTAACTCACGCCTTAGTGAACTTCGTTTCTAAATAAAAAGATATGTGGACTCCTACGGGGGTCCACATACTTTAGATCATTATTTTTTTAAGGTAATCTATGTTAAAGAAACTTTACTTATGGTTACGTGAAAAGGTGGCGGGTGAGGAACTAAGAGAATTAGCTGAGTTGAAGAAAAGACTTGGTGAGGCACGTTCCTATATGCGGGAAGACCCAAGAGTGGTCGACACGGTTGATTGGATAAGTGGTAAGAACAAATCCGACATCCGAGGCTTCCGTGACCACTATCGTTTTAAATACACCGCCATAGCTCGTTCGTTACCTAATTTAAAATACTCCCGGGAAGAACTGATCAAGTCTCAACCCAAGTATTACCGAACACGCGATACCTCTGAATTAACTTCCGGGTCACCTAGCCTGACTATCAACGATGAACTCGGTTCATCCAATGTCGTCCCGTTCCCAAGGGATTGAGTTATAAATAAAAAAGAAAGGAATAAACATGAACTGGTTTAAACGTTTTATTAAACTTAAAGTAGCGAAAAAAGAAATCCAACGTTTATGGGTTTTGGAACAACGTATCCGAGATATGGAAGCTTGGCTATCTACGGAACCTAAGTTAGTGCGTGCCGCTGAGTGGTTAAAGGAAAAAGATAACCCGAAATCGATCTCAGACTTCCGAACTCAGTTTGAAGCAGAGTTTGGTAGCAATCGCACGGTACAACATAGACAACAAGCAAACTCCCCTAAGCGTAGTACGCCAAGCCAAACGCTAAGAAACAACCCATCCCGTACAAGACACGACCAAGACCACCTCGGAACCGTAGTAACTCAGCACCAACATCATCACTACCACGATGAGAGTACTTGCCACTCCAATACTCGAAGTGAGTGTGATCGTTCACCTGAACCAACTCCTGTTCGTGATGAACCATCTGGGTCTTGTAACAACCAATCAAGTATGGACACGTCTTATGATTAACATGGAAATGGTTTTTAATAGGTTAGGGTTAAAGGGTGCTTATGATGTACTCAATAACGATCGTGACTTATTCCGAATAGTAATAATCATTACCGTTGGTAATGTCTTTCATGTTTGTGGACTTCCTTCAGTGAAAGGAGGTTTGGCAATAGGAATACTGTACGGCTTGGCAGTTGCTTCTTTTGTGACTCGACCTTACGAACCAGATAGCAATTGGTTTACCATGGGAAGAATCATCGGGTCCTTTATAGCAGGTCTAGGTATTTGGCATTTCTTGGATTGGGTGTTATATTGAACAAAACAACTTATTGGGCCCTGAATTGTATCGGGGCCTTCGTCTTTGTTGGAGTGGTGGTGATGGGTCTCATCATCGCTCCTTTCTTTTTTATTTATCGACAACTAACTAAAACGAAAAAGGCAACACATGTCTAAAATTTATTTTTATACAAGTGCGATGTCTTCTGGTAAAACAACTACAGCCATCCAAACGGCTTACAATTACCAAGAGCGCGGTATGACACCTTATGTCTTAAAACCGGTGGTTGATACTCGAGACGGTTGCCCTCGTACTTTAACCAGTCGCAGTGGTGCTAAATGGGATAACTGCATTCCTTTCCCTAAAGAAGGGATGGGTGAAATGGAACTTTGGTTACGTAACCCGGATCAGCGTCCAGATGTCATCATTATTGATGAAGTCCAGTTTATTAGTGAAGAACAAATCGCGGGATTGGCGGAGTTAACCCGTGAACTCGGAATTCCTTTGTTGTGTTACGGACTGCGTAATAACTTCCAGGGTGGTGGATTCCCTGCGAGTGATTGGTTGTTGAGACATGCTTCTAGCATCAACATTGTGAAGGGAATGTGTTGGTGCGGTAAGAACGCGACACATAACTTAATGGTGGTTGACGGGAAACCTTATTACGGAGCTCCTGGTGAATCCACCGTAGTAGTGGGTGGTAACGAAACTTACCATGCGGTGTGTTTCACCCACTTTAAGTCGGGAACTCACAAAAAGTCTTAACACTCCGGAATGCTATGGAGGTTCATGAGGAACCTCTTTAGTTAATCAAGGAGATGCCATGAAAGACGTAAGACAAATGCTCATTAATCGAATGAGTGAAGTCCATATCCGTAATGCGATGGAAACAGGAGATCCAGCTAAAATAGAGCAAGCTAACACGTTGTTTAAAGACTTGTTAGTGGAAGAAGTAACAATCAGTAACATCGAAGAAGTAGGTCGTGGTACTCAGCGTTACCGTGCGGATATCGATCTTAGCCAACGTGGGGGTTCGGTGATCAAGCAGTACTGGTCACCGGCTAATCCTACCGAGGCTCTAATCGAATTATACGAAACGGGAGAATATTCTCAGAACGGGGATAACGTGACCAAAATACGTCTGAGTAGTAAAGCTGCGTTTCTGCATTACTTTAATACTCATGATTTGATGACCCTGACTACTACTGGTTATTTGTCTCAAACCGAACTTGAAACCCTTTTCCCTTTTGATCCTCAAGACGTGCGTGTAGAAAACTTCGGCGACTACATCAATTTTGACGGTCCTTTCATCAGTGGTCGCATGATAGTGCGTGATGGTAAAGAAGGGATATTGACTGGGACCCACGACCCGGTGGACGTTCGCATTTGGACAGAGGATGAAAACGGGGATAAGGAAGTGGTGTTGGGTGACGTGAACTACTTCCCGGTCGGTCATAACGTGGATGCTAAGTTCCGCATTTATCTGGAGGACTCACCAGATTATCAAAGCGGTGACACATTTACGGTTTCTTATACTGGAGACTACCGACCTCTTGAAAAAGATACCCTAACTTATCAACAAGGTCAACCTTTAGAGATCCCTACCGATGAACGTATGGTACCTGGACAAATTATCCAGTTCACTATCACCGGTAAGGGTGGGTTTAGTTGTATGGTGAGTGGTGTTGTGGTGGTTGCGCACGCTTACACCTATACCCCAGATGGACGTATAGATATTGAAGTCACTTACCCTGAGGTCATCACTGGTAGTTTGGTATTTAAGGGTAAACCTGAACAAACTTGGTACGTTCCTGAGGACGACCAACCACCTGGCATGTATCTCTACGATCGTGGACGCTTCGTGCACTTTGTTCCTATGGACGACACCACACTAAACGACTTTGAACTACCTTTACTCGAGCCTGGAAAATACGGTATGTACTTCCGTTCACCGGGTAGTTACAAGAATACCTTTGGAGGACTTTTGACGGTTAACGCCCCAGAATAACTCCTTAATTTTTTGTCATTTTATGAGCGGGGGTCCGTCCCCGCTCATTTTTGACGCATGCTAAGGAAACATGATGAAACATATTCGACAAATCCTGTTGGACAAAACCGCACTGATTCGAATCAGTTACGCTGAGTCCCAAGGTGACCCGGCGGAGATCGCTTTAGCTAAATCCCGCTTCGACGGTCTGATGGACGACGAGGTCCAGTTTCTAAGTATTAAAGAACGTTACGAAGGTGCCGGTACTTTCATCGGTGAAATCAAATTAACTGGCCGTGATGGGTTTGAATTCGTTCAAGAATGGTCCCCGGGTGATACCGTTCCAGTATTAAGTAAGAAAGAACGCATTAAGGTCCCTAACCTAGAAGTATTCCGTAATATCGTTATTCCTGGACTTTATTACGTTGAAGACATTGCCGAACTATGTTTGGTAGTAAAAGAGTCCATGTCAATCCTGGATATCCAGAAGCTATTAGGTTTTGAATTTGACCCAGGTGAACTAGAAGTTCGCTTGAGTCACTTAAAGGTACAGTCCCCTATCGTGGACGGCACGTTACCCCTTAAAACAGTGACACCTAATCCAGACGGTACTATGACTGACGGGACAGGTATTAATATTACGGACTCTTCTGTTGAAGGTAATATTTTGCCAGCCAACCCATACGCCCCTACTCAATACATTACTGTGGAACGAGTAGGTAGTGAACCGGTAATGTCGGCAGAAATTGATAAAGCTTTTAAAGCTGAATTCGTTGGCACGTACCGTCAAGGTGAGATCATCGAAGGGACTCTAGGTGAAGATAACACTTTCAACTTAGACTTGGACCTTAAGAATCAACAAACCGACGATTTACAGATGATCGTTTCTGTAGGTCTAGACCGTGATAAACTTACCGATGTTTACTCAGTCACTTATATTGACGAACATTGGACTATTGGTGAAGTCACCACACCAGTAGAGTTAACTCGTGTTGGACACCCTTTCCGTATTGCAGGTCATGTGGTCGGGGACTTTGGACGCACACCTTGGGGTGACGAACTCCATGAACCTAAGATCATCATTGAAGAAGTTGATCAAGAACCGGTTGTGGTTCAATTCGACACAAACGGGATGTTTGATATTCAACACACCCCAGTAGTGGCGGGTGACATGACCATTAAATTTGTTTGTGGTCTTCCTCAAGATCTGAACGTATTCTCTGAAACACATCAGATCCTTGCTGCATTGTCAGTCGACGATCTCGTCTTAGGTCCTTTGACTGCGGATAAAACCGAAGTAAGAGCTGATGAGTTAGTCACACTCACCAGCACACTGCGTTCATCAGACGGACTAACCCTTACCGATACCCCAGTGGACTTTATCGTTGACGACCAAGTAACCAGTCAACTATTCGCCTCTCCGGAAGGTGTATTAGAACACATTTACGATGTAGAGAACGATACTCTGGATCCCGTAACTTACGCTGTTAAATTACGACTTGGTACCGATGAGAGCAATGTGATTACGATTACGGTTCAACCATCTGATCAAGTCCCTGGTCGTTTTGAAATTATCAACGACCAAGGTGAGTTATTTAAAGAAGGTGAGTTGCGCTTCCGTATTTACGACACGGTAGATCGTCCTATGGTCGGTACTAGCGGTACTTGGTTCCGCGAAGGTGGCGCACCTAAAGCTTACGCTGTGGACGGTGAAGAATACGTAGCTACGCTAGATTCTCCGGTTGACGTTGAAAACACTGTGGTTGAATCAATCACATTAAAATGTCAATCACTAGAAACTCCAGTAGACTTCACCTGGAATTTGGTTCGTCGTTTCGATGAAGTGTTCTTAGAACCTGATAACCCAACGACTGGTGTAACTGACGACACCATTACCTTAACAGGTAAAACCTTGGATCAAATCGATGACCCAGTGGGCAATGTTCCATTAGTGTTTAAAACTGATGGTCTTAAGGTCTCTGACATCACATCCAACGAACTGGGTGTGTTCAGTGTGGAAGTAAGTGAGAGTGATGAAGCGGAACATCTATATTCGTTTATTGGTGAGAACGATATCGGTGCTTCTTTAGCAGTAACCTGGGCAAAAGTTCACCAACTAACTTCTATTGACTTGACTAGTCCTACTACAGTAAGTCTCTTTACTGATGAAACCTTCCAGGTTACCGGTAGACTGTTGGATCAGTATTCAGAGAACCTAGTAGGTGAAACTGTGACGTTAGAGTTCCCTGACGGTTATACTGAACAACAAGTTACAACCGAGTCGGGCTTTAGCTTCACAGCGACTTACCGTGATAACGGTTCCCTATCGCACACCATTAACGTTAAGGCTGGAGAGTTCACCACCCCAATTAATGTGACTTGGGAAGTTAAGAGTGAACCTATCATCGCTAACCTTACCGTGGTTCCTAACACGGTAGATATTGGTGAAGATTACACCGTGACTGGTGAAATCGAAGTCAACTACCCTCACGATTGGTCAAGCACTCGTGTTGCTATCACCAACGATGCAGGTGAAACAACTAACGTGACTTGTGCGACTGATGGTACGTTTACTTATACCGGTACTGCAAGTGCGCAAGGAACCCACCAGATCAGTGCTGATGCTGTGGACGTAGTAACACCTGAAGAAGCCATCACGTTAACTGTTCGTGAACCTCGTGTCCCGACCGCTATTAACGTTCTTAACCTACCTGAGAGTGCAAATACTTTTGAAGGTCAAACCGCTACTATTACAGGTAACGTACTAGATCAAGAAAGTGAAGTCATTGATACTGAAGTCACTGCAACCCTTGACGGGACACCATTGACCAACACCGCGGTAGAACCTGGAACGTTCAGCTTTGACGCTACTCACGACGGCGTAGGTACCGCAGTGATGACAATCAGTGCTGGTGATGTGACACGTGATGTAACAATTACATGGCGTGCAGTCACTTACGAATTCACTAACGTTAAGATGTTAGAAGAATCCGTGCTTCAGGGCGAAGCGTTTGGCTTCCAAGGCACTTTGTTCAGTGAAGGCGGTGGTAACGTAGCCGGTAAGACTATCGAAGTATTAGATAGTTCTAACAATCCACTGACTACCGTGGTTACTGAACCTGATGGTTCTTACTCTGGCACTTACACGTCCAACACCCCTGGTGCGCTGGCGGTTAAATTCCGTTACGGTACGGTAGAGAGTGGACAGTACACGGTAATTATCCGTGAGATCATGGTACCGACTACGGTTTCAATCAACACTGATCCTAAGACCTCAGACATTAACCAATCAGTCACTTTCGCTGGCCTAGTTAAAGACCAGAAAGGTAACATTATGGTTGGTGTGTTAGCTGAACTTAAAGAAGGTGGCACGACACTGGCTTCACAGGAAACGTTGTTCAACGGTCGCTTTAGCATCGATCACACTGAAACCGATGCAGGTGTTAAAACTTACACTGTTAAGGTTGGTGATGTTACTCACGACATCCAAGTTACTTGGGTTGATCCTAACTTAGTTACTGAAATCAATCAAATCGCACCAATCGATAACGACGTAGTAGCGGGTGAAGAACTTAGTGTAACAGTAGAAATGTTAAACTCTTCAGGTGATGTGGTTTCAAGTAAAGAACCAACGTTCACTTACACTGGTGCAGCGACTCCGACTCAAGCTGGTAATGTGTTCACCATCACTGAAACCGAAGCAGCAACCGCTACCTTGACGGTGAGTGCGGACGGTGTAGACCTTCCAATCGAACTAACATGGTCAGCTCCTCCAGCGGTTTACAGTACTATCGAGGTAGTCTCAGGTGAAACTACGGGTACGACAGGTGAATCAGTTTCAGTTAAGATCGTGACTAAAGACCAAAACGGTGATCCAATGTCTAACCAAGCGGTTACTTGGAATACCGGTGGTGCGCCATTCCCAGTTAGCTTTACTGACGGAAACGGTGAACTCACATTCAGCTTCAGCTCTGAGGATGAAGGTGCGGTAACGTATAACTTCTCAGGTGGTGCTGGTGTAACTGGTACTTCACACACCATCACTTGGGCAAACCCAGCTCCCGTTTACAGTGCTATTGAGTTAGTGTCTGGTGCAACAACTGGAGAAGTAGGCACACCTACGGAAGTCGTTATTCGTACCGTGGATCAAAACGGCAACCCAATGGCGGATCAATCAGTATCGTGGAATACTGGTGGAATCCCATTCCCGACATCGACTTCAGACTCAGAAGGTAAGATCGTTTATAATTTTGAGTCAGAAGAAGCCAAAGAAGTTACCTATAACTTCAGCGGTGGCACTGGTGTGACCAAACTCAACCACACCATCACGTGGTCTGAACCTACTCCGGTTTACACAGGCATTGATGTTCAACACGGTAATCTGGATGTCGCGGCGGGTGAAACAGTAACCTTCACTATCACTACTCTTGACCAGAATGGACAACCAATGGATCAAGAACAAGTGGTGATGTACGACGGCAACATGACTTGGCCGGCTCGTACCTCTAATCTAGAAGGTGTGGTCGTGTTTGAGTTTACGGAAGCCGAAGCTAAGAGTGTGACCTACGCCTTCCTAGGTGGAGACGATCGTAAAGAGTACACCGTAACTTGGAGTTAACTCTAAATCAAAATAATTAAAATAAGAAATATAAAGCGGACTAAACATCCGCTTTATATTATTTCGAGTCTATATCATAAGAGTGTAAGGGAAACTTAATTAAGCTTTTATGAGTAAGGAAATGTCTATGCAACATCAACGTTATTGTCATGACTTCCAGAAGTTAATGGTCTCTTTGTCATGGCTAGGGCAAATTATGGGTTACGTGGAAGTGTTCGATGAATACCGAGACCGTAAACTCATTAGTACCGACCATGTGTCGTTTGGCATACACCATGAAAACCAATACGCTTCGTTCTTCTTTGTAGATGAAGATGGTAAGTATCATGAAGTCACTCTGAATGATAAAGGTCGTGTCCCGGCTGTTAAAGTGGTTCAAGAACTCCGCACACTTATTTTAAATCAACCGGAATTATTCCGATTGTTAGCAGAGAACGCTGAATCACTTAATTCATTAGTCATCAAAGTGGTAGGGGAAACCATGAAACTCCACAGCGATGACTTAGCCAGTAAGTTACTACGATATGGACTGAGTGATTACCAAAAGCTCCTGGATGAAGATCTAAAGGACTTTAGCAGTAATTGGATGTCTTTATGGGTGTGGTTCTTCACACTCCCTCATATCGCCGCAGAGTTCGATTTAAAGCTAGATGAATCGATCACGTTAACTTATTGTATGATTCGTCCTCGTTCCAGAGAGTATTGTGAAACAAAAGTTCAAATGGTTCATACCGAGTTAGATAACTTTTACGTCACGTTACACTTTGAAACGATCAATACCAACAACAGCGCCATCGTGTACAAACATTTGGATCCAACGTTCTGGGACGATAATCGTCTGGATTCATTTGAACTCATCCAACATCTATATCAAGGTTAACGACTAAGGGTGTCTTCGGACACCTTTAGTTACTTACCGGAGTCAGTATGAAAAAATTAATACAAGCTATAAAAACCACCTTAGGTGGGCTCGATGTAAACTTTGTTCCTTTTGCAACTGAGGTGAGTGGAGACCATAATGTTGTTTTGGAATGCCGATCTCCTGAAGATTGGAAGTTAAGGACAGCTGAACAAGAAGACATCTTAACTTGTAGTCAAGGTAAGGTGGACGTAATTTTTAAAGAACACCCTAATAAGTTCAACTACTTAATCGGACGTTTAGGTGACGCAGTAAACCTAGCTTACTTAGACCACCGTGACATCAATCGATGGATTCCTAGAATTGTGGATCGTGATATCACGCGTGGTTATTTTAACCTACTCGTTACGATCCGAACTATTCTTCGACACCTAAAAGCTAATGAAGAAGATTTCCCGTTCCCAATTAAGTTGAATGAAGATACTACTTTACCTATGTTTCTAGGTCGTTACAGCGATCACCCAGACTTAATCCTTTGGTCCTTTGAATTGGAAGGGACTGAGATATGGCAGTTCTTGGATGACCCTGAACCTTGTCATACCCCAACGAGTGAACGTTTGGCTATGTGGTGTTCCCGTAATGAATTGGTCGTGGATGAGCTAATTCAACAACTCCGCCAAGAGGCAAAGACTCGTTTCGGTGTGGAGTTCCATTACGATCCTCCTGTTGGCCTAACTATTCTGGCTGAGCTAATGGATCACCCTAAGTACCTTTCTACTTACGGACACTTACCTGCTCCTCATATAGAAGGGACTAAAGATGGTGTTTCTTTATCCTTGAGCCCTAGTGAAGAACATGGACGTATTTTGGAAGTGGAAATCGAAGATAAGCATTTCTGTGTCTCTGTGGAATCAGGAGCGGTCTTAGATCTACCTGAAGACATTCTCCCAAGTGACTACTTAAAATTGAATGTGGTGCTTATCACGTACATTTACAACTACTTTGGGAATCATGATGCGGAACCCTATGGTCGTGTGTTGTTCTGCGATATGATCGACGAGAAAATCAACCAACTCACCGAGATTTAAATTATGTTAGAAACCCAATTAGAGCTTTACAAAAAGACCATCGAAGAAACTAACCAAATCACTACCCACGCGCCAACCGGGAAATACTTCAAAGTCCTTAACTTTGAAATTCTGGTGACCGCTACTAAGATATCTGTCCCGGGAACCGATAACCTCCCAGCGCTAGAAACCAGCAAACTGGACCCAGTAGAACGTGAATTACTCGTCGGCGTCAAGAAGGTTTTTGAGGGACCTTATTTAAGTGCAACGGATATCTTGCCTGATGGCACCCCATTCCAAAAAGCCTGGGTGGTAGGAGATTACTTATTTGGTCTCACCTTTAAAAAGACTCGATAAGTAACTTTAGACTGTGCCTTTGAATTTTATTGATCAAAAAACTTCACTCTCTCAAAAAAAGTGAAAACTCAGTAAAAATAATAAGGTACAGTCTATGAAAGCGTCACTAGCGGAAATGATTAAGCGTTTGGTAATCTCACAACACGGTATTAGTTTAGATGGGGAATTCGAAGTCAACTTTGACACCATCAAACAAAACCCAGATTATCCAGATCGTTTCACGGCAGAGGGGTTTAACAACGGCAAACGAATTCCATTATCTTGGAAACGTGTAAGTATCACACCTAAACTCAATGACCTTTGTAACACCCAGGGTGAACGAAAGCATGGAGAAGAAGGGTTGTACTACGACGAAGGTGCCATGCATCATTATGTTGCTGTTCGTCCTAACCACAAGCTCGAAGACATTAACCGCTTACTAGGTTCTTCTTTTACGGAAGATCAACTCTTATTTAAACCGGAAGGTTTTGAAGGCCGTTGGGTATTAAACCACCCATGTTATTACGGTCGTATTTTCACCAACGTCTTGCTACCTGAAGCAAGCTAATAGATTAAGGTTTTATAACCATGAGCAAGGAAATAATTTTTATAAAAATGGCAGAGGATTTTGCTAGTTCAGTTGTCTCTCTACGTAAAAGCAGTGAGTCTGCTTGTTTGCGTGGAATCTCTACTCGGCTTAATGATGCTCGTCGTCAAGTACATCGTGAAGTAACACACCTAGGGGCGAAACCGGGAACACTCACTGTTTCCAACTGCATTCAAATGACGGTTTTACCTAAAGGGTTTACTTCTACACTGAACACCAAACTCGGTCTCAAGAACGGACTCAAGTACAAAGAGTTCCCTGTCACCAATGATTTGAAGCGGGTATTACCGGAAGAGTTTTTCCGTCATATTTGCGTAGAGTCTTACCGTCTTGCTAAAGAAGAAAATGGTAAGTACTTTACAGGTGAAGATTTACAAGAACGCTTTGTAGACCAACTCAATAATCATTTACCTGAAGACAGTCGTTTGGGATTAAGTGGGACGATATTCAACCCCCACACTCCTAGCGCGTCTTTTAACCTAGTGTTAACGGATTTGGTAGAATGATATGGATACTGACCTCCCTGACCTCCCTGATGACATAGACGTCTCCAGGTCGGCATTGTACTCGCACCAACAATACTGGTGTGTGGTGGAAAAACGGGAAGGTAAGTGGTTAGGTTACGTTGGTTCCTCCGGTAAGGGGAACCAACGTACCAAGTATGCTGCTTTTACTATTTTCCGACCAGTTCACTCTAACGATCTAGTTAGTGTGTTATTTGAATTCTTAACCAACCAACATTTATTTAATCAGTTCAGTCGTCGAACTTACAAGTTCGTATTAGCGACTTTAAAACAATTACTCGACACTTTAGATGAAACAGAGTGGAAGGTAAATTATCGTAATCGTAAGGCATCCCTCTACTTAAAAGAAGGTCGTAAGATCGGATTGAAGGTAGCAGGTACACACAATCTTATTTTAAACATAGATGACTGGAAACCAAGCATAGTAGATAAACGAGTCTTTCAGCATCATCACTTCATTAAGGAATCTTTCCATGCATAAAGAAACTATTTTTAAGGGACGTCGTTTTTCTCTTAGCACACAAACCACTTCTACAATTGAATCAGAGATGAGTGGGAATTACGGGGTCTTAGTGATCTCCCTTGATAACGGTCAGGAAACTACCACCATTAGACGCACTTATCCAAAAAGCTTCATCGACGGGTTTTATGGTAGTGAAGAATGGGGTCCGCAAAACTTAACCCAAATCTTATTGGGGTTATTCTTGATTGAACCTAATGGTGTGATCACGCTAAGCCGCACACCTCGCACTTGTCTATCCATACTCATTAATGTATACCGTGAAGAGTTCTGCATCCAAGGTTGCTACTTCTATACCAAGTTAGACTTCAGTATGGATTACGTTCGAATTTCTTCTCAAATCGAAGAAGACGTTATGATCGAAACCCCTAACATTCGTGAACTTACGACCACGATGCTAACCGTGATCATGGAAGCTTCAGAACGTTACTCTAAAAAGCGATAAACATGTATAATCTCCTACCCACACAGGGTAGGAGATTATAGTTACTTTATTTTTTTAGAACAAATCCATAGGACTAGCGGAGGTAACAACTTTTGGTACGAATGCTGCTTCATCCCATAATACTTTATCAGGATCGAATAAATCCTCCGTACCAGCCACACCCACTAAGGTGACATCATCACCGTGTTGCACTGACATGATTTGTGCAACTTGCTGCTTACTCCACTCCATGATATCCAAGTTACGACCAGTGACGTTTTCACGCCCATTGGTGTCTAACTCGAAAATGTATGCGAAGGTTGGCGCGGTTTGACCCTGACGGTGGACACGAGCAATGGTTTGAGTCATAATGTACTCTCGCCAAGGTGCGTTCATACACAACACCTGGTTAGCCATAAGTAGAGGATAACCGGTAGATAAAGATTTGAACGTCGTGATCAGAGGGTTCTTGGCATCCTTCAGTTCAAACTCTTTAACTAGACGATCTCGATCGTTTGTGTTTTCTCCGTAAACGAAGATAGTATCGTAACCCTGACGACTCAAGTAGTCATCACATTCGTAGACTACGTCAACGTGATCCGTAAAGATCAACGTTTTCTTTTCTACATGATCAATGTACTTAGGGAGATCGGCATATTCCACCAAAGCCTTAACAGCTTCGATACGAGCTTTACCCAACACGTTACCTAACGCTTCACCTTGTATCTTCAGACCAACGTATTTAACAATGGACTTAGCATTACGGAAGTGTTTGCGGTCAGTAGGTGCCATCCAAGTTTCGATATCCAACTCAATAGCCTTTGCACGTTTAGACAATTCCGCGTCAGTAAAGTTATTGTAACCTTCTTTACGGAATTTATTTACGATGGTGAGGTACTCATCTAATTCGGCTAAAGCTTGCAAGTCATTACGCTTACTACAATAAACACGATAATCGGAAATCACTTGGTTAAAGTAATCAACGTATTTATCCATGTTGTTAGAGTAATACTTGTAGCGGTCTTGGATGTAAGTTTGCATCTGATTACGGATGGAATCCAAAGTGAAGTGTTCCGCATTAGGGACTTTAACCTTGACTCGTTCCGCAGGAGGTGCGTCACCCATACCGTCTAATACCGCAATGGTGTATTTCTCTGCACCGATACGGTGAGCCAACAGCTCATTAAGTTTGTCGCGAGAACGACCATAACCGTCCAGAAAGGCTTTACGAACGTTACCCTTAAAGAACCCATCAATAAGACAAAAGACCGCGTACGACTCTTTACCAATGCCTTTAATAGGAGTACCTGACATAGGTAATGCGTCTGTGAACTTGTAGACTTCATTATACTCGATGAGTTTCTTAGTCCGTTTAGAGTTAGGGTCGTTGAAGTTGTGACATTCGTCGACGATCATTTTAAACGCAGGATTCCCGGCATTAAACTGATTAATCATTCTCATGTATTTGTCACACAACGGATCCAACATAAACTCATAATGGATAAAGTAATACTCGTCGTCTTTTTGAGGGGGACGTCCCATTTTAGAATGCCAGAACTTCGGTGGTTTAACCCATACTTCATGTTTGATGTTATTGGTCATGTGGTTCGCCCACACTTCGTCAATCACGTTGAGAGGAACAAACCCAACAGTCTTACCTTTGGGTAACGATTCAGCCCACATCAAAGATAACGCCGTGTTATGGGTCACGATGTAGTCATCGGTGATGTAAAGATGATCAGGACCTTCCACCATTATACATTGGGTGAGTTGGTCTTCTTTTCGGGTGATGTTCTTGATTCGAATACGGTCAAGCCCTAAATGGGTTTCTACCAACCATCCATCAGATTCAGGGATTAACTTGGCGTGGTGACCTAGACTGCGAGCCACTTCTACCACTAAGTTAGCCAAGTGTTCGTCGTCAAAACGTCCATGAGCTTGACCTGGTTCTAGGACTCCGCGTAACCAAGAATAACGTTCGTCGTTTGTGGTTTTGTGGATCAGGTCACGGTCATAACCGTTCTTAGCTCCTACACGAAGAGACATGCCTTGGTTAAACCAACTAGGGATGAGTTCTTCCGGTATGATAGAGTCGATCAAAGGTATGTAGTGAGGTTGGTCAGCGTAGGTGTCCATGATGTCTTGGGTTTCTTTTACTAACCATTCGCCATCAACATACACTTTCCATAAGTGCTCTGGGTTACACTGAGTTTTACGGCCATCTTCTAGTTCTACTTCAACGACTTCGGTAAGTCCCTGAGGATAGACACCCAATACCGTGGTATATCCTCCGTCCGGAGTCTCTATGACTTTACCACGATACATCTCACCCATGGTAGACCAACCACCTGGAACTTTGATTTTCGCATTTAATGGCTGAGCTTTACCACTACCTGCTTTACCGTCTAACAACAAACCTTTTAGGTGGTACGATTCTTTGCGGGAAGTGTATGTTTCTAGGAATCGGAGTTGTGGGTCCAGAGGTTTAAGTTTAACTGTGCGTTTTAACTTATTGTAATCAAACGTAGATGGTTTAGGGACCATGGTGTCCAGTATCCACGTCTCAGTTTGAATAAGCTCTTGAACTTTCTTTAGATCTCGACGATTCACCCGTGTACTTTTTAACTGCAAGAGTTTAGTTATTAGGTGATTGAGCTCCAAAAGGAAAAATGACTTGACTTCGAATTTACGTGAGTTAATTCGATTCATCATATACTTCGTTACGGTCGTGGTTCCGTAAAGTCTAATTATGTCCTGTTCGAAAGGTCGCCACGATAACCCGCTGATAATAGCACGATTATCGTCAACCTCGATACTAGGTCCGAATAAACCACTAAACATATTAACCTCTTATTATAGTTTAAATCAAAAAGAAAAAGGAAACTGACATGACTAAGTCAAAACCTAACCACGAACTTTGGAAACTGTTTGTCTACGTTGCGGAAGCACTCAGTGAACGCACATTCGTCATGCCGGTTATGGAACACGGGACTATGGCACTATCCCACACTGGTATTGACCCAGAAGACATGGAGATCACTATCAGTGAACACGAGTACTTGCCGATGACTCGTATTCGTGTGGACTTCAACCTTCCAGTTGAATTGGAAGAGTACTTAAAGTCCGACGACCCGGCAATGCCTGCTGGAGCTAAAGATCTTAAGAAATGGTTCGATGAGCGCGGTCCTGTAGAGTACTTAATCTACAACGTGATGGTGAAAACCATTCTGGAACAACTTACCGAAATCCGCAAAGGTATGAGTGAAGCGACTACCTATGAAGATCAAACTAAGTTGAAAGAGCTGATCAAGTTCCTAGCCAACCTGAGCATGGAAGACGTCGCAGAAGATGTACGAAAACATCGTAACAAACATTACCCAATGGTAGTAAACCGTGTCTTTAATGTAACCGTTCAAGAACCATCTGATGAATGGATTGCAGAACACTTTGGTGACATGACAGCACACGACGTACAACACGTTGAGACTGTAGTAAACCGCAACGCTAAGCGTATTGCAGACAGTCTAGGTAAGATTGGTGATTTGGTCAACAACTGGTCTGGTAAGACTGAACAAGTCAAGGATAATGACTTATGGTTCTCACTCAACATCGAAGATCATAAAATCACTCTAGGCTTAGACTTCCAACCTTACCGTTCTGAATCAGATTTTGTTATTGAACGCTCCCCGGTCGATCTTGAAAAATGGGGTGAAGATAACAATGACCGTGATATCTTATCTAAGATCCAAAACCACATTGATGACATGAATATTGTTATTGGTAACTTGCTGAATTACAACACTGGTTATGAAGTGTTGAACAAAGAAATTGAACAATTGTACATCCGTTCTATCCACCACCCTATCGCTAAACACACTGTTCGTGTTTGGGGTTTTGATGATGTGTGTGAAGCAGGTCGTGCTAAGATTGATGAAGAGATTTCTTGGATGCTGGAAACCATCAATGATCTATCGACTCAGATGTCTCGTGAAGTGAAGCTGGATATTTCTAACATGTACTTACACACTACACAAGACGGTGAAACTTTCATCTTGCCACACGACGAACAGTTAGTAGCAAAACGTTGTCAGACTTACTCAGGTACGTTCTACGATGCATTACAGCAACATCTGTACGATGTGGAGACTGAACTGTTTGCACCTTACACTAACGTGAAGCCAGCTGATTTAGAGTCTAACAACGTCATCACCGAAGAAGACTTGCTTAACTCTCCTACCATCCATTAATAATGTTATGGGGACACGGTCCCCTTATCATTTAATTAACAGGAGACAATCATGTCAGCGATTATTAATCATGCGGTAGCTTCAGGTAAAGTGGGTCGCGGTCAAGCTATTCAGGTTAACGGTAAGTTCGATGGCTTAGCTCAACCGCATCTAGTGACTTTGTCTTTGGACGATAAAGTAGTGACAGAAGTTTACACAGACCAACAAGGTTACTTCAGTGCTGAGCTAGATTCCAAAGGTTTGAGTGTCGGTGCTCATACTGTATCTTACTTTCTAGAAGAAAACACTGAAGCAGGTCACGAGCACAAAGGTGACATTAAAGTTCGCGTGACTAAGTAACAGTTAATAACTCCCTACTCCTTCACGGGAGTAGGGAGTTATTTGTTTTCTGTAAATTTTAACAGGTCTATATTACTATGGTGTATGAATCCATACACTATTTATTTCATTTAATTTAAAGGATAAACATCATGTCCAATAAACACATTAAAAACGTTATCACTTCAGGCCGTTACGTTCCAGAGAAAGGTAAGTTCGGTATTACTTTCACTATTATCGATTGTGAAGGTAAAGAAGTTTCCCTGCTCGTAAACAACGAAGAAGTTCATCGCAACTGGATTAAAAGCGATCGTTCAGAACACCGAGTGGGTATTGACTTAGAACGCTTCGACCTCACACACTTCACGTTGAAAATCTTAGTACATAAAGACGGTAACCCTATCGAACTTAAGGGCTTCGAATACGACGTTGTTCCAGAGAGTGTCCTCGCATCGAAAAACATCATTTCGATAGGGGAGAACTTAAAATCGTTGAAACGTAACCTAGATATCATCACCCACATGGCGTTCCGTGCCAGAATGGATTTCAATAAAGAAAATCCTTCGATGAGAGAGAGCCGAGTCGGCACCAAGTTTTTAGAGTTCAGTACCCCAGAATTAGAGTACCTGTTCTTTGTACGTAACACCCGTAATAACGGAATGCCTTTGTTAACCATGTACTGTACAGACTTGAATGGCGCACAACACGAAGTTAACTTCCGCCTAATGGGCTGGCAAGTAACTCGAGACAAAATCTTAAATACCGTCGCTAAGTCATCGGTGATGAAAGCACTAATTGATTTATCTAAGCCTTCTGGCACTAAATCACTGTTACGTCTGGCGGACGATGAGCGATACAAAGAAACCTTACGTGAAACTCTATTAACTGTAACTCGTCATGAGAAATAAGGAAATAAAATGAATAAGAGTATTTTAGCGGCACTGGACGTTTTAGCGACTTCCGTGGAAATGCAAGAACGTCAACTCCAAATCCGCACAGGTAACCGAGAAATGTTACAAGGTGTTATTGCGGATGCCTTGCTCCCTGAAGAATACCGAGTGAATAACTTTGGTTACGGAGGGCGTGATGAAATTAAACTAGACCCAGTGTATCGATTAGTTCGTAATAATGATACCTGGGATGATTTCGATCTCCCTAAAGATAAGGAGGGGTGGGAATCATTATTGGATAAAGTTGATCCAGAGTTAAAGAAAAACGTCACAGTAACAGAACGTCTTACCCTAGACCTGGGTTGGGGTGTGGCTAAAATGGGACTTTGTAGTTTGGAGTGGGTTTATACCTTCGTTGGGTTTGATGACTTTAATATCATGAAAACCATATTAAAGCCTAACCCGCTACTGGAAAACGAACTGAATCGTCGAGTCTTGGAGCTGGTGTCTAACGCACATGACAACACGAGTAATGAAAGAAAGAATTTCATTAACTCGACCAGCGGTGCTTTAAACCGTGCGGTGGATTTACGAAACACTTTAGTGGAGCGCGGGTTAATACCTTTCTTTGACAAATATAAAAAGGTTCAGGTTGCCTGGGGGCATGTGGATAAACTAATGTCCGGGGTCTCACAAATCCCAATCGATTTAAATAAGGACAAAGAACTCTTGTTATCTTTGTGTTATTTAAACTATAATTTGGTCGTGGGAGCAAACAATATGGTCGGGCTAACCGAATTCGATAATGGAAAGTACACTCCTATTGACTTTAACGACCCAGAACAGTTCACACCAAGTGTAGTGAAGGCATTAAACGAAATGCTGGACAAAGTGGACATTCCGGAAACTACCGGTAATGTTCGATGGGAAAACCTGAGAGCGGTTCGAAACAATCGCCCGGACTACGGGTTCAGTCCTTGTCACGTTCTTACTATTCGAATTAAAGACATGTCCGGTGAGCAACTGACTCGCGATATGTTTATCCACTCCAAGGAACCGTTAGACTCCAAGGTCTTAGGTAAATTAGCTAAGCAAACCCGGGAGTTCGTGTCTAATGAAACCGCCCTTATGTCTGCGACCACGGATAATTGTAACCTAGTAGAAGGTCACCTTATTAACTTTGTTGAAGCGTTTGGGTTATCCAACAACGTAGAGTTAAAGGTAACACGTCGTCACCAGGTGATCGTTTATCTTGGGGAAGACAAGACATACTCGTTTGAGTCACGTAAGGGAGTCTCTCCGGCCTTTATTGATTTCATGCATAAACTATGTGGTGTTGAATTAAAACCTCTCCACGAGCTTCCTGAGGACCTTAAACAGGACTTAGGACCTTATACTTGTATGGACGCAAGACATACGACAGTTTTGTGTAAAACCAATGATGTCGAATTCCCTGAAACTCATCTCCTGGATCAAATCATAGATAGACTCAGTACTTCTGGAAACCTTAACGAAGACTGGATTTATAACACCGTAAACGAAATCATTTAAACTCACCAAGGGGGTGTTGTCACCCCCATCTCTTGTAAGGATTATTCCAATGAAAAAACTGTACGCAGAACTTGACTACCGAATTCACCCGGCTTCAATCAACAACACACTTTACGTTTATGCAGATGAGAGTCTATTCGGTAAAACTCTGTTGGTTTACGTTACCACGACGCTCGACGAGTTAGGGGAGCATGAAGAAGAACTTCCAGTGTTGGATCGCGGCACCACCGTGTACCATGAACTACTGGAGTCAGATATCACCACCGTTAGTCTCCGCAGTACCAGCCTTCCTAAGGGTCATACTTACGAGGTGAATGTTCATGTGTTGGATGACAACGATGAATCGGTAGCTGAAGTTAAAGACCTTCTAGTTCATCATCCAGAAGACTTCGATCTAGAAAAACATTTGAAAAATAATGCTCAAACTACACTAGATCGATTTGAGGTCATTACTGGTGGATTAAACTACTGGGGTGGTGAGGACGTTACGTTATTTGATTCTTACATCGCTGGTAGACAATTAGAGATCCGTTCGGTTGTGGGGCGTTGGGTGTTAACCACTTACCTGGCTTTAGAGGAAATCGAAGTAGTAGACAGCGCGCCGACTTTCCAAGAACTCTTTAAACGTATTAAGGGGAATGGTGATCTGAAAGACATCATAGACTCCGGTCTTTTATTTGAGCGTTTCATGTCACCTATTACTTTTGATAAGACCACAAAAGTTTTCAGTTCTCGTGTGCGTTTGATGGAGGACTTTGTCTTCAAAAATATCGACGACCACATCAAAGAAGTTCGAACGGTAGTCACCGCACAAGTTCCACCTGAAGTTGAAACAGAAGAAGACTTGGACAAATTCATTGAAGAAGTGAAAACTTCTATTAACCCTAAGTTTTCTATTTTAGATTACATGAGTTTTGTGGGTGAGTTGGAAGGCCGATTCGAAGAAGGGTTCGATCAAGTTATAGATCGTCGCTTGTTCTTAAATTTGTTTTCTTCTAACTTCGTTAAACACTTGAAGGGTTTCGATATCGAACCGGAATGGTTAGAGCGTGATTACTACCTGTCCTTCCATCTCCGTGATGGTAAGTGGGAGTACGAAGGTAACCAGAATGTGAAGGAGCTACTGGAACATGTCTCATAAACCTTACTTCGATATAGTGAGCTTCAAAAGTTGGTTAGATGGTTGGTTTGCAACAAACCCTGAACCATCTAAACACGAAACTTACCCAACGTTAGTGGAGCACTACTCTGGGGCTTTTGGGAAAGCCATGCTTAAGCAGCTTCGTTCTTACGAAGACGTTGACAGTCGTTGGTTACACGACGCTTATGGGTTAACGTTTAGGCGGGATGAAAACCGAGAGTGGGTGGTGGGGTTTAACGAACTCGTTTGGGAGTTCCTTAATTCCTCTAGAAAGACATACATGTAAAATATAATCCGGGGGTCCATTGATAGGACCTCCTACTTTTATTAAGGGTTTATACCATGCAGCAACCTGATATGAGACCAGCCATTGGTTTGTTCCTAACTTTGTACGGAGCGTTAAAGCGTTTTCGTGACAAAGAACCATCTATGAAAGAGTTATCTCAAGAATACAAAGACAATCGTTTCTGTAAAGAGCTAGTCAATTGTTTTGACCCGGCTTCTTACCGATTTAGTGTGTTCGACATCACTCTGGATTATTGGTACCACACCGATCTCAATAAAGAGATCGCATTAATCACCATTCGTGATGAGGGACAAGGTAATCACATGAATACCATATCCCTAGATATCTCTGACCCCAATGTCACCTTAGAGGAACTGTGGTGTAACCTACTACACATCCTTGCTTTCCGTTACCCTGATACATTAACACGTATTGCGGAATCCGGGAACGACATCCTGGAAAACTTCACCTTAAGTGAAACTTACGTACTCGGTGGTAAGCATCGTTTCAAAGAACCATTGCAAGAACTGTACATTTCCCTAACCACTCCACTTTTAGATAACGAGTAATCGACATGAAAAAATTTAACATTGAATTGAACAAACAGATTCACCACGCAAGCGAAACCATTACGGTACATCCGTCATGGCGCGATCTGGGTCCGTTAGAAGACCGTCACGAACTACACGGTACTTTATATATCAATGACGAAGTGGTGGCCGAAGGGTTTAATATTGATGACGTGTCTTACACGATCCCTGAAGAAATGAACCTCAACAATGAAGATTACCGCATTAAGTTAATCATTCATCGAAACTACGATGTGTTCCTTGAATCCCATGAAGCGTGGCTTCGAACTGATACTCGATTAAGTGCTGAGATCAGTGACATGAATTTGAAGACTCGTGGTATGGAGTTCTTTGCAACTTTCATCCAAGCACTCGCTTTAATGGCTCTTCGTTTAGATCGTGACGTAGAGCACCCAAGTGAGCGATATAAGTTGTTTGCCTGGGAGATTGGTCCTTGGTTCTTTGAACTTTATTGGTGTGTAGAGCGTAAAGCTTACGACCTCACTTATTGTCCTGCGAACGACATCGAGAACATTACTGCCATTGAAATAAAGTCTTCTGAGCACGTTGCGATCGGAGCAGCCTTATTGCCATTATTGGATTCTCCAGTAAAAGCTTGGGTTCTGCATCCTAACTTCCGTAAAGCAGTTATCGAAGAACCTCTGGGTAATAACTTAATGTATCATTACACTTTCCTTATGGCTCTAGCGAGTGCGAATAATCCTATCGCTAGTTTACCTAACGGAATCCGTGTTATCACCAGTATGGCTAGAAAGGTGAAATAATGTTGATCAAAATTAATAAACCCCGGGTAATGCCCGGGGACTACATCCGAATAGAAACCACGCATTTTAAACACAGACCCAATGTTACTTTAAATGCAGACTTGACTAACCGGAATACCGGAACTACACGAGCGGTTTACATCGCTAATTATCGTGTGGAAGATGGTTACGTGTCTTTCCTTGACACTAAAGGGTTAGAAACAGGTGATTATGACATAGTGGTTTGGCAGCGTGGTAATTACGGTAATCGAGCTGAAGCTAAATTCTCCATAGCTGACGAAGCAATCCAAGATTATAAATTGCAGGCGCAAGTCAAAACGTTCCACTGGATACTGTGGAAGTGGTTAGAGTCCATTGACATCTACTCGTCTCCGGTTAAACTCCACGAACTGAATTTCTTGCCGGATGCGGAAGCTAAGACGTTGGGGATTAGTTTAGCTAAGAAGACTGGGTTGGTTAATATTAAAGTGGAAAACTTTAATGAGGACTTTGAAACTTTGTGCCGTATGTTGTCGGTCTACTATCCTACTATTGACGAGGTGATTCCAATGGACGACATGATAGACCTTCGCTGCCACTTAGTTAACTTGGGTCAACTCAAGTATGACTTGGAAATCAATGCCCATCGCCTCACCAGCTTATTTCCACGAACCTTAACACTTTATACCAATTAAAGGAGTTTGATGTGTTAATTAAGAAAATTGATAACACTGTCGCTTTACCTAGCGTTCAAGACGGTTACCGTCGCGGTATGATTATGCGTCATCAGGAAGAGCAAGGTACATTTCTGAGCATCACTATGATAGCGGGTCCGGGTACTCCGTTATTCCATTTAAGTAATGTGGTATGTGGTAACCCTGAAGAAGCGCTAGCTCAATTAACTGCAATCGACCGAGATTATCGTACCGCAGAAGTGTACGGTGACTTCACACCAGAAGTAGTGAGCTACCTGAGGAAACATAATTACTATGTTAATCTGATTCCTTACCCACTGTTTCAAATGATCAAGGAACTCAAGATCCACCGAGTATATGACGTAGATGATTTAGAGTTCCAAGATCATGTCAAAATAGGTACGGTCTTTGAGTCTGATTCAGAATTGACTTATCAACAATCGGGAGACGCTTATGATAGTGTGGACGCGGTGTTGGTTAGTATCGAACCCATCAATACCTTTGAACGTTTGATGGCGGTGCTTAAACTCATTTCTACGAAAGTTAAGAAAGCCAACGTTTACATCCAGTGTGGGAATGGACTCTCCAAATTGATGACCGAAAAAGGAATGGTCCATCATGTCTATTGAGTTGAATCTGTGGGGTTACGATGAACTCGACCCTGAAGATTATCGTGCAGTAAGAGATCTTGACAGTCGTCACTATGTTTATTGTCAGATCGAATACGACACGCATTCTGAAGAAAGTCATTTCTTTGGAGATACTTTTGATCACCATGTTCCAGTTATTGTCTTACGTCAACTAAGTGGTGAAGTGTTACTATCCCACATTCGTAAGTTAGAAACGTTGGATCGCAATCGTATCATAGTCTTCGTCCCTCAATACCAAGAGATGTTAGATGTTTTAGCAGATCATGGTTATGAAGTAAAACCAGCGGCTGGTGAATAATAAAGGTAAGTACTCTCCTCCCATTACGGGAGGAGAGTACTATTATACCTGTTTTTTTTTTCTTAACTCTGAAGATTACGGAGTTGTTCTTCTAACACTGCGATGTATTTACGGTCAGCAATTTGTTCCGCCTCTAATTGCTTAACACGGATAGCATCAGAGGGGTTCTTAGTGATAGCCGCTCGTCGAGTGTTTTCAAATACTTCGTTTTGTTCTTTAGAAACGTAAGTCTTAGTAGGGACGGTTCCTAAATGCACTTCAGGGTCCTCAATACCCGTAATAGACGAAGTTTGATCTTTCAAGTAAGTCTGGAAAGTTTTTAACTCATCTTTTAAGGTAGGAGGTACAGCACCCAGATCCACAATAAAACAGAGTCGCTCATAAATGACACCGTCAATCAGAGGGAAAGATTTAAAGTAGATGGAAGGGATGTGTAGGGTTGGGAGCCCAGGAGCGATCAACGTCACAACAGCGCCGTCAGCTTGATCCAGTTGATCCATTAATGAAGCGGATTCTTCCGAAGTCATTCCTACGGGTTCACCTACTAATAAGTGGGTGTTAACCTTGGCAATGTTCAATTCATCTACGGTACGAATTGCTTCAACCGTATACATGTATTTGGGATCACATATTTGATCAAAAGGTGCTAAAGCAACGAACGACCCACTGGCTCCAATTTGTGGGATGACGTTATTCATTAATTACCCCGTCTTGTTTCATTTGCCACATGGTAGGACACAGGTAGTTGACTTTGTCAATGCGCTTAGTAACATATAGTAAACCATGACGTTCCAAGCGTTTAATCCCCGCTGGAGGAATGCCGTCAGGACGTACTACTTCAGCCGCAGACAAAAGAGATTCCATCTGTTTTACGAAGTGGTAGGTGTCTGGTTCAACACGACCGTTGTCCACGTCAATCGTACTTAAGATCTGATAATCTGGAACGACTTGTTTGATCTTAATTTTCTCACCGTAGTTGTTTGGCTTAGCCACAAACGCCACTAAAGTGTTATTATACATGAACGGTACAGTTTGCAAGGATTTTATGAGGTCCTCGTTATTAACAGAAGGACAATACTTGGTGGGTAAGGCGAGTAAGGTTTCGTAATCACCGATAGGGGAGTACGTCGACGCTCTCTTAGTCTCGTTCGTGACACCGACAGTGTTCCAATAAGGAACACAAGTAAACTCTAGTGGATTGAACAAATCAGGTAGGTGAGGTTCCCAAGTTGTTTCGCCGCTATCCGAGTTCGCTAGGATAGTGTCTTTAATGACTTCGTATATCTGTTCATCAGCGTCAGTGGCATTGCCATAAATGATGACAGTGAAGAATAGAGGAACGGTAACACCATTCGTGGTGTCCAGGAATTCAAACTTCACTGGCTTTCGTGCAGTGTACGGGTATTTCTGATCTGCGGTCAGTTCGTTAACGCGTCCCTGAATGCGATCGGCAGTTTCTTGTTGTAAACGCTCTTCTATTTCTAGATGATTGTGTACCAATAAGAAATCCATTTCTTCAGGAGGTAGAGGTAGCGCTACCAGGACCTCACGGTATGGGTAGCCGGATTCAAAGTGACCGGTTGCGTACCATACTCGAGCTGTTACCGGATCCGTAGTAGGGAAAGTCATCTCTACAAAAGACGGTAGGTAAATAACGCTATTCGTTACCATTTCACCGACGCTAACAATTTCAATATCTTTTGTGAACGTGGCTCGGAGCTGTTGCAGGCACTCTTGGGCGTTTTGGCTCAAGTTGCCTTTCTTACCTTGGTCTAATAACCACGCGGTAATTTCGTTTTGACGATCAATCAGGTCGGGGTCTAGATAGACTTCTTCGCCTAATTGATTTTTGGAATAGAAGTTGACCAAACTAGTGGTCCCGTCTTTACTTGGGTAAAAGTTTGGGTCCTTACTAAAGGTCATTTCCTGAGAGGTGAGTTCACCAATCGGGGACGTCACCAAAGGGTGTCGATCATGGAGTTCCGGAATACTTCCGAACGATAAGAAATTAACAGGCATAATAGTTTCCCACTAATAAAAACAATAAGGTGTGTTAGCGATGCAGATAGTTCTACAAGAACTGGCGGACCGTATCATAGAATCTGTGGTCCCGAAGGTTCAAGGAGAGACATACGGAGAAAAGATAAGGGTAGTTCTAAGGTGGACAATCTTCTACGCAACCATCGTGACGTGGCTGCTGTTTGGCTTAGGCATTCAGTATACTCACACGTTGTTGAAGAAGCAAGAATGGAAGGAAACCAGTGCGGTTATCCAACAAATCTTTGCAGTGGAGGACAACCCGTTAAAGTCATTCGTGACCATTAACCGGGGTTTGACCGCTCGATTAGAAACTATCCAAGACGAACACATCACAATTTTAAAAGAACGTGCAGTATTGGCTAGAGATAATGAAAGGTTAACTCGTGAAAATATTCAGCTTAAACGTTTGATCGATTCGAAACAGTGTTCTATTCAGAATGAAAATAAATAAGACCATACTAGCCTGTTCCTTAGGGGACAGGTTAGTATATTTCCACACAGGTGCAGATTTATAGGTTATCAATATAAACTAGTGGTATCAGAATGACAACACTTAAAAAGAACATGGTGGTATATATCGGAGCTGGAACCACCACCTTCAAAAAGACGCGTCGTACACCGGAACGTAAACAGTTCTATACGGCGTTGCACGGGTATACGTATAACCCGGAAGTCGAAGGTAAGAAGCAGCTCAAGAAAAACGTCCCAGCGACCATGGGTTATTGGACGAGCTCTACCACTTCATCAGGGATTGTTGTTAACCAACAAGATATCATCGCTGGTTACTCTTCTTCAAGGGACGACGAATGCGAAGCCTGGGTGAGTTTATTAGAACAACTTCAAAATTACATTAGCTCCATCACTAAGGAAGTTGTAATTGAGAAGAAAGAGGAAGTGGAATACGATGTAGAGTGGACACGAATTTTGTTCATTCCAGATTCACCTTTCTTTTATCGTGTTATGGAGATGACTGAAGGTCGTAAAGGCAAGTGTGATGATGTTCTCTTCAAACGTATCAAGGTGGTTCAGGATTTCTTCAAACCTTACATGCCGGTTACTAAAAATGTAGACGTTAAAGTTGCATTCGTAAAGGGTGGTTTGGGGGCAAAGCGTCTAGGTGAAGAAATGGGGCTGGCGGATGTCATGACCTTATGGGGTGACCACCCAGAATGTTACGTCACTGCAACTCCTCTGAAAGAGTACGAAAACCCAGAAACTGGTCTACCTAAAATCATCAGTGGTAACCGTTGGTATTTCCGTACCGGTAAAGGTACCGACTATTGGGATGAGATTGAGGGTTATCGTCGTTACCAGTTCGGTAAGGTGGAGAAAGGCAAACATTACTATGGCAAATTAACACCTGACGTGACCTACAGTGCTTTGTTTGTAAAAGAACCTATCCCATACTTCGATAAGTTGTTTAACTTCACTGAGGAACGTACAGACAACCCTCGTGAGTTAATGTGTACTGGTAACATGCAGTGCGTAACCAGTAAAGGGGTGGCTCGTCTCATCGACAGTTATCCGGGGGTGAGAAAAGGTAAAGACTTAGTAGTGCCTTTTGTAGTGGGGACTAAGGAGGATCCAACCTTAGTTGAACTGATCGACCCACCAGGACTGTCTTTCATGATTGTCGAGTCCATGGACCGTATTGACCTAACGTTCCGTTGCTGGAAGAACCGGGATGAGAACAATCGCTACGGGGAGTATCAGGAGTACTTCGACATTACTGACAAGTTCTTCGTTAAAGAGGCGAACAAAAAAGGTGACATTAAGTTAAAGTTGAATCCAGCCTTTAAACCTAGTGAAGCCATCATTCGCCACACAGCACAACACCCTAAAGCGGTATGTCCTGTTCCTATCATGTTAAGCATTGGGTATGATGTTCCAGAACGAAACTGTTTTAACTCGATTACGGACCCGGAAGTTAAAGTGTGGTTAAACTTGGATTACAGCAACGACCGTTGTTTGATCTATCGTACTATCATTGAAACTTCTGATTGGATTTACGTCTTTACTTCGGCGTCGGCAAACGTTCGTGTATTGAATAAGAAAGAATTGGGTGAAAGTAAATAAGACGGAGGTAGGGTTCCCCCTACCTCTTCTTTTTTGTTTATTGGTTATTTTTACCAAGACTCAACTGCATCACAATGTGCTTTAAGTACCGCAGACAATTCGTTTAACAGACCAACTACCGCTCCCGTTACGTTCATGTAACGCTCGAATTCATCAAAGGTTTGTTTGAACTGATTGATCTCTCGTTCATCCAACACAATGTCGTTAGACAAAATTCGGTCTAATACCAGATCACCTAACTCCGCATTGAGTTTAAGCTGGCGAGCGACGATTTCCACGTCTCGTGCTTTAACTAATTTAACACGTAGGTTAAAATCGTTAATCAAACCAAACATCTTATCAAAAGAAGGGTATAAGTTTTCCAGTGGTTGAGTCATGGAACGTTTTGAGTCACCCAGTGTCTTGATGAATTTATCTAGATCATCAATCTGACGCGCTGTCCCAGAGATCGTATGACGGTAAGTGCCTCCCACCTTCCCCTTGGCTGCGATTTCTTTTAACCAGTCGTAGAAACGAGCTGAATCAGTTTTGAAACCATCTAATAAAGAAACACCTTGGGTGCACATCTTAACGTATGCGTCCCACGCCATCTTACGGTTATCGTAGTGCACAGGGATTGGTAGTTCACTTTCTGCTTTAGATAGGTAGCTAAGTTTCTTTGCTTTACCTTGAGCTTTGCGATAATCGACCGTATGAATCGAAGAAGAAATGGCAGAAATCTTACGGTCTAGGTCCAAAGACAAATTCTTTAGACGTAAACGGAATCCTTCAACAGGAGTTAAAAATTTAGGGATACCGAATGCTTCATTTCCGTCTACTCGCCCTTCCGATAGTAGACGTTCCAAGTAATAATTTTCCATGACTGTAATGCCTTTATATAGGTTAACTAACATAAAATTCAAAAACAGAGGTAAGTATGTCCACCGCTTTTAATTTCATTAACAAAATCGAATCTTCAGAATCGATTCAGATTGGTCTAAACTTCTCTCCAATCTACGACATCAATAACGGACGCTTCTTTGTCGGTAAAGATGACTTAGCGTACTGTAACGGTGGCGTGACTCCAAACAACGCAATTGCGGGTGGCTCAAATACTCAGAAAACAGGTATGTTAATCTTGAGCTGTTTAAGCTTCCTACAACGCATCCCGCAAGGCATTATCATTTACGGTGATACGGAGGCGACTCTGGACATCGGTCGCCTTTCAGAAGCCGTGGATGCACGCTTTGGTGAGCCGGGTTACTTTAACCGTGAAATCCTAGGTAAACGTTTCATCTATCTAAGTTCCAACGATGGTTACGACGGTACTCAACTGCACAACATCATCAAAGACGCGTACAAAGAATTCCAAGACTCTAAAACAGATAAAAGTCGTTATATTGAAACCCCGTTCTACGATAAGTCAGGTAAGTTGATTTCTATCTACACACCTATCATGGTTATCACCGATTCCCTAGGCGAGCTTCGATTCAATGAAGCGTCTGTCAAGTTCCAAGAAGGTGATGTGGATGAAGGCGGTAAGAAACGTACTCGTGATATGGAGTTTGGTAACTTAAAACGTATCGTGTTCGAAGATGCTCACCACTTAGGTGGAGTCGCCGGCCTTAAACTTTGGTGGGTAGGTCAAACTACCGACGTTATCAACATGGATGGTAAGCCTCAAGAGAAACAATCAACCTTTATTCGTCAAGGTAAAAAGATTGCTAAGTGTCCTAAAGCTATCTTGCAACTTCCTGCACAAGGTTACGAAATCATTCGTGGTTCAGCACTTAAATCTGACCAGCAATGGATGTATCCTAACCCACTAGGTCGTGACGTCATCATTGACGCAGACGCCCGTGAAAACCCAGACTTGCTCTCTTACGCCTACACCATGTTCCGTAACAAAGGCGGGTCTTCTGGCATCAGTGGTACGTTCATTGGTTCTCAGTCAGACGGTATTCAGGAAGGTCTGTCTATGTACCATGCTCTAAAGACAAATGGTTACTTTGGTCTAGACGGTTCTAAGATTTCTCACGAGTGTACATTCCTACCGGGAGTTAAGGTGGGACGCACTACGGTTCGTAGTGTTATTGCTAAGAACCATAAGTTCTACCGCGCCATTACATTGATGTATCACATCATGGTCATGCAACGCCAGTGGTTACGTCTACCGGACCATTACCGCATGACACCGGAAGAAATCTACAAAGCCATTAAAGAGAAAGGTTTTGATTGGGATGAGTTATTAGACTCAGTTGACTTCTGGCACACAAACCCAGATATCGATAAACCAACTATTACGGCGATGCAAATCTTCCGCTTAGCCACTGGTGAATCAAAAGCCACTGGTCGTCCTGCCAAGAAATAAACATTTAAATATTATGGGGTGGTAATTCACCCCATCTTTTTTTACAGAATTCGGAGAATAATAACAATGTCAGTCAACACTAAAAACATCCTGGTCATTTGTGACTCTGGTTTTGGTAACTTATGCGCCGAACCTCAGGATTATCTCAGTCGTCTCAAGGGAGTAGTTAGCGACCGCACTAACAACGACTTTCAGTTTCACACAGTAAGTGGTAAATACGGCATTGGAGAATTGGATCAAGACGTTAAAGTCTTGGACATCGAAGATCGTAATAAGACTTCATTTGTGCAAACTATCGAAAACCTGGTCGATCAAACCAGTGAACTTATCATTATTTCCGTTGTGGATCACGATGCCCACATCGAAGCTTTGGCTTCAGCATTGAGTGAACGTTGTATCACTATCCGCCGCTACAAATACGAGAGGAAGTAACATGAAAAATCGTAACCGTAAGGCCGCCGAGCGTTACTGGCTTACATTGATGAAAGAAATCACCGAGGGTGGTTACAACTATACTGTGTACAAAAACCTGTTTGACAAAATGGACGACGATCAGTTTGAAGAGTTCATGGTTCGTCTAGAAGCAGGTGGGATGTTATCTATTCATGTGGATAACATGAATCCAAAAGAATACCCAGTGTTTGACGTCATTACTAAGTTGAGTCGTGAACGTGGCTTAGAGCCAGAACAACATCTTGTCTTTTATGATCAAGATACCGGACTCCGTTATGAAACACCTGAGACGTTCGTGGTTGGTACTGCTGAAACTCGTAAACAGCGTCAGATGTGGGTGAAGAAATTCGGTGCGGCTAAAGATGATTCTAAGATCGACGACTTAACCGGTCAAGTTTTTGGTGATTCTCGCGGCACAGGTATTTCTATTCCTGAGGTTCGTGTTCTTAAGACCTTAGGTTTAGATTTGACAGCGAAAGAACTCTACGGCGTTAAGGGTGGTGACTTAGGTGCACTGGACGAATACCGTAAAAGTATTCAGGAAACAGGACACGCTACGGTGGAAGGGTCGCTTCGTCACGGCACTGGTGTGCGTTCTTTACAAACGGCTTCTATGTTGATGATGGGTCGTCACTTAGAAAACAACGTAGGAGAACGATAATGGACAAATACCCACACATTGCGCATTGGTTGAATGTCTGGTCTCGGGAACTTGCTGTACTGAAATGGAGTTTGACGAGTGATCAAGACCGTCATCATTCTATCTTCCATTTAAGCGCCTTTACCGCCACAGAACCTTTGATTACCTTTGAAGAAACCTTCATTAGTTTCAAGGAACAAATGTTGGCTGGTAACGATTCATCCACTGTTGTTACTGAACTTATGGAATTGTCCTTCCGCGTTAACAGCAAGTTGAACTTCACCGAGTTGCTTAAAGAGACCAAAGAACTTTACAAGGGTTTGGAAAAGGAATTTGATGGTCTTGGGTTAGTCTGGTTAAAGGAAGAATCTCCTTTGGTTATCTTCTGTCTATTGCACCGAATTTATGCCATCGAGATATCAGCTCGTGTTAAAACGTATGAACCAGGAAAGCACAATCCGATGTTGGGTCCTTACCAACCTGCTTTAGAAGAATTACTGGGTCTTCATACTAATCCTCCTAAGGAGGAAAAATAATGGCCTTTAAAGTTCTTACTGACATAGACAGTCTTTTAGATACCAGACAAGGTACGTTGGATGTTTTACTGGAACCGGTTAAAGAAACCTTTGATACTGTTTACGCTGATCTGTATTATAAGCGGGTATTGGATAAGTTCGACCGTGAACCTTTTGGTGTCACTATGGATAACTACCGAACTGCTTTTAAGGACCGGGGTATTCATACCATCGTGAAGTCGAGACCAACTCGACTACTAAGAAATCTTTTTAACGTATTGGTGGACGCTGAAGCTTTAACAGGCAAACCTATTCGAGTGGAAGCTATAGAAATCACTGTCCTTACTCAACCCTATGATTTATCAGACGAAATCTTAAATGACCTTAAGAAAATACTTGAAGGTAACTTGGGGTATCGTTGTAAGATTGAATTTGACCGACGTGAGCCTTCAAAGGTAACAGGGAGTTTTGTTTCTAACTTCACTCATGTATTCATGTACCATTTACTTGGTGAAGCTTACCCGGAGTTTTCTAAAACGTTCGATCAAAGACCAAGTCCTGATACCAAACTCTTTATCCCTGCGGTATTCATTAAGGAGCCGGAGGAGGTTGGGATTTCACCAACTACCCAAATTCAGCGTGTTGGTTTGTTGTGGTCGGTACTCTGGACAGTTGTTCCTTTACCACTGAAGTTCTTTGACGCGGTCTCATTAGAAGAACAACAAAAGTTAGAGGCAAGACTATGACCGAACGCATTAAACCACCACCTTCCTTTGCACCTGCTTATTGCGCAATGTATCCGGAGTTGGTTACGATTGCCAGAGAACATGGTTGGGCTTTGACTGTCCTAGGTAGTATGAGTCGTGACTTTGATATGGTGTGTGTCCCTTGGACCGAAACACCACATGATCCCGAGTGTGTGGTTAACGGGTTTTGTGACACTTTCTCACTTGTCCAGATAGGTCAGCCGGACGTCTCACACCATGGAAGATTGCGTTTCACTCTAAGCGTGGGTTGGGGAGAATGCTTCTTAGACCTTTCCTTTGTGCCACGATCAAGCGATGTTCATAGTGCGTAATTTGGGAATGCAATTATATACTCCTACTCCCTTAGGAGTAGGAGTACTTTTTTGGTTTCTCTATTTTTTTATACAGGGTTGCCATCAAAATCGAGGTAAGCTTGACCTTGTTCCAATTCATCCGGACGGATCTTAGGTTGGTCTTCTAACAACTGATCCATATCCGCATCCATGTTCACGATAAACGAACCTTCACCCCAAGTTGGGATATGAATGTTCATTTGGTTCATGGTACCCATAGCTTCAATCAATTGGTTAAAGCTTGCTCGGTTTTCTTCTTTATCTTTAGCGCGTTCCGATTCTTTGCGGTCATCACGAACGGATTTTTCAAGAGCACCGATTAATGAATTTAACGCATCTAACAACTTAGGATCGTTTGGTCGTTTTAGGTAAGCGGCAGTAGCGTTATCGAGAATAAGACCACGGTGTTTTTGTATGGCTTGGATTAAAGCTTTTTGAGACGGGTCTTCTTCGTCTTTTTGGTTGGCTTTAAAGAGGGCTTGCAGGACACTTCTTACGGTTTCTTCGGAGGCGTCTGCGTTATAGGGTTTGTATTCATCTGACATAAATATTTTTAAACCTATATTACTTAGGTAGATAGACTACCTTATTAAAAAGAAAAGGAGAGTAATTATGAAAATGTTTTTGCGGTGGTTAGGGTTCTTAACTAGAAAGAAAAAAGAACCTCACACACTAATTACCGCCCAGGAAGAAGTAGAGCGCATTAAGACTATGATGAAACCAAGTAGTCTGACACCTATCAATGAAGTATTGCTCACTCTATACAATTTCCATCAGGAGTCCCCGTTCCGTTTCGTAGAAGATTTTTATACGTTACGCGAGGAAAGTGTAAAGACACATTGTAATACTTCTCTGGGGCTCGCACAGTTACTTTCAGAGGCATTCAATTACCCATTCCGAAGAGTCATGGCGCAATACGAAATTGACCTTTCCGGTAAAACTGAGCGCCCTGTTATGTCGTGGTACTCGAACATAGGTTCGATCGAATTAATTAATCATGATATGATGGAGTGGTGTCAGTTAGGAATGCGTGCTCACTTTGAACGTTCTGGGGAAGGGGACCCTGGGAATTACGATCAACCTATAACTCAAAACCAAAAGGACTTTGTATTCAGTAGTGTATTCGTTAAGGTCTTAAATGACTACGTCGAGTTAATGGACTTGACCTTACGCACTCAACCGAGAGGTACGGACCTTGAGCAAACCAACCAACCACAAAGATAAGTTAGACTTAGGCGTCGTCACTAAAAAATATACGGAGGACCGAGATTTAAAAGATCCACCGGCACGCTTATTTAGAGCTTTGTTACGAAAGCTGGAATCACAAGGATTGAACATCTCTCAATTAACGTTACTCTTACAAGAGTATGTTAAGTGGGAAGTGACCACCGATGATCCTTTGAAAGCTAAGTCGGAACGTAACACCCTCATGGGGAATATCAGAGCCGCGTTCTTTAAGAACGACACTATGACATTTCCTAAACTTTTAACTGGCCTGAGTATCCTACAGGTCAAGAAATATACCCTGACTCTAAAAGTTGAAATGGAGGATGGGAAAACCGTGGAAGTTTCTGAGACTGGACGTGTGCACAACGCCAGGAATACGAAATAACATGGTCTCGATCATTACGTAATGAAAGAACGTGGGCGGTCCCTTAGGGGGACCGCCCACGAATTTTATGTTCCTTATTTTTTTGTAACGGTGTGTGACGATGAGTGAATTTAGTAACATACTCGACTCTTTCGATCCTTTTGAAGGTTTGTCTTCTACTGACCCAGTTAGTAAGAAGTCAAGTGAAATCCAAGGGGATGTATCGTCGATTCGTAAGAAAGCCACGAATCCGATCGACTCGAGTTCCAAAGATAACAACAAGGGTGTAGAAACTGTAAAGCCTGAGAACGGTGCGTTAGACAAAACCCTCAACAGTTTTAAGTCTGATACGTTAGGTCATATCAGTGACAGTTACCAACAAAAAACTTCTAACTTTACTTTAGATGATTTAGAACAATTGGCTAAAGTAGAAGGTGGTTCGTTGGGTCTGAACAAAGATTACGTGATGAGTGAACTCTCAGACACGTTAGGGTATAGCCTGGGTGACACTGAAGCCTTTAAAGGTGAAGCAGGAGATGAACTCTTTAAACGGTTCGTTCAGTTAACGGACCCCGACGGTGGAGCCTTACTGGATAAGAACGGCAATGAGTTAAGTTTTAAAGACGGCTGGCGGGATGGAACCACTGAGGGATTAATTTATTCCTTGGCTATGCGTGGTTATGACCTCTATGAGGAGGTCAAAGATTCGGCTTTAGAGGACTCGTTTGACGCCACCCAACTTTATTCAGCCGCACAATCTGGTATGGTGGAAGCCTACCGCCCCATCTATGATAAAATCAAACCTGAGAGTAAAGCTCGGGACATGATGGTTAATGCGATTGAATACGTAATCAGAAACGGGGATTTCAACAGCTTAGTGGAAATGCTAAGCATACTAGGGCAAAGTAACTACTCATTAGTAAAGCGCAACTATCCAAGTCTACCTAAAGACTTTCTGAGTAATTACTACCTAGATAAAAAGGTTTACCTTCATGAACATCAAGCGCTCTCCGATCAACTGACTCAGACGTTATCTGACATCTATGGTCCAAGCTGGTATAAAGTCGGAACTGAACATGGTGAGGCTTACAACGTACTCATTGGATCTAATTGTAGTCAAGACGCAGTGACCTTACTTTCTTTAAATGAAGACTTAGGTGTGTTAGTTTCGTTACAACATACCTTTACTGAGTTCCCTGCCGCTGAAGTGTTTTTTGAGCATTTCCCCGATACACCTAGAATTACATTGTAACTATAACTCCTACTCCCTATTGGGAGTAGGAGTTATTACGTTATTTTTTTTACCTTGCTAGAGGTCTAACAAACACTTTAGATATATCACCGACTACCGAGTCCGCCACCATACCTGCGATGTTACCCGGAGCCACACTTTGCTTCCAGGACGTAACCTGAGTGGTCAAACGTCTGGATAACTGACTCCATCGAAGTAATGTGTCTAGGTAATCCGTTCCGGTAATACGTGTCAGGTAAGAGTTATAAGGACCAACGTCGGTCAACATACGTGATACTGCCGCTGCCGGGTTAGTTAAAGAGTTTAATAACCCAGAAGTACGTGAGATTGGAAGACTGATGTATTTTTCCATGTCGACGAAAGTTAATTCGACGGTAATGTTCAAACACTTACGGTCTTTAGTCCAACCACCTACACCATCGCCAAAACGTATGGTTGCTGATTCTACCATACCTGTGCGTATAACTTGTCGTCCTTTAGAAAACACCTTACATAGGAATGGTGAAGTCTGAGCAGACGCACCCGCCGAGTTAGGGAAGATCAAAGGTAACAGCATCGCAAACGGAGCCCACATGGTCGTTACCTGCGAATACAAAGAAGCGTAAGTCGATTTGAATTCGAACTTGTACGTTTCTCGGTGCAGGTTAGCTGAAGATTCACTCCAGTGTTCCGGTATATTAATGTGAGCGTTGTTTGTTAACGCTAAGGGGATGTTAACAATTGCCGCGGAACTCGCAACACCGGCAATAGCGTCACGTGCCATGTTCATCACACCGTCAATAGGCGCTATGCCTGTTTGAGCATCCGCCATATCAAAACGGAAATCGTTCACTGACTTCACAGCAGAGTTGAACTTGGATGCCATCGGTGACTGAGTAGTGGTGTTGGTGATGCTATCCGACACTGCACCTTGGTGATCGTGACGGAAGGTGATCGCATCAAAGCCACCATAGAGGGAGGTTTCCAGTAGATCTACTACGTCTCCCATCCAGCTACGGTCTTGGGTGTTGTCTTCGTAAGTAGCTTGTTGTTCGAAACCCTGATAGATGTTAGGCGTCGTTCCTGTAGACGGTGGACGATTTGAATCACCTGGGTGAGCGGGAGCTTGTCCACTTACCGAGTTGTTGGAAGATGGCGCTACACCACCTTGGTTATTCTCATTACCGTATAACCCGGGTAAAGTACCTCCGCCTCCGGAACTGTACGACGTATTTGGCGTGGGTCTCGCATTTTCATACGCGTCTTTATCCAAGTAAGCTGAGTGTTTCTCCGGTGTATGTGGTTCTTCACTGCCATCGCCTCGAATCTTACCTACTGTATTTAACTCCTTATCCAGAAATTGTTGTAAAGTGGTGTCGTAAGTTCCACCATCTCCAGGTCGAAAGTCTTTCATCTTTTGCTCGATGGCTTCAAATTTTTCGTCCGGAGAGTTGATCGCCGCATCGTCCAGTTTCTTTACTTCTTTCACAAAGTGTCTGAACTTTCTCACTCCTCGAGTCATCATCCGGGCTAAGTCGATAGTGCCGTCTTCATTTACTACATCGCCGAAGGTTTTAGAAAGTCTCGCAACTTCCTCTTGATATTCAGTTTTGTAAGAAGGGTCGATACCATTAACTGGGGATGTATCATCATACTTCATAGGAAGTACAGGTTTGATTGCACCCAAAGCCACCATGATGTCATTCAATACGTTGTTAGCGGACTGTAGATATAATCCGACCGCTGGTTTAACGTAATAGAACTGGTTCTTAGGGGTGTTGGTTAACCAGTACAAAAACTGCATCCCGATAGAAACCAGCTGGATAGACGCGAAAGCAATCGTACCAACGGCTTGACCCACATAAAACATAAACCCCGGGGTTCGGCCTTTGTTAGCCATTACAGCAGCCACAGGATCAAACATGTTTGTGATAAATGTCAGTAGTCCAGTAAACTCAGCAACCCCCGGAGTAATGGTAACTAAGGAAGCGTTCTCATCGAAGACTCGCTTATACTGGGTTCCCATCCCGCCTTCCTTCGATTCCATAAACTGAGTGAAACGAGGGTCGGTAGCCGGAGAAAACTGAGGTAGGGGGTTTACATAACGATTGTCTCCCGGAGCTGAAGAAAAGAAGTTGTAATAGAGATCTTTATTGAGGTGATCTCGGACGGTGACGTTTTCCACACCTGCCGCCATCAGTCGGAACGACTTCTTAATGAGGTCGCGGTCCGTGACTGTAACACTCATGTTTGAGTCTCCTTAGAAATTTAGGGGGACGAATCCCCCTTACGTTAGGTTAATGATACAGAATCCTGTCGTACCCGGTTGGCTTTTTGATTACCTTCTTGGATAGCGTTGAGTATTCCCTGTAGGATTGCCGTTTGGCTAGTTAAAGCAGCTTCCGTCTCTGGTTTCATTGCCGCCTCTACTTTAAGTGGTTCTTGTGGAACCTCTTTGACTTTGGAACGCACTTGAGCTTCTATCGCTTCTTTAGCGATGTTGTACTCGTCGACCTTAGGTTTAGTAGGGGTAGGAACGTTACTTAGATCAGGAATCGATTTATCGTTAAACACTGAAGGATTACGGGACTGTTTAACTGCACTCGTTGCTGCCGCGGTGTTGTCTTCAAGAGACGGCGTCGCGGAAGGTTTGGTTGCCGTTAAAGCTCGTTCTTCCTTCGCCAACGAATCTTTAGGGAGCGCTGAAGCTAGAGCATTGCCCCGGGTGAATTTGTTGTCGACTAAAACTCCGTTCTTGTATTGCTTTGATTTTTCTGCAATACGCTGTCCAACCCGATCTTCCATCTCGGACTTAGTCATGTGATTATCGACATAGTCGTTGATGTGTTTCTCGGTTTCGGACATTCCCGGGGCTGAGTCGTAAGGTGTATTCTCTTCTTCTGACGGAGCTAGGTCTTTGGTGAGTTCACCGTTCAACAAATTATTCAGGTAATCGTTGTACAGGCGTTCACGCTTACCCATTCCCGGCAACGCTTTACCACCGTTCAACCCACGAGCCGCAAAGCTAAAGTCACCGTGTTCTTTGATGGACTGCATTTGTGGTGAGTTTTCAAAGAACCAAATAGCGGTCTTAGCCATGGTCTCAGGATCTTCAGACACCATACGAGGGTTATTGACAATGTCGATACCCAAATCACTAGCAGCACGTTCGTAGTTATCTTTACCCGTTAATTGAACCAATCCACGACCACGATACAACCAGCCATCGTTAGGGGAATCCGTATTACCCAACCAGCCATTATAAACAGCGTTGGCGAATGCAACGGGGCCTTGTCGGATGATCTCTTGGATCTGTGGAATATTAAACTGCTTCAACTTACGGAAGATGTTACGAGCTCTAGCCGCGTTTGTGTAACGCATGTTTTCTGCGGTATTGCGGTACCCACCAGTTTCGTAGTCAGTAAGTGCCAGCATCTCGGCAATCTGTCTTGGGTCGTCGTAACCTTTCTTGACCATCTCACGAATAAGAACCTTTGTGATCTGATCTTTGTTTAAGGACACACCTTTATCATCACCCGGTTTAAGCTTAACGTCAGTTTCGATATCTCGATTAACGTCAACTTTCACCTTACTTAGATCACTAGTCATCTCAGGAACAGGACTTGGTTGTTTACGACCAAATTGTTCTGAAATGTCTGGAGCGTTCTTAGGTTTATTAATGTTCAGGTTGTCTGGCAAACGATAGACAGACTGATCAGTACGATCTGGTGCTTTAACAGTACGACTCTGCTCTAAGTCAGGGTCTTTCAGTCTAGCTTGATTCGCTTTGACTTCCAGTGCTTGGAGCATGCGTTTCACACGAGTTGACATTCCTTCGGAACGTTCACCCTCAAATGGTGCTTCATCAACACTAAACAATCCTTTCACACGCTCATCAACAAAGACCTTAAGTTCCACAACCTGTTGAGCAAAACGGAACTGTGCAGTTGCTGATAACGTACGCCACACTTTAGATGGATCGCCACCACGTTGGTTACGACACACTTGGTGCCAAGCTAACCAGACCGGTAAGAAACGATACTGGAACCAACGGATGGCTAGTTCTCTACCTTTTCTGGAAGTAACACGGAAAGCAGCACTGAAGGTTGCCCAGAATTCTTCCACTGTCCCGGTAAACTCAGAACGACCATTGGAGTAAGAAGTATAACGTTCCATCCAGCGCTCTAACTTAAGTACCGCTTCTACACGCCAAGGCATGTTGTCTTCGTTACCGTAAGCTGCTAAACGGAAAGCTGTAATGATTTCAACCGGCTTATCCCCAGGGAGCATGTCAGAGATGTCAATCCCTTTAATGACTTCTGGTTGTTTAAACCAAGTATCTAACTTCTTCTGTTTCTCTTCATCGTTGTGATCACCGGTCAATCTCATCCAAGCACTTTCCAACATCCCTGCTTTCTCTACTTTCTTGATCTTAGAGTTAACGGTGTCGATGGTAAGGTCTTCCGACAGTTTCTTGGAATTAAGATTTGTGGTGTCGTATTCTTCCTTCATTTCATTTAAGTAACGAGCCACTTGTGCTTTGGTCTCTTCTGCACTCAATGCGTACGTATCACGACTAATCCATAATTGGATTCGGTAAGGAGATGGGTTCATCATCCCTGCCTCATCGTGGGTTTGCTTAGCGATCAAAGGAACCGTGTTGTTCTTAAGCTTATCGTAATCCTCAAACTTATTAATATCCAGTTTTTGGAATTGAGCGTAGTAAGACAAATACACTGGTTTAAAACGGAGACTAAACCACTGTAGTGTGTCTTGTTGACCTTGCTGCGTCTTGCGGTTATTCAGGAACGGTGTTATAAAGCGTTCTAACGGCGTTTCTCTAGAGAACCCTGCGTTACTACCGGATAACTGAACATAGTCCTGTAGCTGCGTTTCTAGGCGTAATACATCATTGATCAGTTCTTCATCTTGATCATCTATACCGTACTGAGCCATACGAAGTTTTTGCTGGATAGTGAGATCATCAGAACTGAAGAACTTGTACGCCGCGTAACCCGCAAGTCCGACACCTGCCACACCCAAGGTGATCGGGTTTAACAAGAACGGTGCGGCGGCTGCTGCGATCCCTCCTAGAGAAGTTCCCGCCATCCCTGCGACCGCTGAACCTGTCGCTAACCAGCCTGCTGCTTCTAAACCCACAGAACCGTAGTCCAGGAGTTTATCTGCGGTAGAACCTTGTTCTACGTCAAAGCCATCACGAGCCGCATCGATAGCCATGTCACCGCCAAGCATCAGTGCGCCACCTAAACCAAACTTCGTCATGTTACTCATACGACCAAGTTTAGAGAAGCGACCAAATCTACCTCGCTTACCACGTTTACCTCGGCGACCGTCGCCGTCGGCACCACCGATACCATCAACGACAGCATCTTTAGTCCTACGCCCCAATAACGCACTGCTTAACAACTTACCTAAACTGAACAAACCTTTAGTGATCGTCCCGTTAAGTTTCATTAAGTTGGTGAACCCACCAATGCCAAGAGAAAGGAATTTCTTCATCAAAGCAAAGAGGCCACCACCAGCCATTCCGAGCAGTTTACCTAAAATACCACCGTCTTGTTTCTTCTTACCGTCTTTATCATCCGGGTTAAGACTTTCGGCAATATCAATGACAGAGTCTTGGAACTGAGCTTGCTTGGCTTCTTTCTTACGACGGATTTTGTCAGCAAGAGAGTTCAAACGAATACCTTCAGTTGGTTTCTCGTCTTCATGTTCCCCCGTTCCTAAATCGTCAATGAAAGACTTCACTTTAGGACTGACTTTCTCCATCCCCGGCATCTTGGTATCAAGACCCCAATGACCAGCAATGAGACCGTAGATAGAATCAAGTCGATGAGTAATAGGTTCATAACGATCACCGCCGATGTTACCCGCACGTTCGATGACGTGTTCGGAACCTAGGATAGCTGAACCTAGACGCTCCCTACCGTTTTCTTGTAACCACTTAGCACCCTTACTCACCATTTTACCGAACGTACCAGTTGCACTTCTGGCTTTACCCAGTGACACACCACCGATGGTTTGAAGGTCGTTAAGGTCCTCAACAGAAACCAGTAAGTTTCCTTCCTGATCATAAACAGGACCTAAGATGTCACGCCATCCTAGGATCTCATTACCTTCCTCATCAAAGTACCAGCCGTTCTTGAATCCTCGACTTGTAAGTACAGGGTCTGGGTCACCTTTACGGTAAACATCCATTTGATCCAATCCGGTCTTGGCTTTATCAATTAATGACTTGGCCTTTCCTACTGGGTCGATTGCTTGGAACGTCTTACTGACAAATGATTTGAAACGATGTAAACCGTCTAGGATGATCTCTCTACCGTCAGGACCGAATAATCGACCTGCCAGTCGTTTCCCACTGGCTGCGATCTCTGAAGCCCCTTGGGAGACGTCTATAACGGTACCTTTGATATCGGCCCAAGACTTGATCACTTTACGAGACGCTTGGTCGTAATAATCACCCGCGTTTTTCTTAGCAGCGTATAGGACTTCGTTTCCGTCTTCGTCGTAAAGGTCTTCATCTTCAGCAGGGCTTGACCCGGCATTACCTAACTTACTTAATTGACCATAAGCGGTTGCTACCGCCGCACCACCTGCTAACAGAGCTGCCGCTTTAGGGTTACTCATGGCTGTGACGCCAAGTCCACCTAACAGACCACCCAGTACCATCGGTTTATTGGCGATCAAAGCTTCCACGCCTTGGTTAAACAAGTCCGCTGGAACTACGGAACGTAAACGTTCTAATAACGATTGTTTTTCTCGTTCTTCGACACGTTGCTGGTCAGTGATTTCCTTGGATGGTTGGTCTTCATCAATCCCCACCGTAGAAACGGATTTCAATTTCTTCAATAAAGAGATCTGTTCCATTTGGTACTGACTGATTTCAGCCAAGGTGGAGTTAGTCCCCTTTACCAAGTCTAACAACGGATCCATAACTAGCGCTTTTGTAGGATCTGCGTTTACCCCGATGGCGGGTAATGTTTTGGTGTTGTTTTGAATTTTAACTAAGGTGTCGATGATATTGCTGAGAGCACCACTAACTTCTTCCTGCAAAGGGAGGGGGGAAGGAATAGATAAGTTAGATAGATTAGGAGATGACTTATTATTTCTTTTATGAAATATCTGATATAGATCATCTTTAGTAGGATAAGGTTCATCACTACCAATGGATAAGTCTTCGTTAATAGGGTTGCCGTTAATACGGTTGTTGAGTTGTTTCCAAATCAATTCCTGATTAACGATCTCTTTATTAGAATCAGGATCAACACTAATAAACCCAGACGCCTTTAATCCCTCATCTAAACCAAGGCTACGAACCAAATCTATTTTGTCAGCAATATTTGGTGTGTAGTTCTTTAATGAATCGGTACGAAGCGATAAACGATGCAATAGCTCTTGCCCTTCTGGGGTAGGGGCTGTTAAACGAGCCATAAGTCCGTCTAATGTGCTATCTTGAGTGCGTTCGATCATTTCATCAGTGATACTAAAACGACGTCTTACAAGTGCTTCTATCTCAGCAGCTTGTTCCTCGTTCATGTATTCGTCCGTTCCAATACCGATGTAATCGTAAGGGTTGAAGACGTTCCCCTTATCAGCTTCTCTTGCAAGTCGTTGTGCTAACGCATTACTTGCACTCTCGCTCAGTTCATTGTCCTTATCGATATCCCCCGCTATCGACTTAGCTGCATCCGCGTAAGTATTCAATTCCCATTCGGGGGTGATCATACGCTGAATCTGTTGATTTAAACGATCTGTAGTAGTGACCCTTGAGGTACGGTAATCGTAACGCAGTCTAGGAACATCATCTGACCCTGTGCGAATTTTCTCGATAGAGTGATGGATTTCACTAAGCAGTGCAGGGATTTCTTCAGTCAAACTACGGGAGTCATGAACCGACCACACCGAGTTGTTCTTAAGGTCTTTAAGAGACTTCTCTTTAATCTGGTAAACGCTACCTTGGGACTCTTGGTAGTTTTCACCAACTAAGTTGAAGGCACCCCCTGCCGCACCTGTGGCTTTACGAACCGCTTGCCATAATAACTTAGGCATTGGTTTAGCATTAGGTGGTAGTTCTTCTAGGTACTCCTCATAAGTCATGTGAGGTTGATCCATCATACCAGTTTCCTGATAATGACGACCCATGACCGAACCCATGGCCTTAGTTGAGTACGACAACAAATCACCGAACTGACGGAGTTCCTTTTGAGTTTTGTCAAAAAGCTTAGCTTGATCTGGATACTTAGCACGCACCTTAGCGATCAAGTCACGACCTGCTTTTGTTTCAAAGAACTCTGGACCTCTGTCCACGACGAATTGCCCAAGCATCGAACCAATTATCTCACCCGGAGAAACACCAGCGTCAGCGGACATCTCAGAGGCAAAACGTACATCCCCGACTAACTGAGTCATGATCGATAAAGAATCGTTAACACCATCTTTACTGATGATATTACCTAGGGCTTCACCAAACCCACCCGCTCTCGAGAACGTCGACTTCAAGATGTTGTCACGTAATCGACCTTTACTAGCTTGCAATACAGAGGTCTTTTCGAAATCAGACATTGCAGTGTTTTTAACAACGTCTTTGATTTCTTTAATAATGCGGTGCTGAGAAGCTTCCATGAATTTGTAATACTTAGCATTAGTTAAGTATTGACGAGTCATCAAGTTTAACTTCATCGCTTCACGTTGACCATGGACCTTCATTTGGTATTGGTACAAACGCTGTAGGTTAGCATTAACTTCAAACAGTTGTTCGTTGTTCTGTAACCCTGCCGACAATTGCTTAGAGCCAACACTACTCATCACTCGAGTAATAGCATCCGTGGATTCAACGTTTACTACGGATTGTTGTTCTAATGCTTCTAGCATGCGCTGTTGAGTGTCTTCTTCGACATCCCCCATGCGGAGTTGTTCTTCTCGGAACTCTCCGGTCTTTTCCCAATCACTAAAGTCTTTTTTACTGAACTCTTCGAGTCCGTCGACGATTTTATTGGGTAGACGATCGCGCAATGACTCGCTTAAAGAACCTGAAAGAAAAGCCAGATCTCCCATGAGGTCGACACTATTTTCTTTAAACTCTTTAAATGCTTCTTGTTTCTTACGATCCAGTTCGCGGTAGAAGTCAAAGGTTGTACCAAACGAACTAGGAAGGATACGTCTTAATGTTTTAATTTTTGTGTCGGTATCACCGACAGTATTAGATTTTAGGGCAGAGAGAAATCCTTTGGAGACAGACTTTAAGAACCCTTGATCTTTATTCCCGTCAAAATCAAAGTCAAAATCCATATCTCCATCAAGGAAATCATCTCCCCAATCATAATCTGATTCACTTGCCATTTTGAAACCTCATGGTGTATTATGAAACCGACTAACGTTTCTTTATTAAACCCAAGCAAGATAGCTTGGTCGCTGATGAGACCCGTGTCCTCAGCGGATGTAAACGAGGGTTCTTCTACCAGTCTGCACCCAGACGGGTTGTATTCGGTAGAAACCTTCGGACGAGTTGGTAGTGCGGAACGTGATCGTAAGTTATCTTACATTGACGTAAAACTACCTATCTTTAACCCTACGTATTTCAAGGCCATGATTACACTCAAATCTTTATACTTGGGTATAATCAAAGGGACGGAATACGCCGTCTGGGATAGTGAGACTAAAGACTTCATAAAATCCAACTTGTTGGATGGAGAAACCGGTTACAGTTTCTTTATGCGTTACTTCAATGAGTTAGAACCGAAGTTAACGGAATCTTTCCGACGTAAAAAGAAAATCGAACTATTCCACACCTACCGACCTCAAGCACTTTGTAATAAAGTCATTGTTATTCCGGCAGGTTTGCGTGACGTGCAGTTTTCCCCAGATGGTCGTACCATTGAACCTGAGATCAACGAATACTACCGTAAGTTGTTGTTCCGAACCAAGGCAGTAGTGGTCGGTGAAGGGGAAGAAGATTCTCCGGTTTACGATAACTTGCGTTGGGGCGCGCAATCTAACTTCAACGACATCGATACTTATATCCAAGGATTGATGAAAGGTAAAACCGGTTTCTGGCAGAAGCGGGTTGCAACTCGTGGTGTAGTTGGTGGTACTCGTAACGTTATTTCGGCTCGTCATGTTTCTGTGGAAGACGCGGATGCACCGAACAACGTCGACGTCAATACCACGGACATTGGTTTATACCAAGCTATGTTGGAGTTCCAGTACACTTGTCGTTACGGGATGTTAAATGGTTGGGTTCAGAACGTCTTCACCATTGGTTCTAACTTAGCTAAGCTGGTTAACCCTAAAACCTTTGAATACGAGTATAAGGAAGTCGACACTAAAGTAGTCGATAAATGGATGACACCGGAAGGACTCACTCGTCTATTTAACGGATTTAAAGACAGTCACCTACGAGCTAAACCTATCATGATTGAAGGACTCTACATGGGTCTTATTTACGATGATGGTGAAACAGTTAAAATCGTTGGTGATAAGTCTGAGATTGGTGATCGTGACGTCAAGCACTTGCGTCCTCTGACTTACATGGAGTTGTTCTACATTAGCTGTGGTAACTTGATTGAATCCAGAATGAGTCAAATCACACGTTACCCTATTACTGGTGTGGGTTCCATATACCCGTCTAAAATCAACCTCCGCACTACGATTCAGTCCAAACCTCGTATTCTCCTAGATGAATTCTGGGAAGAAGACAAACGTCTAAACAACTACCCTATTTTAACAGGTCGACCGAGTTACTTTGATGCCATGTCAGTTGACGGTTCTAGACTAGAACGTCTGGGTGGTGACTAAGGAATTAGTGTCAAGTCCTTACCTAACTTATTTTATAACAAACGTTAAAATAAGGAGCTGGTAATGGAAGTGAATTTTAAATTTAATGCGCGTGAATATACTTTAAAAGATGATTTGAATTTATATCGTGAAAATAAAGAAGTGGTTTTATTTGAAGACCTTTCCGAAGGAACCTTTTTCATTGAATCAGGTGTGAAGGTGTTTTTAGGTAAAGCAATCATGGAATATTGGAATAGGTGTTATTTACCTAGAGAGTACTGGGATAAGATGAAAGTTGTCTTTAAAGACAAAGATAAACTGAACTTTACCCCCACTAACCTTTTTCCGTACTATAAAGAAAAAATAGAACACCCAAGTATAAAGGGTTTTTACTTTATCCCTGGGGAAGAGTTAAATGTCATTAACTCTAAAGGTGAAGTTTACCAGCTTAAGAAAGATCGGTACCGTTTACCCTATCTTGGTAAGGAAGGTGAAGATAATTCTAATTTTTACCCTTTTACGAGATGTGATGTTGTTAATAAAGATAATAGGTTATTGACACACCGTTTAATAGGGTTGACATTCTGCGACCCACCTGAAGATTACCCAAACATGCACGTCGATCACAAAAATGGTGACAAACAAGATTTCTCCCAACTTAACCTGCAATGGTTGACCCCATATGAGAATATGATGAAAGGTGCGTATAAGGATGGAAATAATAAACAGGTTATTTCTGTTGATGTTTATGATAAGTTAACAAAAAACTCATCTTCTTATCCGAGTCTTTCTAACTTTGCAAACGTGTTAGGAGTAAATCCCACTTGTGTAATAAACGCTTTCAATACCCCTAATAAGACTTATAAAGGGAGGTACGTTATCAAGGCGACTTCCGATAACACAACCTTTGAAGAATTGTTAGATTTAAAGAAAGTTAAGTACACTAACTTTGAAAGCATGAATTTAAAAACCGGTGAAGTTTTTAAATGGCGAAACGTCGACGAGTTTATAAAAAATAACGGTGGGGGGAGAGGAACGATACGAAAGGTTTTGGAGAACAAGACTTCCGGAATTGTGCAGTGGCATATCTTTAGAAAACCGGGTGACTCATGGAACACACCTACCGACTACGACAAAGAAATTTATCGTAGGGGGTTGCAACCCACGACAAAGGTCTATGAAATACAGGACCTTGCAAAAAATAAAACCCACATCTGTTATGGTAAAAAAGAATTAATCCAAATCATCCCTGATATAAATTCTAGAACTATTACCTTCGTAGTTCGAGAAAAGAGAAAGTATAAACAACGTTATTTAATTAAAACCTTGAACTAATTCAAGTCCCATTAGGCACGAAAGTCCTAGACCGTTTTCTCTTGAATTGCTGGGATGTCCACAAAAGCTTACAACCAAAGGGTGGCCTGAAAGGGCTCACACAACGACCTGAGGGTGTCGAAAGACAGAAACAATAGTAAGCCTGCTCTATGCTAACCAATAACGCTAAGGAGTGTATACAAGGGACGATCAGCAGCTACGCTTCCTAAGGGGATAACCTATGGAGCAAGTTCAACGACTAGGGCCTTGCCAGCCTGTACCTACTAGCAGAGTTTAGTGGGGAAGTGTGAGAATACCTAAGTCCTTATGGATATGGTAAAGATATAGTCTGTTCCCAGTTTAAGAGACAGGGCGGGTGTCTGAGCACACCGGCTACCTAAGCGATTAGGTGGTGGACAATAAGCAACTTAACAGTAACGGTATCGAGGCCGAAGATTCCATCAAACAAGCTTTAAAGCGTATGGGTGAACGTAGTTACTATATCACTGGTACAGGGTCATTTTTATATGAACCTATTGTTGAGCCTCACGAATTCTTATTACGCGCTCTAACTAGCGGCTTGGAGTAAACATGCAAGACCAACAACCTTTTTACTTAGGTGAAGAGATCGATGGATTAGAAGCCATGTATCCTTTGTTTTTCAAAGAGTACGTACTTCGACGTAAAAATGATTTAACAAATCCAGCGTTCCACTCCTTAAGTGATATTGAACTCCCACGAGATTCAATCCTTTTTTACTACCCTAAACACACTAATGACTTAGGTCCCAGCAACCACGAACCTCTGATTAATAATTATCCGGATATTGTCAACATCGGGTTTGATAGTCATTATGTGATTGAATCAGGTAAGGCGCGTCCGGCACCACTGGATGAGCGTAAACAAATCCAGAAATATCGTAACGGACACTATCGTTACAAATACGCACGCAACATTAAAACTCCTATGGGGCGTTCTAAGGAACTCGTGGTTATTAACAACGCTTTGGGTGTGTTAAAGTGGAACTACGTCCCTAACCGCTTCCTGGCCTTTGATAAAAGCTATAACCAGTTAGCGAGTCTGCTGGACGTAGTTAACCAAAATGCGGAAGGTAATAAACGACAACTATTCTTCCGAATGGAGTTACCTAACCAAGTTCCTATCTTTACTAAGTTTACTGAGTACTTCCGACATTACGAGAAATGCTTCGAACTTAATAAAGAAGGAGAATTAGAGTTCACTGGTCCTAACGACCAAGCTATTCGAGATTTAAAACGCACAGGGGCTTTCTGGTTGTTAGACTGGTTTGCTTGGCTGAGTGGTAAATACGAATACTCTTTGTTCAACCGTCTTAGTGATGACGCGTTGGAGCGTCTCAATATCGTGTTCACTAAACACGGTAAAGCGGTTATCCTGAAGCCTGGCTTATTACGTTCTTGGTTAGATGAATTAAACAAGACCGTAAAGGTTGACGGAGAAGAACAAATCGATTACAATACCTCTCAGCGACAAAACGCTGTGAAACGTACTTTAGCAGTGTTCATGAGGATGATCGCTCAAGCTAACGTAGAGGAGGTAGAACAACATGACGATGACACAACGTCTAAAGAGGCTAATACAAAAGAAAACGGGGATGGACCGATCGGGTCACATGAATCCGAAGAAGAAGAACTTGGTGAGGAGATTGCCGACCTGGATTCTGCTGATGATTCTGATTTGTTCAATGATTTTCTCAATGGACGTAAAACTGACGTTGATGGACTTCCTGGACAGTCAGGAGAAGAACCAAGCGGAGGTGGTTCAGGATCAGATTCAGAAACAACTGGATCTCAAGAAACTATCGAAAGCTGGACCGATGAATTAGACGACGCTGAGTTTGTGACTGAGGAGGTTCTTCAGCCAACCAGTCACAGCCGCATGGTGGATGAATCTCCGGAAGCCGGGATCCGACGTGCCATTGAACGCAAGGCACGCGATGGTCAGTTAACTAAGTCACAGCAAGACTTCTTCTTACGTCAAGCGGAGCGCTATAAAGATCTCGCCATGCCTAATGGTCAGACCTTAGAAGAGTTCATGCGTATTGATGAAGAGATGTTACGTAACTTACCAAGTAAAGTTGCACCAGAGATGGTCGGTGTTCAGGATACCTCTTATCTTGAATCTACCGTAGCGCACTTGAAGAAAGGTTACGTAGAACATTTCATGATGCGTGATATGGTGAAAGCCATCATCGCTGTACAACAAGCTGGTATTTGTGTAACTAACTTTGAACAAGAAACCATACATAATGTCGACGGAACGTATGATGTGTTTAAAGTTCAATTCCACCCAGTTGGAGGTAAACCGGTTACTCGTTCGTTCCGTATTGCTCGGGTCGATAAAGACGGTACCTTCACAGTAGACGGTAAAAAACGCACTAAAGCTTTACAGCGTATGGACTTACCTATCCGTAAGATGGATGACTACCGAGTGGGTCTGAACTCTTACTATGGTCGTAAGTTGATCATTAGTCGTTCTAAGATGGCTGCTGACGACTACGGACTTTGGTTATCTAAACAAGTCCGTAAACGTGCACTGAAGGATGACTTTGAGTTATTCGTGGGTAACACTTACAGTAATCAATATGCGCTTCCTCGTACCTTTACCGCATTGTCTCGTCGTTTTAAAGGAATTAAAACTAAAGATGTCGAGTTCGTGTTTGACGTCAAAGAGATCGTTAAACGTGATCCTACTTTGGAATCAAAGATGACGGCTACTTCAGCAGTCATTGGCTTTAAAGGTAAGACTCCAGTGGTGATTGATGAGTACGGTAACTTGAAAGCTGGTAAGGAGGGCCTAGGTCCTATCGAAGCTTATTTGGGTATCGATATTCAGAAAGCACCGATGGATACCGCAAACGTAAACATCAACGGCTATCGCTTCCCAATGGGTGTGGTGCTAAGTTACTACTTTGGTTTCGATGAGTTACTGAAGATCCTTAAGGTCGAACCTAAAGTGATCCCAGGCGGAGTTCGAGTTAAGTTGGAATCCGATGAGTTCGCTTTACGTTGTGCTGACGAAACGCTGGTATTTAATCGACGTGACCCAATGACTTCATTGGTGTTTGGTGGTATGAGTAAGTTAAATAACTTACATTCCTTTAACCGAGTGGATATGAACGACCCTGGCATCTGGGTAACGGCTATCGACAACCCTAAGGTAAAACCATCTCACTTCCAAGAGATGACCAACATGTTCGACATGTTCATCGACCCTATTACGCGAGATGAACTAAAACGTTTAGGTCACGCTACTAGCTTTGATTATTTGTTGATTGAAGCGACAGAGATGTTGCGTACCGAACAACACGAACATGAAGTCGAAATCAAGGAACAACGATTCATCGGTTACGAATCTTTTGCTGGTTCTATCTATCATCAGATGACCTCATCTGCTCGCCAGTACTGGGGTAAAGCGATGGACGGTCGAGCTACGTTTGACCTCAACCCTGAATCGGTGATGATGGAAGCGTGCCTGAAAGATACGTCTGTTGATATGGTTCAAGAAGTTAACCCGGTTCATGAACTTAAGGAACAGGAAACAGTAACCTTTGGTGGTAACAACGGTCGTAACGATGTATCCATGGTTCGTCGGACTCGTGGTCAGTTGCCAACTTACAAAGGTGTGATTTCGGAAGCAGGTAAAGACTCGAGCAAAGTCGGTTACGTAACTTATACTACTTCAAACCCTAAGATCACGGATTTCCGTGGTAACGTAGATTTAAGTCGTGACGTAGGTAATGCCGGTCTAGGCTCTGTGACTATGAACCTGATGCCGGGTGCGAACAAGGATGACCCTAAACGTACGTTATTCTCAGGAGTTCAGCACTCACAGGGAACTAGTGCCGTTAACTACACACCTAACATCATGCGCTCTCCTTATGACCTTGTAGTCGCTCACCGTACTTCAGAACTCTACTCTAAACCTGCTAAGCAAAACGGTAAGGTTTTAGAGGTGACTTCGGAAGGTATGAAAATCGAGTACGAAGATGGTACCATCGACACTTATCCATTAGGGATTAAGTTAGGGGATGCGGCTGGTGAAGTTCACCGACATAACCGTGTCACTGATTTAGTTGCCGGGGATACGTTCAAGGCGGGAGAAATCCTTGGTTGGGATGAGGTTTATTTCCAACGAGATATGGTTAACCCTCGTCAAGTGGTTTGGAAGTGTGGGGTGATGACACGCATTGCTCTTATTGAGAACCAGTTCACGTTCGAGGACTCTATCGAAATCTCTAAAGAGTTTGCAGAAGAAACTAAAACGTCGTACATCTTGGGTAATAAGTTCTACTTAGGTTTTGACCAAGGTCTGAAGATGCACGTGGATATTGGTGATGAAGTAGACTACGATACGATTTTATGTCACATCGAGGATGCGTCCTTGGTTGGTGTAGAAGAAGATCCTGAAGATGATTTCGGTGTTCTGGACCGAATGGGCACTCGTCAAGAGAAAAGTAACCATCATGGTAAAGTGGTGAAAATCGACGTTCGTTATAACGGTAACTTAGAAGACATGTCAGAACCATTGCGTAAGTTTGTGGCTAAACACGATCGACTACGTAAGCGTTCAGCAGCAATTACTGGAGATGGTATCGTGAGCGGCAACGTTGCAGGTGGTCGTGGTATGCGTGAATCTCTTGAACCGGGACAAGTCTCTATTGAAGTCTTTGTAGAAGAATTCATCGAAACGTCTACTGTTGATAAGTTCGTTATCGGTAACCAGATGAAAGGTACGGTTGGGAACATCTTCCCTAACGAGTACTTTACCAAAGATGGACGTAAAATCCAAATACTGTTCTCTTTCAAATCCCTGTTCAACCGAATGGTACTGAGCCTTCGTGACAAACTAGTGACTAACGAATTGGTCGCTCACTCAACAAAACAAATGATCGATATCTATCGAGGTAATTAAAATGTCATTCGCGTTAATTGGCGCTGTAAAACGTATCCAGTTAGGTTGTTTAATCGCTGGCACGTACAACAGCAGTATTGACGGCATTTGGGGTAAGGGTAGCCATACGGCTGCCCTTGGTCTTTTTAATGTCGTTTCAAGTAAAGAAGAATTAGTGGATATCCCGGCATGGTCAAAAGCCATTGACGTAGTTAAAGGGTTCCAACGTAATGCTCAACTAACAGGCTTTTACATTGGTCGTGTTGACGGTATCTGGGGCAAAGGCAGTCAAGCAGCCTTAGATAACTTAGTCCTAGCCAGTCGTCGTTTTAACGGTCAACCTGATTTAGATCTGGCATGGTCTGAACGTGTTTGTCCTGAATTCACCCGCATTGTTAAAGAGTGGGTTGAGGCTCGAGGTTACGAACACCATGTTGGTGACTACGTGATGTCGATTATGGCGTTTGAGTCAGGTCGTACATTCGATCCTTCTATCCAGAACCAGGGTGGAAGTAATGCCTTTGGTTTAATTCAGTTCATGGCACCAGCTGCGCAAGACCTAGGATACAAATTAGATGAGATCCGCAACATGGGTCAAATCGAACAACTAGAGAAATGCGTGTTACCTTACTTCGACATGCGTGCCCGCCGTAAACCTATGCGTAATTTAGAAGACTTTTACTTGAGTGTTCTCTATCCGGCTTATGTGGGTAAAGCGTTAGATGAAGTTTTATTCCAAGAAGGTAGCGTAGGTTATCGCCAGAACCGTGGTTTGGACAAAAACAAAGACGGCAATATTCTAGTGGGTGAGATCGCCGAAACGATCTACCGCATGTATTACGAAGGCATGAAGCCTAAGAACCGGAGCATCATTTAATGAATAAACCTGAACAATACGTTGAGGATGTTTTAGTTATTGCGAACATCCAAGAAGTAGCACGTGGTGTGCTAACTAAAATTGGTTTGGAAGTTCTTCCTCCTGTGGAAGATTCCAAGGTTGTTGAAATTGTTTCTAAAGCAATTAAAGAGGAAGCGTAATCATGATTAGTACTAACTCAGTCTTGGTGGCGGCTCCGATTGCTTTATCCCGTCAAGAAAAAGAACATTCTCTTTTAGAACACACTGCTGACTTCATCCACTCTTTAGTGGAAGTGAGTACAGGTGGCACACCATTGACGCCAGAAAACTTAGTAAAGGAAGTACCGGCTGGCACTGGTGCTACAAGTGATCATACGCCGTTGCAGAACCAATCGGTTGACATGATCGCTGAAGGTGTTAATCGTGCGTTTACACAAATCCGTACTTACTTGCGTCCAATGGATGCGGAAATCCGTGAAGGTGTTCATCGCATTTATACGCCAACTAGTGCTATCACTGCTGTACATAACAACTTGTTCATCAGCTACGTCGAACTAGACCATCCGTTCTTTGACTCTAACTTCTTCCCAACTAAAACACCGGACACTGTTTTTGACTACGAAAACTTCGCAGCTAAAAACTTGAAGCAATGGTCGGACCGTTTCCCTGTATTGGATGAAGAAGGTGTTGCGAAGTTACTACAAACAGCAAGTGAAGACCTCCACGCTCAAGTCGATCTAGAGCGCGCCACCGAAGTCTACAATGAGTGTTTCGTTACAGGCAATTGGGAATTGTTGTTTAACGTTAACAACGGAGTCTTTGAACTTGGTAATGTGCGAAAGAACGCGAGTAACCTAGCTCAAGCGTACATCATTGCTTCACGCCTTGATGTAGAAGAGAATGTACTGGAAGGTGTGAGTCGCATGACTCTGGACCAATACCGTGGTTATATCCACCAAATCCTTTCAGTGACAACTCACGCCTTACAACGTCTTCGTCACAACAACCGTGAACTGGCAAAACTCAAGCTCCCTGTCCTAAAAGTGGATATGGCTGATCGAGTTTATGAATACGGTACCGTTTCTGGAGACTTGACAGTAGGTTTGACCGACGCGGCAATTGCTGAACTTGAAGCAACAGATACTACGTTATCTGAAGTGTTAGTGGGTTACGCCAAGGCTTGTTACGATAAAGGTGGTGCAGGTTCTTTACCACTACCGCTTTCTGACGTTCAAGGTTACGTCTCAATTTACCGTGAATACATCGGCATGGTGAAATCTAAGATCATCTCTGAATCGGAATCCCGTGTTAAACAGGTGGTTGAAAACGCCGTAGTGAACTTCCAGAAGAAACACGGTGAGCTCAGCGACCGCCTTAAAGGTACCGAAGGTGATCTACCTTACCGTCGTCTATACGACTCAGTAAAAGACGTAGCGGACACTTGGGTGGCTCAATACAAAGAACGTGTTGTTAACCAAAACGTTCCCGTTGACGAGTTCCTAGCGCGTCCTCAGTTATCCATTGCTGTGGCTCGTAAACTAGGTATGGTGTTGGCAGCGGATATTCTAGAGCGATCTGTGGTCACTAACGATATGTCGTTAGAACAACAACGTGTCAAACTTGCCGAAGCAGTCACTGAGTGTATTGTTCGCCTGTGCCTAGGTCGTTACCTTTAATACAAGGACGGGATAGATGGAACCCAATAAACTTACCCGTAACCAACTATTAAACCGTAAGGTCCTTAAAGTCCTAGAGGACGGTTCCGTTGTTGCTACCCGACACTTAGTCGGGTACATTCCTCAACGCTTTGTAGAATCCAGCTTAGCTACAGTCACAGACGTTGTAGAGACCATCGGTGCGATTGGGTTTGTTGATCCTAAGACAGACCAATACTTCAGTATCTTTGTGCAGAGTAAATTCACGCTAATGCCAAGCAACATGGGTGAAGAATCTGTAGACGGGCAACGTTACTTAACTATGGAGTTCGAAGAAGGCGATTTAGTCTTTAAGAGTTTGAGTAGTATCCAAGATGCGAACTTAAACTTCTTTTTCTATCGTGAATTCTCTTGGTTAAGTAAACTCCCGTGGTACACAGACTCGAGCAAAGTCCGCAGTATGTTCGACCGATCTAAGACAATCACTGGACGAGTAGTGGGAAGTTCTCCAGCGGTATTCCGTGTCTTAACCTCTTTAAACGAGCGAGACCCAGACGACCCTAACCAAGCTTATCGTTACTCTAAAGCGATCGTCGAAGGACGCCCTCCACTCACCGTTGGTCTCAACAACGGTAGCTTGCTGATTGACGGCACTTACAACCGTTTGATAGGTGGTTACGACCAAGATAACTTGATCATGGCGGTATTGGAAAAAGATACTAAAGTGACAGCAGAAGAATTAATTATCAAAGGTGGTTTTGCTGATGAGTAACACACTAACATACGGTAACATCGAATTAGCGATGGCCGAGAACAAAGGGGTATTAAAACCCAACGCTGACGGCTACTACCGTATAGCAGGTGGTGGTTTTAACATTCCTAACCGTTTGGGTATCACGTACCGAATGAACCAATATTTACTGTCTTGTTTAGAACAAGGCGATACAGTAGGTAGTGGTAGTGATCTTCGTCGTCGTATTGAACGCGGCGAAGCTTACATGGAAATGAACCATCCAGTTCAGTGGTTCTATGAAAAGATCGATGGTAAAGTCGTCCGTACTCAAATCACCGATTTGATGACATGGATCAATCGACTTAAAACTATCGACATGGATCGAGTTTGTGCTAGCATTGGTGAAATCCACCCAGACTTCAGTAAGTTCGATCCTCGCACTTTGAATGGCCCTGTGACGTTCGATATTGAAGCGATGCCTCACGGTCCTTTCGGTCACATGTTCAAAGAAAACCTGGACACACCGAAAATGGGCACTGCTGTTAGTATCCGTACCGTAACAGCTCCTCAACAGTTTGGTTCAGTGGTTCGTGAAGTCGAATACTGGACTGGTTTGGACTGGGTACCTGAACCTGGATTTGCAGAAGCAACTAAGTACCGCACTGGAGTTTCTCAAGTAGGTGGTTTAGAGTCTTTGATGCAAGACCTAGGACACCGCGATGAAAACACTGGGTTAACTGTATCAGCGGCTGAATCCATCGAACTTATGGAAGCAGCATTAGGTAACAAGAACCAAATCGTTACTCGTGAAGGTATGGAATCGTTTAACCAACTTAACGACATGCTGGCAACGCTTAAGAAAAATCACCATATTGTTGATGGTAAGCGTGAGGTAGTTAAGTCGGTCAATCCAATGACTCTGTTCTAGACCTTATTAAGTGGGCGGGGTTTCCCGTCCTCTTCTTTGCTTTTAATAAATTTTTACTTGGGTGGTTAATATATTGGTAACTACTCTAATTCAAAAAAGGAACACGTAAATGTACGTATCATACACACAAAAACTGGCTATCATCTCTACCATGGCATCGGTGCGCGGCGAAGTGATGATCATAAAAGGTTTAGAAGAAGGCGGGCGTACTGTTTGGAACAACTATCGTGACAAGGCTACTGGTTCTCACTTGATCGAAGGCGTTGCGTTCAGTAACTTGAAAACAGAGTCTTTGAAGTCGTTCTCAGCCGCAGTACTGAAACTGGCTTTCGACGCCAAAGGTAAAGTACTAAACGGTTACAGCGATGACATGATTGTCGAGAAACACGACCGTTTCACTTCAACTATTTCTCGCCTAGCAGCAGTGAACAATCTTACTTTTGAACGAGCGTTTTCTACTATCATGTCTACGGTTGTCGGTTACGATCAAACTATGGTTGAATCCATTCTGGAAATGAATGAAACCAAAGAAGACATTGCTAAACTGACATTTGAACACGGCATCCGCAAACATGGTCTAGCTGACGCAGAATACGCCGACGTGATGGTAGTGAGTGCTTTGGACCCAGAACTTATCGAGCAACTGCATGAACAACGTGACTTGTTCTGGAACGAAGCTTTAAATAACGTTGCAGGTAAAGACTACCTAGATGCTTTCGAGATGGTTAAAGACATTATTACTGTACGTGTAGTTCAACCTAACACTTTACAGTAATTGCTAAATATTTTTAAACCTATATAACTTAGGTGAAGAAAGACCACAGCGTCAAGGGATAGGTCATCAACTGATTCCCTTTTATTATCATTAATCGTAATCGAGGTTACTCATGTCTAAAGAAACTCAACCAAACTACTCTGATCTTCAAAAATCGCTTATTGAAAATCTAAAGAAAAATCACGAATACAACAAAGCGACCAATGTGGTAGTTTTTGATGCTGACAAACTAGAGATGCCGGAGGGTGTAACTAGCGACACGATTCAAAACCACGTGAACTACTTTAACCAGTTAAGCGGTGCGGTGGAAGTGACTAACGCCGAAATCACACGCGAATTACATAAAGAGAACGAAGAACACCTCATGACCGAAGGTACACTAAACCTTCCTGGGTTGACGTTCAACACCCAACACAACCTCCGTATAGAAGTTGGTGATGACACACTTTATGGCGGTAGTACAACCATGACGGACTTCCAACACACGGAAGAAGCTTCGGATTGGTTGGCGGCTCAGCGAGAGTCAAATGAATCTTTAGCACGTAAGTTGTTTAGCTAAGCATCTGACCTCTACTCCTTCACGGGAGTAGGGGTTCTATTTGCTTTCTTATTTTTTTACTTATAGTTCTTTTCAAATCTATATAACCTAAGTGAATAACAATGTGTTATTCATCATTCATTAACCTTTACTAAGGAAATATTTATGTACATTACTATCGCAGTTATTGCGCTACTTTTCGTAGCGTGGGTTGTTTACTCTTACCATAATCGAATCGATGCTTACGAGTACGGTGGAAGTATTTTTGGTAATCGTGTTTCACTTACCTTCAAGACCAAACAAGGTGACCATCACATCATCCTAGAGTTGGGTCAGCATGACGAAGAACATCGGTATGACGGAGATACATTAATCATCACTCGTGCGGTAGCGGATGCTGAGTGTCTTCGTAGATCGTTCACCGTTAAAGACATTCGAGAAAGCGGCCCGGCTGGTGAGTTCCTTTACAAAATCATGACTGATAATCTTGAGGACGAAGACTTCATGTTCCGTCATGCTTCAAGCATGCGTAAATTACGTAAGTACGTGCTTTCAAACTTCATGACGTTACAACTACGTCACTTGTATACCAAGCAAGTTGTTTTGTAAGCACTAAAGTAATTCGATAGGAGGAACTCCCTCCTATCTTTTTAGAGCAAGTGAGGTTATCATGATTAAACTATTTTTCTTTCTATTCGTCGCCTACTACTTCATTAAGTTTATTCGAACTTGGTGGCGAGCTTTAAATAATTTCAACAAACTTTTCAATAAGGATTAAGTCCATGAACCTATTAGTTATTCTACCAATCACTCTTCTTGCTCTAGTACTTTGCATTGTAGTTTACCGTCAATACAACGTAGACGGTGTTGAATCACTATTTATGCGTTGGTTCGATACTGGTGATCGTTTTACAGTAGCAGTTTACAATACTGAAACAAACGACCACGAACTAACTCTTATGGTGGTACGTGACCGTACTCGCCCTACTGAGTTAGTATATGACAACGACAACAAATCATACGTACTTTCATTAGGTACAAACCCACGTGAGCCTTACGAGACTCACATGCGCGCTCTAGAAGCTTTACAGTACAACCAAATCGAACGTGAAGGTAAAGAACACATCCTTTACAAAGATCTTGAGATCATCCGTATGATCATGACCGATACTGTGGACCCTCGCTTCAACGAACAAACTAAAGATCAATTCGAGACGGTACGTAAACAATACGCACACTTCTTGGACAGCATGTAATACCACCGATAATAAAAGAGAAATAATTATGGAATTCACAACTTTACAAGCAGCGTTAGCTATCATCTTTACTTTAAGCGTTGTGGCGCTTTACACTTACTTTAACGGGTTACGTCGTGACCCTAATAAAAGTTTCACCTTCGAAGTAACCAATACACGTGGTGTTATTATTGTGAAAGCGTGCAATGCCATAAGACCGGAGCTTGGGTTTGAAGCGCATTTCTATCCAACTAAAAGAGAGAAAGTGGAAGAGTTTGTTAAAAGCATTGACGGGGAGGAGTTGGAAATCTTTGCTTTCCGTGAAGGTCGTCAACGTCCAGCCTACGCTAAACCTCACATGCAACAATACTTCGGAAAGCGTGTCTACACGTTCCGTGGTGTGAATACTGACTCTCATTACTTGGACATTAACTTGTTGGGTGAACAGATCATCGACATTTGTTTGCAACAACAATTAACTACGTCTGAAGACCGTGTCAAGTTTGATATGGGTCTGTTACGTGATCTATTGTTTGGATTCGAATACGAAGAGATGCAATTAGCTTCACAAGTGTATTCACCGGAGATGTTTAACTCTATCGTATCAGCGAGCAAAGAGTTCTCCAAAGTGAACGCATTGAGTTACAAAATCCAATCGGATTCTGTTCAACCTAAAGTTTCATACAAGTGGTTGCAACAACCAGCATGACTTTAATGTGGATGGGATTATTGGTCGTGGTTTTAGTGGGGGCGGGGATACACGCCCTCAATACTAAATACCATGGTGTTGGTGACTTTTATTACGTTACCTTGAGGACAGAGGAAGCCGGAAGATTGGTGCTCAATTTCGAGTGCTCTGACTCCAACAAGTCTTTCTCTTTAGTGTTAATTTCTAATGGATTAGAAAACGTCTTAGATGAAGAATTGAACACCAGCAGTGACTCGTCCACTACTTATTTGAGTTACTACACTGGTAAACATTTCTACACGGGTATCATGAACCAGATTCAAACGTGTCTCTATCTAAGTAGAGGAGACCGTCAACTGAAAGAAAGGTTATTGATAGTCCATGATCTAATCGCTCTAATCTATCGTCAGCAAGACACGATGCGAATCACTGATAAAGGTAACTTTGAAGTGGGGTATCGTGCAGCTAGGTGTATCAAGGCTTTAGGGAGAATACCATGATCTTTGTATTAACGTTTATCACATTACTGACCGTCGGGTCTTTATTTTCAGCAGATCAATACCAACCAATTTACATTTTTATGATCTTAGTAGTTTCAGCAGGATGGTGCATTATGAAACTACTCGACAATAAATCTCAAAAGCGTTTCCGCGTTAACGCCGTTCGTAAGGATGACGTAACTCGTTTTGAGATTTATGATCATAACGACAAGGTTAAGTTCGTACTAGTCGTTATGGAGAACACGGAGGGGTATAGTTTATTAGAACGAGATTATCATTCTTTAAACTCTTTAACTTGGTGCACTCCTAATCAAGAACGCGACTCTTTGAATTTAGTCAAACTCCTTAGTTCATTGGACGAGTCGGAGCGCAATACCGTCACTGAACAATTCTTTAACTTACTGTTGGTGCTGACCCACCAAAAACCCGTCATCAGTCATACTTGTTATGAAGACTACTCGATCTCTGAATCCGCAAAAGAACAGTTTGCGAGTTCGCTTCGTCTGGCTCTTTAATAAGCGCTGATGTTCAATATACTCAGAAGGAAACAATAATGAAAAGTAAATTCTCTTGTTTATTACTCATGTGCATCAGCATGGCTGTGTCAGCAGACTACGTTGTACTGGATCAAACCTCCACACAAAAATGGGAGTATAATCCAGGTAAGGACGCTTTCACCTACCAATTCAATTATCAAGTTAATCGTTCATTGGAATTGAGTTTCTTTTGTGACCCTATCCAGGGTGAAGGGAAATTTAAATTAATACTGGATGGGCGTATATATGAAGAGAAAGATTTGGGTAAGTTGTATGGCTATGATTCGTACTACGACTTGGCTCAGAACATGGGGTTCGCTCCAGGTGAATGGAACTACGGTGACTTCGCTCATTTCTTCGCACAATACGAAACCATATGGTTTACTGATAAGGATGGGAAGGAACTCACTTCTTTCCCCAACGACAACAGGATGGCGGCTAATGAACTTTTCTCATTCAGAAAAGAGTGTCGTGCAGTTGTGCTAGATAAATAATAATTAAAAAGGCTGATGTAGGGAGGTGGGTTATCCACCTCCCGTTCTTTTACACTTTATTTTTTTACTAAATATTATTAAATCTATATTATCAAAGTGTTATGAGACTTAGTTTTCTTAAGGAAGCAACTATGAAAGAACGCATCGACAAATATCAAGCCAGGTTTTTATGGTTAGCTGAGCAAGCTGGAATTACCGTTAATAAACCTATTGTAGGTTTTTGCACATCAAGTATTAACAAGAACGACTCCGCACACAATCTAGAACATGTGTTAGCGGTTGTAAAGCTCGGGGTGGAGCTAGGAATAAAGAAGGGATACTACGGCACCAAAGAAATGCTAATCGTCTACTACGGATGTTTGATGCACGATTTAGGTTGCCGTTGGGATAGAGCTTCGCATCATGTGGAGTCCGCTATATTAGCAGAGGAATTACTAACTTCATTTGGTGGTAAGGAATTAACTGGGGAACAAATAGCACAAGTGGGACTGTGTTGTTTGGAACACCGCAGTAGTTATAAAGGTGGTCCGACTACGGAACTTAGTACCTTGGTGGCTTTAGCGGACCGAGGTAAACCTAACTTTCCTTTATACGTAATGCGGAGTTTCTTGTTTCGTTGTAAGGAAGAGTTGACCCAACGTCAAATGACTAACGAGATCTACAACCACTTGTTAGAAAAGTTTGGTCGTTCGGAAGGTTATAACTGGGATAGCTATCCTAGTAGTGGATTGGATTTGTTTGCTGAAGATTGGCGGACTTTTGATCGACTACTCCTACGCAAAAACGTAAATTCATTAGTCAATACCTACACTGAACAGTACAACCGAACGGGATTAGTTCGTCCGGTTGAGCACATAGACACCCACTACATGGGGTTGTGGGGTAAACGTAATAATGACCGTAAGATACGGTTTAAGGGATAAAGAGTGATTTATACAAACTTCAAAGAACTGGGCCAGCGTGTACTTAATGAAGGTGAGGTTATCCATAACCAACGCACTGGTAAAAACTGCCTTACGGTAATTAATGCGGACCTAACGTATCATAATGACTTAGGCGCTGTACCAGCTAATACTCTTCGCCAATCACCTTTCTATTTAGGTGTTGGTGAACTATTAGGTTACTGGAAGGGGTTAATGAATGCCGCGGATTTTCGTGCTTTGATGACTAAGTCTTGGGATGCGAATGCCAACGAAAATAAAGCGTGGTTAAATAACCCCAACCGTCTTGGTGAAGATGACATGGGTGTGGTTTACGGTGCAGTTGCCAACCATTGGCCGATCATGGAGTTTGTGAATCGGTCAGCGCGCATTAAGGATGACGGTACTTTAGATTTACGTCATTCTGGCGAAATTGATATACTGCACAAGATCTATACGGATTTAAGTAATGGTCTGGATGATCGTGGTGAGATCCTTAACTTCTGGAATCCGGGGATGTTTGATTTAGGATGTTTACGTCCTTGTATGTATTCCCACCACTGGTCACTGGTAAACGATAACATGTACCTGAACTCAACGCAACGCTCAGCGGATTTAGGATTGGGCGTAAGCTCCAACATGATTCAAGTTTTCTTGAGCAATGCGCTGATGGCACAGATTACAGGTCATCATGCTAAAGAGTCTTATCATAAGCTGGTTAACGTACATTTGTATGAAGACCAAATTGACCTGTTCCGTGGTGAGATGGAGCGAGAACCTTTGGAAGCACCTACGTTGTGGATTAACCCAGACATTAAAACGCTGGAGGACGTTCGCACTTGGGTAACTCCTAAAGACTTCAAGCTTATCGACTACAAGCATCACGACAAAATCGTGTATCCGTTTACCGTTTAGTTGATTAAATCAGGTGGGTCCTTCGGGACCCACTCCTTTTTTGCACTTTAAAAATTTATTAAGGATGTTTCCATGCAAACTGAACCAAATAAGTTTGAATCAGAAAAGATTCGTTATCAAAGAAACAAAAAGTCAATTCTGGAACGCTGCGATGTTTCATGTCGGGAGGTCATCCAGTCATTAAACCAATGTTGTTATCTGGGGACAAGATACTGCTGTGAGGGACATGAGACTAACGACAATGTAGTTTATTCCATCCAAATGGTTTACCGTAATGAAGCATTTGAAAAACTTATTATGTTGTATCACCTGCTCACTGATGCTTTTGACGAACCCAATGTCGTTGAAATGAAGTTTGCAAGAAAAAGAACAACAGTCAGCAACAATAATGCCCTGCACGTAGTTACCTTCTTTGTACGTCGTGATACTTACAAGAAACCTAGCGCTGATGAAGTCTCTCAAATTTTCATGAATTGGATTGAGACTTACCGTGTTAGCGAACCGACTCATTTCTATTCATGAGGTTAAATGATGAAAAATTTCTACATGCAAATAAACGACGACAACTTCCGTGTTCAGTTTACTTCCGACCGAGACAGTTATTGGACTTGCGAAACCAGAGGTGGGAAACCCGTCTGGAGAGATAAGCTGAAATATCATCCGGAAGAAGGTGAACCCGAACGGGTGATGTTCGGTAGTCGACTGCTGTACGATAACGTTATGGATTTGTCATGTAACGACATGCTAGATGCTGCCAAAGTTTTTGGTCTCGATGAATTGAAACCGGGCACTTACAAGATCCGACCTCCTGGTTGTTATTTCTACGAGGTAGGTTTAACTTATTGGTATGGCATTACTGAATCGGGCCGAGTCATAGCAGTGACGCTATCTAAATCTAACTTGACCATTGAAGAATATGATAAAGAAGGGAACTACTTTATCGACCCGGATAATGAAGGCACGCGTGTGGCTGAAGCGGTTGGGATTTTCTCTGCCGAGGAAACGCTACTTTGGGTGATGATGGTCGTCATGCGACCTGAGGTACCTAAGATGTTAAAAAGTTATTATCGTCCTGACGACACTATATCTATCCATACGGTAAATTACAGTGAAGGTCTGATCGAGGAATGGGTCGGTAAATTTGAAAAAGCATTGGAGGAATTGTAATGACCATCGTCGTTTTCCATAAAGGTACTTTCATGGCCGATTCATTAAGTCGTCACGGTGCCGAATTAGAAGCAGAACATCGAGGTCGAGAGGCTTCCAAATCACATCTTAAGATTTATCCGGTTCCTGAAGACGTGCCTAAGTTTGATGACGGAAGCGGTACGTTAAAGACTCCGGACTTCATGGGTTCAGCTGGATCGACTTTCGCTATTCGGGTGACTACACTTTTTTTAAGTGACTTGTTGACTCCGTTCGGACTAACTAATTTCGTTCCCGGAACTTATAACTTACAAACCTGCAATTTACAAGTAAACACTAATCGTGTTGCATGGTTTTTATTCCGGGTAGGTGAACAATGTTTCCGGGTTGAATACGAAGGGAACAAACTCATCATCGGTGAATTAAAAGACGCCGACATCATTGGGAGTGCCAAGGGTTCATATAACTTTTTATTGAAAGTGTTGTATGACACCTTTAATCCTCCGCTTAATAAGAAGTTTGTTGCGTTGAACTTTTTGTTGTTGTCGGGCATCGACGAAACCATTGGTGGTGATCTTTGGGTGGTAAACAAAGGTGAAAGAGAAATTACCGCGTCATCTCCCAAACTTAGTGATAAAGTTAAAAAGAAACTGGTCAAGGATTATCGTGAGAATTTGTACAAAAAAGCTAATCTCACTTTACCTGTTGAAGAAAAGAAAGAGGATTAAACAATGTCCATAATCAGTGTAGACAGAAGCGGGTTCATGGTTACCGCCGTTACTGAGCGCGGTCCCTTTTGGTGCATGACGACTTCCGCTAGTCGCCCTGTCTGGAGCAAAGACTTCCCTATTGAACGTGAGGAAGGCGTACCAGAACATGTGATTTATGGTGCGGCTTACGACGATGGTGAAGGGAAAGATTTTTCTTCTAATGAATTTTACGACATCATGTGGTTGTATCAAGTTGAAAAGTTAGAGGAAGGGACGTATCCACTCCGTCACCCACTTATGGTGCACAGTAAGATGGGAGAGCATCGCTGGGCTGGTTTAACTAACAAAGGTACTTTAGTTACCTTAAAACTTAACGACAGAAATTTGGAGATTAAGTTTTACGATGTTAGCGACGGTGGCAGTTATCTCATTGACAATGACCAAGAGAAAGGTCTTCCGATCGCAAGCGAAGTTGTTGGGGTTATAGACGGTCCCGAAAGTTTGCAATGGGGGATGTTAGCTAGCCTCAGAAAGGACACCCCTAAGTTAGCCAAGGTGTTTTCTACTGATCGAGACATAAGTGTTGTAATGTCCATGAATCCAAAACCTGAAACATTAGATAGTTGGGTGACTGCTCTGGATGAAAAGCTAGGAGAATTAGTATGACTTTAGTTGTTGGATTTTTAGGTGACATGATGGCTGATTCTAAGGCGATGAGCTGCGCCGAAGAGTTAGAACGTCGTCCTCGGGTTGCCACGCATGATCATCTTAAGATCATGCCCGCACCTAACTTGACCCCTCCTTATGTTGATGAAGAAGGAACAGAGCATGTTCCAGACTTTATGGGAGTGGCAGGGAACACTAATGCAGTAGAGATGCTTAAGTTAGACCCCACGGATATGTTAGGTTTGTTTGGTTTGGAGAAATTCATTCCTGGTGAATACAACATGTCTTTGATCAATTTTAACATGGATACTGACATCTCTTTAAAAGTCATGTTCCGTGTTGGTGAGAAATTCTTTACCGTGGGATTTGACGGTTCTTCTTTGGAGATCTCTAAATTAACCAACTATGTTTCTATGGGTAGTGGTGCTGGACCTTTCCGCGTCCTAACTAAGATGCTCTTTGATGACAAGGGGGTGACAGGTCAAGATCTCGCGACTACCTTTAAACTACTCATGTTATCAGGTGCGGATGTAACCGTAGGAGGAAAATTCCAATTCCTGTTATCCGGAAAGGATAACGTTTTTAGCGAGACACCTAAGATCACTCAAGAAGACCGAGAGAAATTAGTAAAGCGTTACAAAGAGACGCTTTACAAACTAAGCGGTCACGAACTCCCTAAAGAAGCGGAAGAGGAAAAGATTGAGAAGGAGTAGGGTATGAAGGAAAACACCATCAAGTTGGTGTTACTGGACGTGATCAAAGCTTACCACTCATACCTTGGAAACGAGGTATGGGAGGAAACCCTATTGAAAGCCAACAATGGGGATTGCATCTGGATAGCTCAACTTACGGCGTATGTGCTCAGACATGCGTTTGATTTTTCGATAGACATACAGAGTTCCCCTCACCATACATTCTTAGTGTATGACGGAAAGGTTTACGATTCTCTTAACTTTAACGGCGGAGATGTATTCAGTCTCCCCTTTTACGGAGTATCAAGTAAATGTCGAAAGGAAGTTTCTCCTCTGGATTACTTTCATTTGGAACCTTGGGATGAAGATATCTATTCGGTAATTCACCATGTATGTAATCATTATGGAATAATCCCCATGGGGAACGTGGGGTATGATTTTGGGAATCCTAAACCCATCGCTATTATTAGTAGTGCGGAAGAACAAAATCGTTTAGAGATTATGGACATTGATGTTGAGTATCGAATTTCAGCTGGATACGAGACGGAACATGTGCATGTTGTTGAAGTTAAAGATAATAACCTAGGTAATTAAGAATGTTGTTCACAGTCGGTGCGTTAATTAAAAATGCGGAAGGTAAACTATTGATCCAAAATCATAAAAAGATTGGTGGGTTAACCATCCCTAGTGGTAAATTGGATGATAACGAACGTGACGTGGTTGGACTGACCCGAGAATTGAAAGAGGAATTGGGCGTAACAACCCTTTGGGTTGGTAAGCGTTTAGGTAAGTGGCGACAGACCTACGAGGGTTTAGGTGTTGTCGATCAAGCTCTATACGAAGTGGTGTTAAACGAAGAACCTCGAAACATGGAACCAAACAAACACACTTCCCAAACTTGGATGTCCATTGAGGAGATCAAATCAAGTGGGGAGAAACTCAGCGGATATTTAACTAAAGTTTTAGAACTGGAGAAAACAAATGAGTAAACAAATTAAAGAATTAATGTACCAACTGGTCGATTCATTCTCGATTATTGCTAACCTTAAACACCATAAAGCGGTTCAGTATTTGAACAGCGGGCATTGTTACGCGGTGGCGACGTTAGCACAACACATCTTAAAAGAGAAATATGACATCACAGTGAACTTGAAGTCTCACCCACATCATAGTTTCTTTGAATATGACGGTGTCTACTACGATACTTTGTTTCCGGTAGGTTATCCACTACACCCTTCTGAGGTGTGGCGTATGGAAGAGGCTCGGTGTCGTAAGACTTTAGATGACTGGGCGTTTGGAGAGTGCATGATGGTTAACCCAGACCCAACTATCATCGCTTGGGTGGAGTACGTTACGGAAAGACTCGGAATCAGTCAACCTAAGTTTTACTGGGAGATGATAGAAACTTTCGAAGATCGTTCTACTTATGATAAGAAAGCAACTCGTAAAGTCTACCATCACAAACTAGGCAAGTACCGTCGTAAGGTTAAACGTTACCGTCTCCGAGCATGGAAGTTCCGTAACGTAGAATGGAAAACGTTCATGATTGGTTGGATGGCGGAGTTTACCCCTTATCCGGAAGATCTTTGGGTGGATTTAGAAGTCATTGAATACGATAAGTGGGTGAAGAAAGTAATCTCTACCGTTTACCCTCCTTACGAAGAAGTGATGGAGAAGTGTTTTGGTGACGATGTCTTTGACTCCCCTAATGTTCAAGCGATGGGTCGATTAAGTGACATCTGTACAGGTGGTGAAGTGGGGTTTAAGCGGGACAACCTTTGGGGTGTATGTGCCAGCACTGGTCTCGAGTTAAGTGCTTCTATGGAAGTGAAGTCTCCTGTGGGACCCCTAGAGGTTTCGGAGGAAGTGGATAAAATACTGGAAGACGCAGCACAGCACTTGAATGAGAAACACCAACAGTCTAGTTTCCCTCGTGGTTGTTCTGCTAACGTCAAAATGTACGATGATGCTTGTTATCAACATTACATGAATGCACGGTCTGAAGCCCCAGGTCTTTTGAACTTGACATGTCATCACTGGAAGGTAATCGACGAGGCTTGCAAAAGAATAAAGGACGGGGAAGTCTTTGATCCTAAAAGAGTGCTTACATTAGGTTCACCTGATAAACTAGAAGATGATCCTAAACGTGTACTCTTTGCCGTCGAAGATAACGAGGGTAAAGTGAGCTACACGAGTGATCGAGAAGCGTGGTTAAATAGGGACTCCGGTGACTGCGAGGAATAACATCGTATGTAAGGAGAATCTATGAGTAAACTAGCAATAGCGGCTGTGGTGGCCGCTACTTTATCAGCACCACATCCACTAACAATAACGCGTGATTGGGAAGAAAGTTTTGACTACGACTTTCTTGCAACTGAGTTAAGAAGACCGCCTCTCAAAATCAACGCGGTTGGCACGAGTAGTCAGAACAACATACGTCATTTTTATTATTACATTAGAAGGAACAACTGAGATGTTTAAAAAGGAAAACTTGAAGATTCTTGTTATAGGGGTAGTGTTAGCGATCAGTTATCAGGTTGCCCTGAGCCTGGTGCCCAATACTTATGAATCAGAAGGCGAAATTGTCAATATCCGCGAGGAGGTTCATCAGATCGATGTCATTAACTTTCCAACCGTCGGTGAGAGTAAACGTGTCGAACCAGAAAGTCACTCCTTCGTACGCTATGAGATAGAAGTCTTAATAAACAGAAAGATAGTCTCTTGCATATTAAAGGAAGAACAATACGGTTTGTTAAACGGGACTAATTTCGTTAACATGTCTTATGAGATGATGGACAACGGTGAGTACCGTTGCATGAATTTGAAACCTGCTGAGGACGTGTAATGAAAACCAGTACTAGTTGGGTGTGTCGAGCTGTTTCTGCTTCCCTGATCACTGCACTGTCGTTGTTCATAATTTGGTGTGCGGTCAATTACCAGATATTCATTGTGGAAGGTTATGTTACCGATGTGTTTAAAGTTGATGGTTCTGAGTACGATTACTTCATTCGAACGGAAGTGGATTTATTCCAATGTCGGATTGGGGAAGAAGAACATCTCATCATTGGGGAGGAGCGTCACTTGAGTGTTATGTATGGTGAGTACCCAACCGGAGAACGGACTTGTCTCTATATCGGTATTTAACATACAGTTACTTTCAAATCTATATAACCTAGGTGTTAAGTAACTATCTTTCATTAACCTTTAATAAGGAATATCACCATGGACTTTCTAAAAGAAAAAGCTACTGTCAATGAACTTCGTGTAATCAAAGCTGTCACTGGTCTAGCTATCGGTGGTGTTTCAATCGCGATGAATGAAGAACTTCCAGTAGGCAAGCTTGCTTGTACCGCAGCAGGTACTACGATGGCAGTCATGAATACTTCAGAAAGAGACACTCGTCGTCTAGGTGCTCGTGAAAATGCTATCTGGGAAACTGTAGGTAGTGTTGCGCTTGTTAGTATCGTCGGAAGCCTATTCTCATAAATCTTTAAAAGGAACCTGTCATGGAAAACTTCATCTACAATGGGATCAACTACATGGACCTTGTGAAAGCAAGCGTTGGTGAACACACTATCTATATCAGTAAATGGGATGTAGAAAAGAAGATCAAAAACGATGTTATTCAACTTACAGAAGAACGTCCAACTGAGTTCAACACAGAACTCCATATTGAAATTAACTTGACTATTTATTCAAGTGTGATTGTTCATGTGGTTGATTCCTTGCAAGCTCTGGAGATTGCTAAAGAGCTTTCTTCTAAGCTTAGTAAAGAAGTTACCATTTATTCACATGCTCGTCATTTAGCTCGATTCCTAAAAGGTGAGCAGGTCGGTCAGGTGAAAACATTGGACGATTTCTATACGAACATCACTGAAGAACAACGAGCACTGACTCGCTTAAAATAAACAGAATGCAGAAAACCTCCTACTACCCAATGGGTAGTAGGAGGAACCTTTCAGTTTATTTTTTTTTTCGTTCAGGTTATTAAACCATCACGTTTTTGTTCTTCACTTTAGAAGCACGGTCTTTCATCTGCTCCATGATACCAGTATCACGAAGAGACTCAAGTACTGCCGTACGATCTTTAAAGCCAGACGGAATGCTGGAACCGATGTTGTTATACAACGGTAGTTTCTTCAAGAAAGTACGAGCAACTTCACGTACCGCCAGAGTATCGAACTCCGTCAAACCTGTGTATTCCATGTTGATCTCACGGATTTGACCAGCTTCGTCTTTGTTACGACGAATACCCACTTCTACAGTCGAACGAGGCATGACCGCTAGAGTCATGGCGGCGTGAGCGATGTCACGCATGTTTTCTGTAGTGTTGAACATCAGTAGTGTGGCTGAACGTTCATCGATAAGTAGGTCACCCGGCTCACTCAGAACAACAGCACGCGGAGCACCGATGTCGGTATCGTGACCACACCATTTCACCCAGATAGAGTGTAGGTTAGTGAAGACTTCACCTACGACGTCATTGCCTTGGAATGAAATAGGGCCTAGGGTGCGAGTACCACCAGTAGGCACGCTTAACGTACGACCAGACCAACGAACATCACCGAACTCTAGTTCAGTACGGTCCGTTGGACCTTGCCATGTACGGGCACGTGTTTCAAACCACGCTTTAGCCAACGCATGCAGATAGTTACCCGCAGGTAGACGACTGAATAGCGCAGGAGTGGACATCACGAAACACCAACCTTGTTGGTCAATGTGTGGATGTTCACTAACGTAAGCGTAGGAATCCGGCGCAAAGCCGTATTGACCACCTTGAGTGCCGTCCAACGTAGCGCGATCGCCTTTGTCGGTGTTGGCAAAGAAGGCAGACGAGTTAGACAGGATTGTCTTATTGCCGCGATGCGGCTGGTTAGAAGCTGCCATCTAAATTACCCCTCAGCTGCCAAGTCTTGCTCGTTGCGGGCAACGAGAGACATATCCATCATGTACTTACCTTTACGGAAAGCAACATAACCTGTTACGTAAAGAACGGAACGAGAATCCGCAGCACCTTCGTTGTACGTAGGTTCAACCACTATATCTTCGAACATTGTCCCTAGGTTTTCACGACATTTCGTTTCAGCACGATCTTTAACGATCGCCGCGTATTCTTCTGCCGTGATGGTGGTGTCGCCAGAAACCAACGTCCACGTATCTGCGATGATCTTCTCAACGTTTACCGCAGTGAACACCGTAGTCCAGTCCTTAAGAACTGAATCTTGGTGAGGGTAAATAGTTGGAAGCGCAGGACGGTAAAGTTGTTCTTGGTTGTACGGACGTAAAGTACAAGCACCACTGTCGAAGTTGTTTGCTGCGTTAGGATCCGCTTCCAAATCTACTGTTGGGTCGTACATAGTACGAAGTAGACGGTTGTTAGCGTGATCTGGAGAATTCGCTTTTAGCAACTGACCTTGAGAGTTACCACCGAACAATGCCATGGCGTAAGCAAGGTCCAGTACATGAGAGAAACGCTCGCCAGACTCTTCATTGATCTTAGCCATTTCCCACATTGCAATCATCGCACGACATGCAGGTGTACCATATTTCTCTGATTCAGGGAACAGACGAAGACGGTTAGTGATGTACGTTTGACGAGAGTAGTGTTCTTCGATGGTTGCTTCTTTTAGCCATTCTGCCGAAGCAAAGATCGCCGCATGGTCTTTACGAGACGCAAGAAGTTGGATCAGTTCGTCAACGATCTCTGAGTTGAAACCAACATCAAAGATGATAGATTGACGGTTACGAGTCCAGTCCAAGATCTCTAGAGACTTGCGGTACTTCATGATATCTTCAAGGTATAACGCTTGAGTTACCTGCCACGCATCCTTACGGTTCAACTCTTCCACCGGACCTTTCTCAGGATCGAAGTTGTAAGAACGAGAAAGTGTCACACCTTCTGGTACCGAACGATCTTTAGTAAGGAAAGGAGAAATACCGCCCGTAGCGTCTAGCTGAGCACCCATGTTGAACAATCGAGTAGGCGCATCTACTTCGATTGCGTAGTAAGGGATGCCTTCGTGGTTTACAGCAGTCAGTGGGTTGATTTGTTTGTAAGGCTTAACACCTTCCAAGTAAACCAAGTTTTCTGGCTTAGCTGCTTCTTCGACACTGAATAGGTCTTTACACAGAGCTTCAATAGACTCGTGGTAAACGTGAGCTTCGTAGAACGGAGCAGCACGTGGAGTCATTGGACGGTTAGCTGTTGCACCTGTGTAAGCACCGATCGCTTCTTTAACACCGTAACGAACGTTGTTAGCACGAGTGTCAAACAAAGTGAACTGCACTTCTTCAGTATTGATCAGTGTTTTAGCAATCACGGGAGTGCCGTAGATTGATTTCTCGTACAACTTCATGTTGAACGGGAAGACACCGAACTGAGATACAAACTCAGCAATACGAGAGAAGTCCGCTGAACCAGAGATACCTGCATAGTGACCCATGCGGTTGTAGATATCACCGATGCCCGCCGGTAGCTCGTAAAGTGGATAGATGGTGAAACCAGGTTCACCTTCTGCACCTTCACCAGTAATCGGTTTCAAACCTTTGTACTCAGTATCAGTGATATCAAGTAACATCGGAGTAATTTTACGACCTGGTAAAGTTACGTCACCTGAGTCTACCGGAATACGAGCACCGTTGTCATCAAGTACGAATTGTTGAGCTGCGTCACGCTGGTATTGCTGAATGTCTCCAGCAGTAACTTTAACGCCCACTGCCACACGAGCAATCTCGTTGTTTGCTGTTAGACGACGCATGCCTAGTGAAGCCTGACCACCACTAGCTAGAGTTTGGATCAGTGCCGCGATCGGGTTGTAGTACGGACCATCAGTATCTTGGATATCCCCATAGAGATCAGCCAAGTCACTCACGTTGATGTACTTTTGTCCGAGAGGTCCTTTAGGAGTAACCGCACTAATAACTGGGAAGTTACAAGGGTAGGAAGCGAGCTGAGGAGACACGATAGGACGTGAATCATCGCCGATACCTTGGTTACGGACTTGTCCCGGAACTATAGATGTAAAGGACATAAATAACTCCGTTGGTTATTGTTTGTTAACTACAAGTTTTTTGATCAAAAAACTCACTTCCCATCAATCGTATGACAGGAAACACTGTCTTATAACTGAAACGTAGAAAGTAAGTTTCTACATAGGATTCAATACGGAGTTTATCATGTTTTCTAATGCTTACGACACATACGTGGGTAAACCATTAGCACACCTAGACCACGTCCCTTCTACGCTGAAACGTTTAGCGTTAATGAAAGACTTGGTAGACATGGGTGACGGTGTGCACACTATTAACCACAATAATGGTCAAGGTATCCCTTTCCTTAACTTCCCTCTCTCTATGGTGGGTCTAAACCGCAAACCAATTACGGTAATGGATGATCGCCCCTACACAAACAAAAACGGTCTGGTGACTAACAACTCTGAGCGCACCGCTCTGTTGGTTACTGCTTTCGTGCAACAAGACGTCATTGAAGGTAACTTGAGTACCATTCGTTCTACTTCATCTGTAGTGGGTCGAGCTGTTTCCCGAGCTTGGGGTAGTCAGATCGTTCGTACCGCAGGTTTAGAAGAAGAGAAAGCACTTAGCATTTACGTTATCCTAATGCACTACTACAACTGTCTTATTAATAAAGATGAAGGTGACTTGATCTTTGTTACACAAAACATGTGCCAACAAGCCATGGGTATCCCTCGTAACCGCAGCCTTGAAGTTCTGGAACAAATTGGTTACATCAATACACTTCCTCAGCTGCATGAGACTTTGGTTAACTACCCAGGCATGTACAAGCTGAAGAACCTTAAGTTGAAAGACTTGGTTGCACTAGGTCAACGTATCTGGTATTCGGCGACAGGTAAACAGATTGTTGGTGCAGGTCTGGAACATCCACCATTGTTAATCGGGATGTGTGCGGCAACCGTGGCTAACAAAAACGCTTACGGTAAAACACCACTAGGAATGCAGCTGGATCCTAAGTACAATGAGAAAGGTAACCGTTCATTAATGATGACTATCACTAACTCTTACCCTATCATTCTTTAACTATCACACGTCCAAGGGGTCTTTATGACAGCCAATAACTACAGCAGCCCCTTAGCGCGTTACGCCATTAAAGAGATGTACTCTAACCCTGGGGTGGCTCGTCAGTTTCAATTGCAGCTGACGCAGGTCTCCCCGGACGTTGGGTATATCAACGTCTTCCAATTCATGGGGCGTTATATTAAAACACCGATCGAACGAGAATACTTTTTGATGTTTAACATGGCGGGCTTTGACGGCTCGACATGGAACTTCAAAGACTTACTCACCAGAGTAGACCCGGTGAACAAATGGATTAACGTAGCTAAGATCTGTAAAGATCGCGGGATGATTATCGACATCTATGGAGATGACGGTCGTCTATACCCTAGGGATAAATGTTGGGTGATGTCTACTTATGACGGACAACACATCCTTGCTATCCAAAAACTAAGGGCTTTCAAATACGGTTGGGAACAAGCACGTTACTTACACTGCTATACAGTCCAGACCGATTTGTACAACCCAGTAACTAATCCTGATAATAAAGACTGGCCTCGCTTTACTTCTAACAATGGCAACAGTGTTGAAGAAAAAGATCGAATGAAGATCATTTACAGCGAGTACAAAAACCTTCCAGGATTGACCTCTGTTTATTTGAACGGGTATTTGTGGAATGGCTTCCCTAGTGATAGTCAGCTACTAGGTTCAGAGACCATCGAGATCACCAACGACCCGAGTGTTTGGAAAACTGAGACCTACGCCATTGATTCCCTACAGAACTTTTATTCTATCCGGGATGAAACTCGTAAGCTTATCATCCACCCTAAGAAAGAAGAAGGGGACTTCCTTTACCGTTACGTTTCAGACGTTTCGTTCTACTTAGTGGAAGGAAAGGGACGTGGCATTTACTTGCATCGAAACCGAGCTAGTAACTTCCGTCAGTTAACACACCGAGACTTTGCTGTGGATTCTACCTTAGTGGATGACATGAGTAACTTGGAAGACATGTTAAAGGACGAAACACGCTACTTGCGATTGGTGTATCGTAAAAACGATTATGCTCAAGAAATGCAGCACGAGTCTAGCGGAGTTCGTTATTTGTACCGCATGAATGACCAAAACATCGTCGGTGCGTTAGTAGGAATTAACTCCACGGTGGAAGAGTGGAAAGCAGCCAACCTAGAGAACGCTGAAACTAACCTTTACTTAGACCGCCCTTACGGTGAGTTAACTCACGAGCAAGCGGTGGAAGCGATTGGGTATAACCGAGCAACTCAGGTGTTGTGTGGCACACCCGTTTCTTATGACCCTACTAGTGGAATGGAACTGGATGTACCTCCAGCGTGTCGAGAACACTTGACGTTATTTGAATATGACGCAGACGGCTTGTTCTTAAGAATGCGGGACTTCGCCAAGATACGACACGTGTTACCTTCACCGGACGCTCACCTGGTTGAATTCTATCCTGGGAAACCTGGCTTACGAATCCACATGGATATCGGTCGGGACACGATGGTGGTGGATAAAAACACAACCCCGCGTTTTTATTACCAGAAAGTCACTACCGAAGGTAATTTGGTTGGGGAACGTTTCTACGCGGTGGAAGGGGAACACTACACCTTTGACCGTGAAACTGGTACGGTCAACTGGGGATTACCTAGTTCCATGTTTATTGGCATGATTTTGTACAATGACCAAACGTTGTACAAAGAGTTTACTCTAGATCATATCGATAACTCATTGTCTTTCAGTGTTACCGAGGAATGGGTGCAAGGCGGGATGCTTACTGATGTTGCCCCGGCTAACATCATGGTGATTATGAATCGTCGCTCGTTAATTGAAAATGTCGATTACGTGGTTCGTTTCCCTCACATCTATATTGTGAATCACCAGTACCTGAAAGCTGACGGTAATGACTTCGTACTTTATTGTAGCGAGTGGAGTCCTATTAGTGATACAGAGCCTGTAGAGCAAACTGAGCTTGGTTACGTTACAGGTGGGGTGATTGGTCACAATACTCGCTACAACATCCGAGAGGACCGTGTGACGCGCACTACCATAGGTGGTAAAGTTTGGGATCCACTGAAAGTACCGGTTGCGGAGTTACATCCCCCTAGTGAGTTATTAAACCCGTACAATGGTCTTCCTTATGGTGTGAAACACTGGTACTTACCAATTCGTGATTGGGTTCCTTATGACCTGACAGCAGGATGGAAAGAAGCTCGGGACCAAGACAAACGTATGAGTGATTACTTGACGTTGTTTGCCCGTAAACCAGAACCAGAAGTAATTCCAAGTTTGATGGACAAGTATCGAGTATTCAGTCCCTTTATGAATGCGGTTGTTAACCAGATACTTTTAGGTTTAATCGAACTGGATGACCTACCTCCGGGGGAATCTTACTCGGAAGACTATGTATTGCGTAAAACAGCGGAGTTCCAATGGTTGTTAGAACACGACCCCGTTACTCGCAACTACGATAGACGGTACTTTGCCGTATTCCCTTATGTTCAACAAACGATGGTTTCGGTTACTCCTAAGGAACTCATCTTCATCCGACGTATTAACGAGGTGTTCTTACAAAGCCGCGTTAATATAAATGGACACTTTGAGGTTAAACATGTTTGAGAAAGATTTAAAAAGTCCCTCTCAGTCATCCGTCATTCCGGGAGCTGGTCCACAGCTCCCTAATGAAAATGACCGTGGGCGTATGCACTATATCTGGGAGATTTATGATCCAGATACAGTGAAACCGGGTGAAGCGCATCGTTATGTAGTTCCCCGAGAAAAAGAAATCGTAATTGATCCTATCGCAGAAAAGAACTACGTGGTCACCCGCGTTAACTGGGAATCGGATTTAAAATCTACACTGGAACCTATCTTTGATAATGGTGAAGGCGATGGTGGTGCGGATGGCATCTTTGGCCTCCCTTCTGGTTTCCAAGGTGAGGCTGTCGTTGCAATTGACTACTCAGTCCGTCCTAACCGTGCTGTGATCGATGGTCAGGTTATGGCTCCGGGCGCGGCGTACGCGTTGTTGTACGAAGGCAACACCGTAGGAGATGACGGCAAAGTTATCTCTGTTGTATACTCTAACAACAACCAGTTAGTATCGAACCGCGTCCCAGTTACACTGGCAGCTTACCATGAGCTCAGCAACAAAGAGATCATGATTACTCAACCGTTCTCTGTGAACCGTAATCCTGATGAGTTGCCGGATGGGGCACGCTGTACTTTGGTTTGGTACGATATCAACGGTAACGTGATTCCTAAAGCCCGTACGTTGTCAGTCCAACACACTGCAATGATGCGTGACCACCAAGTTGGTAAACGTTACATCACCCGTGTCGAGCTCGTGGCTCCTTGGTTCCTGAACACCAGTGATCCTAAAACGCTGAACGTTCCAGTCAACACTATGTTGCAGAACTTAGCGTTCCGTGCAGTAGTGCACTACAGTGATGGTTCTAAGTCAGACGAGCTTAGTATTGACGGTCAAAAGATTCAGCTACTTGGGTTAAACGAACACAAACCATCTACACCTAGTCAGCGCGGTACGTTGACCTTGGTTTATAACTTAGATTCGGATGAGTACATCTACGAAGCACAACCTGGCAACCCTAACCAGTTCCGTGATTCTTACTGGATGTTGGCGGTACCGTTTGACGGCGCTTACTCTCCTAAACTCTACTCTTATCCGACTTGGGTAAACGGCCAATACATCCTGAAGCACTTCCTAACGGATTTAGACCGTAACTTCATGATCGACGCAACTGATCACGTACGTATTAATGAACTGTCCCCAGCTTTCCGTCCTACCACTTACGGTGTGGAACAAACGCTGGAACTGAACTGTCGTTTAAGTGACGTAGTTCCTACGTTCAAACCGATGATCATGCGTCAGTCTACAACATTCGTGTTGAAGACACCGGGTACTGAACCAGGCAGTAAGTTTGACGTTCGTTATTCTTACGATCAGGGTTCTTACTCGGACCCCACGTTTAAGGCAGTTAACCAAGCAGACGGTCGTCAAGAAATCATCTTTGGTGGTGAATACGATGACATGGAAGATTGGTTAGAGCAGACGTACAATGCCGTTGAACCAGGGTTTAACCCGCAGCGTGAGAAAGGTCCTATTCGTCCTACTCACTTCGAAGTATTGGCGAGTTCGGGTAAAACATACGAATACGAAATCAGCCGTTATGCTGAAAAGATGTATTTGGATGTTCAAGAACCTCAAGGTCGGACTATCTACGTTCGCTGGATTCATGAATCCATTCAGGGTGATCGCTTGATTCTGGCTACCACTGGTATCTCTATTGATGTTACCGAAGGTCCAGATACAGAAACGCCAGTTCCAACTACTATCGAGTTTGACAGTTCGGTACCTAACAGTATCGGTGAAATGCAAATCATCGAGTTCTCTGGACGTGTTTACGATCAGAAAGGTGCGTTGGTAACAGACGGTCTAACTAAGATGTTGGTTAAAGGTGGTGTGATCTATGATTCGACACCTCGTAAGGTCGACATTGGTTTAGACGGGACATTCCGTTTCTTTACATGGTCTGAACGTGTTAGTGGTTCTACTGAAACCTTTGAATTTGATTTTGAAGTTGCAGGTGAGGAACCAGAATACTTCCTAAGCAAAGACATTCGTATCACGACCAACCCTGAACAACAAATTGGTGAGTTCTTCCCTTACACACCAACTAAGGCGAGCATTAACAAAGCGGGTCGAGCGTACGGTCAATTACTGGACGAAGAAGGTACTCCATTGCGAGACACTGAATTCTTCTCTTTTGTTGACAACGACTTGGACTCTATTCGCCGTGAGACTACGGATGAACAAGGTAAGTTCCTACTCACCCGTATCCACAAAGAAGGTCAAGATCGTACCACGTTCCACATCGCAACTATGGGTGGTCGTAAGGAACATCTTTTACGCTGGGTGGAAACGGAACCATATGGTGACCGCATCATGCTTGATGTGGAAGACATGGATTTCGTTGGCGAAGAACCTCTATCGGTTACAGGTCGTGTTTACGACCAATATGGTGACCTAGTAGTAGGCGTGCCGGTTAAAATCGGTTACGGTCCTTTGTGGGCTACTTACACTGATACTTTATCGGTTGAGAATGGTAAATACGAGCTAACGGGTTCTCCTAAAGAGCCGGGCATGAGTTACCAAGTGGTGGTCTGGACTGAGAACGATTTCTCCTTTGGTACAGTGGAATGGTCTGAAGCACCTAAGGTAGCCTTCGACATTGTCATGAGTCCGGATAATGCACCGGAAGCGCCGGCAGGCACCAGTGTTCGCATTTCGGGTCAGTTGGTGGATGAAGAAGGTAACAACTTCACAAGCGATAGCCGTACACCGGTTTACATGAAGGAACTGAAAGACGCGGACGAGACGATCATCTACGCTGGTTTCGATGGACGCTTTGAAGCCGAAGTAGGTCCTTACGGGGACTGGGAAGAAACCACGTTTGTGTTCCGTCTAGAAAACGGTAACCAAGGTAGTCACATGATTCGTTGGATGGGGGAACCTCCACGTCTTGCAAAGATTACATTTGACGATGGATTACCAGTAACGAGTAAAGTTGGTGAGTCAGTAACCCTAAGTGGCAAGACTTTCGACCAACATGATGAGGCTTACTTACCGGGCGTTCCATTTGAATTTGAAGTGGAGTTCGCAGGCACTATCGAGAAAGCCCAATCAGACGGCAATGGCAACTGGACTTATGAAGCGGTAGGGGTTAAGTCGGGTAGTACGACTTACGGATTCTCTGCTAACAACCGTGCAGTGGGTTCTTACACCATCAACTTCACTGGTGACATAACAGTTACACCACTACCAAACGACGATCGTTTATTCCGTGTTCCTAACGGCGTTAACCGTACTATTGGCTGGTATGTGTTGGACGAGTCTGGTGCAGCTAAGGCGAACGTAACGCTGTCTTTGCGTCAAAAGGCAACGATCTATTCACCTGAACGCGATCTCGGCACCATTACTACGGATGAACACGGCATTGCTACATTCGAAGCCCCTTATTTAGAAGGTGAAGAAAGTGGTGCTTACATCGCATCTCTGGGTGTGAAAGAAGCCACCGTCGTTGTTGGATGGAGTGATGAGTCGGGTATTAGTGTTACCATGACGCAAATGTCTGTACCTACGATTACCTACGGAAGAGAGTTGTTATTCACTGGTGTAATGCTGGATGAAAACGGTGACCCGTTAATTCCAGATGACGTTAACACGGGCATTAGACTGGGTGGTTACGATCGCAACACGTTCGAACACATCCCTGTTTCTATCCGCGGACTAGACCCTATTACGGGCGAGTTCACAGCGTACATGACCAGCGAGACTTTCGTTACTAAAGACATCGTGCTTTACAACGAAGTGAACAACGAACTTCATACGGTCGAATGGGCTGCCCCAGATATTACCGGTGCGTACATTGAGTGGGATCTTTCAAGTTCACCTAGTGTGTTAGTTGCTGGTGAAACTTTCCCGTTCCGAGGTAAGATCTACCAAGCTAATGGTGAGCTATATACACCGCGTGCTCCAGAGACACTTTCTGTGACGACGGATGAAGGTCCTCATGCGGATGCAAACATCTACCAAGATGGTACAGTGATGTTAGAGATCACTAATGCATCAAGAGGTGTGCTGACTTACTCATTGTACCGTGACCCTGCGGCAACCATCGATGACTCTCTTGAGATCGAATGGGTAGAACAAGCGTCTGTGGGATTCACCCCATACTCATACAGTGAAGTCCCTCAAGGTGAATCTGGTGAAGTTTGGCTGATCTATAAGCAAGATGGTGACCAACCAATCCAATACCGTGATGTATTAGTGGGAGTTGGTAATCCGGGTCCGGATAACGTTCCTAGAACACTTACTACCGATGAATTCGGTATTGTGAAAGTCACGTTACCTTACAACGACACCGAATCAAGTAAGTCTATTGCCGGCATCTTAGGGGAAACGGTTCCACTAGCCATCCATAACCTCACATGGGTTGAGGATACTGTTAAAGTGGGTACTTCTTTCCGTGACCTATCAGTCCCTAGTAAAGTAGAGATTGGTGCGGAAGTGGAAGTCGTCGGTGAGGTGTTGGATAAATCCGGCGCTCTTACTGATTACAACGGAGTAGGTATTTACGATAAGACCACTCATACTTTCCACGAAAATGCCGTGAACTCGGATGGTAGCTTTAGTGTCAAACTAGGACCTTTGAACGAAGGTGACCATCATTTAGTAGTTTACACGGGTGCTGAAATTTCAGAGCACGTTGTGCGTTGGGATTCAAGCTTTGTTAATTTTGACTCTGTTGGGATTGATGAAAGCTCTAACCGTGTGGCGTTAATCACTAAATAGGAAATAATAAATGGCAGGTATTATCAGAGGGAACTTACTCGATGCTGAAGGCAACGAAGTAAACCCGGGTAAACCCGTCACATTAAAGGCCGTCCGATCGGACGGCCTACCTGATGTGACTATCACGACCAATGATTCTGGTCATTGGTCCTTAGAAGTGAACGCTGAAGTCGACTCTCAGGTCGACTTCACTTTTATTTACAATGGGGTGGATGTAGGAGCACACGCAGTGCGTTTCATTGAAACAGCTGAAGTAGTAACCTTGCCGTATTCTAATTTCCGCGTTAAAGTGGGTAACACTGGTGTTATTGCATTTGCGGTAAAAGACGATCAAGGTAATGGGGTTCCGTATGCGGATGTAACTATCCACCGTGACGACGAAAACTCCGAACCAGTGACAACTCTAAGGACTGACCAATTTGGTATCGTCACTTATACGGTTCCGCCTCACAACGTTTATGAACGTGTGGGGTTCTGGGCTAAGTCTGGAGGCACTACTGCGTTTTGGGGTGTTCAGTACGAAGATGGGGAAGAAGAGTTTGCTATTTCAATGGCTAACTTCCATTACACTGAGCAATTAGGTTTGGGTAATGAACTATTAGTCATGGGCGGTGGTAATGACCCTTGGGGATCGTTAATTTACAACCCACCTAAAGTTCTTTTTAATAAAGACACTCTGACTGAGGTCACTTACACCGAGATCTCTGATGACTTAACCAACAACGTATTCCTAACAGTCGCGGGGTTATCTGAAGGTAATCACAACTTTGTGTTTGCAATGGAATCCGAATACCGTGAGTTTGTTGTTGAATGTGGGGACTTCCAAGAAGAAACCATTAACACAGTAAAGCGCCATTACCCGACAGCGACCAAGTTTTTTGTAAACATGTGGTCAACGCTGGAAGCGACAGTTCAAGTGGATGGTGTGGACTATAAGCCTCACGGCGTAGTTTACATGACCGTTGAGAGAAACGAAGATTCGATACAATCTTTGGTTTGGCCTAATGGTAAATTCGGTTATCCTGTTTCTGGTAAAAACGGTGACGTCTACCAATACACCATTAAGAACGGTGACGCGGAAGTTCTGGCAGAGCATCCGGCTTACGTCGTTGATGGTAGTGTAAAACTTTGTGAATACTCAGTGGATACCCTCCCTACCTTGGGCAAGGGCACAGTTGCGTTCGCTATTGTTGATGATGAAGAGAAGCCAGTGACTGGCGGGTTTACTCTCGTTAACCCTGGAACCAATGCATCTGAACAAGTTGAGGTTACTGACGAATTTGGTATCGTTGAAGTAGAAGTAAGTCGTGCTTCAGGTGAGAATGAAACATTCGTGTTGTGTAGTATCGGTGGGTTTGCTAGTGTGAATCACAAAGTTACCTTCACTGGCGCTCCTGTGGCTTCTGAGTTCCGTAACTTGGATATCCCAACACAAGGTGATACTGAGACTCCTATCACTGTAACAGGGCAAGTCTACGACCAAGGTGGAAGTGCATTTAAACCACCTCGATTGGGTGTGTTTGATAAACAGAGCTTAACACATCAAGCATTCGACGCTTCTCTTATCGGAAGTGACGGTACGTTCTCTTTTGAGTATGGTCCTTTGTCACAAGGTCAACACGACCTCGTCTTAGGTTCTTCAGGTATCATCTCTGAGAAACGCACACATTGGTCCATTGGTTTCCCTGATGGTCTTCGCACCGAACGCATGAACTACTCCACATACCCTAACGCTTATGTTGGTGACGACGCTATTGTGGCAGTCCGTGCAAGTATCGTAGAAGACGGGTTACTGGTTCCTGTTGTCGGTGTTCCTGCGACAGCTTACATCAATGGCCCTGGTGTGACCGACGTTGAACTGGAAACTAAGTTAACTGACGCTAACGGTATTGCGGAATTCAACATCCCGGCTTCAGTCAATGAAACTACCTTAAACGGCAACTACGCCATCACGATGGTGGTCGGCCCTAACGTAGTTAGAACTGACATTACTTGGTTGGAAGGTTCTGATGTAATATCAGGGTTTAGTGACTTGGATTACAACCCGACCATTAATACTGGTGGTGAACTGGTTTACACCTACCGTCCTTTAAACCAAGACGGCCAACCAATGGCGGACCGTGGCGTTTACGTGACTCCGATAGATCATTTCCAGATTGGTGCTTACAATGCTACCATTTATGAAAATGCTGACGGGTCCTACACTGCGGAATTCCCAACAATGGAAGACGGGACTTACGACGTTGTATTCCATTCAGGAAACGCTCAGGAACGCATGTCATTGACTTGGGGTGCGTATCCGGTAATCAACCCTACCTCAGTACTACTTGACTTCCTATCACCTACCTCTGGTGTAGTAGGAAGTGACGCTATTGTGTCGGGTAAGATTGTGGATGAGAACGGTAGTGTGATCCGACCTACCGCTGGAATGCGTTTAACTGTTCGTGATGAAACTGGCTCAGAAATCCACGTTAGGGTTAAACCTGATGGGTCTTGGTCATTCGCTGCGAACTCCACCATCGCTAAGACTAAGTCTTACAACATCCTGCATAGCGGAACAAACCTCTATGTTCATCAGATCGATTTCCATGAAACTCCTACGGTTACTTTCACCGACTACACTGGTGACAAAGTCGCTAAGACTCACGAGGCGATGTTAGCTACTGTGGTTAAGGATGTGGATGGTAACGGCATTCCAGGGATGTTGGTGGAGTACAAGAACGATGACACTCACTACGGTTCAGTAATCACTGATGAGTTTGGTATCGCGGAATTCACTATTCCGTTTAACCTAGAGACCATCGTTTCCCCTACAGTAGAACAGGATTATGTTGTTGCTCATATTAGCGACACTATCTCTGATGACGTTACTGTTCGTTGGGCAGGTGATGATGAAAACTCCGCAATTGAAATCATTGACTTGGTGGTGGACTCGGATGTGTACGAAGGTACCACCGCTACCATCACTGGTAGGTTGATCGGTTCATTGGGTACGAACGATAACGCTTGGATGTGGTTAACAGTCTTTAACAAGACAACGCTGGAAAGTAAGATGTTCAATAACAACATCATGCTGGACGGCACGTTTGAGATCGAAGTGGGTCCTTACCCTATGGGTCTTAACCAATTGGTTATTGCAACCAACAGTTACACCACTCCTATTTCGTTAGAAGTTACAGAAGCGCCTATCGTGCTTAAAGAACTACGCACACTTCCTTATTCAACCAGTAAGGTTAAGTCTGCTGGAAGCGCTACGCTTGCCTATGCTGCTATTAACTCTCTAGATAAGGCAATGGTGGGTGAAACTGTAGAACTACGCTTAGCGAGCGATACAGGCATCCTGTTGGACACTGTAGTGACCGACAAATACGGTATTGCGGAATTCACTGTTCCAGACAACGAAAGTACACCGAACACTGGTGACGTTACGTACGTTGCTGTGAGTGGTGAGTTCTCAGCTCAGTCGACCGCATCTTGGGGTGAAACTGGTGTTGTAATTGAATCCCTAGATGGGTTCGAGGCAACTGGGTTGGTTAGTAGTGGGGCTAAGGGTGTAATCAAACTGAGTCCTTTGAGTAAGCTTGTTTACGACTCAGGTTCTTTTGCACAAGACCCTAATGGTAAACTAACTCCTTGGGAGACCATGACGCATGTCCGTGGTGCCACAATTAACGTCTTTGATAAAGTTACGTTGACTGCGATCCCACACAGTCGTGTGAATGTTGACGTTGACGTAGGCGGTGAGAAGTTTGACATTTACACAGTCGACGCTCTTCCAGATGGTTTCTACGATCTAGTTGTTTACTCAGACAACGCAATCGAAACAGCAACCATGACTTGGGACACTGAAACTGAACTAGCGAAGCCAGATCGTTTCGTATTAACAAACAGCATTACTACAGCGTTTGTACAAAACGACACAAACCAATGGTTGGATGGTGATGTTCAGTCTACGTCGGGTCCTGCTTTTGAACTGACGGGTTACGTAGAACCAGTAATGGTTGGTTCACAAGAACACCCAGTTTGGATCACACCTAAAGGACGATTCGTGACTAAACTGAGCGAACCTCGTTCTGAAGGTGTTCATTCGTACGACTTTAAGGTTGACGGGACAGTGGTGGATACGAAGACTATCACGTTCTACGATAGCCTTAACGTAGAGCTACTTCCTTACACCACCCCTAACCCAGTTAAGGGCAAAGTTGCGACTATCGCAGCTGTAGTTAAAGACGGTAGTGGTGAGGTGGTTCCGGGTGCTTGTGTGACACTTACCCCGGGTGCACGTATTACTTACGAACACTCAGTTAACCTCAATAGTGACTTTAATGGTTCTGTTGAAATGACGTGGGAGTACGACGAAGCTTATCCAGAGTTTACGTTAATCACTGGTTGTAACGGTAAGCGTAATGGGGAACGACAACTATTACGTTGGGTTGAATCTCCTGAACTCACTGGGGATAGTTTTGAAACACTGGTTGTGCCTGAGAAAGTGGTTGGGGATGACAAAGCAACGATTACTGGTAAGATCTTAGATCAAGAAGGTAATCCTTACGCTAATGGTGAATTGTTGGTTTACAACAAAATCACTATGACGTCAACAGACCTTACTACAGCCATCCAGCCAGATGGGACGTTCTCTACGGAATTGGGACCTTACCCATTCAACGCTTATGAGTTAATCTTCGCGACTCGTGGTAACGTAGATCGTCGTACGGCAGTATGGGGTGGTAGTGGTATCTTAGCAAGTATCGAAATTGATCCTGATAGCGGCACACGTGGTCTATTAGGTGATACGGTTGAGATCTTTGGTAGTTCCACGGATACCATCGGGACACCCTTCACACCAGATGAAGGCATTTACACTCTGGATGTTGTGAATGACAAAAACGATGATGTTCTTCCAACGGTAATCGATGCACAAGGTAACTGGTCCTTTAATGCGACTCATGACGTAAGTGAAACGGTCACGTATACCTTTAAAGATGGCGAAACAGTCCTAGCGACTCATGCTGTTGAGTTCTTTGAAGGCGCAGGCACTTTACGTAACTTCGACGCCCCTAGCACGGTTAAGGTGGGTCTGAATGAAGACTTCACATTAACGGGTAAAGTGTACAACACCATGAACAAACTTTACCGACCAATCGTTGAAGAATTGTTCACACTGGTGCTGGATGAGACTACTGAGTTCCAAGGCACGATTCATACTGACGGTACATTCAGCGTGAAGCCGACGAACGATAAAGTGGAAACTCAAAGCTTCACCTTTAAGGTCGGAGAAGACACTTACGACACGGTAGACATCAAGTGGTGTCAGACTGTAAGCTTAGCGTTTAACGCAGACTCTCAACCTAAAGCTGTTGTCGGTGATGATGCTTATGTGTCAATCCGAGTGGTGGATGAGAACGGTGAAAGCGTTACCGGACGCACAGTGGAGTTCTATGAAGGTGAAGTCACAGGTGAACCTCTAGATACTGAGGACGTCTACAGTGAGACCTACATTGGTTACTGGCCTAAAGAAGCCACTGAAGTGGGTGACGTAGTAATCACTGCTAAGTTGGGTGGTATCCAAGATACCTTGACGCTGTCTTGGGTAGGTAACGATCCTAAGATCGCGGCTGGATTTGGTCGTAAGACCTCAAGAACTGGTTACGTGGTTGACACTAAACCGGCTTCTGGTACGACAGCAACACTACGAGGTACAGTTGTAGACCAAGACGGTACGCCGTTAGCAGGCCCGCAATTCCTTAAAGTGTTTGATCAAGGGTCGTTTGACTTAACGGATTACTCTGCACAAGTTCAGGCTGATGGTACGTTCGATATCGAACTCCCAGTCAAACCAGATGGTACTTACAACTACAGTCTTGTTACTGAAGGCAATGTGGGTTCTATCAGAGGTATTTCTTGGGACGCGGAAAACGAAGACCTGAAAGCGGTTAAGTTGGATGCGAGTGTTCCTACTCAGGTTAACGTTGCTAGTACACATACTCTCCAAGGTACTATCTTGGATAGCGCCGGTGACACCATTGCTCCAGCTAAGAGTATTACGGTTTACGTAAACAGTAGTGAAGGTAACACCTACGAGTTCACAGTTACACCGGACGGTACATGGTCGTTTGCTTACACCTTTAGCAATGAAGGGGATGTGTTGTTCGACTTCCACACTTACCAAGGTAAGTACTTGGGGTCTGTCACCATCACGGTTGAAGAAGCAGCGCCGGTATTCACTTCTATTGAGTGGGTTGGTGAACAACCTACAGAAGGGATGGTCGGTGAGTCTGTGAAACTGACTGCGGTTACTTTAGATCAATACGGAAATCCGATCGATGGCGTTTCGGTACGACCATTCATTAATGGTGAGCCACAAAACGCTTTCCGTTCTCCTCCGGGTGGTTCTTGGAGTCTGGATTACACTTCAACTGAAGCAGGCCCAGTACTTTACGAATTTGGTTGGGAACCAGACGTTGCTCGTATTGGGCATACTGTTGAGTGGAAGCTTCCAGTGGATTCAATCGAGGTCATGCGTTATTCTGACTCTAACGCAGTACCGGGACAAACCGCGTTTGTACCTTTCGCTGCACTAGATAGTTCAGGTAAGGGCATTGCGGGTGTTCCTATTGCTCTTCACTTGGATTCAGCATCAGGAACGTTATTGACCACGGTAACTACCAACGAGTTTGGTATTGCTGAGTTCAGCGTTCCTCAGAAAGGAAGTAACGCTAACCGTTTGATCTACGCTAAATACGGCGATATTGTAAAAGAGCGTCGTCAATGGTGGGCTAACGATCCACTTACACCTCCAACTGGATTCGCTAACTTAACGGTTACTAACCCAGTACCTGAAGGTGAGCGCGCACTAGTTAGTGTTCAAGCAGTAGCAAGTGACGGTAGTCCTCGTCCGTTGTCCACGGTAGGCATCTTTGATCCGGAAATATTGGATCAGGTATTATTTAACCGTGTAACCACTGGTGAGTCTAAATCTCACTTACTGGACTTTGCGCATAGCGGAACAGGAACTAAGACTTACATCTTAACTACTGACGCTGGTCGTCAAGAGTTCTCGGTGACATGGGAAAGTAAACCGGCAGTCACGCCAAACGACTTAGTGTTCGACGCGGATTCTCCGGAATCATTAGTAGTGGGTGAATGGAACACGTTAAGCGGTAAATTAGCGGTAGACGGGGTTCCAGTAACTGAACTGGATCACTACGTTAAGGCGACAATGACTGTGGGTGGTAAGGAGAGCTACCTAGACTTGGATGTTAGCAAAGGGACGTTCCGTGTACTGGTTAAACCAACAGCGGCAGGAACAGAAAACTACGACTTCAAACTTAATGGTACGAGCGTTGTGGTAAAGTCCTTCCGTCACAGTGACAACGTGACGTTAAACGACGTGAGTGTGTTATCGGTCACCACACCTCAGATAGGTGACCCTGTGGTACTGAGTACTGTAGTGAAAGATAGCGAAGGGAACCCTATCCCTAAACTTCCGGTGACGTTTAAACTAGCCGGCGGGAACACACTCGCAACATTAAACACGGACGTCAAAGGAATGGTAACACATTCAGTGCCTTACCAATCCGGGACAATGTCTTCTGACTTTGAAATTAAAGTGGGAAGCGTCGTAGAAACAGTAACGGCAACTTGGAAGCCAACTAATGAACTTATCGACGTGGCGTTTGAAGGGCTAACTACCCCGGCAACGGTTTACGATGGTGAATTAGCGAAAGTAACAGGTAAGTTAATCAACCAACAAAACAATGGGACATCAACAACTAAGTTTGAGATTTACCATCGTGGGTTATTAACGCACACCAGTCATGCCACCGATGTACAGCCGGATGGTACGTTCGACTTTAATATTGGTCCGTTTGCAGTAGGGGTGAATGAGTTCTACTTCATCATCAACGGTAAACGCATTGAACGTAGCATCGAGTACATTGAACGCACTGACCCAGAACTGAATCGTGTTGAGTTAGATGAGGGTAATCCTACGTCAGGGTTCTCTGGCGAAAACTTAACCATCAGTGGTAAAGGTTACGATCAATACGGTGATCCAATTGCAAACGCTCAGGTTCAATGGGCGATCTCTGGTGATGCACAACCTGCATTAACCACAGGTCCAGATGGTTCATTCAGCACAACAGTTACGCACAACACCAACGCTAGCATCACCTACCGATTCGGTGGCAATGATGGTATACCGGTGGCTAACTTGAGCATTGCGTGGACCGTAGCGACATCAAACACGATGGCGTTTGTTGGTACATCGCAATGTAAGCAAACTCAAAACAACGAGGCTAACATTGAGTTGTACGTGAAAGACCAAGACGGTGTTGGAGTTCAAGATGCTCAGATCGTAATTAGAGATCAGGGTTCAGAAACTCCTATTGCGACACTGACAACTAACGTACGTGGTTTAGCGTCTTACGCTATCCCTTATGAAGCAGGTAACGATAACCGTACTATCGAAGCGACTCTGGATCAACTGACCGAGACGTTAGACATTACGTGGTATCCTGCGGTGACTAAGTATGCGACCGGGTTTACTCGTCTCTACATGGATAACCGCCCTGCTTCAGGAAAATCAACGACAGTACGTGGTCAGTTAGTTGATCAAGATGGCAATCCAATCACAACGGCTTCAACGTTGGGTATCTTTAACACGATTACCTTGGAGAACTATGATTACATCGATCGACTACAACCAGACGGTACGTTTGAGTTTGAGTATGGTCCTGAGGCTGACAGTAACTACCCTATCTCGCTCTTCACCGATGCTGGTCATTTCGATGAAACGATCATTTGGGATTTGAATAACGCTGACATGAAACGTGTGGTGTTTGACAACAACATTCCTAGAATGACGAAGAGTAACGGTAGAGTTAGTCTGCACGGTACGTTTGTGGACAGTGATGGTAACCCATTCACTCCGTTGTCTAATACCGCGTGTACAGCCACTGGGGATAATGGTGACGCCTTTACGGGTACCATTAAAACGGATGGTACGTTCGAAGTTGAAGTATGGTTCCCTGAGTACCGTACTCACAAAGTCGACATATCAGCACCAGATAAGACTTACCTAGGAACTTACTCTCTGGTAGTGACCGCAGACAACATCATTGATGAAATGCCTTACTCAGCTAACGTTGCAACCACGGGTCAACCGGCAACAATGGCAGTGAAAGTCGTGAACCAAAGTGATGTTGCGGTAGAGGACACTGTAGTTACTGCTCACTTGGGTGACCCAAGTAATCCGGCAGTGGTGACAGCGAACACCGACGCCAGAGGTATTGCGACCATGAATGTTCCGGCTCCAGCGGAAACAGGTAAAACGACGGTCTACTTTAAGAACGGTACTTCGGTACTTGACGCAGAGGTGGATTGGAAACCTGTGGAAGAATTGGTCGGTAAGACATTCGAAGATGTTGTGACGTCATCTCCAGCTGAATACGGCCAACCAGCTACAATCAGTGGTAAGCTGTTAGATCAGAACGGGGACGTGTTACCGGGTCGTAACCTTGGTGTGTATCACTTGAACGGAGGTACGTTGTTGAATACCACTGTAGTGAAGAACGATGGAACAGGGTTTACTCTGGAAGTTGGTCCTTTAACTACAGGAACACATCAGTTAGTGTTGTTCACGGGTAATGCTGAACGTTATGAAGAGATTACATGGAACGTGGAAATTCCTCCTATTGGAAAACTAGAAACGGTCTCGTTCTCTTCAACGAAGGCCCCAAGTGGTCAACCTGCCAAAGTTCACTTCTACGTCCTTGCACCTAACTACGGTCGCGTCAAAGACGTTCCGGTAACTGCACGTTGGGGTAATGCTCAGGGTGAAGTTATTGCAACAGAAATGACGAACTCTGAAGGCTTGGTAAGTTACACCTTACCGGGAACGAATGAGTCTGGTGATCGACTAGGCACACATACGGTTTACGTTGAAGTTGGTGGTAAGTCCATCACGGATACCGTGGAGTGGGTGGACGATGAATTGATCGGTGAATCCATCATTGAAATCGACAACATGCAGAACATCGAATACGGGGAGAAATTCCTAGTTCGCATGACGGTCAGAGATCAAAACAACGAACCTATCCGTAATCCGGGATACAGTCTGTTCCAACCTAAATCTCGTCAAGAGGTTATCAATCTGGTTCGAATCGACTACCCGGGTGATGATGTGGTGTTCCAAGCAACCGCACAATCAAGTTCAGTAACGGAGTTGTATGTGGGTACTGATAATGACTATCGTGTTATCCCTGTTAACTGGGATTACGCTAACGACATCATTAAACCAGTGACCGCAGCGATCGATGTTGATGTTCCTGAGTATCATCCTGTGGGTGTTGACTCAATAGTGAAAGGTAAAGTGCTCGACACCAATGGTTTAGAGTTCCGACCAACCACTATACTGAAGCTGAAAGCACGTCGTGTTAGCGATAATTCAGAAACTGAGTTGACGGTCATGCCAGATGGCGAATGGGCGTTTGTTGTGAACGAACCTACTGAGTCTGAAGTAGTGTACAAGTTAATGTACGGCAACGTAGAATTAATGGAATACACGGCTAAGTTCGGTACTCCTGCAAGCTAATGTAAAGTAATAACTCAGGTGGGTTAGACCCACCTGAGTTATCTTTATTTTCCACTTATTTAAACCCCACTGAGAATTTATTGAACGAAACGCGTAACTGGGTTCTCCCTTGGCCCGGTGTGTATAACAAGCAAAAGGAAGATACTAATGACGGGTGTTATTAGAGGAAACTTGTTGAAAGGTGACACGACGGTAAAACCTGATGGACCCGTCAGTCTTACCTTGAAACGAGACGATGGACTTCCAGATACGGAAGTCGTAACTGATGCTGATGGTAACTGGCAAGTCGAGGTTGAGTCGGCAACGAAAAAGAAAGTCAAATTTAGTTTCTTTGACAAAAGCAAACCGCTTGGTGAACACGAAGTGGAGTTTGTCAAGGAATTGGAAATCATTCCTGCATCCGGTCGATTCACTAAAGAAAACCTGAATGGTTTCCACGGTCGATTAATTGATCAAGATCTGAATCCGATCTCTGATGCGGAGATCACTTACAAACGTAAGTACGACGACGCTGAAAACTGGATCGAAAGCAGCGTCACAACAAACGAACACGGTTACTTCAACGTAATGTGGGGGATTAACGAACTGGAGCCTAAGAAGCTTTACATTCAAATCTCGTACGGGGATTTGAGTGATGAGTTTACTTACGACTTTTCTGATGGTTCTTTAACCACTTATTTTGTTGACCCTGTGGGACAAGAAGAGTTAGCCCCGGGTGAGACCTTGAAAGTAGTCGGACGTGCATTCCCGAATTACGGTTCAGGTGACGTTAACCTCACCGAGGATGCGTTCCTTGGTCACTTTGTGGACAACCCACTTTATTTCGTGGATAACAGTGAATCATTAGAGAGTGGCGGTAAGTTCTCCATCGATGTGGATGGGACACACGCCACTTTAATGAGTAACAACGGTAACCTAGAAGTAAAACCACCTGTGGTTCAGGGGTTAAAGCCGCCCGCGATTATGCGATTTGGTGTACGCAGCGTGCTTATCAACAACCCGGATCTGCATTACAGTGGAAGTTTCCCACTTACTTGCTCGGTGTATACAGCGGATTACAAAAAGCCGAATGTGGATTCTAGTGAGTTGGAATTCTACGATTTCAATAACTCCCCGCATTCTTACGGCAGTTACCTGACAGAAGGTAATGACCGTTGGTATGCTGGTGAAGACTTTGTTAGTATTCGGGAAGGTGGGTATAAACACACAGTACTTTGTCGTGGCCGACCACTAGCCGATAATTACGTCCGCTGTTTTACTGACGGTGATATGCTTAACTTGGTAGGCGGCACTAGAAACTGGGTCCATGTGGGCAACGAAGTCGTAAACCGTCTTGCGTTGACTGACAACCAAGGAAATCCAAGATCGGGAGTAACGGTTTCTTTCTTCAAAGGAGATTCGGAAACAGCGTTCCGTCAAGCAACCACAGACGACCTAGGTTTAGTGGAAATCACGCTCCCTACGGAGAGTGAAGTAACTCGCACCTTTATGCGTGCAGAAGCAGATGGTGTTGAAGCAACATGGTACAATGACTGGGTCCCAGTCACACTAGAAGTTGTAGAGAGTGTTTCTACACCTTTCCTTCCGGTTTATTTTGACCGAGATTTCTTCATGTTTTTAACTACTCCTTTGGGTAAAGATGGTCAACCATTTAACCCTCAGGACAGTGGTGTATACGAAGGTCTCACGATTCAGTTATTAGACCGTTGGTACGTTCGTCCTTACCTCAGTAAGCGCGATGGGGCTTGTGAATACCTCCTTCCACTACAAGACGATACCAACCCAATTAAAGGCGGTCGGTTATCTATGACCTGTGACCACTTCCACACAGAAAAAGATGTCGTGGTTGGTAAGCGTGTGGGATTAAACCCACTGCCTTACGCTCAGGGAACAAGTGTTGCTAATCAAGACCTAACCACTGGGTGGTTGTTGTTGGACGACGCTCTGGAACCAGTAGAAGGTGGTGTGATTGATGTCTGGATCGATGATCGAAGTGGTGCAGTAGATCATAAACTAACCACCGACAAATACGGGATTGTGGAAATCACAGTTCCTTTTAAAGAAGGTGAGTTGGTACGCAAAGCTTACGCTAAACACGGGACGGATCAATTTGAACTAGAATTGATGTGGACTGAGAAAAACGCAGCTTGTCAAATTACGATCACTCCTCCTCAAGGTGACATCGGTGTCGATGAACTCGTCACGTTTGACGTACGTTCGTTAGATCAACACGGTAACGAAGTTAATGAAGAATCCCCAGTTCTCTTTAACATGTATGGCTTCTCTAACCTCGGTGTTTACGACAAAGTCACACACAAAGTCGAATACCTTGGGTCAGACCGCACTACCGATGTAAACGTACAGACTAACGATAAAGTTGGTGAGCAAGAGTTGGTGTTCTTTACCGAAGCTGGATTTAAAACGGTTAAGTTCAATGCCATCCAACGTCCGGTTCGTAATACAGATCGCTTAGAGTACAGCTCGAGTACCGCATTCCCTGATTCTGAAGCCTTGGTCGGCTTCCGTGTTTCTGATGATAATGGGCAAGGTGTTCCGGGTGAAACTGTCGAGATTCGATACTTAGGTGAAGAAGTCGATAAGTTAGTAGGCAATACTTGGATTAAGGTTCACGAAGGTGGGTCTGACGAAGTCATCACAACTTTGACTACGGATGAGTTCGGTATTGTCGAATTCCCTACCACCATGCCAACGGATACCGGAACTCATAGCTGGAGTGGTACAACGGTAAGTGCGGGTCCTAAAGACAGAAAGGGTAAAACAGACGTTTACGTCCATTGGCGTGACGGGATTATCACTGACCTGAAGAATGTGAAGTCGATCCCGGTTACCGAGTCGGGTGAGAAAACGGTGTTCTCCGCAGAGTTGTGGGAAAACGTCAGTGCTGACAACCAAGTCATCACTGAAGACAACATGCACATTCACGTTTACATAAAAGAACTAGATCGTACTCTAGAGAACACGGGCACTTTCTATAAGGGTCATAAAGTTTGTTCAATAGATGAGGTCTTACCGGACGGCACATACCACGCGGTACTCTATGTTCAGAACGCACAACACGAGGTTACTTTATCGTGGGGTTCTGTGGCAGGTGTTAATCCGACTTCATTGGTTTACAACAACTTTGTTCCTAAGAAGTTCCCTATTGGTGCGCGTTACATATCTTCGGTCAGCCTTAACGATGATGACGGTAAGATTACTGCAATGACTAGAGCGGTTAATGTAGAGGTTTACAACTCTGACAACCAAGTCATGGGCGAAGGTGTAATCGATGTTGATGGTAACGGTCGCATCCAATGGTCTACCAACTACGGTACTCCGAACCCAATCGAAACGTATGAGTTCCGAGATGGTTCAAAGGTGTTGTTCTCTATGACGGCTGGTCTTGTTACGTGGCCTAAGATTAAGATGACTCCTTACAACCTAACCAACCCGGTTATCGGTCAAACCATTACCGTTGGCGCGTTTGTTGAGAACGAGGAAGAGACGGAAGCAGTAGATGGCATCTATGTGACGATGGAAGACAACTACGGTAACTTGCTTGCTGAAGGGGAAACGGATGAATTCGGTTTCTTTGACATCAGCTATGACCGTATTGGAGAAGAGTCACATATGTTCGTTCGAGCTAAATGTGGTCAAAGTTCTAACTATGAGACCGCTCCTTGGACTGACACCAACTCACCTCGTTGGGTAGACTTGCAGCTCACCAACCCACCAACTAGCGTGGATAACGACGGAAGTGTCTTCATGAACGGTATGATGCGGGATCAGGATGGTAATCCTGCTGACCGTGTTGCTTACAGCGTTTATGATGTTCGTAACCGTAGCAGTATCGGTGGTCGTAGTAAATCAGACGGTCGCATCGAACCTTCCTTGGACAACATTGCATTGGGTAAAAACCCTGTCGTTGTAACTAGTGCCAACGGGATGGTTAGACATGTGGTCAATTACAAAAAGATGCCGGCGTCTGCTGATATCGTAAGTGGTCATAGTGAAGCCATGGCCTTTGATGGCAATCCTGAGGTCACTTATCAGCTGAAGGATAGTGAAGGGAACAACTACGTGCCTAACGAGGGCGAGGTGGTAAACTTACTTACTCAAAGCGGGCGCTACCAGAAACACGGCACCCCAGTAGGTCCGACGGGTTTAGTTACGATGCCTTGGTTCAGTAAAGGTATAGGGCATGAAGTCTACATCCTTGCTAACGAAGACATGTCTAAGGCTCTCAACACCACGCCTACTGAGCACATTGCGATTAAGGAAGTTAAAGTATTCCACGCTAGTGACTACCCTCAGTCTGGTGACCCGGGCATCATGTTGGCAAACGTTCAAGACTTTAACGATAACCCTATCCCTAATATCGAGTTCCGTGTGAAAAGCACTACCGATGGTTTCGAGTTAGATGCGGTTTACAAAACTGATGCCAACGGTGTTGGTAAGGTGTTGTTAGCCGGCCAGTCTGACGGAACAAACATCTCGGTCGAATTGACCTGTGGTAATGCAGTTACAAGCTACTCTATTGGTTGGGAAGATGGAGGTGAGTCTAGTCCCGGAACGGTGATTTTAGATGCATTACCTTCGGAAGCTTCGGAAGACGACAATCTTCCAATTACAGGTAAAGTTGTTGATAGTGAAGGGAATGGGATTAGTGACGCGTTCGTTTACTTGTACATAGGGACGCCGAATAGTACCTATTACCAAGAGGACTCTGTTAACGCGGATGCCGATGGACGTTTCTCTATCACCCCTTGGCTGGAATCAGGAAACCTCAAGTTCCTTGTAGTTAACGGGAACGACTTTGATAGTGCCGAAGTATTGTGTTACTCAACACCTATGGTTACTATGACTAACCTCACTATTCGTGATATTCACGAAAATCAGCGTGGTCGTGTCTCTGCCCTCTATAAGGACAGATACGGTAATCCGGTCCAAGGTGAAACTGTTGAGTTCCGATTTGACAGCGCAAGTGGTGAGTTAATAGATACCAAAACCACTAACGAGAAGGGTCATGCGTGGACTGAAGTTACTTGGACGCAAGCACAAGGACACAGTGAGATTTACGCTGTTTGTAATGAGGCATCGGACTCTACCTACATTAATGTTGCAGAAGCGGGTGATGTCGCTCCAGTGGTTTCTACTATCGCTTGGCACAACAATGTTGGTTTCGTTCATCCAGAAATGCCAGCACTGATAATGGGTAAGGTATTAGACCAACACGGCAACCCGTACTCTAAAGCGGAGGTGAACTATTATCGTCCTGACATCGGATCAAGGAATATGACTTATACTGACTCAGATGGTAACTTTACCTTAGAGGTCAGTCCGGGTCGTTTCGATCCTACCCGTAAGGATTTGTTTGGTGTACGTGGTAAGTTTACTGAGATCGCTCCTAAGTGGAACATGGGAACCAAGTTCAAGTCTGGAGCTATTAAGTTTAACAAACCTGATTTTCCTGAAGGCATTCCATACGACTCAACCATCACCTTATCCGGTACCGTAAAAGATACCGATGGAAGCATGGCTGAAGTGGGTGACGCTGTAATTAAACTGAAGGCGCGCGTTCGATCTGAAGGTTCGGAGCTAGGGTTGAAAGAGTTCACGGTTTCACCTGACGGTACTTGGTCTGTTGACATCCCAACGCCGGATAAAGAAATTAAGTTCGATGTCTGGTTGGAAGATGAATACGGGAATGGTTGTGATCGTGTCGCACTTTGGGCAGGTCCACCTAAGACCAAGACACTAGCGTTTGCTCCACCTACACATGACTACATCCCTGAAGGTCAGAATCATACACGAGTGGTTTACTACTTGCTGGATGAAGAAGGCAAACCTATGCCTAACGTATCCATCGACTTTAAATATAAAGGCGATGCTGATTCTCGTTGGAATTATGGTTCAATGGATCGTACGGATGAAGATGGTCACGTTAACACCCGTATTCAGTTACGCAACAGCACGACTATTGAGTTACGTATTAAAGCTGAAGGGTTAACGACCAAACACACTATCGTCAGAACAAGTGATCCGGTCGGCACGAACTTAGTTGGGGTTTATTACCCAGACTCAACCAGTGTCTCTCGTGGATTAACTGGTTGGGCTAAGTTAACTGACATTAGCGGTAAAGCGATCCCTGACCTTAGTGATGTGAAGGTTGGTATCTACGACCTTGTGACTAGGGAAACATACGACCTGAAACCTTGGATGTTGGATAACATCAACATTGCCTATAACTTTAATCCGCCAGCTGGCAGACATCGCTTCATGCAGTACTCCGACGCTTACATGGACTACTACCAAGTTCCTAAGGTGGTAGAGGTGACCGAAAGTGATCCTTCTGAGGTGGTAGTGCCTACGCAGGTAGTGTTATCTCCGACCATAGAAAACGGTGGTCTTGTGACACGGTCGAACATGAACATTAAAACGGGATTCCGTTTAGTTGACGACCAGTACCGTGATTGGAATGCAACTGGCGAGGTAAATGTTTACGATGATTACGTTGGGCTACTGCGTGAGACCAAATCAGAGGGTGAAGTTCATCAGGTTCAGATATATGATCCACTCGATCCTGGTTTACGCACTTGGCGTGTGTTCGCTGACTACAAAGAAGTTGGCACAATCCCAATCTTCATTGTGGAGGGTGACGACGTTATGAACTTGGTACCGGGATCTACTGTAGTTAACCGAGTGGATCAAACGGCGGTTGCGATGTTCGGTTGTTATTCAGCGACTAACATGACCCCTACTGTCGGTAAAACAGTAAACGTTTGGGAAGTTGGAAAGGAAGGAGCTAAACTGAGTCTAACCACTGACGATAGAGGATTAGTTGCGTTTGACTTACCGGCACAAACCACACCGGGTGTTTACCACTACATAGTGGAGTACGACGGTAATCAAGTGCCGTTCGACTTCCATTGGGTAGCTGCGGATATGGTATTGGGTGAAAGCTTTGGTGAGACATTCTTCCCGACTGTATGGGCTGAAGAAGAGTACCAAGGGTTCAAGGCCGAGGTAGTCGACCAGAACGGTGACGTCGTAAGTAACGGTGTGAAAGGTATTTCGGTTAAGGACCTTGATGATCCTGAAATGAATTACTGGTACAACATCGATGGGGAATATGTGAGACCAGCTTACTTTACTAAGGGCAAACACTTAATTGGCATGTCGGCTGGTGCGGTAGCTGAGACGTTTAACATCTTCAGCGGTAATGCTACTGGACTCCGTACTTTGGCTTACGCTCAAGGTAAGGGTCTGGATGGTCAGAACCTGAAGGTGGCGTTTGGTCTAACTAACGAATCATTCGTACCGATTAACGGTGCAGTGGTTAAAGTGTGGATAGGAGAGAAATCAGGTGATTCTCATTACGAGGTGACTACTGGTACTTACGGTATCGCCGAGTTTGACATTCCTCAGCCTGAGGGTGTGACACGCACTTGGTTGTACGCGGAATCAAATGGTCATGAGTTGAAGATACCGGTTGTTTGGGCTAAGAAACCAACACCAAGTAAATTCAGCACACTGACAGTTCCGACTTCAATCCCGGCAGGATCTACGCTGGACTTCTCTGCAACGATTGTTAACCAAGATGATACGCCAGATAGCATCGATAGCTGGAAAGCTATTCATGGTGGTGTGTACGTTAAGGCTAACCAGAAGTTTGAGTACTTGTTCTCAGCGTCTGGCGATCATTCGTTAAACATCATTGGTGATCTATCACCGGGTACTCACGAAATTGTGTTCTTCACATTGGCTGGGTACGAGGTGAAACAAATCACTATCACTTAATCATAACTAACTATAACCGAGTAGGACTTTCGTCCTACTCGGTTATTTATGCATCGTATAGACCCTAGCCATTAAGCAAGGAGTTATCATGGGTGCCAAATTAGAATTTAAATTTAACGAACAAGAACAAGTTTTAAAATACCTAAGCATAGAGAAAGAAACACTCCCTACGAAGCTAGTGGATGAACCTTCAGACGACGTACCGGAGCGTAACTGGGAGGAGTTATTAAAAGCACACTGGGAAGAAGACTCTCTGAGTTCTTTAAAGACCGTCCGATTCATGAAGGACTTTGAAAGATATCGAGCTAGACCTGATTTAAAGACCACCAATAAATCTTTCATCCGTACTATGGACGTATTCCGCCGCATGGGCATCAAGAACTGTGCTTTCCACTTACAACTTAACAACCCTATGTTGGTTGGAGTGGACCCTCGTTCCCCAGACTTAACAGATGATCAACGACTAATGATCATGAAAGAGATGCAAGAGAACTTCTGGTATTTCTTAAGGGAAGTGTGTCACTTAAACGGTGGTATCCGTTTCCGTGCTAACCGTGCTAACATTTCCTTTGCGTGGTGTTGGTTAAACCACCTGACTACAATGTTAATCCTCCCACGTCAGCAAGGTAAAGAATTATCTGTTGATGCTAAAATCAAAACTATGAATGGATGGGTTCGAAACGGAGACCTTAAACCAGGTGATGTGATACTGACGTCTAAGGGTGATCCATGTAAAGTTAAGGGGGTTTATCCTCAAGGGGTTAAGTCTTTATATTGGGTTACTATGGAAGACGGTCGTCGGGTGAAGGCAGGTCTTGATCACTTGTGGAAAGTATTTGACTGGGGTAAGAATCGTTGGAAGATATGCAGTACTCGGGAATTGATCTCTGATTTATGTAAAGGACGTAAATGCAGTATTCCTATCGCACTCCCAGAACACAAGACTGATGTTAAGCTTCCTGTCCACCCTTGGCTACTGGGGATGATCTTAGGAGGAAATGGGATTACTGGTGCGCTAACCAAGATTGGAAACAAAGATCCAATTGTGCGTCAAAAACTAGATCACATTCTAAGCCTCCACGAGAAACCTATAGTGACCGGAAAGGGGATCCCAGACGAATACCTTACCTCATCTTATTTGCAGCGTGTGGAGCTTGTACAGGGCTTAATGGACGCTCATGGGGAAGTGACACCTACAGGTAATTTGTTATGGGTAAATGACGACGTGGAATTCAACGTGCGTTTGACTGAGCTCGTTCGATCGGTAGGTGGCGTAGTTTATACAAGCGAAGATGGAACCTGTTTAGAAATCAACGACCCTGCGTTAGACTTATTGGTTTCAGTAGATTATAAACGTAATCTGTTGAGACATAACTCTAAGGGTGTAGCGAGACCCACTCAGTTAGAGATTACTTCTATTGAGTATGCTTGTGACGAAGAAGCGTTATGTATCGAGATAGATGACCCAGAACACCTGTACGTTACAGACGATTACATCGTAACCCACAACACGGTTACTGCACAATGTATCTTTTTCTGGTTAACTTACATATCTGGTCGTGCTTACGAGTCTCACCTCATTACTCTGAAAGACGATAACCGACAACAATTCGTTGATGCGATTAAGGGTATCCGTAACAATATCCCGTCGTGGATGACGAACGTCACCTACCGAGATAAAGACGCAGGTAACTCGTTAACGTACTCTGCCTTTGGTGATGAGGTTAAGAACAAACTCACTATATCGGTACCACAGATCGGTCAGGAAGCAGCACGAAACGTTGGTCGTGGTTTAACCATCAAGTCTCGTTTCATAGATGAGCCTGCGTACATTAAGTGGATGGAAGAAATCCTCAACGGTGCTGGCCCATCTACGTTGACGGCTCGTGAAAACGCCCGCAGACTAAATGAACCTTACGCTACTGGGTTCATTACAACACCTGCGAGTATACTGACAGAATCTGGTCAGTATATGTACAACATCCTCATGGAGTCTACGGAATGGCGTGAAAACTATTTCGATACTTACGGGGAATCTCATCTGTACGATGTGCTGTTGAAGAACGCACCCAAAGCCACTACTAGTCCGTCAGTTGGCATGGTCTTCAACTACCTGCAACTTGGTAAGAACCGAGACTGGGTTAAGAAAACCATCGACGAACTTAAGTTGTCACTCAGTGAAGCTAAGATCGACTTGTTGTTGATGTGGGATGATAATGGTAAAGGTAAGTTATTCGATGACGAAACTCGTGATGCGTTGAATGATGCTAAACGTGGTCGTAGTTGGAGTCAACAGATCTCCGGTACATCTTTGTTCTTTGACTGGTTCATCACAGAAGAAGAACATGCCGAGATTATGAGTGGTGGAAAGAACTCCACTTTCTACTTAATTGGTTTGGATACTTCTGGTGCGGTAGGTCGAGACGCTTGCACTATCGTAGTGCGAGATATCAGAGACGGCTCTGTAGCGGGTGTAGGGCGTTATCAGCGTGCTTTCTTAACCGAGGTAGGGATGGTGGTCCAAACATTGCTCATGGAGCTTCCTAACTCGCTATTGATACCAGAACGTAACTACGCTCACCACATGATCGATCAATTGTTACAATCACTCCCTGCTATGGGACTGGATCCATTTAAGAAGATCTATAACCGCATCTTCCAAGATCCGATGAAATACCAAAACCATTACCGTGATATTAAAGCCCGCGCCTTTGGTAATCGCAACGACGTGTTCTATTTGAAATACAAAGAGTTCTTTGGTTTCAACACTGGAGCGAAATCACGTGAGACCATGTACGGGTTCTTAGAAGAAGCGGTGAGCTTAACCGGGTCTGGGACCAACTACACTAAATTGATTGACGAGTTAACTAACTTGAAGATTAAGAACGGACGCATTGACCACGAAACTGGTAACCACGATGATATCGTAATCAGTTGGTTATTAACATACTGGTTTATTAAGTTAGGGGAAAACAAAAATGAATACGGTATTCCTGCTGGCATTGCCTTAACTAACGTTAATATGTTACGCCTTGGTGAAACCAAGAAAGAACTCTCCGATCCAGTAAAACAAAAACGCATTGCTTTCTACCGACAAAAAATCGATGAAGTAAGTGCGAAGTTGATGGACTGTGATGACCCTATCATAGTCGCACGCCTTGAAGTGGCTCTGGAGCGTTTGCGTGATATGGTTCCGGATGATGTCCGTAAGTCGATTACAATTGATGATATTAAACGTCAAGCTGAAACCGAGCGTAATAAACGTATGTTGGAAAACAAGCGTAAAGGGTATCGTCGTTAGGTAAAATGCAAATATAACTCCTACCTCCCTAGGGAGGTAGGAGTTATAACTTTTATCGTCTTGCCGGAGCTTAAGTTACCGCCAAATAACTTAACGCAAGACTACCTTACCAAAAAGAGGAGTTATCATGTGTCCCACTTTCCAAACCTAGACCACACATAAAATGTAACACTTGGGTAAAAGTTTACATCCCGAGTCGTTTTAACTCTTCATAAACTTCATCTGGATCATTAGAACGAATCACTTTAACGTTCGAACTTAATTGCAATAAACGCAATGAGTTCTGGTACTCTTTTTGGAAGTGACAGAAAACAGTTGGGTCACTGATGTGTGTCTCAATCGCTTCGGTTTCTTCTCGGTCTTTACCAAGTCGTTCGATGTAAGTTGGATGATCTATTTCCAAATAAACAACTACATCCGGCGTCACGTTTTTAGATAGATAGCGACCTGCTTGTACGTTAGCCAGTAAAATGGCGTTGGCGTCGTGGTTTTTGTCTTGTTGGTAAACCATGGAGGTTAAGAGACAACGGTCCGTGATAACACACTGTCCTGCCTTTAGAGCCGGGTTTACTTTTTCTTCATAGAGTGCGACACGTTGGGCGACACTCATATGGATCTGGGCAACCTTAGGGATCGTAGGGGAAATAACCATCTTACGGATAGTCTTCCATTCCTCAGAGTCTTTACGAGGTTCAGCGAGCAGTACGGGGCGTTCTAGGTTGTCCGCCTGCATCTTCTCTAAGATCTTTTCGATCATGGTGGATTTGCCGGCGTAATCTAAGCCTTCAAACGCAATTACTTTATTCACAACTTAAAAAATCCTTAATAAAACGTAGGGAGTCTATAGACTCCCTACGATAGTAAAATTAAACACGGTCTTTAGTTAATACACGTAGCACGATATACAACATTAGGGCAGTGCGTAATGCAGAGTACGTAACACGAGTACGGATACCGGTCAGGTCTTGTACGATGTCATCTCCCATGGCACGCATTTTCAGAATAGATTCATTCTGGTTACGAGGGGATGCGTAAGTTCCCGCCATACGTGTGATTACCTCACGAAGATTAGTCTGACGAATTCGGTTAGAGTTTAAGTACTCAAACAAATGAGTCAGCACCTCATCTACGAATTCCTGGTAATATTCGCCACGTTTATTCCGTGCCTGATAGTTACCAGGGAACTCTTTAAGAACACGTTCTAGTTTATCCTTAGGGGCGTTATCGATCTTTTTAGTGATCACGTCCGCTAGTTCCTCTTTATAGAAACCAGTAGGGGCGGTAAGGATGATTTTAGCGTAGTTCTTATAAACGTTAACTTGCTTGGTAATCTCCTTGACAGTCATACCTTCTTCCATGTTAACTTGAGCTTTATCAAGCTGCATGATGTTAGTACGGTTTTTTACGTCATGGAACACTTTGTTGATATCGTTAACTAGACCACGAAGACGGTCCTGAATATCACCTACCATGTAAATGATTTTCTTATCGTCGTTCATTTGTGTAAACGTTTTATAGTGTATCCCGGTAGTTGGGCTGATGATGTACTCAGCACGCGCCAAGAACAGCGCTCGCCAACTTTCATACTTTTTAATGTCGTACTTCAGGCTAAGGCGGTTATACGTCTCATAAACGATCTCAGGCTTCGCTAGGTACTTGTAGTCATTGTGAATCATTGAAGTGATACATTTACAATGATACATGAAAAGTACCATGATCTGGGCTTCACGTTTCATACCCGCCGGGAGTTGCTTGGAATGTTGGATCTTCCAAAGCAGATAAGGAATGGTCAAGTTAAAAACGTCACCGGTTACCGCCCAGTCTTTGTTAACCCACTTACACTCGTGGAGACTTTCCTTCAACTCTTCCTCATCGACATCCCAAATGTCGGTAAACCATTCGTTACGGTCAGCCGTAGTGAATGTGATTTTTTGCAAACCGAGATAAGGAGAACCAAAGAAGTCACCGTAGTCAGTGATACCGACTTTACGGGTCGTGAAGTTAAACATGTAACGCTTTAGACGAGTTGCCCACTTAACGTCGATGACTAGATCACGACCAAAGTGTTCACAAACATCCAAGATGGCATTATCACGTTTGTAGTTAAAGTTAGGAATCAACGACTCCATACCGTCGATCAGGAATTCATCCTGGGACTGGTACGGTTGATCGTTGAATAAAGATACGGTGGGTTCGTAGAAACTCTCCCCACCAAACACGTCGTGTTCTAAAAACATTACATTCTCCCAGGAACAGTCTTACGAATCATTTCTGCTTTACGCTGAGTATCGGAGTAAGACATAAACTTGAGCCATTCATTTTCGAAGTACTCTTTGTAATCTTTCCAAGCATCTTGATATCCGTAAACTTCGTCTCGGATAGAGTCCACGTTTACTCCACCACGAACCACACCTTCGTTAATTTTGTTACGAACGTTTTTGTAAATGTGCGCTTTGGTTGCGTGTTCTACTAAAGTCGCAAAGTAAGGATAAGCTCGTGGGTTGATGTGGGATAAGGCATCGTCAGATTCCAATACCATACGAGCAGTCATAGAAAAGATGCCTGACGGACAATTGCTGATAATGAACGTGTTATTACCGATCACTTGGATGTTGGTAAACGTTTGCGGGATCGCTCGGTTAGATCGAAGTCCGTTCAACATACCTGCGGTCATGTCATTCAATGCACCTTCACCACAACCCACGTTTTGAGCGGCCATGGAAAGTGCACCACTAGAAGCTCCAATAGAACCTTGGTATACTTCCGCTACTGAGATGATCTTACGACCACCAGTTACGAAGTCTGGGACTTGTACTTGGATTTTACCGTGACCTAACTGGATGATACTGGACCCAGTCAAATCAATTAATTCTGTTACGCCACCTTGGACGTTACACTGTTTGAGGACCACCCCATGGATAACACGTTCTCGTAGACCCTGCTCAACGCTATAGTTGATCGGTTCTGATAACCAGTTATCCACTACGTTTTGGTTAGGGTTAGCAAACGCTAGCTCCAATACGTAACTTGAGATGTCCCCGCCTTCTACTACTTCGTTGATTGCATAATCTACGCAGTTCATAATACGCTACCTTATGAGTTGTATGGTCGGTGAGTGGTTCAATAAAATTCCAAAATGCAAAAATAAGGGGTAGGGGATGGGACCCCTACCGAACCTTAAAATCAACCTAAATATTGAAACCCAATCGCAAGACATTCCGGGCCAAATGACCATCGAAAGACAACCAACCACAGCGTCTATCGTTTAAGAGTTACCTTGCTATATAATAGGTTTTAGGATTTAATGTATAGTTTCTTTAACTGGGATTCTATATTTAATGTCAGATTTCAATAACTTATAACAGGAGTAACGACAATGTCTTTTCCTTATAAAGACGTCGTAGCCGCGCTGCAATTTGTATTGCTCCGCATGATTTACGACAACTTCAGTACCATCGTTCACGCCGGCCATCGAGAACTCGTCCGCAATGGTGGAGTAGAAACTCACATCGTTTATTTTGGTTCCGCTCAAGGTGGTTTCCAAGTTATCATGCGTCGGGATACTAAAGCCCGATATCACTTGGATTTTTTAAATGTACCATTCCCTTTAGGGGAACGTGATTTTACCGTCACCTTAGGTCGAGGAAAGAATTTGGTTAACCATAGGGTCATGAACGATGTGGGTGCTCGGCTTAACGCTTTCTTGGGTGATTCAACTTACGCTAAAAAGAAATCCTTATTAACTCGTCATGTGTTGGAATACGCCAGCAAGGATGTGGAGGTGGAAATCCCCGGATGGTTTACCCGTATGCTAGGAACTCATCAATACAACTTTAACGGTCAGATTGATAAAACCGGACTCCCGGGATTAACTCTAGTCCACGAAACAAAATGGAAGTGGTTTGAAGGCAGCAGTGAAGTCGGTATCCACGTCCATCTGTTTGGTGGAGTTAAGGAAGTCTTGAAATAAATTAGGATATGTGGTGGGGTTACACCCACCACTTTTTTTTCGGCTTTTTATTATAAATCAGTTCTATATTACTAAAGGGAAGGACATTAGTGTATCGCGTCAGGAGCTTATTATGAACCACTTTATTGAAACGCTTTTATTCCAACAGTTTTACGATAACCTGGATCAATGGTTGGCTTTACGTTTTAAGGCTATTGAAGAAGGGTTGTTAGAACAACCATGTGGACAAGTAGTAAGGTTTAATGAATTAGACGTTACTTATCAAATCACCCGCCACGGTGTGGTGAGGGTTCATGTGGATTGGCTACAACACCGGGCTTACGGGATGGTGTTTGATTTTCATAAAGACGAACATTTAGCGGTAGATTTCTTTAAAGATACTTTTAAAAAATACGTCGGTAAGAAACGAGTTGAGGATGCTAAGTTTAAACTCACCGCTATTGTGAAACACAGTATACCGGAAGCGATCATGCGGTCTATGGAATCCGGTACTTTAAAACACTACGAACCAGTGCAAGGTAACTTAGGTACTCCGTTCTCAGCATACGTACAACCACGTGTACTGGAACTTGGTGGGGTGGTTTACGAACTTGTGTTTAGTTTCCAAAATTCATTAGGAGGATATGAAGAATGTGTGATGGGCGATCTAGAGGTCCGAACATGGACCTCGCTTACCGACACCACGTGTTAACGTTGTTGAAAGAATTGACTTTCAATTTAGGTCCTGTCTTAACAAGGCGGGTGAACGGTGGGTTTGCTGAAGAGTCTTACCCCTTGTTTGATTTGAACATCAACGGGGGTCAATGTCAGTGCACTATCTACGGTTTTGGTGACGAGGTAACACTAACCTTGTATGGATTGCGATCTCTGCTAGGAGATAATGTCCAAGAAGGTGTTATCTACCGATTCAACGTTAATAACGAAGAAGAAGTAATCGAGGTACAAGATCTGTTACGTGATCTATTGGGACCTTACTTTATTAAACACTTGACTCGTGAAACTGAAGAGGAAGCTAATGCTTTGTTCTTCACTCGTGTGAGTGCTATTAAGGATGCTGGTGCATTTCGTAATCGCAATTGGTTCCGTAAAGAACAGGTCATCGGATTCTTTTACTTAGACGCTTATTTACGTGTAGAACAAGTAGTGATTCGACGAGGTAAGGGTAGAGGTAGGTGTTATTATCATGTGACACGAACTTCGTTATTAGGTAAAGAGACTAAAGAAGTATTACCTTGTCCTAGAGTCTTAGATTAAGTAAAGGGTGAGTTATATGGACTTAGATGAATTTATTGATCAACATAATTTGGTGGGAGATCTTCTCAACAAAGATATGTTCGATCTTTATCAGAGCCTTCCTCACTATAGTCGGCCCACGTTTCTATATCCAATTCTTCTATCTAAGATAAAGGAAGATCCGGATTTTGAACTGTGGGAGCGTCACTATCAGTGGGATTTTATCAAAAAGGGTAAAAGAGGTCAAGGTTTCTTTGAATCCCCTCATCTGTTTATAAGTAGTCACGGTAGAGTGTATAACTCAAAGAGTGGTAACTTTCTCAAAGGGTCGACGAAAGGAGGTAAAGGTGATTACTTGAGACATAACGATACTATTTCAGGTAGGAACATTCGCATCCATCGTGCCGTCGCATGCATGTTTGTAGGTAACTATACAAACAAACCTTTAACTAAGTTGCTGGTCAATCATAAAGACCTAGATAAACAACATAATTTCTTTGCTAACCTCGAGTGGTGTACTCAAAAAGGTAACACTCACCACGCTATAGATGAACTAGGTAGCTTCTCTGTTCCTCGGGTTTATTACCTTTGTGAAGTTGTTAAAGGGGGTCAATTCCTCAACCACAAATTCATCATTTCAGGTGAAGTTGATTGTAAGAAGTACCGGATGACTCATGCTTATTTAGCGGCTAAAGATGAAAATAAAACTTGCAATAACTGTAAAGTGGAGGTAATCGATAAGAGTGAAGTCGATGATAGGTTATTAATTAAAAACCAATCTAATCGATTCAAAGGTTGGTTAAAGAAACCTAAAAGATAATTAAAAACTAAGTGACATGTATTATATGTTACAAAACCTTTTTACCCCATTTTTATTGAACGGTTACTTTGTACTCTAAAATCTTGTTATTTTACCTGTTTTTTCATCGTTATTTTCACCCCTAAAAGTGAAAGGCGATGGGGAGAAAGAGGGGCAAGGTGATAGGGGCAAGGTGATAGGGGTGTCAAGGTTGAGTGGGTGTCAAGGTTAGTTGGTTCAAGTTAGTTAAAAGATTCGGGCAAAGCCCAAGATAATTAATATTAATATATTAATATATCTAACTATAGAGTATGACTTCCTTACAACGTAACGAGTATCACGAGTGAAGTGGTTAAGGTAAAGAGTCATACGTTAAAGGTATAGATACATAGTAGGATGTCCGTTAAGGAGTCCTACTAGGGTTTATACTGCTTTTTAAATATTTAAGTTAAGATTAATTAAGGTTATTAGACCATGCAAGAAAAAGAAGTATTAGCGGGATTAGTAAGTAGAGCGTTGCATTTAGGAGTAGGGTTAGTACTAGAAGACGGAGATCATAAAGTACTGCTTAAGACTTACGAGATCCGTAATAAGTTAAAGCCACCGTATTATCGCTTAGAGGTTCACCTAGAGCGAATAGGAGAGCGTTATAGGTTACGTACCGTAGGGTTAGTTAAACTAGGGTATAGTGATATGACGTTAGACTATGGGTTAGGAGAACGAGTAGAGTTAAATACGTTCGGGGATTTAGATAAGGGCAGTTTAATTAGCTTTATAGGTAGCAGAGCACTAGACTTTATCGATTTACCCATTATCCACAATAATGAATTAATCTTACATTACAACGTACCACCTATTAAGTTATAAGACTAGGAGTAACTAACATGAATGCAGTAAATCGAGTTAAAGTGAGTAAAGCGCTAATCCCGGTGATCTTAGGTTGGGTAGAACTTGCTACCTTTACAGACGCTAAGCGATTAAAGACCAAACACCAAGGACATAAGGTTATAGCGAGCATTACGTTGCCTTGGGATAAAGATAAACAAATAGTCGTAAAAGTATTGTCAGTAGACTCCGTAAGTTTTACAGTCGTCGTAGAAGGTATGGTTTACGTAGATCGCACTGGGATCTGTTTAAACGTGATGAATGAAGACGTACTATTTAACGAAGCGTATGAAGCTCTAAGAAGACGAGCTGAAGGTTACTTAGACGTTTTACACCACTTAGCCAAAGAAACGCCGGAGTTATTACCAGAGCTTAGCTTCGAAGTAACGGATAGACACTTTACCGTTACGCATAAAACTATCCAAGATATCGGACTAGCTTTTCCTATTAACAAAAAACGAGAGTTTTAAATCATGAACTTAGTGACAAAATCTAAATTACAATTAGCTTTGGGATCGTTAGTAAAAGAGTGGTTACAACACGCTCCTCGGGTCAGTGCTGCGAAACCGTTAGGGGAAGACTTGCTTATCGCTAAGTTTAAACTTCCTTGGGGGAACGACACGGTACTCATTAAAGCGATAGCACGAACACGGAATGGTTGTACGATCGTTACCGAAGGTTTACGTCATCTGAATCTCGTTAACGTTTCCGGTAGAGTGGTTTACGCTCCTATATCCAGTGACCTTAATGATGGTTGGAAAAAGCAAACAGCATTTACTGTTTGTGATGACTCTTATCAAGAAAACATGGAGTTGGTTGGAGATCTGCACCGACACACACTCATGGAGCTAATCAGTGAAAATAAACTGGAGATAGCTGACATCACTTTAGAACATTGTGATAATGAAATAAAGATCGGAACCAAAGGAGGGGAGTGTACATTTAGAACTTCTTTGGATTCACACATGACACGAGGTAGAGAAGACTATAGTGTACATGGTCAAGTCTTAATACAACGAGAGTGTTTGGCTAAGACTCTCCTTAATAAAGCGTTATACGAACTCCCAGACATCTTAGAACGGTTAATATTGAAACCGTTACCGGGTCCTCGGTTAACACCTAAACGAGAGCGTATCATCAAACTCCCGATAAGTAACGTTACCCAATACACACTTCACTTAGAATACCGTCGTGAATTAATTTACTTGGTCCTAGATACCAGTGAAGGGTTAATGGAATTCCTAGTTCCCCGAGAATACCTAGTTCGACAACGTTGGGTAAGAGATCTAGTGACCCATCTGAAGCACACTTTCTTACTCAGTAGACACATCGACTTAAAGGAGGCGTATCGTCTCTGTAAGGAGCTAGAAACCCTTAATAATGATTATGGTAGTATATCAGTCGATGAAGACAACGAAACGGCTCTGGTGAACGTACACGAGCATTTATTACCATACCACCAAAAACGTGTTTTCGAGTTCACGACTAAAATCGAAAGCAAACCACTTAAATTTTAATTCAACCGCACCTAAAGAAGGAAACTCAATCATGTTCTGTCAACAACCAGAAAAACTATCTCAAGCTAAACTTAACTTCATCACTCGTCCATTGGTAAAACACTGGATCCTAGAAGCACACCGTATTGTCAAAGAACCCGGGTTTGTCGGTAAAATAGTGGTGGGTGCGTGTGGATACAGACACCAAGATATCATCATTAAGGTCGAAGCTATCGACGATAAACCAGATCATTACTTGATGACCGCTATGAACATTCCTTTCATGAACGGTGATTGGGAAGTGGAAGTCCATAAACACGTTAGCCTCCCAACCCAGCGTATCCCAGAGATTAACGAGATCCTGGACTCTGTGACAACCTTCGGGGAGTGTGAGTTATTGAACCTAGCCATAACCAACCCATCTGGTCTAGCCGAAATAGGGATTAACATCTATGACAACAATAGTGCGATACACCGCTTAGACCCTAAAGTTTTCAATGTTCATTATCAGGGCATCGGATACCCGCTAAGTATTAATGAACCTGAGACTTACCCAGAGTCCGAGATGACTTACGATGAAACCATTTTGGAAACACGGGTCGCGATAGCTGAAATCATCTCTGCTGAGGTAGCTCGTTACCTACCTTATGAAGTTGAGCAAGCTTTGATGAAGAATCAGATCTTGTTTGGTGATGATCGATACCACCCAGTAGTTTTAGTTAACGTTCCCGTACACCAGAACGCTGGGTTCTCGGTCGTGCTGGATTACAACGGTGAGCACTTTAGCTTGTTTATTAACTTAGTTAACGGTCATCGTGAAAAGTTTGACTTAGCACTTAATCACGTTGAACGCAATGAGCAACTTCATGAGATCAGTGGTTGGATTCGTGGAATGTGTCGTACAACCGAACGTCAGTTCGAACTCATTACTGAGTGTTATGACCGAGTTCGTAGTCAACCGACTCATTACGGTCGACTAGATAAAAATTCAGAAACAGGTGAAATCAATTTGTTCTTGGATAAAGATCTCTTTACAAGGGACATTCGTGTGCTACTCGTACCGGGCAAATAACATAAATTAAATTAAACGTCAGTTGGACCAAGGAAAATGGAAAAACATAATTACCAAGAAATGGCTTTGTCGTTAGTAGAACAAACTATTAGCGAAGGTAAAGGTGAGGTGTTAACACAAGAAGGTAAAGTTACCCTGATACTAGAAGGTAACGACCTGCACCTCATCGTCAATGAAATCGTACACCGTTATAACGGGCTACGCCTGCTGGACCGAAAGGGTCTGGCAGGTTCCATAGAACGAGTGCTTAGCTTAACTTTAAAGGTACCTGACTTAGAACAAGAAGCTCAGGTATTATTCGATTTAGATCGTGGGACGTTTTGGTTAGATCCCCTTAAGCGCGTCATCACCAACTACTTGCTAAACAGGAAAGTAGCATGAATACCAAATTGGTTAATCTGGGTTTAAAGAGTTTATTTCAACACGCTTTACACTCAATCCCTACCATTATCAAAAGTGACTACTCGAAAGCCATGGAGCATGAACTTTACTCGGTAAAGATGCCTGACGGCATTTGGGTGTCGCTGTCGTTTTATTGGAAAGAAGGTGATACGATCACGATCACCACTAAAGGAATGACTCGCATCAAGCAAAGGGATTTTACATTTGACTATAATCCGAAATACGGTCATGACTTTGAAAAGCTCATCCCGTATCCATGGAATAAACGAGTTTCCGGTGGGATTATACGCAATTTCCTAAAAGCGGCGGAAACTTACAATTTCGATACACGACTAACTAAGGACGCGGAAGGAAAATACATTCGTTATTCGATGTCGTGTCCTTTGGTTCCTAGTTTGTCATTTGAACCTAATCCAAGCTTGGTGTATGAACCCCACAAACTGTTAGTGTCTGTAAAAGAAAAACTTTACTTGTTGTTGGTGAAGGTAGCACTTGGAGATCTAGAGAAATACGTGGAACATGAGATTGCTACTCAAGCGCATCTAAATGAACTAGGTAAACCTCTGCTGGATTTCCCTCACATCCAAGGTGACCGCTTGCAAATGGGATTAAGACAATACGGTAACCCCACCCTACGATTTGTAATCCCTTTGCCTTCTGGTGATGATCTGACCTACCTGGTTCCTGCATCTCAAGAAGATCGCGTAGAGTGGTACAAGCACATCACGGAGATTGTTTACGAAGAATTAGAATCTTTCGATCATGCTCCAATTTGTCGTGTGTTAAAGGAGCACTACTATAACACGAACAATGATCTGTTAACTTTCAAACCAACACCCCATGATAACGTTTGGGCGATGACCATTAATCAGTCATTAATGCCGTGGGGAAGTGAAAGTACTCGTCAGTTCCCTTACATGATCAAATAAGTCCCTAGGAGCTCCTTAGAGGAGCTCCTAGTTCATCATCCAACACATAACACCGATTTACTTTAATTAAGCTCTTAGAGCCTTAAGGAACCATTATGAACGAACAATGTCCTTTCACTTTACACATGGGTTATAACCGACATGGATTACCTATCCCCCACCCACCTTCAAGTATCCACACGTTTGAATCTCGTTTAGAGATGATGTCTAAGTTGGCTTTCGCTTATCGAAGCTTTGATAATGCGTTCCAATGGATTATTGATGTTTCTAATCAACTCCATCAAGACCGTGCTCAATCGTGGGACTTTGCTCATAAAAACCACCTCCTAATTTCTCCCAACAATTACGATAACCGCCAGTTTTCAATCGAACACCATAACCGTAAACGCAGTAGCATCACCATAACGGAATCTTACAATAAACTGAATCCTGACTTTTCATTTAAGCTGGAATTCAGAGAAGGTAGTGGATACGAACTCACTTGGGATTTACCTTGGGGTTTGTTTAAAAACCGGAACAACGAAGAGTGGTTTCATAAACGTCACTTTAATTTCAAGTTCAACACGTTAACTGAACCTGGTATCAAAGCCATGGTGAAAACTATCACTCAACACATGTGGTTAGATCGTTTTAACGTAGATAAAGAATTCGAAGCTTTCATGCACGTGGTGAGTCCCCGTCCTAAGTTTAACTGGTTTAAATCAGAGCACACTATCACCAGACCTTCTATCATCAATGATGATTGCATGGAGTCGGAGTTGATCATCACTCGTGTTCCTTTAAGACGAGATGTGGTTACTTTACGTGGTACTTATAACGAACTCAGTGGTCTTAAGACACACTTCATATTCTAAAGTTATTTTTCTAACGGACAATATATTATATGTACTAAACTAAATCCGTCGAAGACCCCCTAGAAAGGATGGGAAAGGGTTATTTTTGCATACGAGTTATAGTAGTACTCCTTAGAGTGATCTATGAGGTACGAATAGTCACGGTGAGTGTTGTAGTACGAAGTACGTAAACACGATAAAAGGAGTGTACTACGTATAACGAGTAATGTGATGTACGAGTCCATGTAATAGGGAAATGATCTAGTAGAAAAGAATTTTGGTTCTATATTACTTTAGGGTAAATAAAACTGGATCATGTAAGTTATTAGTAAATAACGTTAGTAGGAGTAATTAGGACATGAGTAAAAGAATTCAACAGATAAAGAATACCAGCTTACACCATTTACACGGAATGATCGTTACCGCTAAAGGTAAGCCTTATCGTCAAAACAACATTACGTTTACCGTAAAGGGGAACAAACAAGTACGTTTAACTCGAGCTCAATTTTGGTTAGAACATTTAACTAAGCTACGAGAAGGGTTTCCCATCCATTTAGTGGACCAAGCGGAAGAGTTTCATTTCAAAGAAGTCTTATTACCGACTTACGAAGACTACGTGGTGTTCGCTCCTTACGTTACTAAGGTGATCAGTTGGGAGGGATTGAACTTATACATCTTACCAGGGTTCTTAGGGAACGCTGTGGCGGAAGATGGTAAGATCTACGAGCTATACGTGGATGAAAGAGCGAAGCAGTGGTATTGGGGTGAGATCTATCCTAATCAAAACCAATGTTACGATTTGATCAACAGTATCGATGGAGATATGTTAGAAGTTAGCACGGATGACATCATCTATTTGTTGAAGTCGTCAGTCGTTACTGGGGATGATTTGAGTGACTACTACGCTAAGCGTGTAGTGAATCGTCGAGCTGAAGTAGCGTTAGAAGACGGTTGGGTGGATATCGATCCAAAAGACATTCAATCACCAGATCACGTAGCTGCGTTGAAACACGCTGAAAAAGACAACATGTTAGTCAGAATAGAAGTGAAACCTAAAACCGTCGGAGAGGCTTTCTTGCAAGCTTATCGCCGAGGTGGTTTCGAAGCACTTCCTTGGGAAGGTCGAATGGCCTCCTAACCTTACGCCCTACTTGCTTAACGGCAAGTAGGGTTATTTCTACAAACTCAATATAAATCATTAAGGATTAATTATGTCCATCGAGTTACCTATCGCTGAAGATCCAATCACAGCATTGACTTTTAAGAACATAGAAAAGTACTATAAGGAAAAGCGGAAGTTTACTGATATCGCTAAAATTCAAAAGATTTGTCCCAACGCGATTACCAAACGTTTTGAAATCCAAGGGTTCGAAACCCCGGTGTACTACTTGAAAGAGTTACGTAAAGAGTTAGCTAAAACTTTAGTCACCGAAGGTGAGCTCTCATTGAGTGAGATAGCAAAAACCCTCGGTTACGATAAGACAATGAATTTCTACGTTTGGTACCAGTCTGTTTTTGGAGAACGTCCTACTAAAGTGCGAGCAAGAATGGGTCTTAAGTCTAAGACTCCGTGTCTAGGTGTGATCGACGCTATCGCTGAATCTATTGCCTCAAAGATCGATCTCAACCCTAACCTTTACAAAAACGCCACTGAGCTCATGGAAGGTCACGAATATAGTGTCGTTTACATTAAGCGCACATTTATCAAAATGTACGGTAAGACACCTCGAGCTTATTTATTGGACCGACAACTAGAGTACGTTGCAGGCCAAATAAAGAATCACGGTTATAAGGAAAGTCGTTTAATGGAAATGACCATGCATAACGCACCTACCGGACTCAATAAGGCTTTCAAAGCTAAGTACGGTATGACGACCAGTGATTACGGTGAATCTTTGTCGATCGGCACGTGGGCTAAAGTTCATGGTGAAAACGTGTGGGTGATGCCCTCACTTATGGATGAGATCTTGGACAACGTTACTGAGAACTTACTTGACGACCGCTTTAACCTTTACCAACTAAGAGACTTCTACGGCCTCAACTCACATTCTTGGGAACGAATGTTTAAGCTCTACACAGGCATGCTTCCAAGTAAGGCGCGTCAGTGTATTCGTTTAGAGTTAATCGTTTACTTCCTGCAAAACACCCGCTGGAAGTTCGCAAAGATCTTGAGAAAGGTTGGTTCTGATTATGAGTATGACGTCAGACGACAAATGAAAGAATGTTACGGGTTGACTCCGGTTGAGATCCGTAAACTAAAAGGTCCACTTACCCGCTTTCATAATACGGAACAATTCGTTCGTTTTGTTAAATCCAACGCCGACCAATGTATCGAAGACGATAAGATTCGCTTAGAGAAAATCAAGGAAATTGAATTATGTACCCCGTAGATAAAGAATCCAGAACTCGTTTAATGGATGATTTGGACAAATGGATAAGTGAACACTACCTAGAAAAAGTCACCGTCAAAGACTTAAGTCATCAACTAGGCGTGTACATTCCAGATGTCTACCGTTTGTTTGCCGAGCAACGTAATACTACTCCTGGTGAATACCTTCGACGCAAACGCTTAGTCAAAGCCAAGTCTTTATTGGAGTCAGGAGTCAGACCAACGTTAGCCGGAGCCCACGTTGGTTATTCTCACTTTCAATCTTTCATCAAAGAGTACAAAGCTTTCTTTAAACGCCATCCTCGTGAGGATTATGTGGATTCCCTCGAGGTCCCGACTATGGATTCTTATTCTAAAGAAACTATGGACCGATATTATCCTAGTGAGTTGCGTGAGAAGATATTGGATCATTTGATTAAAAACATCAAAGTTAATTTTAATTACGCTGATGTAGAAAAGAAGTTTGGTTTACCAGATCGTAGCTTAAGCGAAATGTTTGAACACTATTACGGTAAACCCTATCGTGAATGGAGAAAGGATACTAGGATGAAATTAGCTAAGGACTTGCTCCACAAAAATCCAAGTATTAAGATTGCTGACTTGGCGACTACTGTAGGTTCTTGTAGTGCGACCTATTTACGGAAGCAATACCAAGAAGTCTACGGAGTTAATATCGTTGAACTCCGGGAAACTTTGAGAGGCGCGTGTGTCTGATAAGAAATCCAGAGAGCTCAAGAAACTCAAAAATGCGGCTAAGAAATATTGTCTGGAGCCTAATGCCTCGGAATTAGTTTTAAAGAAAACGAGGATGACTCCCTCTAAAGTCATTAAAATATTCCGTGATACAGGGGAGGGGAGTTTGTATGATTACATTACCCATTTAAAAATGTTAGAGGCGAAGAAACTCTTAGATGACACAGATCTTAACCTAACCTCTATTTCTAGAGCAATTGGGTATGCTAATCATAAATCGTTGAGAGAAAACTTCATCAAACAATTTGGTATGTATCCCTTGAATTACCGCAACCGACCGAAGACCAACGACCTGGCTTGGGATTTGTTTAAAACTCATCCCAAGTTAACGGTACACCGTCAGACGTTTTTGCTAGATCATATCAAGAAACATTACAAAAGTTCTGATTTAAGCATCCAGACTCTATCGGACCGATTCCGTTTAACCCACCAAGAAATAGAACTGATTATCAAACACCATTATAGATTGGGATTGAAACAACTCTTATTAGACTTGCGTTTAAATCAAGCACATACCAAACTGCCTAATTACTATAAGCCATTGCGTCAACTCGCTGAGGAGTTAGGCTTCCTTGACTTTAGTTATTTCGTAGCGAAGTTCGAAGGGAAATATGGAATGGGACCTAAACGTTATCAACAACACGCACGTCTTTAAATTAATCTTTAACTCAGTGTACATTGTATGTGAGCGGTACAAGATTAGGTTTAGCTAGACTAGCGTGTCCGAAAAGAAAAGGTGTATACCGCGAGTCCGACCTAGGAAGTTATTCCTTCATTACAACCGCTCACAGCTTACTCATATCGTGTTACGAGTATAAAGCGCAGATCGCCACCCCCATGGCGATCACTATTTTCAGTCCAGAATGACGACCTGTATCCCTTGTCATCGATGTTAGTTACTTGTTCTGGACTGAACCCTATTTGATCTAATGCCTCCAAATGGTTTTCTCCCTGTGTTACACAGCCATCACCATTAGGTCAAATAACTAAACGGAAGCCGAGCCTTCTGTTTGTTGGACCGAGTTGCCTTTAACTCCTCGGTCCCCAGCGGTAAACCCCTTGACCGCTATAAAAAAAGGAGAGCGTTTTCTGCCAGCTCCAACGCTCCAATAAAGGGATGCTACGCCGAGGCTAGCCGGCTGGGTTTTCGACCGCAAAAGACAAATGTCTTTGAGAATCCAGTTCGGGTACTTTCAGCGAGGTACTGTGAAACACTGCTTTGACCATCCCGAAGCCCGGGATGGTACTTTTTTGCATTTTAAATATTTTAGCTAAACTTTAAAGGAGTTTATTATGTCTACATTACGTGCATGGTGTGTTGGTGGTGCGGGTATCAACATTGGTTCGGCATGGAACAAATCACTAAGAAATCTACCTTTAGCAAAAGTGGATTTCATTGGTCTAGATACGTCCATGAATAACCGTCCGGATGATGACGCCTTCACTGTCGAATCACCAGCAAACACCCGAGGTGGTGGTAAGAAGCGTACACTTAATCGTGACCTTATCCCAGACTTCGTAAAACAGATGCTTATCAAACACCGTCCAGGTGACTTCAACGTAGTCATCTACAGTGGTGCAGGTGCGTCAGGTTCTACGATTGGTCCTTACTTGGTTCGTGCGCTTATGGAAGCCGGTGTTCCAGTGGTTTCTTTCTTAGTTTTGGATCAAACTACAGACATCGAGTTTGAAAACACACTCGCAACCCTTCGCTCTCTGGATGGTCAACGTAAGTATTTCAACCAACCAGTCGTTCTAGATGTATTAGAGAACAATGAGCGAATGAATCGTGGTCAGATGAACGAACTCGCGGTAGAGCGATTAAACCTACTCAGCTTGTTCTTAACCGATGTTCATGAGGAATCCGACTACGAAGATGTTCGTCACTTACTGAACTACTCTAGTGCGATCGATATTCCACCTGCACTAACTCGTATTGAGTACTATGATGGTCAAACCATCGACCAACGTCAAGGTGTTGCAGTAGCGAGTTTCTCTCTTTACTCTCACCGTAACGATATCCGTTCTGTACAGATTGGTAAGAGTTACCGTGTGACAGGTGTTATGCACCCAGACACAATCACCCCTAACAAAACAGGTGAGTTACACATGATGTTAGAGTACGATAGTGTGACCGACCAACTTATCGAAGACCTACAGCGTTCTGAGCAACAAGCAGCAGAGCGTCAAGCACAGTTTCACAAGACCCGTGCTAAAGACCTCACAGAAGACGCTGATGGCGATTCAATGTGCTGGTAATACCTAAGTAAGTCTTAACTGCGTATGGCATCTTCTAGGTGCCATACGTTTAATATTTATTATTTTTTAGTTTTATTAAAAACGGGAAGATAAATGAGTAAAACTTGTATTCGAGTCATTTCCGTGACTCTTAACGAATTTACAGAGTTCATGAAAGACGAACAATCCGTTTTTAATGGAATTGCACTCGTCCAAGAAACTTTAACTGATTTGGGATACCATGTCACAAATCGTCACTTAATAACTGGGGATGAAGCCTCGCTTTACCCAGTCAAACTTTTCATTAAAACCGCACTAGAGGGACAGACCAATGGAATACCTACTAACGTCAACGTTATGGTAAGACCGGCAAGTCCTGGGTGCTACGCTGTTATGTTTTTCAAATAAGGGGTTATTATGTACGTTATCAACACGGGTCAGATTATGCGAGATCTACTCACGTTCGATAAGTTAGATTTTGATGAATTCTTAATCCATGGTTATGTTCATGCCCTGGTGGAAGACGTGATTCGAGTTTTTAACTCTAAAGACTTCGACCAAGCTTACGATCGCATCGGACACCTAACTACATTGTTAGGTAATAACCCGGCGGTGGAAACCATTTATATGGACCAGCTTGAAAATCTACGCAAGTATGTTCGTCAGGCTGGATGGGACCCACGTGTCCATATTAAGATTTGTGAAGATAAAAGCATAAAAGATCGAAGTGGGATTATTCAACAGATCTTACTTATCATGGACCTGGATGCCACATTCGAATCAATGTTAGTCGAAACAGATTCAACTACTTCTTTAGGAGAACTTGTCAGTGATAACCCTAGCCAGGACGATCTCGCAAAAGTTATCGAAGATGAAATTGCTAGCTCTGAGTCTGGAGCAAGTTAAAGCTTTAACCTGGGAGTTGATGTACGAGAATGACCTCAGACCCATACCTTTAGAGAAAACTGCTGATGTTCACGCAGGTTTGTTGTACATGGGGATTAAGCTGGTGTGTGACCACCCAAAGTTCAAACTGGGCCCCGCTCCCTCCGAACCAATTAAATACGAACCCTTGTATTTTTACGACAAAGCGGCTGAACGAGAAGACTTTGAAATAGTAACACTGTATCCGGAATACGACATCTCTTTTTTGAATCGTTATTATTCCGCCAGAGTGTTAGATGAAATTACATCGGAAATACAATTCGGTGTCTTACAACTGTTGTACAGCGTGACCCCGAATACTTATTTTGACCATATCGTTACAGTAACTGTACCGAATACTGAATTTATGGTCATCACTGTACACGAAGACGACTTAGAGGAAAGCGATGCTGACGATATATCAGATGCAACCGATGGCGGACTTCATTCAGAGACGATGTTTGACGGATTTCACCACAGTTAGTCAAGCGGACCTATTGCATATCTTTTTCTATACAGCTTATGAAAATGTCGTGAGTTGGGGAAGAGAACAAGCGGTCCAACAAGCACAGTCCGGCATGTTAAGTAACGTACTCCGTGAACTTATCCATGGGGATTGTGTGAACGATTTCCCATGGATCCTAGCGGACATGGAATTAAGTGCTATCGGTACAAATATGGTAGAGGATATTGATGACATGTTGCAATTACATGAACTCACCGCCTACAATCCTCTACCTAACGTAGAAAAACCAAATTCAATGATGTTGGAGCTCACTCATGAATGCTAACACTATTAACCACTCTTTCACCATCCCACCTGCGACGGACATCGAAGCCTTGATGACTTTCGTTGGGGGACTGCTAAATGCTCACCAAGTCCCAAACGGTATTCAAACTTTACAGACTGTTGAGTTAGATCACCCTATCGAAGAGTCTAAGAAACAATTGATGCAAGAAGCGTATCGTCTTAACGAACTGATTAGTGGTTTGAAGTCACAATACAGTTCCGTAGAAGTGACTGACGCGAAAATGGCGGGGTTAAACGTCATGATCGTGTTTAAAGTCTCAGGGGACCGATCTAATGAATTTATTTCTATTAGCTGATATCGACTACCCATTAATGGCTCGTTACGTTAATTCGTTATACGACCCAGATGCATGGGTGTTAAGTTCCGACATGCTAGGAACACACCTGAATGATCACTTCTATCACCTGAATGGGACCGAAGACCCAGACCCTACTCTCACCCAATTCATTTTCCCTGACGAAACTTTGTACAATTCTTTCGTCCCGGTTATGAAAGATCACACCGCGGCAGTATTGGATATCGATGAAGGTATTTCTTGTTCTTGTCCCATGATCATGTTAGTGAGTCGTGCGTATTATGATCATTTCTATAGGCAATAACTGCCTAACCAGACTATAGGAGTTCAAACGTGATCTACAACATAGGTGATGAAGATCGCATTAGTTTCCGTATCGTTGAATCTGGTTTGATGAACAGTTCTTTCGAAGGTGTAACCTACCAAGGCACAGTGTCTTATGCCGTGGCTTTGCAGTTAACCAAAGACATCAACATCAAACACCAGAATCTACGTGCGTACTTTAAAGGCGACTACCCTAATGCCATCAACCCTTCTGACTATAAGTACCTTCTGGTCAAACACCTTAATGGTAAAGTCGAAGCCATTGGCGAACCTTGGATAGTTAAGAACTCACTCAAAGTAGTGAACGTTCAATCCAAGGTCATTACTATCTCTAACTGGTCTGCATGGTTTAATGACCCTATCGAAGATCTATTAACTTCTTTAGGTGCAACTTACACCATCAGTGATAAAGAGTAATCTCCCTACCCTACCCTCTATGGGTAGGGTAGTTTCTACCTTCTTATTTTTTTT